TAATGAGTTGAGAGATTGATTCATAGGTGAGTTGAAGAAATGTTAGTGATGTAAAAATACAACACAAATAGTTTGACAACAAATCCGATTAGATGTATAATACATTTAATGAGTTGAGAAATCAACAGGTTGTTTCAAAAAGCGAGACACGCTAGCAATAGCAAAAAGTTAAGCAGGAAACATTAAATGAGCCGGTCTCAGCCAACTGTTCTTTAAAAAATTAATTGTCATATAGTCCCTGTTAAGTTCAGGGTACTATATGAAAACGCATTAGGTTACCTGATCCGTTAGGTATCTATTAGAGAGGATTACCAACTGACGGGTTGGCTCTGCTAGTAGTACAAGAAGCGTATGAACGATAGCTTAGGCTATGCAGTTGAACGTGACGGGGAAATCAGGCTGTAATGTGGTTAACAGACAAGTCCGTGGACGGCACGGTAGGGCAGGATCAAAACTGTTATTTCTGTTAAACACCCTAATGTATTTTCATATAGTATGCTCGGCTCGTCTATCGGTTAGGACACATGCCTTTCACGTATGTAAGAGGGGTTCGATTCCCCTGCCGAGTACCATTATTGCACCGCTAGCTCAGTCTGGCCTAAGGCGCCGCCCTGTCACGGCGGAGATCACGGGTTCGAATCCCGTGCGGTGCGCCAAATTTATGTTGAGTTGGATGAGTGGCTTAAATCAACACCCTGCTAAGGTGTCGCCTGTAGTAATATGGGCCGTGGGTTCAAATCCCACACTCAACGCCAAGTATTATGTATCGGTGGCAGAGCGGCCCATTGCATCGGATTGCAAATCCGAAAAACCGTCAGTTCAAATCTGACCCGATACTCCAAGTTTTTTAACCAAAGGAAATGACATGAAACGTTCAATGAAACGATAGTGTCATCCTAGACCCCCGTATGGTCCTGGATGGCACGTAAAAGAAAATATTTACGATCCATCCCTTCAAGATGTTACGGTAGCATACCGGACTCTTAATCCGAGAAGTCTCAGTTCAAATCTGAGTGGAGGGACCATATGGGGGTATAATTCAAAGGTAGAATATCCGGCTTTTAACCGGTCAATCAGAGTTCGATTCTCTGTGCCCCTACCATATAAAAACATACTGGTCTACCGCCACCGAGAGGTAGTTAAAGACAATGACAAGCAACAGCCAGTGTGTTTCTATATGGTAAAAAGATTTTGGAGATGTAGGAAAATTGGTAACCCCAGTGGACTGTAAATCCGCCGCCCGAAAGGCACTACTGGTTCGACTCCAGTCGTCTCCACCAAGTTTAAGAGTTCGTCTAGAAACCGGTAAATTGTAGTTTAGTCTACAAGCTCTTGATTAATTTAGGTCTCAAGGTGTTCACGGACGCACACATGCCTGTCACGCCGTAAGAGTGGGGATCGTTACCCCCTAGGACCGCCAAGTTTTGTAAGTGTCAGCAAGAGAATGTCACGCTGTCTAGGTTTCTTCGAAGGACCAAAGCAGTAAAAGGTTAATGGGTTCAACTCCCACCCTGCGGGGAACTGCAGGGGTCTGTAAAGGAGACTATACTGGACTAGTATCCCAAGTGACGTACCGAGTCCCGGCCGGCTTTATTACACGGGTGAATGGTTGCTATAACGATGGGGCAACTACTTACAAATTCAATAATGTCTCGCTGGTGTAATGGCAGCATAGCGGTCTCCAAAACCGTTGGTCGGGGTTCGAGTCCCTGGTGGGACGCCAATCAAAGATTGTTGAATTCAGGTCCTGATAGAATGAAGGGCTTTTCTTCTACAATGTACTCATTAATAAATTCTTGTTTCACACTTTGAAACAATGGATCTAGTTCAAATTTACTACTTGGAAGTACGTGTGACTTAGTTTCTCTATATGGCACGTTGCTAAAAGCCTTATACAAGGCGTCAACTTTAGGTTGTGCTGAATAGGGAATCATGTAGTATTTATAGATTTTAGGATGCGTCCAGCAACTCAAAAAATTCAACTTTTAATTGAAAAATAAGCATCCTGTTTTATATGCCCCTGTAGTTTAACGGTAAAACGGCGGATTTATATCCCGTAAGCAACAGATAATTGGTTCATGTGAGTTCGATTCTCGCCGGGGGTACCATAATAAAAAATCTATATGTTATTTTTCCTATAAATACCTTAAAGGTATATTATGAAAATAACATTTGGATTGTATAATCAAATTTCAGATAGAAGTTTACAGTATCAAACACATATTAAAGCGATTACAAATTTTTACAACAATATTGATCGGGCAAAAATAATTAATAATAGCAATACTGAAATTTTTTTTGTTGACCATAATGATATAAATTATATTTTAGAAAAAGCCGTAGAACAAAACTCTGATTACGCATATATTATTAATTACGGACATACAGCAACTGATCCAGAAATATTATCAAAAATTATAGAACATGCAAAAAATAACAATTATAGCATAGTTGGTCACATAATAGATGACTATCCTATAAATAAAGGATTTTACTATTTACATACTCAGTGTATGCTTATCAATATAAAAGACTATATTGAAGTCAATAAACCTAAATTTAATTTAGGGGCAAGCGTTGTAGAATTAGAGTTACCGTGCATTGTAAGAAGTAATGAAAACGCACACGGTGATTATACCCCAAAATATATTAAAAGGACTGAAGGTGTAAGAAATTACACAGGTCTATTGCATAATGGATGGGGTTTAGTTAAAACTTTTATAGAACATAACAAGATTATAGGAAATTTTTCTTCCGAGATAAGAAATAATATAAGTAATCTTTATCCTGAATTACGCAATGACCTAGAAAAAGTATTAAATGGGGATGACACTGGTTTACCAGTTGAAGTAAATCAACGAGAATATATTGAAAAAACAAACATATCAAACTTTGATAAAGATGTATTTGTCTTTAACACTTGTCCTGATATATTAGAATTAGATTACAACAAAGAAACACTACTAGACAGTATATATTGCGTAGCGGCAGGATTTATGCCTCTAATTCTATTAGACAAATGTAATTGGAATAATCAAACTACATTTGTATATTTTGATATTAATATACATTCCTTGAATTTTAAAAAATATCTTTTAGAAAATTGGGATGGAGTTGATTATATAAATGTGATAGAGCACTACAAGAATAACATAAACAATGAGTTTTTACCTACGTGGTTTCATAATAATCATGTTCTTTGGCAAAATGAATGGGAAAAAATAATAGAACATTTTGGTGGTTTATCAAAATGGTTAGATTTTTGGAATAGATATAAAAAATTAGATCATAAATTTATTCAGTGTGACACTATTAAAGATCCTACTCTGTTGTACGAAATTATGAATCAACACAATGGAAATAATTTAATATGGATCAGTAATATTTTTTATACCAATATGACTGTAAGGTATTATCATCCTGACAATGTTGAAAAATTGTATAACACTTTTATTGATGGTTTATACAAAAACAATAATAATTTACAAATATGTGGATTTGATACATTTGGTAAATTTAATTTACTGTTAGGGGAAAAACAATGATTACAAGAAAAAACTCTTTAACTGATGAAGAATTTGTTTATTGGATACTTTGGAAAAGTGAACTACCTTATTTTGAAATAATACTTCCAGATTGTCCATATCAAGTTATGTTAAATGAAGCATTGGCTGTAAAAGACCTGTTTGTTCATCACAGAGATAAAGATGAGTTACATGAGAAAGAAATTTCCAATAAAGGAGATTATGGACATAAAGGTTGGAAAAGTGTTTGTATTCACGGAGAGTCATTACACAGAACAGAAAATTATAATGAATATGATGACAATAAAGGCAAGCATGAATCCGAAGTTGACTATAAATGGATTCCTGAAATCATAGAAAGATGCCCTGAAACTGTTAGATATTTTAAAGAATATTTCCCACAAACAGATTATCAAAGATTAAGGTTTATGTGGTTAGACCCAAAAGGATACATACAACCCCATAATGATATACCTTTTAGTATACTAGGACCAATTAATATATCATTAAATAATCCAATTGGATGTGAGTTTAAAATGGAAGATGTTGGAATAGTTCCATTTAAGGATGAAGGTAGTGCTTTTTTAATGAATTTAAGTCATATACATAGTGTAACAAATAATAGTGACATACCTAGAATTCATATAATTAGTCATGGTAAACCCAATAAAAATTTTAATAAAGTAGTATTAGATAGCTATAAAACTTATCTTAAAAAGATAGAAGATAGCCAGAATAGTTGACAACAACTAGCAACTCATATATAATAGTATCATGTTGCGCTTATAGCTCAGTTGGTTAGAGCAGGAAACTCATAATTTCTTGGCCGGGGGTTCGAGTCCCTCTGAGCGCACCAAATTTTATATTATGGACTTATCAAAAGAAGATGCTGACAAGCGTAGCAGTTTACCTTATCCAATGGAGTTAGGTAGTCCTGCTTTTGCCCCTGTCGATGTTTATAGAGAAAAGGACATAATATATAATGCTGGTAGACTTCATGCTCAACAAGAGTATGATAGAATCATGGAACAAGTTGAAGTTCTAAAACGTCAGGCTGAAAATCTGGCTAATAGAATGAAAGTAAGTGACATGATGCATAATATCAGTATTACCTTTAAGCCTGTACATGGTAAGATTTATTATGTATACTTAGACACAATTAAGAACGTTCATTGGGTTTCAATGAATCATCCTAACAGTTGGTCAGCACTAGGTATACATCATAAATTTACAACTGCTGTTCAACTTATGGGTGACAGTAATTGGTGTGAAGTTGAGTTATAGTGAATGGATGAAGTAAATTGCTGATTCAGTATCAGTAAAGAATTTCATTCTAGTTTTATGAGAGTAAATATTATGCACTATGATGTAACAAGTGGAATCGTTACTCATTGACAGATGGATATATAATCCTGAATCAGTGATAGCATCGTATGTGTGCATAAAGATATTTATGCGGGGTTCGTATAGTGGTAATACCTTAGCCTTCCAAGCTAATGCTGAGAGTTCGATTCTCTTACCCCGCTCCAAAGTTTTGCGAGTATGGCGGAATAGGTAGACGCAACAGACTTAAAATCTGTCGGCCGCAAGGTCATCCCGGTTCGACTCCGGGTACTCGCACCAGATATGCCCAGGTGATGGAATTGGTATACATGCCGGTCTTAGAAGCCGTATTTTGAGAGTTCGAGTCTCTCCTTGGGCACCAAATGATAAATACTGTTACTATGCAAATTAAAATTTTTATCAACGATAAATTATACAAAACGGTAACAGTAGACAGCGACAAATATGAGCCTGCCTTGTTCTTTAAGCAAATCAATCTTGACAAAGAAGCCGGCTTACTAAATTCATTCAATATTGCTCAGGGAATGAAAGTAGAGTTTCGCAAAACCTAATAAACTCGTTTAGTTCAGGGGAAGAACGCTACTGTGACATAGTAGAGGTCAAAAGTTCAAATCTTTTAGCGAGTACCACGAACATAATAAATATATCGCGGGGTGGAGAAGTAGTATCTCACTAGTCTCATAAGCTAGAGATCGGCGGTGCGATTCCGTCCCCTGCAACCAATCATTTAAATGTTAGAATATATTATAACCTTTTTTGCTGTATTTTTTACTGATATCTGTTATACTTACTACTTGAAAGCTATACAAGATGACCGAGTAATGAAAGCTAGTATATGGGCAACAGTTGTATTTGTAACTGCTTGTGTAGCAGTTATAAATTACACTACGAACTATTGGTTACTTATTCCAGCAGGCTTAGGTGCATTTTGTGGCACATATGTCGGAATGATTTTAAGGAAGAGAAATATCGGAGTGTAGCGCAGTCTGGTAGCGCACCTGGTTTGGGACCAGGGGGTCCAAGGTTCGAATCCTTGTACTCCGACCAAAAATTTAAAGGAAAATAATGCAAGTAAGAGCAAAACATATTTTAGTAGAATCACTTAGTGATGCAATGGATCTATACATCAAAGTTAAAAACAATGGTGAAGATTTTAGTACACTGGCACAGCAACACAGCAAGTGTCCAAGTGGTCGCAATGGCGGTGACTTAGGAGCTTTTGGTCGTGGACAAATGGTTAAGCCATTCGAAGATGCTACCTTTGATTTAGAAGTAGGTGGGTTAAGTCAACCCGTTCAAACTCAGTTTGGTTATCATTTGATTCAAAGGACAGGATAATGGCACAAGGTCGTAATACAAAAGGTCATGTAGTTAGTAAGCGTACATGCCAAGGTGGTAAAGCTAAAACAAGTAGCATGAATAAAGCCCGACGCAAAACATTTAAAGCGTATCACGGACAAGGTCGTTAATTATTTTTAGGAATAAGTTATGAGTAAAGGTAGTAGACCAAGACCATTTAGTGTAACACAAGCTGAATATGATAATCGGTGGGATGCTATATTTCAACGTGACATTAAAGAAGAAGTACAAGAAAAAAAAGAGTTAAATGAAGAAATTAACACAGAGATTAAAGACTCTGAACAGGGTGGTTAAATGAATATTTGCCTGGATAGCTCAGGGGTAGAGCGTCTCCTTTACACGGAGAGGGTCCGCGGTTCGAAACCGTGTTCAGGTACCAGAATAAGCGGGTATGATGTAAAGGTAACCTGAATCCTTGCCAAGGATTATTTGCGAGTTCGATTCTCGCTACCCGCTCCAAATTTTTTAAAATTAAATTATGACAACAATATCAGAACAATTTCAAGTAAGAGTAAAAAGCCCAAGTGACATCAACGAACACCTAGAAACAATTAAAAAATATGCAAGCGAATGTGAGCATATTACAGAAATGGGTGTAAGAACTGTAGTAAGTACATGGGCGTTCTTGGAATCTAAACCAAAACGTTTAGTTAGTATTGACATTCAACCTTGTCCAATACAACTTGCAAGTGAATTAGCAGAACAAGCAGGTATTGATTTTGAATTTATTCAAGCAGATACTTCTAAACCAGACTTAAACATTGAAGAAACTGATTTATTGTTTATTGATACCTGGCATGTATACGACCAATTAAAAGTAGAATTCAAACTACACAGCAATAAAGCTAGAAAATATATCATACTACATGATACAACTACGTTTGGTGAGTTAGGTGAGAGTGGTTCTACATTAATGATTAATCCAGCTAACGGTAACATGGAAGTAATGCGTATGCGAGGCTTATGGCCCGCAGTAGAAGAATTTTTACAAGAAAATAAAAATTGGTCTTTGAAAGAACGTTTTACTCATAATAATGGTTTAACTATCTTAGAAAGAACAAGTTAAATGGAAGAATATAATTTAGTTGACTTTAGAGAATATTTTATAGACAAGTATTTTTCTAAGGAATGGATGAATAATGCTAAACAAGAATATAATGATAACGATCCTTTCCCGCATATTGTAATTGACAATTTTTTGCCCCCTGAAATACTTGATTCTATATTAGAAGATTTTCCTAAGCCGGGTGGTATGGAATGGTGGACGTTTAATAACAACAATGAGATTAAACTTGGTTCTAAGAATGAAGTGCAAATTCCGCAAATTGCAAGAAATGTATTACAAGAATTAAATTCTGGATATATTTTAGATTGGTTAGAAGTATTGACTAGTGTTCCCGGATTAGTAGCAGATACTAGATTAATTGGAGGGGGACTACATCAAATACAACGAGGTGGAAAATTGGGTATACATGTGGATTTTAATATTGAATCTCGTACTAAGTTAGCAAGAAAATTAAACTTATTAATTTATCTCAACAAAGATTGGAATGATGACTGGGGTGGTCATTTAGAATTATGGAATAACGATAAAACACAATGTGTACAAAAAATTGCACCTATATTTAATAGATGTGTTATTTTTAATACTACTGGTAAACCCTGGCATGGTCATCCCCATCCATTGAACACGCCAGATGATGTAACACGTAAAAGTCTAGCATTGTATTATTATAATGTTGATAACACAGTTACAAATTCACACAATACAATTTTTTAAAAGGTAAATAATGCCACGCATCAGTAGTGAAAAGGCAGCGAATGCTGTAGGAAATAGATATGACTTGATTTTAATTGCAAGCCAACGAGTACGTGAGTTAAAAAGTGGGCATCGTCCTAAACTAGAAACTAATCACGGTGTTACGTTAACTGCACTTAAAGAAATTGAAGAAGGTTTGGTAGGTCGTGAATATCTTAAACGTATTAAAGATGAGAAGCCTAAGAGTAAAAAGTTTTATTAATACATTTGGGGGATTAGCTCAGTTGGGAGAGCGGTTGCTTTGCAAGCAATAGGTCGCAGGTTCGATCCCTGTATCCTCCACCAATCAGTTTGCCCAAAATATATTGACGGTAAACACAAAATCATATACAATACACGTATTGAATGATTAAATTTTAGGATCGGTACAGCAATTCATAAACAACTATGGACTGTTAGACACTGTGGTAGTAACTGGAGCAGAGTGCTTAAAAACACCGAGCGTTGAAGGGTATTATTGAAGCAAGACTAACAAGCACAGAGTGATGGCCTGTGTAAAATAAAAGCAGTCAACAACGATCCTGTAATCATTTCATGGGATGATTTCAGCAATTTAAACTACAGCTTAATCCTACAGAAGTTGGTCGGAAGACAGTGGCAACACTCTTGGGTTCTTAGAAAACTAAGCGATGATGGAATAGTTGACAGAATGGAAAGACATTCTATGTTTCTAGTGACAGACACAAGTACTAGATAGTCAACATGAATTGTTGATAGGGTCTGGGTGCTATGATTGGCCAGACCAGAAAATAAACAAATTAGCACGAACATCCCGTTAACCCAAAATCAATTTACATTATATCAAAACAGTGATATAATTCTTTTTTAGGATGCTTTCAGCAACTTTAATTTCAACGATAAATGAAACCAAAGCGCATCCTGTTGCATAACACACACAAGGAAGGAGTACACTATGTCAACATTTGTAGAAGCAGTAGCAAACCAAGAAGCCCGTACCACTAACGGTATGAAGGCACGTAAGTCAACCGCAAATGCTTGCGTTGACTTGTTCTATAACATCGGTGCAAGCCGTGGCAAGAACATCATACCCGCATTCACTGCGGCTTATGTTGAAAACTCTGACCTAGCATTACGTATTGTCCAATGGGCACGTGATGCACGTGGTGGATCCGGCGAACGTGAATTGTTCCGTCAAGTTCTAATTCACTTGGAATTAACTAACCCAGAAGACGCTAGCCGTCTATTGGTTAAGATTCCAGAATTAGGTCGTTACGATGATTTGTTAGTTTTTAAGACTAAGACTCTTAAGGAACAAGCATACACTATGTTAGGCGATGCATTGCGGGCACGTAATGGATTGGCTGCAAAGTGGACTCCTCGTAAGGGTGATGTTGCACGTGAAATCCGTGAATTCTTTGGAATGACTCCAAAGCAATATCGTAAGAGCCTAGTTGCACTAACCAATGTTGTTGAAACACAAATGTGTAGTAACGATTGGGATAACATCAACTACAACCATGTTCCTTCAGTGGCACATGCACGTTACAAGAAGGCATTTGGTCGTCATGGTACAACCTATGCTGAATACGTAACTAAGTTAGTTAAGGGCGAAGATGGTGCTAAGATTAACGCAGGCGCAGTGTTCCCATACGATGTGTTGAAGGGTGCTATCAACAAGTACGGTCGTGGTGCAATGACTAAGACTGAATTGGACGCAATGCAATCCCAATGGGATGCACTGCCAAACTTCATCGGTGACGCTAACGTATTGCCAATGGTTGATAGTTCAGGTTCTATGACTTGTAGTGCAGGTGGTTATGGTAGCAAGAGTACTTTGAGTTGTTTGAATGTTGCAATCTCATTGGGATTGTACTTTGCAGATAAGAACACTGGTAAGTTTAAGGACACGTTCCTAACTTTCAGTCGTACTCCAAAGCTGGTTACTCTACAGGGTAACATCAATCAAAAGATTGACCAAATGAACACTGGTGAAGTCGCTAACACTGACTTGAACAAGGCATTTGATTTGGTGCTTAAGACAGCAGTTGATAACAATGTTCCTCAAGCAGAAATGCCAGGTACTATCGTTATCTTCAGTGACATGCAATTTGATGCTGGAGTATCTCACGATGACTCCGCAATTGAAATGATTGCACGTAAGTACGAAGGTGCTGGTTACACAATCCCAAAGGTTGTGTTCTGGAACTTGAACGCCGCATACGGTAACAGTCCAGTTAAGTTTGACAAGAGTGGAGTTGCGCTAGTCTCAGGATTTAGCCCAGCAATTGCTCAAAGCATTCTGTCTGGTAACTTGGATGACTTCTCACCAGAAGCAATCATGTTGAAGACCGTTATGAAGGATCGTTACGATTTAGCGTAAGCTAAATAGTAGCAAAGCAGATGCCTGAGGGCATCTGTTTATATAAGTATACCATATCAGTACCCTGCCCGATAAGACAGGCTCTACTAAGCGAAAGAGATATTGTGTGCTTATATAAACACCCTAGATAAACATATCGCATATCATGGAGTTTACTAACTCCAAGTTCTTTATATATTAATACTTTTTAGCGCAACTAGGGTGTTCTTTTGCGCTTGACAATAAATCCCAAATCGTTTATAATACTATCAGGAGTTAAAAAATGCCTTGGATAGAAAATGTAGCCGCTAGTGACATGCCAATCAAGTTCCATCATGATGCTGGTGAGAACAGTATGTTGATAAGTATTGCTGATCCAGCAAGTTGGAGACCAACACCTGCACACAAGTTTAAGGAAATTCATAACTTTGAATTCTTAGACATTGAAAAAAATGACAAGTGTTTAGATGAATCTATGCGTTGTAGTCAGGAGCAAGCCAATGAGTTGGTAAGACTATTACAACATGCACTAGAAAACAGAATGAATGTTGTGGTTCATTGTTTTGCAGGTATATGTCGCAGTGGTGCAGTATGTGAATTAGGCGTGATGATGGGCTTTCAAGATACTGGAAGATTTCGTAGCCCTAACCTGCTAGTCAAGCATCGTATGATGAAGGCATTGGGTTGGACATATGATGAGAATGAAAAGCCAAACATTGATGATTGGCGTAACTTTAAGAATGATTTATAATGGAAAAATTAGTAGTTGATGGTAAGGTAGCAGTGTTGTATAGCCCTGGTTTTGGTGCTGGATGGTATACTTGGAATACTGAGTATCCTGAAATCTTATTTGATCCAGCTATCGTTAACATGGTGATAGAAAATCGGTTTGATGAATTAGAAACTTTTATGACACTAAAATATCCTAGCATATATTTGGGTGGGATGCGTGACTTAGAAGTTTTATGGATCAAAGAAGGTAGACTGTTTAGAATTGATGATTACGATGGTAACGAATCAATAGAATACAAAGATGAAGATGATGGTTGGTTTGTAGCGTAAAGGAAAATAATGTATAAGATAGAAGAAAAAGAATTTGCAACACTTGATTTGGCAATGTCACATGCTAAGGCATTGAATGTTTTTGTCACAATCAAGGGTACTGAGTTTGAGATTTGTGGTAAGTTTGGTGTTGATAGTGTTGCTGATGGTAAGTGCCCAGATGGTGTTGCTTACGATTGGAACAAGGCAAGTCGCATCGGACGAGTAAAGAAAGAACGAGTATGAAATTTGTATTGACAAGACAGCATTACGACATGAAACCAGATACTATTTGGTTTGATGCAGGTCCTGCTATCCCATCACTGTGGGAAGGTGAATCCAGAGTTGTAACTGCAATAGAAGGTGACAAAACTGAAGGATGTTTCAGAATCGTTCCAATAGATAAATTAAAAGTAATAGAAAGTACTACAACCCAAAGTTGACAATAAATTGTTTTGGGTATATAATACATGTATTGATTAAGGAGTTATTATGCCATCAGTATTTTTAGTAAGTGACACACATTTCGGACACATGGGTGTCTGTAAGTTCACCCGTGACGATGGCGTAACAAAATTGCGCCCCTGGACTGATCCAGATGAAATGGATGAGGCTATGGTTAAAGCATGGAACGAAACTGTCAAGCCTTCTGATAAAGTATATCACTTAGGTGATGTAGTTATCAATCGTAAAGCATTGAAGACCTTACATCGTTTGAATGGGGATAAGGTATTGATTCGTGGCAATCATGACATTTTCCGTGACGAGGAATATCGTGAACACTTTCGTGAATTGCGAGCTTATCATGTTATGAACGGTATGATATTGAGTCATATCCCTGTACATGAAGAAAGTTTGGGACGTTTTGGAGTCAACATTCATGGTCATTTGCACAGTAATCGTGTTAAGAAGCCTCGAGGGTATGACGTTAAGACCGGTACTATGTTGTACAGTGATGAAATTGATCCAAGATATCATTGCGTATGCGTAGAACAAACAGACTTTCGTCCTATCTTGTTTGAAGATGTAATGAAACGCATCAAAGACGAGGGCGGGGAAGTAGGATTTAAGCAAGGCAACGGACCTGCAATGTAATAGAACTTAAAGGGGCTTAGGCCCCTTTTTTTACGGCTATACAGGTCTTATTTATTTGTAAGGTAGCGTCCATTGTATCTAGTATTGTGACGGTTTTGTGATATACTAAATATGTTATGAGCAAAATTTTATTAACATTACTTTTCTTACCACTGTTTGCATTTGCAGAGGCTAACACAGTAGTTTACAATGTAACAAATGATACAGTGATTAGAGGTTCACTTGACCACGAACAAGTAAGCATTGCTAGCATTAGTAAATTAATGACTGTTTACACAGTCTTGAATGCAGACCAAGATTTGACTGAGAATCTACGTGTAGTTAGTCCTAGGACCACAAACACTAGGTTGGTTAAAGGCATGACATTGTCCAGACTTGAACTAATTGAACTATCACTTATCAGTAGTGATAACTTGGCATCTATTACCTTAGCAGAAAACTATCCCGGTGGTAAAGATATGTTTATTCACAAAATGAATGAGAATGCCAAAATTTTAAAAATGTATGATACGAAATTTGTAGATCCTACTGGATTAAGTTCGTTAAATTTTAGTAGCATCCGAGATATTGTAACATTAACTAAAACAGTAAGTCAATATGATATTGTTAAAACATCAGCAATGACCCCGGCAAGTTATGTTACTGCTACTAAAAATAGAAACGTCATTAAAAAGAAAAATAAAAAGAAACGTCACGTTAAACAACCTAAGAAGGCTAGTCAAAGTTCTACAGTAACTACAAGAATTCATACACATCCGACAAGCACGTATTTTGGTCATGAGGGTATATTTACAATAAAAACTGGATTCACTAATGCAGCCGGTTTTTGTATCACAATGTTAGTTGTTGCTAATGAACAAGTATATAATATAACTGTGCTAGGTGCCAAAACCAAAAAAGAACGACAACGGTATGTTGAAAAAAGTTTAAAAATAATCAATGCTTAACATAAGATATTTTTATCAAAACAACAAACGTAGTTATAAACATGAATCTATCATTGATTCATTTGCAGAAGCCATAAGCCAAGTAATTGAATTACCTCCTTTACTTGAAGTTTGTTTATATGACTTGGGTAAGAATGTTTATGGTGGGATTGATATGTTACGTATCAATAGAATAGGTATAAACTTAGATGTACCTTTAGATGAGTTACCAAAGATTCTTGCACATGAGTTAGTGCATGTACATCAAAAACACAAAGGCACACTTAAAATCAAACACAATGGCAACTGCTATTGGCATGGCATATTGATTACAACAAAACTCCCTGATGATATGCCTTATGAAGAATATATGAACCTTCCTTGGGAAATGGATGCTTACGATAAGCAAACAAAAGTACTACAACAGGCATTAGACATTCTTACAACAAGTAATTGACAATAAATCAGATTGGGTATACAATAGCATCTTATTCACTTGAAAGGGCCAATTATGTCTTACGATATTGATATGTTTGTGAACACTAACAAAGCGTTTGTGACTTTCATGGACCAGTCTGATGAAGAACTGTCTCAATCTAATTTTGAGAAACTTGTTAACTTTGATAAAGTTAATACTAATGCATACCCTGTGCTTGTTTATGAATTGAATACTAAAGCAGTAGCTTGGTACGACATTGAAATGTTCATGGGATATGTAGAGTAAAGTAGTATACCCAATAGTTGACAATAAATCACATTGGGTATATAATACTTACATGAACTCGAAAATCACCCGCAAACGCAGAACAGACCGCAATCAAGTGATATATTACATTCAAGATACTGTAACACTTGAGTATTACATTGGTCTGACTGCTGTTTGCTACGCAGGTAATGTTCGCAAGACATTGACACGCCGCATGCAAAAACACATGCAACGTGCCGTGACTGAGAACAAAGATTGGGGTTTGTCACGTGCCTTGCGTGAACAAGGTGCCGAGCGTTTTGTATTCGGCGTTGTTGAAATTGTACGAGGCAAGCGTCCTGCTCATGCACGTGAGACAGAATTGATTAACACATTGCAACCAGCATTAAACACATTCGGAGTAAAATAATGAACGAGCGAATTGAGACACTGGCAAAGGCTGCTGGCTATGACATGATAAACAAGGCGGCGATGAGAGCCCTTGGATTTGATGTAGAAAAGTTCGCCGAGTTGATTGTTCTTAAATGTGCTGATATTATCAATCATCGTGCTGACACATGCAGTGATTGGTTAGATAGTGTCAAGGCAAATGAAGCAGTCCGTGAAGGACAAAGAGAGTGTGCTAAAACGATCAAAGAACATTTCGGAGTTGAAGAATGAATGAAAATCTTAAAAAACTTGCTGAACAGGCTGATGTGTTTGAATATAAAACATATTATGATCCTACATTTTCTAAATCTGTCATCAATGATGATAAGGTCAAAAAGTTCGCCGAGTTGATTGTTCAAGACAACATTCGGACTCTGCGTAGCAACGGCTATGATGATGCGGCACAATGCCTCCAAGATATCCACTTTGGAATTAAGGATCCGATATGAACATGAGTACAAAAGATGATTTTAATGATGACTTGCCGGACATGACCGATGAAATAATGAATGAGTTTAAGGCAATAAAACCCGCTGATTTACATTTAGGTCCAGCAGAAGTAAAACCTCTTAGTCAGGCTTCTTGGGTCAAGCAATATGGTCCTAAGCCCCCTGGACCCGAAATCATTGCACTGGATGCATTGATTGTGATTATGTCTTGTGCAACAGTTTGGTTTATTATCAATGCCTGGATATTTGTTTTTAGCTGAATTAACTAAGGAACCAAAAGAATGACCAATGAAATTACAACAGAAATGCTGGACCGCAAGATTGCATGGTGTGAGCAAAAGCTAGCGGACGCCAAGATAGCGGCCACACACCGTATGCAAGATTTTTATTTTGAAAAGACACGTAATAGCGTTGATGATGACTGGCCCGAAAGTTTTAATGGAGTCGATCTTGCTCAAGTATTGAATGTGGAACGGGTTAGTTATAGAATCTACTATAGTAAGGACAATCTCACATTGCGATTATTTGTGTTTCGTGCCCACTGCACACCTGCTGAAATGGAAACAATGGCAAGTATGGGGTTTGTGTTTGCTAATGACGGTGATACAGAAAATATCCCTGATAAACCAGTAGAGGAAATTGAAGAATGAAATACGAATATATTGGTTGGTGTAAAAAAGATAATCACGATAAAGTGTGGGGCATTCTCCGATTAGATGGAACTAAGTGTATGACATTTTGGGGGCGCCGAGGAGCTAAACTACAAACAAAAATGGTTATAGCAGGAATTTGGGAGGCTGAGGACATGTTTCTTAAAAAAGAAAGTAAAGGGTACAAGAATATCCCTAAATCAGATTTAGATAAAATCTATCCAGAGTTTCAAACTGATTTAGAAAAAACAGCAATGTGGGCAATGTTGAAAATGTAATGTCAACGGAACTCGACCTTGAGGCGTTAAATATATATGCACAGAGATACACTATTGCAAGTTAGGGAACTACTAACAAGGAATTTGGACATGTTTGAAATATCATCCAGATTAAATTTAAATTTGGACACTGTCCGAATAGCAATAAACACTATCAACAACCTTCTCACATAACCAAAATATTTGACTTTAAATCAAATTCATGTTATTATAACTACATGATTAATTTAACCTTCGCAATCGGATATCCTTGGTCGAATGACAAATTCAAAACATTGTTTTATCGTACATGGAAGACTCCTATCAAAAACAAATTTTTTGAAATTCAATTTATCAATGATAACTTACATCTATTGAATTTACAGTTGAACTGGACAAGACAATATGACCATGCAGGTATTAAACTTGAATTGGGTTTGCTTGGATACGAATTAATGTTTCAGCTATACGATAGTAGACATTGGGATTATGACAAAAACGATTGGGCAACACATGAAAATCAGTCCACAAGATAATGCAAGATTAGTACTTGACAATATACGTAATCAAAAAGCGGTATTAGATAATATAGAACGACAGCATCGGGAATTTCAAACCAAATCAACAATGGACGACAAAATTAAAGAATATAAATTAGAACGTAACAAATTTATGCACGAACAATTTCAGAAATTAATAGATGGTATCTATTACGAACAGGCACAGCAAAATTCCTTCAAAATGAAGGGTACTAACATTGATAAGGAAGTATAATGTATAATTTTCCCGGCCCCAGCCGTTTCGCTAGTTTGTTATCTCCTATTTTAGTTGTGATAGGAGTAGTATTTGTATTACAATTGGCATGGAGTTTTATAACCAAAGATAATTATGATGCCGAATCTATTACTGTTGAATTTCATTGCCCAACTGTACTATCAATGAAAGAAAATTATCCAACTTTTGTAATTAATGAATGTAAAAAGCTACATGATAACTAAAGAACAAATTATACATGATATGTGTATGACGTACAGACACGATTATGGGTTGCGTAAAACAGACAATGATCCTCCCTGGACGTCAGGTATGACTGAGCAGGATGCCAAAATGCTTTACAAAACAATGGAACAAATATATAATAACAACATTGAACCTATTATTGACTATTATAAGGAAAAAGAAAATGCACTTAAAACAAGTAAATGAAATAACAGACCATCAAATTATTGAAGGTAGCGAGTATGGTTGGAACTGCTATCCAAACGCAAGATATTTAAATTACGAAAGCAAATTTGCCTATGTGTCTGTACTTTACAGTACTGAGACACAAGAAATTTATGAGGCAGACGTGACCATCAAAACAAATAATTGGTTTGGTGAAGATAAAGATATGAAACCTTATCGTTGGTTGAATCCCGAACATAAAGATGCTATGATAGCTGAGGCTAAGTCACGCAAGGTCAAATGGCGCAAAGCATGGGATGATGTTAAGTGGGTAGACCTTGAGACTGAGGAAGACTTTTTAGAAAAAGCAAAGGCAATCTTTAATGGCATTGAAGATTTTGATAAACGTGTTCAAGTACCTATTGAATTAGAAAATGATGTTATGTTACAATTGTGCATGGAAGCGCACAAACGTGATATTACACTGAACCAAATGGTTGAGAAAGTATTGCGTACTGCTATTGATGAACATGACCGTAAAAAGTTAGCAGAAGATTACGCAGTAGACGTTGGATGAACAACATTTTATTTGGTATTATTGATTGGATAAAGAGTGATTACAAAACTAACAAATTTCGGTTTTGCGTTGAGCTTGTTGCTTGGGGCATTAGTATTGGATGTGCTATTACAATGGCCCTCACTGTTCCAACTCCCCCTTTACTGGCTCTTTATCCTATCTGGATTGCAGGCTGTGCTATGTACGCTTGGGCTAGTTATACTCGCCGATCGTTTGGTATGCTTGGGAACTACCTCTTGCTCACAACAATCGACTCCATTGGTTTAATTCGTATGTTAACGTAAGGAAAGAAAATGAAAAAACAAACAGTATATATTGAAGAAGATCCTGTTACAGGTGATTTGATTCTCCCGCTGCCAGAAGGTATGTGTGATGAACTAGGTTGGGAAATCGGTGATACACTTAAATTTAAAACAAATAAAGATGGGAGTTTTACCTTGACTAAGAAAGAAAAGAAAGACACACAGTGGGTATTGGTTGAATGTGTAAGTACATTCCGTGAACGCTATATGGTCGAAGTGCCCGTTGGCATTGACAAGTATGGTAAAGATAAAGCCGAATGGGCATTAGATACTGTTACAATGAACGAAGCTAAAGAATTTAGTCAAGAACATATTGGTGAACAGATTGTTAGCCATCGTGTTGTGACTAAAGAAGAAGCATTGGCTTTATGTGATAAGGACAATGACTACGGTAGTTCTTGGGATGAAAAGACAAAAATCAAAAACTTTTTTACAACCTGGAAAGAACAGGAAGAAGAATGAATATCAACACTGAATGGACAGACAAAGATTGGAACAATCTTGACCATTGGTTGCGAGGAGTATTACAAACAGAAACGGTTACCGTTACCTTTACTAAAAAAGATGGTACTGAACGTGTAATGAACTGCACAACTAATCCAGATATTGTTCCTAAAGTTGAAATCAAAGAAGGTAGTAAACCTCGCAAACAATCCGAAACTACTATGCGAGTATTTGACACTGATATCAAAGAGTGGAGAAGTTTTACAGTAAAGTCAATCAAACATCTAAGTGTTGAATTTACTTTTGGAGTGGAAGATGATACGGTATGATGAAACTGCACAAGTTAAATGTGTTGACAATGGTCAAACCGTAACCGCTGACGTACTTGAGTTTAAGCCTCAGGTTATGTTGAGTATTAGTCTGAATAAAAGTATCAAATTGGTACTGAAATATTCTACTCAAAGTGATGAGTATCAAGGCGATTTGTATGGTAGAACTTTTATTTCAAAAGGACCAAAAGCTACTCACTACAGCACTGGTCGGTAAATTTGACAATAAATAAGGGTTCTGTTATACTAAAGGCTATGAAAAAAGAACTCTTATCATTCACTATTGAGCAACCCAAACAACGTCACCACAAGATGTTGTTCCAAGTTGGTACGCCTTTTAAACAAAAAGTAGTACAAAATAAGACGTTGTATAAACGCAACGAAAAACACCGCAAAAATCAAGATTCCTGACAGGTTGACAATAAATCGGTTTGGGTATATAATACTTGTATTGACAGTAAGGAATTGGTATGAAATTCACGTTGATTGCAAGTAATGGTAAAGTATTCACTTTCTTCATCCGTGCAGTTGCGGAAACATATCAAAAAGCATACGGTGGTGTCATTGTCACAAACGAAGTTTTGGTTGACAATAAATCCAAAGTTTGATATACTACGTATATTGATTGATTAACTCAAAGGAGCGACAAATGGAAAAACTCTCACAGATTCAACAAGTCAACCAAGCTATCATGTTCGGTAATTTCACCAATGATGAACTGAATAGCATTAATGATGCTATCAAGTTTGCCCGTGCTAGCATTGCCAATCAAAACAAACGTGCCATGAATGTTGGTACTATTGTCAAATTTACAAATAGCCGCACAGGTATGATTGTCACTGGTACCGTTAAAAAGGTAAACAGAAAGTATATCCTTGTGAGTGAGCAAAAGTCAGGTAGTCTGTTTGGTTCTACATGGAGAGTTCCAGCTAGCATGTTGGAAGTTGCGTAAAAACAACATACCCAAATTTGACAATAAATCAGTTTGGGTATATAATAGAATCTTAAACAGTAAACAACAGGAAACGAAATGACTACAATCACACTTGATATCACTTATGGTATGTTCTCTGACGAAGGTAACATGGCTGTTCACGGTATTGTGACAACTGCCAAAAGTCAAAATCTTTCTTGGAAACAGACTTTTCAGGCGTTGCGTGAATTGGCTGATTCTAATCCTGACATGTTTGGTGAGGCAATGGACACAATGGTTCGTGAATGTGTCTATGATGCTATCGGTGCCGATAAGCGTGGTGAATGTTTTTACATCTAAGGAACAAACATGACTAAGAAAATCTCCATCAAAGTTTTTGCAGATCCCGGTCATGCTTGGGCACGTTTTCCCAAAGCTAGGTTACTGACACTTGGTATTGCCGACAAAATTAGTACTTACAGTTATCAAAAGGGTGAGAATGCATTTCTGGAAGAGGATTGTGACTTATCAATATTGATTAGTGCTCTCCGTGTGCGTGGTTATGAAATTAAATTCAACGAAAGTCACACCAACCGTCAAAGCAAAATCCGAAATTATTCTACCTATAAGGCTTGACAATAAATCACTTTGGGTATATAATATAATCTTAAACAGTTGATTAAAGGAATCAAAAATGAAAGCACTTAACGCATACATCTCCCAGCAAAACAGTTGGAATTCATTGTTCAGTGGTAACGTTGTGGTCTATGAAGTTAAAACGGCTGAGGGTCGCAAACGTGTTGCACAAAGTATTGACTCTGCACTGAGCCCTGAGAATCTTTCCTGTGACGGCGAACTGCCCCGTAGTCAAGTGCAAGCCCGTTATCGTGCATTGACTGGTGCCGCTAAAGACCTCATCAAGTTGGATCCTAGCGTTGCTCAATACATGTACGAATTTTCGGAGTAATAATCATGGAAAAAATTGCTGTTATGATTGGGGCAATTGTCATTGCTATTGCAGGACTATTGTTACTTAGTTTCTTACTAAGTTGGCCGGTGTACATGCTGTGGAACTATTGTTTGGTTGGTGCAGTTGACGGGGTGCGTGAAGTGTCCTGGTTGCAGGCTTGGGGCTTGGCAATACTGTGTGGATTGTTGTTTAAAACTAGTGTGAGTAATTCAAAATGACCAATGCAGAAAAAATGAAATTGGCAATCGAAAGATTGGAAGAAGCCAAAGAACTAATGATTGATACATTGGGTGATTTAGATTTTGTACAAGATCACCTTGTGTCAATTGATACCATGATTGATGAATTAGCAGAGTATAGACTTGAGGAGTTAGAAAATGAGTAAAATGGCTGATCTGTCGTTAGATATTGAAATGATGATTGAAGAAGGAACACACCCTGCAACAATCGCCAAAATGCTTGATATCCCTATTGTGTGGGTGTATGATACACTTGAACAGATGGAACCGAATGAAGAAGAATTAAGTCCTTTTGCAACATTGAATTCATAATATGGTTGTACTTAACTTACTCTTTGCATTATGGGCGGCTAAGTGGGTTATAGATTCTGAAACCTATTCCTTTGCTTGGTTTGTTGCTGGTCTTTGTTTTGTGCTGAATACACTTTCAGTATTGCAATATTTTTTTTAAAGGTGTGAAATGAGCTATTTTTTGAAGTCTGGTAATACTTACCGTGTTGCTAGCGATGAGGCAATGGACATTCATCGTCTGTTGCCTGCCGGTAACTATGTCATTAAGATAAATGAAATGTCCGGTGAATTGTACTTGGAGGGTATTGATAATTTTACTATCCCAAATAAAATCTATGGCAATTGTCTAAAACACACTGACAAGATTATCCGAACCTTTATGGATCGTGATAACGCAACCGGTGTAATGATGACCGGTGAAAAAGGTAGTGGTAAAACATTGCTTACTAAAAATGTTTCTATCCAATTGGCTAAACAGGGTATCCCTACAATCGTTATTAATGCCCCTTGGAATGGCGATAAGTTTAACACCTTCATTCAGAACATTGAACAGCCTTGTGCTATTCTGTTTGATGAATTTGAAAAGACCTACAATGAACGTGATGAACAAGAAGCCATTTTGACATTGTTGGATGGTGTGTTCCCGACTAAGAAGTTGTTCATGTTGACTTGTAATGACAAGTGGCGTATCGACCAGCATATGCGTAATCGGCCCGGTCGTATTTACTATATGTTAGATTTCAAAGGGTTAGATGAAACATTTATCCGTGAATACTGTTATGACAACCTTAAGGATGCAAGCCTAAAGAATATTGACAGCATGGTAAATATTGGTAGTTTGTTTGCTGAATTCAATTTTGACATGTTGAAGGCAATTGTTGAAGAAATGAATCGCTATAACGAATCTCCGCAAGAGGCACTTGAAATGCTTAACGCTAAACCTGAGTTTGATAATGGTACTGAGTATACAATGAAAATTGTACACAACGGTAAAGAAGTTAAAAGTGGTGGTAATCGTGACAAGTTTCAAGGTAATCCACTACAACCAAAAGGTGTTGAAGTTGAATTTGATAGTGATCCAGATGATGAGGACAGCGAATACATTTGGAAGACTTTCAAGCCTGATGCATTAATTCATGTTGATGGTCGTAAAGGTGAATTCACTTTTCAAGACAACGGAACCACTGTTACACTGACAAAAATTGAAAAGAAAACGTACCATCTGTACGATGCTTTTTGAAACTAAAAGTAAAGTATTAACCTTGCAAGGTTTTTTATACATAACTTCTTAATAAAAATGAATACTTGAGTATTCATTTGTGTGTCAGGTGCTCTAGGACCGATTCTGATATAGGCCTAGAACTCTGACATACTAAAAAGAAATTAACCAAAATTTGACAATAAATGGACATAGTGCTATACTACGTGTATTGATTGATTAAAGGAGCTAGCAAATGATTAACGTTAAAACACCCCTGAGCACTGATGGTTCTGGCTACTGGTCCAATGTCACTAAGACAGTACTTGTGACTGGATTAGAACTTTCGTATGTAAATGACGAGGGCGATTTTGGTGAGCTCCGTGTTCATTTTGATACTAATACTTGGGACGTTGACACGGATGGTCTTATCTATACTGATAAGCAATTCATTAATGATTTAAAAGTATTACTTAATCGCATAGAGTTGGATACTGATGTTTCTTATTCTGAGCAGGGTATGCAAGGTGATACTTTTGTTAGCTTGGATGTTGGTCCTGAATTCATTAAATCTTTCAAATTGGCTTGACAGTAAATGGATTTGGGTATATAATAGAATCTTAAACAGTAAACAACAGGAGAAACAAATGGCTTACATGTCTCAGGAACGCAAATCAGAAATTGCCCCTAAAGTCAAGGATGTGCTGAAAAAGTTTGGCATCAAGGGTTCACTGAGTGTCCGTCATCATTCTACATTGTCATTGACCTTAAAGTCAGGTAAAATTGACTTTATCGCTAATTCCAATCGTGTGTGTGGTTCCGATCACTATCAAGTCGCACGTGGTTTCAAGCCTAACACAAATGCTTACGATTCTATCAACCCTTACTGGTTCCATGAACACTATGACGGTGATGCTAAGGCATTCCTTACCGAAATCATGGAAGCAATGAACGATGGTAATTGGGACAAAAGTGATATCCAATCCGACTACTTTAACGTAGGTTGGTATGTTGAAGTACACATCGGCAAATGGAACAAGCCCTACACTTTGGGTTAATTAACAAGATTTTGGTAACACAAATGGTTGACAACAATAACCCTTTGTGTTATCATTATAACTGTGCTGAAAAGCATATTTTATCAACTAGCTATATTTTTTAAAGGAATACAAATGGCTAATCAAACTTTCAAAGTCGCAGGTATTACTGTTCACAACGGTAACGCTAAGGTTCGTTTCACAGATGACATGGTCCGTCGTGTCAAGCAATTCACAAAGGGCGGAGCCACTCGTTGTGATTTCGTTGAATTGCCCTCAGAGATGGATAAGATTGAGGCTCTTAAATATTTGCAAGCACATGCAGATTTTCAAAGTCCCTCCGATCAAGCAACATTGAGCGATGCTCTTGTTGATCGTGTTAAGGAATCAAGCAAAGGCGAAGTTAAGGTTAAAGTTACTAAGCCAAGCCTTGACTCTATCAAGGCACGTGCAAAAACATCAGTTAAGGCTACTGCGCCAGAAACAACTGAGTGATATTTTAAGGGGCGCAATGCCCCTATAACCATTTATAATAAGGAAACAAAATGAAAGTAATTACTAAATTGAAAAAAGCCGGTGACAGTGTAACCGTGTATTTCTATGATAATGGATATATGGTTGAAGTGTCCGGTCGTGACCACGATGACGATTGGAAGACTGCAAAGATTATGTGCCCTACTTTGGATGACGTAAATAAGGTTATTGTAGAAGCCAGTGAAATGGAACGTGATTAATGGCTATTGATAATTGGACTATATTAAGTGATTATGCATTACGCCGCAGAAAATTTGATCCTAGTAAAGTTGAAGATTTAAAGGCGTTACGTCACTTTATGAAAACTAGTTCATGGAAAGACGGTGGATGTCCTTTTTATTTAGAATGGCCCTATCAAGACGTTGTATCAATGTGTCAAACTAAATATACCGCTTACATGCTGTATAGACTAGGAAAATAAAAAAGCCCCGTAAGGGGCTTTTTTTATGGACGATTATTTTAGTTACGCATTAGGTGCCTTGATAACCATAAATCTAATAGTAACTGCTTCTGCACTTATTGAGAAACCACTGATGTTTTGCAAAGTCAAGTAGAAACCACCTATACCTGAATTAGGGTTAGCAATAACATTGTAATTTCCTAAATTTGGACTAACAACTTGGACTAGCACAATATCATTGTTAGTATCAACTTGATTGTTTGTTACTGAGAATACACTTATCTCATCGGCTACCATACTAGCACTTACAGTAATAATAGTACCTGCTAATGCATTGATATTCACCCCGTTACCTCTATTAGAAGTTTGAGTAACAGTAGAACCTGATGCATAACCAATTTTACCAGTTGAAGTCAACGTACCAGTAGCTGAAATATTAGCACCGCTGATATTACCAGTAGCATTCAATGTTCCAGTGATATTAGCACCAGTACCAGTAACTGTCATAGTCGTATTGCCGACTGCCGTTATAGTTACATTACCGTTTGCTGTTGCGATAGATACATTACTGTTACCGTTAGCAATGTTACTACCTGCCGCGGCAACAATACCTGTTAACTGACTACCGTTACCGATAAAGAAATTACCAGTTACATTACCTGTAGTAGTTAATGCACCACCTGTAGGCAATGTCAAGTTACCGGTATTGTCAAAGAGCCAGTAGTTTACTGTAGTTGCGTTATTACCTACAGCAATCAATACATTTCCTTCGCCACCACCTGGGTAATTCATTGCTATTAGTGCAACATTATCAGGTGCAGTTAAATTTGCTGCCCAGCCCAGCTGGACACCAGCACTACTACCTTCTCCTATAATGTCTAGAGCGGCATCATTTTGTTGTAAAAGTGAACCACCGCCAGATCTTGAACCAATCACTAAGCTACTTGGTGTAGTTAGACTACCGTCATCACCAAACTGCCAAGCATATTCTGTGCCACCACTAGACCCACCGTCATACACTTTAATGTTTGCACCTGTTGGTGTAGCGTCAAAAGTACTAAACACGTTTGGATCATTTACGTTACTGACAGATTTCAAACTTGCTGTAGGGTGACTACCTGCATCCATTGCGATTAATGCAATGTTAACATCAAATGTTGTAATATTTCCGGGAACATCAAAAGATCCGTCACTGTTAAATGAGAATTGATGACCTACACCTAGAACGTCCGTTTCAATAGTAAAGTCACTTGTACCCAAGCGTGTCCGTGTACTAACATTACCTACACCCATCGTCACATTCTGTTCTAAAACATAACCATCCTCTGCTTCATCATCAAGACTAATTACCATATCATCACCTGGTGTCAACGACATAGTGTTAGTGGAGAATGTGAAATCACCTGTATTGGCACCGCCACTCAATCCACTTAATATGCTAGTACCATTTGCATAGTTAATACTTGAGTAATTAGTTGGTAATATTATATTTCCGTTTGTGTCAAATATCCAATCAGCTGGCGCAGTATTATTATTAGGAGCAACACCATTGACTGCAGGATTATAATTAGTTAGTACGAATGTACCACTACCACCGTCTACTCCAATAATATCTCCGTTTGAATAACCTGTGCCAGGATCACTTACACTAACGCTGGTCAATTGACCGCTTATGCCATATCCAAAATTTACAGTCATTCCCGAGCCATTACCACCTGTTGTTGTAGTCGGTAATGTAATACTACCGCTATACCCACTGCCCGCAGTTTGTATAGTACAGATATTATATTCACCTGTTACCCTTAGTGTCAAGTCATTTGTATTCGGTGCAATGATAATAGCATTGTTGGGTAATGTTGTAGTACCGTTTTTATCAAATGTCCATTGATTTGTGCCAGTGTGCAACGATATTAAACCAGGTGATGCTACAGAGTTACCACTATGAATTTGAACATCACTACCGTGATATGGCTGTGTTGAGTTTCCACCTCTTAATACAAGAGTACCGCCTGTGTTCCCCCAACTTGGGTTACCTATATCAGATCCAGCATCACCCGCAGCAATCGTTAGATTACCACCTTCTCCGCCATTCCAACCAGTTGCCGCAGAACCGCCATCGCCAGCAGTGATTGTTAACGGAGCCCCGGCTGTACCAGTTGTATAGCCAATCACAGCAGTAACGCCGTTAGGAGTTACAATACTACCCGGTAATGTCAAGTTACCATAACCGTCAAAAATCCAGGTACCGCCAGCACCTAAATCACTGCTGGGAATATTAATCTCTACATTGCCGGCTAGAGCATTGGCACCGCCTAAACCTGTGGTCAGGGCGATGCCACCACCGTCAATAGTGTTGCCAGTGCTATCGCCGGCTTCGATGTATACAAAACCACCGTCAGCTCCTCTATCAATGTTGCCATTATTGTTGCCAGCATTACCAGCACGAAGTGTGAGTTCACCACCATCTTCGGCAGGGTAGTTACCAACGCCAGTGGAAGCATTGCCGCCGCGTCCGCTTGCTATGGTAATAAATCCGCCTTGGCCGCTATAGTCAACGTTGGCGTTTCCACCGTTGCCGGCGTAGATTTGAATATCGCCGCCGCTGCTGTCACTATCTACAGCCGAATTACCGGCAAAAATATTGATGTCGCCACCTTCAGAACTGGATCCTGCACCGCGATCACGACCTTGTATAGTGATGTCATCGGCTGCGTACAAGTTGATATCTGCGGAGTTGCCTGAAGCACGGTTGTCGATGTTTATGGTACTAGTACCAATGATATCGCCCGGAATAGTTATATTACCATCTGTTTCAAACTTCCAAGTATGTGTGCCATTGGCATCACCAGCTTGTATGGAAACATTACCATCAACATTGACGGTTACATTCGCAAAGTCATCAGTACCTAGAATGACTGTTTCACCGTTGCCAGCAATATGAATATCTGGACCACTAGTTAAATAGATGTCTAAATATGCATCACTATCAGTTTCATCTGGTTGCAAACGTAAGTTACCTGTGCCAATGATGTTGATATCATTAAATGTTACATTGCCTGTATTGGCACTACCGGATCCTGTGTAAGCAGTATTTTGAATTGATCCATCTTGAAATATTATATTGCTTCTAATACCTAAACTATGACCAGCCGGTATAGTAATATCACCGTAAGACACTAGACCACCGTACATAGATATAGTACTAGTCAATTCTAACACTGCATTACCTGTAGGTGGGAAACTGTGATTTTTGTCAGCAATGTCTCCCATTTCTAGTTTGGCTACTGCGTTTGGAGAAGCAAAGTCATCACCGGCTTTGAATAAAATAAGTCCCGGCCCTTCACCGAATGCCGCATTAGAATGTATTTTTACTGTATTTTTAATAGGGTAAACACCATCTGTACCTGAAGCGTCCGGTCCACCTATCATTATAAATGATGATAGATCCTTGTTACCTACTAAAATGTTGTGAGTATCATCATTACTTGTAATTTGATCGTTGTTACCAACAGAACCTATTGATATATCCGGAGTTTCAAATATTCCAAACTTACCACCTGAACCATCATCAACATTTCTAAAAGACCACTTAGATTGATTTGCAGTACCCCATTCAGAGTAAATATCTACCCTATTTGAAGTAGAAACAAGGTCTATCTCACTAGCACCGGTACCATTACCATCGCTTCCATAACCGTAAATAAATATAGAACCGCCTAAAGGATCACCTCGTACATTAAGACCAGTATCAAGTAATGATCTTTGGAACAGACTTGAACCACCAGCTGTTACAAGTGTCGGAGAGATAATACTTGAGGACACTGTTATATTACTAACAAACATATTAGCAAAATAACGTGTACTATTACCTAAATGCATAGTTGCGTTACTGTAAGGCATAACAGTATTACTAGCGTGTGATATACGTAATTTTTCATTAGTGTTTGCAAATCCACCAGTTGCAAAAACAATGTCACGATAAGATACAGCACCTATATCGCCGGTCGCTAATACAAGGTTACCACCTTGACCACTCATCCCTTGAGTAAAGATATATCCGTCACTGGCTTTAGTAATTGTATAGTTAGCGTCATTAAAGTTAGTACCAGTGTAACCAAAGTCATTCCAACCTTGTTCATCATCACCACTTTCACCGTATGCAATCCAATCAGCACTACCTGTATCTGCACTATTAACCATTGCAGATTGAACATATGCAGTTGCAGTATCTTTACCTACTATAACTTGACTTTGGAAGCTAGAACCTTGTGCATTATTACCTGCAAACAAATGTTGCCCTGCATTTAATGAATTGAATGCATGAATATGATTAGCATGAATATTACCCTGACTTGCAATACCACCTACAACTCTCAATGCACCTGTTGTGGTAGTCGTACTTTCTGTAGTATTTGATATTGATAATTGTGCATTAGATTGTAAAGTAACATTACCGGATGCTATTACACTAGTTAAGGTACCTAAACTAGTAATATTAGGTTGTGCATTAGTTGTTACTGTAGCCGCAGTTGTTGCAGAACCAGTAGTATTTGCATAGTTTGCGTTTCCTGTTATGTTACCACTAATAGTTGCAGTTACTGTTAGCCCAGTTAGTGTACCAACACTTGTAATATTAGGTTGTGCATTAGTTGTTACAGTACCCGCTGTAGTTGCTGAATTTGCATTTGTTGCATTTGGTACATATCCGGTAACATTAGCACCCGGTATACTTGTTAAACCGGAACCATTACCATTATGGTTTCCACTGAGTATAGTAGCAACAACAATGTTTGCATTTATATTACCAGTGTAAGTGACAAGATAATTAGCAACATTACTGTTACTATATGTAGAATTACCCCCGCTGAAACTCCATGCTGTTCCATTTGCATACAATAAATTATTTGTTTTTAGATTACCCGTAACGACATTGCCTGATACCGTCAATGTATCAGTATCCATATCGTACAATAATCCGCTATCTCCTACAAGTTTATCATTAACATTGAACTGTACTTCATCAGTTTCACCACCGGCAACAGCACTGTTGATAATGTTAGTAATGTACTCAGTTTTGTCGGTTATGTATATTGATGCGTTAGTGACAGCTGGAATAGATTGCGCTGTCGCTGGATAAATAGTGTTAAGTGCAGGATCGGCACTTACATTTACAAGTGTTTGTGGTGGGGTTGTTACCATGTTATTATAATACTCCTATTGAGTATTTAGTCTAATATGGATAATATGTTATGGCCAAGTAGCCAATGATGCTCGTTTCCAGGTATTTGTAGCAACACAAACATAAATGTAACCGCTATCAAATGCAATTTGACCTGCCTGTCCAGTAGAATTGTTTGCTCCCGGAGCAGTTGTTGCGACTGTTTTCCATTCTAACTCAGAATTACCACCGGTGTTAGTTAAGAATTCACCTACGTTACCCTGAGTGTTAGGTAAAAACCAACCAATCAAATTACCAGACACTAAATTATCCGGGGCTTGCAAAGCTACTTGTTTAGATGGATCACTGAATGCATTGAACAACAAAGTTGAAGTATTACCCATAACTAAGTTACCAGATACGTTTGCATTTGTTGTTGTAACTGTTCCTGATACTGTAACGTTTGATAATGTACCTACACTAGTAATATTAGGTTGAGCCGCGGTTGTTAATGTACCTGCTACATAAGTAGTACCTGTTAAATTACCAGCACTTATGTTACCTGTTACTGATAAACTACTTAATGTACCTACACTAGTAATATTAGGTTGTGCATTAGTTGTTACTGTACCGGCTGTAGTTGCTGTAGTTGCTGTATTTGCAATATTTGAATTTGGCACATAACCACTTACGTTACTACCTGTTATGTTTGTTAATGTTGAACCATTGCCTATAAAATAGTTACCGGTGATATTACCGGTATACGTTGGTAGATATGCCGCTACATTTGTGTTTGAATAAGTGCTAGTAATACCAGTTAGTTGACTACCATTTCCGATAAGATAATTTGCTGTAATGTTTCCTGAAACTGATATGTTATTAGGTAAATCAATGTTTACATTACCTGTTGTTGTTACAGGAGAACCAGTAATAGTTAAGCTATTACTAAAGAATTCTACTTCTGTCACACTTCCTTGACCACCAGTGGTAGTAGATATACTAATCTCGCCACTGCTTCCGCTTAACAGTATTCCTCGTCCTTGGTTTAATTTTGTGACTCCGGTATTTTCAATGTATATAACACCGTTGCTTGTTATAGGACTATTTGTAACACTTAGTCCGGAACCATTTGCTTGTAAAGCTACACTGGTAACTGTACCGATGCTTTCTGTATTTGCAATTGCAGTGATTCTACCTGTTTCATCTACAGTAACAGAAGGTGCAATATAATCACCGGGAGCAAATGTCGCAGTTGTTTCTAGTATTGGTAAATCAACTGTAAATGTTCCTGAGCTTACAATTGTATTTCCACTAATTGTAAGTGTATTGCTGGTTATATCTACTGACGTTACTCCTACATTTCCATTACCACTAGCTGAGATTATAATATTACCTGTTTGCGATGAAATAGCTATCCCTGTGCCTGCAGTTAAACTTGTAACACCTGTATTAGTTATAGTAACAATTCCATTTGCACTATCGTTACCGGCTGCAATTCCTGCACCCGCATTGAATGTGTTGTAATTACTAGAATTACCAAATAATTTTGTAAAATTATCTTGTACTTTATTAAAGGCGGTGTAAAGACTGTCACTACCTGTTTGAGTGTTTTCTGCCCCGATATTGATATTTTGTTGTCCGGAAATTGCCATTTTATGTCCCTATTATGTATTTATCTTAAACAGCGAATGAACTCCCGCATCCACATGTACTAACTGCTGTGGGGTTTTTAATTTTAAATTCTGCTCCCATTAGAGTTTCTACATAGTCAACTTCTACGCCCTGAAGATATTGAGCCGACATTGCGTCAACCAGGACACTTGTGGAACCTGCTGAAACTTCAAAGTCATCTTCATTTTTTATCTCGTCTAAGGTGAATCCATAGCTGAATCCTGAGCATCCCCCGCCCTGCACAAACATGCGTAATTTTAAGTCGGGATTGTTCTCTTCCGCTATAATATCTGCTATTTTAAAACTTGCTGATTCGGTGATTGTTATCATACTCTAAAACTTTCTCCGCATCCACAGCGGTCACGTTCATTGGGGTTTTGAAACTCAAAACCCTCATTTAGTCCATTACGGACATAATCCATTGTAAGACCCTCTAGATATACATTGTGTTTTTTATCCACTAATACACAAAAGTTAGGTTGAGCATAATTGATAGTAGTAGGATCATCAACGTATTCTTTTACATATTCTAATACATATGCTAAACCACTACAACCAGTTGTTTTCACCCCTATACGAATCCCAGCATGCTGGGAACTCTTTAATAGAGTTTCTATTTTTGTTTTTGCTTTGTCAGATAATGATATCATGTTTCTTTTTATAATCTTCTACTGCGGCTTTGATAGCATCTTCTGCTAAGATACTACAATGTATTTTAACTGGAGGGAGAGCAAGTTCTTCAGAGATTTCCGAATTTTTAATAGTTGCTGCCTCGACTAATGTCTTGCCTTTAACCCACTCTGTAACTAGCGAACTACTTGCAATAGCTGAGCCACATCCATACGTTTTAAAACGTGCATCGGTGATGATCCCATCTTTTACTTTAATCTGTAATTTCATCACATCACCACAAGCTGGAGCACCAACCATACCAGTGCCAACGTTGTCATCGTCAATATTAAAACTACCAACATTACGAGGATTCTCATAATGATCTAACACTTTTGCACTGTACATAATTACCTCCTGTAATATCTTGCTTCCGTCACACCTTGTTTTGGAATCAACAATTCAGGCATGCGATACTCACTGACGTCCACTGGATACGGCTGTAGTGATGCTTTATACAATTCAGCATATTGTTCTTGTTCTTCGGGTGTCTTGGCTCTGTAAAACTTATTGGCAATGGCCATATCGCCCACCAAAGTCCCTGGTGGAATGGAAATCTTTTTTGGCCCATAGTATTTTAATTTGTCAGAATCTTTGTTGGTCAAACTGTAAAAGGTTGATTCCCACTTATCCGGATGCAAGGCATATTGTGCAGTTGCTCTTTCTGGAACAAACTCTGCAAGTGTATCTGCGCCGGGATGAAATTTACCCAACTTGGATAAACTTATAGCAGTATCATTGCTTTCGCCTTCCGCCACACCTTGTTGCTTTAATCTACTCAATTCATATATAACTAAATCACCGGTGTCTGCACGAAAAGCTCTATAACCCCAGGCCCGAGCATAACGTTGAACCAGTCTGTCATACAACTTGGCACGACTTTCTGGATTTGGTTGAGGCTGGTCAGGCTCATAATATATTGTTGGATCAGTTGCTTTACTAGCTGAAAAACTCAATTTTGAAGGTTTGTATTTTTTGATGTATTTTTGTATAGCGTTTAACACCGTGGCAAAGATTCGCTGTGCATCACCTTCACCTGTGACTTCTTGGCTGTTGTTTCTATAAAATTCAACCTGCACCACTTCATTGCCCTCGTCATCTTGTTGATTGTTGAACATGATGCTTAAATTTGTTCCGTCGGGTAATTTTGTGTTTAGGTCAACGTCACCGTATTCGCTTTTTTCCCATTTGCCTTTATAGGGTTGGTCAAAGGCTTCCGTTATAAATTCGTTTGCTCTCATAGTACTGCCAAATATTCTTTAAATTTATTATGTCTATCTTGTAGTCCACTAAGTCCTGGATTGATTGCATTAGTTACTTCTTTTGTATTGTTAAAATTGTTAACATTGGGTCTAACTCGATTTTCCCAGAACCATAATGCAATTTGAGCACCTATATCTGGTCTACTAGCCAAGTCAGGATTTTTAACTAATCTATCATCACCAAATATTTGTTGACTTGCTCTGGTGTAGTTATCTCGTCCGGTCAACTGAATAAATCCACGACCTTTAAATCTTTCTCCGTCGCCTTTTATTTTATTACCTAATTGTTTTGCCTTACGGGGAGTTTCATATTTGGCAAATCTTTTTTTATTTCCTACTTCTTTCATCTGACCAAAATCCCAGCTTTCATGTCTGGTCTGAGCCATGAACTGTGCTAGTTCTGCACCCTTGAGTCCGGCATTTTTGGCAGCAGTTTGTAATACGGCTTCAGCATCGCCATTGTCACTCAGTAATGTAACGCCTTCTTCCTCTTCTTTATCACGTGAAAACTTTGGTATCATTGATGTGAGTTTATCTTTAAATGAAGTCGTTGGTTGTGCAATTGGTTGTGCATATTTAACAGGTTTTGAATAATCCGGTACTAGAACTTTTTGTCCTATTTCTAATTTAGTATTACGATCCATCTTGTTGAGTTTGAATATCTCTAGTGGATTTACATTATTTTGTCTTGCTATGCTATAAACTGTATCGCCGGGCTCAACTGTTTGATAAACCATTTCAGGAGCCTTTGCATTAGCGCCCATAGCCATAGCACCTGCCATAGCACCTGTTGCTAGTGCAGATTTCCAATCTTCATCTAATGCATCTTCTTCCATCATACCAGCAATGCCAGTACCAATGCCTGCGCTTGCTAGTGTATATTTGATTGTGTCACTCCAACTTTTTCCATTGATCCTGGACACTACAGTAGGAATTACAGTATTCAATATTGCTTGTAATACTAAGTTAGTTTGTGATGGACTTAATCCCATTTTCTGTGCCGAACTTAATACACCACCTGCAAGCAATGCACCAATTGTCGTAACAACTCCACCTTGTACATATGGGTTTTGTTTTGCTTGTCTAAAAATGTCTAACAGTTTTGACTTTAATGTAGGATCATCAACTTGTCCTAGTATCTCTTTTGCTGTGCTAACATAATTGTCAACTGGTTGTTTTTCAATATCACCTACGTTCTGATAGAAATCTAATATTGCATTTGTTACAAGTTCTTTTGTTTCATCGTCAGCACTTTCCCAAATACGTTCTTCTCCGCGATTCTTTTGCCAAAAATACTCACCCGATTCTTTTCCCTGGTCAGCTATCTTTGTCACATCATAACTTTTATGTATCTCATACCCTTTGCTTTTTACATAGTCATACATTACTTTGGCTATGCCTTGACCTCTGTATTTGTCTATTACTAACAAATCTTGAGGGTCTAATTCATTACCGTCACCTTTATTAAAGACGACTGACCCCATTTCACGACCCCAATCATCAAGTGCTGATGCAACTACTTCATAACCGTCATCTCTTAGTTTCATATGAACGCCATGGAACTCTTCCGTACGACTTTCATTGTCCTCTACAATAAATTCTCTTGCTCTCATAAATTCTTCCCCCACCTAGTGTTAATGTGGCTCCAGTTCATTATCTTCCAAGTGTTTTCTAGGTAACTTTTTTTATCTGCTTGGTAGTCTAAGGCCCAGGCATGTTCCCACCAGTCTACAAGAATAAGAATATCATCACGAACCTCGTGGTTAGCAATAGTCTTTATCTCACCGTCATAACTCATATAAATCCAACCACTGCCCTGTATCTTCATGGCTTCTATTTTGAATTGTTCTTTAAAGTCTCTCCACCAATCGTATTTGCGCTTGATGATTCCTAGTACAGGACCATTAGGAGTGTTATCTTCTTGTATCTTGCGAAACTGTGGAAAGTAAATGTTGTGCAGAAAAGCGCCTGCATAGTTGAAATCTTTGTCGCCTTCACCCTTGTTGTATCGGGTAGTGTATCCATGGGCTAAATCACCATAGTGATAGTCTAGTGTTTTCTTGCTAAGTACTGGATTGAGGTCGGAAAGATCGTAGGACAGATTAACTATCTCTATTTTTTTTGTTCGGGATTCGTTGATTTTCTCTACAATATCGTACATAGTAGAGTATTTATCGCAATTTACATTAGCTCCAATACTTAGATGAATCTAAACTATCCCAGTATTTCTTATTATTGCGGTTAACAAAGTTCTTAACAAGATATGTAGCCATCCCAAAATACCCCATCTTTTTGAATCTACGACTATCTTGACCAAAATAATGTTTGACAATTCTAAACTTTTTAGGACTGTATTTTCTGGATAAGAAATAGTCCTCTGAGGTTGCAAACTTTTCAGGAAACCCCCCAAATTCTTCAAATCTGTCTCTGCGTGTTAGCATAAATGCACCGACTGCAAATGGACTAAAGTGCTTTAGGATTCGGTTAATGCCGTTGAACACAGCAAACCCAATAGTAGCACGTTTGTCACTATCATAGCATTTGATGTTTAAGCCTAATAGATCCAAGTTCTTTGATTCCATTTCATCAACTGCATCGCGGATAACCATGTCATTGAAGAAACGTACATCAGCATCAATGAATAGAATATAGGGTGTAGTAACCAACGCGGCGCCACGGTTCTTAGCAATGCTGACAGGACCACCATCAATGACTTCTACATTCAATCGGCCCTTCATTGCTTCTATAACTTTTCGTGTGTTGTCTGTAGAACAATCTGCAATGATGATCCTGGTGCTTCCTAGCATTTGGCGTCGCAAATGCAATAACAGATGTGGAATATAGTCTTGCTCATTCTTGCAAGGTACTACGATTGTAATTTTTTCGCTTAATATTGTTTTTTGCATTCGCCTATTACCTTAAAAGTTTTAAATTTTAATTCGTACTTCATTGTTGACAATACTTGTTCGCAACTCTTTTGGTCGTTGAACAAGAGTTCTATTCTTCCTGGTTGATCCTGTGGATTGGTCGTGTGTACTGCTATCAATATCATTATCCACATTGTCACTCTCCTTAGTCCAAGTAACTATTTCCCAACGTCCGTCGTGATGTTCTACTAATGCCGTGCAACTCTCTACCCAATCACCGTCGTTCATGTATACTACACCATCTATTTCTTTTATCTCTGCATGATGTATGTGTCCACATATGACTCCATCAAAGCCACGTTTCTTACAATATTTGGCTAAGTTTTCTTCAAACTTAAAAATAAAATCTACTGCTTTTTTGACTCGGTGCTTAAGATACTTGCTAAGGCTAAAGTACCCAAAACCCATGCGGCGACGAATCCAATTAAATTTATTGTTGAGGCTAAGTATGAAATCATATGCTTTATCTCCTAAAAATGATAACCAGGGCGCTAATCTTGTAATGCCATCGAACAAGTCACCGTGTACAACTAGATAGTGTTTACCATCAGCACCTATATGTTCTATTTGATTATGTATTTCTATTAGACCAAAACTGAAACCATATGGTATCATTGGTCTTAAGAATTCATCGTGATTGCCTGCAATGAATATTACTTTAGTGCCACGCTTGGCATGACCTAATACTCTGCGTACTACATTAGTGTGCGATTGTTTCCAACGCCATTTGTTTTGTTGTATTTTCCATGCATCAATTATATCACCTACAAGATACAGGGTATCGCACGAATTGTGCTTGAGGAAGTTGTTTAACTTCCCTGCTTGACAATCTTTTGTACCTAAATGTACGTCACTAATGAAAATAGAGCGATAAGTCTTTAGCATAAGCTAATATTTATCGCCCTATCTGTGACAGTATTGTTACAATACTATATCCTTACCAAAACCCACTTAGTGTTAAATGGCTTACCTTCGGCTCGGTGTTTAGCAATCTTGCAAAATTCTTTTTTACGTAGTTTTGCAATCTTTTCCGCATCGTGGTCGAAGCAAGCCTTATATAACTCAGTAACTAATTTACTTTGTTTCATAGCCCACCTCCTTGAATAGTATTTATTATCTGCGGCGAGTAATGCGACCTTTGGTTAGGTCATATGGACTAAATTCTACTTCTACAGTGTCACCCAATAATATTTTAATATCATGCTTACGCATGCGGCCGCTGATGTATCCTGTTATTGTAGGTCCAGCTTCCATTTGTACTTTAAAAACGGCATTTGGTAATACATCTATTACCTTGCCGTCCATCTTAATGCCCTCTTCTTTTGCCATTTAAAATCGCAACTCCTTTGCTTTTAACTTGATCCACATGAATTCCTTCATTGCTTTTTCATTGTGTGTAACATATCCATACATGCCTCCTGGATAGGTTATTCTATCTTTTACAATCTTAACACCACCTTTAGGACCTTGACACCATATTCTATCACTGTTCATAGACAATCTACCTTGCCCGCCGTACCATGCACCCATATAACCTGCGGCTGAGTATGCACCGGCTTTCCAAGAATTGATACCATCACTACGGTTTTTCAGCAGTTCAAAATAATAAGTGCAACGATTAATTTTAGCCACGGCGCATCCTTGAAATTTCTACTGCTTGCTCATCGCTAAACACAGGCACAGCATTACTTTTATGCATGGTAGCGATACCAATGATTTTGTCACCAGTGTACACTTTATGTACTGGAGCAGTAGAACCGCCGGGTGTAGTTAAACTTTTGATTTTTTGTGTCTCACGACCTGGAGGTGCAGACAATGAATATTGTAGTGTAGGAGCTTTGAGTGCCTTAATACGTTTCTTTTCTTCTGCCTCAACGCCCTGACGTTTACACAATTCTTTCCATGATTGTTCTAGTTCACGGGCACGTTTAGCTTCCTCAGCATTGCGAAACTTAACTTTACCTTTGCGTTTGCCGCCGAGACTGAGCCAAGGGCCTTCAAGATGCATAGTCATAATACGTAGGTCATAGTGTTAAACATGTACATATTATAGACGAAAACGGAATATCTGTCAAGTACTACTTTTTCAGTATATCCCACATCTTTTCTTTCTCTATGATTTCGGCTTCAAGTTCCATGTATTGCTTGCGTAGTTCTCGCAAGTTATCCCATTTCTTTTCTAGGTTTTCATTTGGGCGTAATATAGCTAATCGTTCTTCAATAGATAATAGTGACTCTTTGATTGACTTACCTTTAATAGCAATATCACCCTCAAAAGTAACATCACCCTCAAACTCAGCATTGCCCTTAACGTGCAATGTATTACCTTTAAGATTGGGATCAGTTGCAATGGTGTAAGTACCACCACTAGACACAGTACCATTCCAATTAATACCAGTACCTGTATTCGGGGTAGTGTATACAGCGCCTGTAGTTCCGGTAGTAGTGTAAACGTAACTCATTTATTTGCTTTCTTAAAAACAAAATTCCCCTTATCATCAAGATTTATTTCTACATTATCTCCATCTTTCCAATCCAATGCTTTCAATAGATCGGGAGGTATTGGTATTAACAAATCTTCATTACCATCTTGTTGTGTGATAACTTCATATGATGTATAGCTTGAATTATGTTTTTTCATTATAATATAAATTAGTTATTTTTTCAAGTATCAATTTGCCCAAGATAGGGTTCGTATATTTTCTTTAGTTGTTTAATAGTGTGGTCAGTGCTCGCATCACTGTGTTTAACTGCAATGCCACCGGCGTCTGCCCAACTGTTTAAATAATAGTTGAAATCATCTACTAATACGTTTGGTCTACCGTTAATAGTAGCATATTTAAACTTACTTTTAGTAAAGATGGCATCCTGACTAGTTCCGGGATTATATTGGTCTAACCAATCACGTTTACCTTGCTTACTAGCTTCCTGCTCATTACGTAACGGGGCACTTAATACAGTGAATGGGATACTATTATCATGTAACCATTTAATGATAATTTGCCCACCGGGTAATGGTTTCAGATTACGAAACAATTCATAAACACTTTCGGGGCCTTTAAGACTTAATCGTGTAATCGCTTCATTCTGGTCTGCAATATCGTCCCAGTGGGGAACATTCTCTAGTTCTGCTACTCTATGAAATAAGTCTGCCTGCACTCCATCCATGTCTAAATACAGATGAGGCATCTGATTATCTGCTAAATCTTTGATTTTCATGCATATATTTATCAACTCCAGGGACATTACCATAAATTTTCATAAATACTAATATAACTAAAAGGAATGTATCATGGTAGAAGCTAAACCAGAAACAAAGCCCTTATCTCGTTCAGAGCGTGAGGCATTAATTAAAGATAAAGCAGGATGGGTAATTGTCGTATTTGCGGCATTACTTGCTATCAACACTTACATGGGTGGTAGCAACAGTAGCAAAGTATTGAACAATACTATTGACGCTAACAACACCTGGAGCTTTTATCAAGCTAAAAGTATCAAGGGTACACTAGCAGAAATGGCACGTGATGATGCCGCGGCCAAAGGTGACAAAGAAAAAGTTGCAAGATTACAAGCTAAAATTGACCGTTATGAAAGTGATCCTGATTCAGGTGAAGGTAAGAAAGAATTAATGGCTAAAGCACGTAAACTAGAAGATGAACGTGCAGTAGCGAAAACTCGTAGCCCTTGGTATACATTTGCAGGTAGCTTATTTCAAATTGCTATTGTTTTACTTTCAGCCAGTATTTTAGCAGTTAACAATAGATTATATACAGCAAGTTTGTATGTAGGTGGTGTAGCAATCGTATTAATGAGCCAAGCATTGTGGCTTTGGTTTTAATAGTAGAAAATTTTATATAAAGGGATAAATTATGGGAGTTATAACAATAGGGTCAGGAATTACAATTGGAGCAGGCATTCAAGCAGACGCACCGGCAGGCGGGGGCGGTGGGACAACATCTTACACAAGTCAGGGGACTAATTATAATTCAGGAGGTGTGATAATAACACAGATTGGAGGGAACAAGCTGATAATCAATCCAGGTGCTTGGACCACAAGTACTGCAACTATACTAGCGTTGCCTTCTAGCACAGTAATAGATGTTGTATATTTTGGAAGTACTAATTATGAATTAACACTGACTTCTGCTTTTACCTACAATTCGGAGCAAGACTGGTATGAAGCAACTTATACATCACTTACTCCTACTCCAGAGAATCCTCTAGATGGATTCGTAACTACTATCTCGTTCACATCAGGTTCTCCGATATCTTACACAAGTGGTGGGGCTAATTATAATTCAGGGGGTGTGATAATAACACAGATTGGATCGAACAAGCTGATAATCAATTCAAATAATTGGATCACAAGTACTGCAACTATACTGGCGTTGCCTACTAGCACAGTAATAGATATTGTATATTATACTACTAGTTATGAATTAACATTGACTTCTGCTTTTACCTACAATTCGGGGCAAGACTGGTATGAAGCAACTTATACATCACTTACTCCTACTCCAGAGAATCCTCTAGATGGATTTGTAAAAACTATATCGTTCACAGCGTAATACCGTTCTAATTAACCACTTGTTAATCTAGCGTCAAGATCCGTTAAATACTCAAGCCCCAGCGTAGGGGCATGAGTTAAAACTGTTTAATACGTTAATTGTAGGTGGTTACTTTTTACTCAAAACCAAATTAAATTTTCAAATCCATTAAATACTAGATAGCTCCCAGCGTAGGAGCGTGAGGTATAATAACAATGGATCCATTTACACTGTTTGCACTAGCAAACGGAGCCGTACAAGCTGTAAAAAAAGGATGTCAACTATACAAGGACATCAAATCAGCCACAGGTGATATCAAAGCTGTAATCAAGGACCTTGACGACCAGTTTCATAAAAAATATGACGGCAAGCCTGTTCCCGAGGCTGCAGCCAAACAACTTGCAGAAGAAAAAACCCGTGTTAAAGACTTAAACAAACGCAGTCAGGAAACCAGCAATATATACCAAGAAATAGGAGATTATCTTGGACAGTACTATGACAGCTATTTCAAATGTTTAGCAGTATTAGAGGAAGAAGAAAAGCGTAGTAAAACAGAAGTATATACCGGAGATGCTAGTTTAGCCAAACGTGCATTACAACGTATATTGATGATGAAACAACTTGAGCAAATGGGTAAAGAATTGCGTGAGTTAATGATATATCAAAGTCCACCTGAACTTGGGGCATTATTCACTGAAGTTGAAGCAATGACCAAAGAGTTAGGCAAACAGCAAAAGGATTTGATTACCAAACAAATGCAACAAGAGGCTATTAGACTTAAAAGACGTAAAGAAAGAATGGCTAGATATCAATTTGAATTTGCGATTGGTGTTGGCTGTCTTTTAGTAATTCTTGCACTTAGTGGTATGATGGCTTGGGTGGCACATGATGCTCAAAAAAGATGGGGAAGCATTATAAAAGATAAGCCATATCAAACTCGCCTAGCAGAAATGCGTAAACAAGAATGGTTTGAGAGACAAAAGAAATTAAAAGATTATGAAGAATTTTTAGCAGAAAAAGAAAGAAAGAAAAAAGAAAATGAATCCAGTAACTAAAACATTGCTAATATTATTAGGTTCAATTTTTAGCATGTTTATAGTTCCTGCAATATTAATATTATTGCGTGATTACTTGTTAGCTATACTTTGTATAATGTTGTTTATTTCTTGTTTTGGTTTATTTACATACTATGCATATATTGAATGCTACCAAATAATAATAGCAAAACAATTAGAGGAAGAAGAAATCTTTCGTAGTTTTCACGGTGACCCTGAAAAGATACGTTTTTACAAAGGGTTTAAAAAATATTTTGACGGAAAAATAAGTGCAGAAGGCTTACAAAAATGGTTAGAAAATCATCCTCTAAAGCATTAACGACGGGTATAAAGGTATACACCAAACAATGTTAACCCAGCAATAATACTAAGAGTTATCATAATTACCATAAATGTAAGCCAATAGCTTTCTACACCTTCAAGGTAAGTTCTTAATTGATCCGATAATGATTCTTTTTCCATATAAATATTTAGAATAAATATATGAGAATAATCTTAACATATTGGAGTAAAAATGGCATCAGAAACGATTAATCAAGTAATACATAGGATGAAAAATATGAGAGAATATATTGTCAACGTAGATATACCTGAAGGGTTTCAATTAAATGGTGTCATGCCATTTGACGCTAACATTAATGGTAGTAAGGGCAGATTTAAAATTTATGCTGTATCTAAGGAAGAAGCAGAGCAACGCATAAATGAGTATTTAGAAAAACAACAACAATAACCAACCCCGTAAGGGGTTTTTTTATATGCAAAATTTTGTATTTTTATTTTTATTTTCAATATCAGCATATGCTGACATGAATGATTGTGTAAAATTAACCGATCCAAACGAAAAGAATTATTGTATGGCAACTTACAGTGGTAGTGCATCATTTTGTGATAAAATTAAAAGTTATGAACGTAGAACTCAATGTATGAGAATGGTTATAGAAAAACAACGACAAGTTCAATATGGAATAAAACAAAAAGAAAAACAAGGAGAATAATATGAGTTGGTTTAATCGTAGTCCAAGAAAAAATGAACCCGAAAAACATCATGCGACACCCCGTCGTGCCAGTCCATCATCTAATAAAATGATGGAAGAGGCAAAAACTAAGGGTCCTGATAAAACAAAAAATAACAAATCAAAAGTTGATAAATAAAATATGGAATTTAGTGGAATAACATTTGGTGGAGGATTGAGCGCGGTAGTGCCAGTTGTTCCTACTTCTTTTTCTGCTGATTTTACTTCCCTAACCGGAAGTATATCCGTTACTAGTAATTCGGCGCTGGCATTGACTTCAACATCTACGATTGAGTTTTGGATTAGAATACTTCCTGGCGCACATGCTAAAATCTATTCAATATTGAGTTATGGTAATACAGGTAACCCGTTTCAATTTATATCAATATTAAGTAATAATGCAATAGGTGTTGGCCCAGGATTTACTCCGGTTGGTAGCGGCCTTACTTGTCAGACTACTTCAACATTGAGTGCAGATACATGGTATCATGTTGCATGTGTAATCAATAGTGGCACACTATCAATTTATAGAAATGGTGTAGCACAAGGCTTAAGCGGAACAACTACTGGGTGGCAGGCTTCGCCAGTGACATCATCTATGCATATAGGCAATTACGCAGGTGGTGGTAGTTTCCATGTAAATGGGTATATAAGTAATATGCGAATCTTAAGCGGCACTGCATTATATACAGGAACCTTTACTCCTAGTACTGCTACATTGACAATTTCTAGCCCGGGATCAACTGGGGCTGGTGTAACAGGGACAGTCAGTAGTAGCACTGTAAAATTATTAGCCTTCACAACAGGTACTGTAACGGCTGATGGTTCTACTAATAGTTTAACCCTAACAACTTCAGGCTCAGTTACTGCTACAAGTAGTGTAGTTCCTTTCTAATAAATTAAATACTATACAATGAATAATGATTTATATATCTTGTCTTTAATACCAATCTTAACCTTTACTAACCCAAAATTCTTACTTTTGATAGTTACTGTTGACCAATGAGAAAACTTTTATTAATACTAGCGTTCTGCACAAACAGCTACGCAGAAACTTTCACTGCCCCATTAGAAGCAGTATGCGATGATACACAAATCGTTACAAAAAGACTATTCAACTCGTTTGGTGAAGTGCCCATCATTAGGGGTTTGACTAGTGATGTGTCAGGAACTGTAATGACAATGTGGATTAATCCAAAAGAAAATTCTTGGACTATATTGGCAACTAAAGATAAGATTACATGCGTAATCGGTTACGGTAAAGATTTTAAATTAATTGAATATAAAACAAAACCTAACGTCTGATAGGTGTATAGTCTACATTTGGTATAGGTGAATAGTCTTTAGTAAAACTATCACGTAGATCATCACCGTATTTCAATATAATGTAACTAGCAATGTCATCAACGAAATGTCTAGGTATGCCTAATAGGCAATAGTTTTTCCAAGTTACAACCTCGTCAACATATTTTTTTATATTCTTATCAGTAAGAATATCATTAAATTTATTTGACTCACGATAAAATTTAAAATATTTCATTTTTTCCAAAGTATAAAGTTGATGTAATCTGTTTCTGATTCAAAGTAAAATGTGTATTTACCGGGATGAAATCCAGCCATACCTTTTATATCATATCCCCAATCTGCAACACATTGAGTTTGACACCAATGCATGACGGGTGCAAGCTGCCCAAACTTAATGTCAATTTCAGTTTTGTATTGAGTGTCTGGTGACATTGACTCCACTTTTGTTTAAGAAATTTATACCATCATCACTGCGATAAGTGTTACGGTATAAGACGTTATTAATACCACTCTGGTATATAAGTTTGGCACAATCTAAACATGGCGCATGGGTAATAAACAAGGTAGCACCCATACCCGACTCGTTAGATTTAGCCAACTTAGCAAGTGCATTAGATTCTGCATGTAGTACTTCTGGTTTGGTTATTAATTTATATCTTCTTGCATAACCTAGATCAGGATGAAAATCATCTTCCTCAAAAGGCCATTGTTCTTTAATCTCATCAGGATCTAGCCAACCTCCTGCATCACTACTCATATACTCAATATGTTCACAATTGTTTTCCCAACCAGAAGGCATGCCGTTGTATCCTATACTAACTATTCTATCATCTTTAACAATGATAGCACCAACTTTCAATCGTATTGCATGACTTAACTGACTGGTACGTTCAGCAACATCCATAAAATATTTAATAAATTTTTCTTTCATTAGTCCCAAAGATTTCTAAAGTACTGACCAAACAAATCAAGACCTTCTTGAATACGTTCTTCATGTTTTTGGTGTCCAACATAATCATACCAGTGTCCATTTGGATTTTTGTCAACCATTTGAAATGTTGCTTCTATTTTACCTGTAATTGGATTAGGAAAAGTTTTATCAGTCTTAATCCAATCATATTCACCCTTGCCATGATGGTATTTTTCATCATAATCTTCATATGCAAGTTGTCCAAAACTCCAAATCATCTTGTCAAGTATTTCATCCCAACGTTTTGCCGCAATCTCCCATGTTTCTTTGTGTGTTTCTTTGTAAAAGTCAAAACTTTCTTGTTCCGAATAATCTTCACCTCCTACATCATTCACTAATTCACCGGGAACTCCATGTTTGGTATCACGTAATTGAATAAGCATAGGATGAATAATTAATGCAAGAGTTCTATCCATATTCCATGTATCCCAGCTGTCTATTTGAATATTGACTTTTCTGCGATTTGTGGTTTTAGTCCAGTTATTTATTTTAATTTTCATTGCGTATATTCCTGTACTGTACCATCGTCAAATATAAAGACTTTATCTTGATATATAACTGTAGCTGACACTATGTTATTATAGGATTTACATAATTTTGCGAGTTCTTCAATGCTGGTTGCTTGACAGATAAAGATATGATTTAACCTATCATAAAGGTATAATGTATCATTTACTTGCTCAATTTCAAGTCGTTGTATGTTATATATGATAATTTCTTGTTCTTCTTTTGCTTTTTCTAATTCTTTTTCAACATCTATTCCTTGAACACTCGCCAAAGTCTTTAGTACATTGCGTAATTTGAATAAAACAAATCCTTCGCCGATTATGAAACCAGCTATAAAGGCAATAAAAACAGTAAATAATTCCATGATATTATTTATTGATTTTTAAATCAGACCAAATCTTAAGTTTTTCAAATTTTTTCATTTTAGCTTGTTGAATACCTTCAACTGTTACACCAACATCTAGGTCAGTAAGTAATTCAACCATAGCAAACAAGTCTCCAATTTCTTCTTCAAGCATATTGATGTTAGTACGATCCTTACCAGGCTTCATTTGGTCAGGACCAAATCTAAAACATTTACTAATTGCTTGGGTAACCTCTGCACATTCTTCTTGCAGGATTAGCATTACTTCTCTCAAATCTTCATTCATTTATTATTCCATTCATAATCATTTAAAATTTTAACTACTTCTTCAAGTGATTCTTCTACTTCCCATGTGCCATGTGGGGGACAAAATACATAAGTAATATTCTCAATAATACCATCTTCCATCTTTGCTAAGTTTTGTGTTTGATATACGGTAGCAATGATATCTGTATTAATTGATATTTTATTTCCTTTATGTGACAGTGCGGCGTTTGTTAGTGTGATATACATTATACTTTCTTTCTGTTTGCTATTGCAATTTTTGGTTCAATATACTTTTTATGATATTCTTGATAGTTATCCAAATAGTTTTGGTGTTGAATCCATTGATGCTTTGACTTTGATTTGTTTATTAAAAATCCCCAATCACGTACTTGAGGACCCATGAAAAATAATGTAGTTGCAGGACCTTTTTCTTCATCAAGTTCCAACCAATGAAATTCTTTAGAACCACGCAAGATGATACTACCTGGACCACGCCATGTTTGAAACTCTGCGAATATTTTACCTTCTGAATTAAATACAGGAGTATGTTCCCAATAACCACCTTTAAGGATGATAGTCATATAAGGCCAAGGATGGTCATGAAAGATTGGATCATCACTTTTCACAATCTTGTGTAGTGTGACATTGAATGGAAACCATTTTCTATCTTTTAAAAAGATATAGTAACGATGCATATAATCGGCACCAGTTCGACGGTCTGGAATCAAACGATAACGACCTAATTTATTCATAACCTTGTGAAACAAACCCATTCAAATTCTCCTTTTGTCTATTATAGCACAAAATTGATTTATAGAAAACAGAAAAGGGTGACGAATCACCCTTTATATGAAACAACTACAATCCTAAGATTATACGCCCAATGCCAATGCACGATAGCCTGCGGCTATAACTGCACGACTAGGAGTACCCAAACGATACTTGGTGAAAGTCTGACCAAGTTTGTTAGTACGCTTGTTAGCGTAAATTGCATAACCATTGAAACGCAATGCGCTTACGGATGCAGTTGGATTAGCAATATCAAAACGGTGTGTGATTTGCTTTGCAGTGAGTTCTTCACCTTTACGTAGTGCCTCTAATAGGCGTTCACTTTTTGTCATCATGTTAATTTCCTTCTAATAATGATTCGTTGCTCTCACAACGTACATAGATTATATACGAATTTTTTCTGATAAGCAATATATTTGGACATTCAGGTACCCAAAATTTATATTTCTTTTTCCAATTATCTAAACACTTGTACACGATTTTGACCTAAACGTCCCATAACACCTATCATAGGCACTTCTTGTACACATTCCTCAGGAATTATGGACCACATAAGGTGTTCTATATCTGCATATTTTCCCTGTGATAATCTGGTTGACAATTCAGTTGTTGCTTTTTTATAAAAATCTTTTATAACATTGTGTTGTGAAATAGCCCAAGAATATAACATAGATGGATATTGATATGGTATACCTACAAATGCCGGATCAAATTGGCTTTGTATTTTTTCATGGTAAATAATTTTATCCGGGTACTTCTCATAATTTTCTAAATTAAAATCATCAGTCAGTACATAACGTCCGGACAACTTATGCACAACATCACATTCTTTTAAGAAATTGGTGTTGTCTTCAATAACCTGCAACGCTGAACCAAAGCACATAATCTCACACATATTCTTTACGATATCCCAATTATCAGTGCCATTATAATACCTTTGTATGGCCGGATCACCACTCATGTTGATAACACCGTTTGTTTTACTACTCAATATGTCTAACTTTTCCTGTTCTAATTTATAACCAGACGATTCTACGATTATAATTTTAGCATCAGGTACTCGTTCTCTGATTGTATTAAAGGTATCAAAGGTCTGTAACAACCTTTGATCTGGATCATAACTTCCAAACTTTGTGTTAATAGCACTTGTAATAATAAATAAATGTTTTTTCATAATTCTATATATTTTAATTGGAATTTATCCGCATTTTCGTCCCAACCACTGTAACCTCTCGGATTACATACGATTCGTGTTTCACCAATCATATAGTCAAATGGATCATGTGTATGACCATGAGTCCATACTTTAATTTGGGGATGATCCAAAATGAATTCACTCAAGTCACTGTGATATCCACCGTTCATCAAGTCTTGACCTTTGTATTTTTCATGGATACTCAAATGACTAGGACTGTGATGACCAACGATAACTACTTTATCTTCCTTCAAGTTACTTAGTACAATTTTGAAGTATTCTAAAGTTTTCTTGTGGCGCATAGCAATATGAGCAGGACGCAATTTAGTGTATCCAAGTTCATCATTCCGAATCACTCTAAAGTCATTCATCATGTCTTGCAAGGCATGCAATGTTAATGGATCAGCTTTGTTACAGTCTGTCCATAGTGTTGCACCAATGAATGTTATATCATTGATAACCTTGATATCATTTTCAAGGAAATAAACATTAGGATATCTTGCACACTCGTCACGCAAGTGTTGGATACTAGCACTCCAACGACCATGATAGAATTCATGATTACCCGCTATATATAAAACATGCGGAAATTGAAAACTACAACGACTTAGGAAGTCACGGAATCGTAATGCAGTTTCTTGTCTACGACCTAAGTTCGGGATATTAACAGGATCATTGGGATGTACGGGTGGATGATTGTGTAAATCTTCGGCAATCATAATGTCGCCGGACAGGATGAGGACCTCTGCATCTTCCTCGTTCTTGAGGATAATGTCCATAAACTCTAAATGAAGGTCACTGCATACTGCTATTTTCATACTTATCCAAACATTAATTCTGCTAATTTTATCCCTGTTGCTAAACAAAATATCATAAAGGGAAATCCTACTAGTGCAATACACACTAGCAACATTTCAAATGAAATCCAACTATTTTTTTGCAAAGTAAATTTATTCATACCAACTCCGTTATGTGTTTACAACTACCACGATACATGAATCCAGGACACGTGCATGTTTTTTCTTCTGTATCAATACTATATATATTTCCTTTACTACCGGTAATTTTAATTACTGTAGATTTTTCCTTGATCTTTTTAAAAGGGTTAACCCTAAGTGTTTGAAATTTACGACCTCGTTTGTCTATTGTAATCGGTTTGTTAAAATAGAAGGGAGCAGTGGCGCCTACTTTGATGTATGCAATCATTTTAGATCCATCTAGTAGATAGGTATGATTAGCTTTGTTGCTATCGTTCCAGACTGTAGTCTCTACCACTGCTTCCATATTTACTCCTGTGTTTCTTTATCTTTGACCAATTCTTCTGACAACAAATAGAATTCACTGTCACCTTGAAACATAACATACCAAACACCGTCTTGCATGATATATGCAAACTCACACCAACTATCGTTGAATTGTTCAATCAATGATTCTTTGCTAGTGTGCGTGATAAACTCTTGACCTGTTTCATCACGGTCACGACCATAGAATGTAGTCATGTTGCAATACTTTTCTTCAAATTCTTTTGCAGATATGTCAGTGTCAAATTGACTGAAGGGATGCTTTTCGCCAATGTTGCGTTGCAAACTAGAAATATTACCTAGTGCAATAAGGTTGTTTGCTTTAGGTGAATCATAGTGTTCTTGCAAAATACGACCATTGTGTGACAGATAACCATCCCAATGACAATAAACAGTTTTGTAGTTATTGCCATGAACAACTGCGATAAGTGAACGTGTTCCCATTTGCAAACTCCTGTTGTTTACTGTTTAAGATTCTATTATATACCCAAAGTGATTTATTGTCAACCTTTAATACAAACCATATCATAAATTTTTAATGAGGCTTTACCACTAACCTTAGTCCATGGTTGTATAGCAGATAATAATTCATTAGTGCTACCATCACGTGCCCATAATGAACGTTCTAAACCCTCAGCACATGCGTATTCAGTATGACTAATGACTATTTGATCCTTTAAAAATTTAGTAAACCTGAATGTTTTAATAACTCTTTTGATATTGGGTGTTCCGGTTTCAATAAGATAAGGTCGTATCCCGTCAGCACTTACAACCGTAATTGAAACAGATGGATCCTGTGCTACTGTAATGAATTCTACCTCTGCCCGGGCAGAAATACAACCAATCAATATCATAATACCAAATATTTTTTTCATTTTGTTTCCTGTTACGCAAATGTATTGGTAGTACTATCTTTCACAACCTTAAAGGCTTCTAATGTCTTTTTTGGTTGTGCCAAGGGATTCTTTGCAATAAATTGCATCATTGCAAAAGAGGTCAAGCCCAAAAACTTAGCTTCCTTGTTAATCACGTTGAGAGCGGTTTCTAATTTCATGTTAACTCCTTAAACCAAATCTAATTGAATTTGCTTGTTGCGAATTGTAGTACCGAGACCTGTTGGGACAGGGTTGCGAGTTGCCTCAGCCATTCTACGCTCGTAAGACAACTGAATCAATGCTTCCCAAACCAGTGTACGTGCAAGAGTGGTAGCAAACATTTCAGTCATTTGGCTGATTGTCATGTACAAACCGATTTCGTTTTCGGATCCATCACCTTTGAAAATCACACGAAATTTTTGTGAATTCTTGAAACCTTCAATCACTGTTTTTGTACGCATCTGTAAGCTCCTTTAATCAATCAATACAAGTATTATATACCCAAAGTGATTTATTGTCAACCTTTGGGTATAAGATAAAAGTACTACTTTTTGAGTACTTCAAAAATTGAATTTTGCAGAAGGGCGACCTCGTCACGGTCAACGTAGAAGTCGGTACGAGGATCGTAGTACTCACCTTCTTTAGGATCGTAATACAGAACCTGACCATTGGGATAGTGAAACGGACCCTCGAGACCCTTGCGAGGACCGTACTCTTTATTGTGCTTGAAAACAACGTAAGACATAAAAACTCCTTTTCACTACAGAAGCCTCTATTGTATACCCAAAGTGATTTATTGTCAACCGCGTTTTGTAACTATTTCGTCTACAAGACCATAATCAAGTGCTTGTTGGCTACTCATAAAATTATCTCGTTCCATATCAGCATGAAGTACGTCAAAAGTTTTACCTTTTGAATTATGCTTAACATAGATTTCTGTGAGGTTCTTTTTCATTTCAAGAATTTCATTGACCTGAATCAGCATATCAGTTGCTTGTCCACGTGCGCCACCTGAAGGCTGATGAATCATGTGCCGTGCATTTGGCAACATAAAACGTTTGCCAGATGAGCCTGCTTGTGCAAGCAAACTACCCATACTACATGCTTGACCCATAACGATTGTGTGAATCTCTGGTTTGACAAATTGCATTGCATCATAGATTGCCATGCCAGCAGTTACACTACCACCAGGACTATTGATATACATTGAAATATCTTTATCACCTTCTGATTCTAAAAATAGTAATTGGGCAACGATAAGATTTGCCATTTGGTCATGTACTTCGCCCTCAAGCAAAATTACACGGTCACGCAATAAGCGGCTGTAGATATCATAACTACGCTCACCTTTGCTTGTTTGTTCGATAACGATTGGGACTAAACTCATACTATACTTTCCTTATTATAAAACTACATTATATATGTAATTTCTTATTAGGTCAAGCATTATGGTTATCTACTTTTTGGTCTCTTTTCACGACCTACACCAATCTCATCATTGTTTTGTTTTTTGATGACTCTTGGTTCAACGATATCTTGTGCCTGTTGCTCAACATCATCGTTAGCTGATATTGTTGGTGCACCAACTTCTCCGTCTGGTCCTGGATCAGCGTAGTCACTAGCGTTTCTACCTAGTTTAAAACTAAAACCAGCACTACTTGGCTCAACAGCACTAGATTTATTTTCTAAAGTAACTACACCGTCTAGTTTAGATGGCCATTGTGTGGCAAATGTCAATTCACCGTTTGGATTATAATCAGTGTATTGTTGTATGAAATTCATTTCTAATACTTGAAGAATAGTATCTCTAAATTCAGGTATTGCACCACCTTCGTTAATTGCATGGGCAACAATTTTTTTCAACTTATAAACCATTTTACCGCCGTCAGTAGCTTTTTCACTAGCGATATCATTGATAAGTGGTTGATATAATTTGGGTAACATCATTCCACTATTAATGCTTTCAATACATTGGTCTATCAATTTAGGAGCTTTAGATGATGTTGGCATTATCTTTTGAAATTCTTTTGGAAAGCTATCAGGCTTATTCATGTAAACTAAGTCTGCTACTTTAAATGCTTGGATGATAGTACTTGGCCCGGATGTTGATTTTACTTGACATAGTTCAATAAGTTTTACTGCATCTTTAAGTTTAGCATTACGCTTAACATCATCACTTAATTTCAATCCACTAACAGCCGGTGCTGCCCCACCTCCAGTACCTTTACTAGAAATGTTTAAACTATGACTTGTGTTAGGGTTAGTAATCGTAGCATAACTATCTGCAATATTGTTATTTGCTTTACTAGGGAAATTTAAAATTAAATCACCCAAATCACCACCTAACCATTGCGTAAATTGTTGCTTTCTTGGGAATCTTGTACGTTGATATAATAATGCTAATACACCCAAATATTCACCTGCATAATCAACAATAGCCTTACGTTCTGATTCTTTATCTTTTTCCAACATTTCAGGTGGTAATTGAACATACTCACCTGCAACAATGTATTCTGCTAATTGAATTACAATTTTTCCATAGTCAGTGCTGTTTAATACACTGTTATTTTTTATCTCATTATACAAGTCAGTGGCAGCAATGTCTCTATCAGTTATGCCTATTGTTGATGGTTTTAATTTTAAGTTTTCCTTAGAGCTTCCGCCAAACTCCTCAGTCTTTCTTAATTCACCTAAGTTAATTTGATTGCCATCATTAGTCATAATGGTAATTTTTTTACCAATCAACTGTCCAGTATCAAACAGTTGCTTTATTTTATTTGCTTCGCTACGTTTGATATAAACCTCTTCACCTGTTGGGTGGTATATAAAAGGAAGGCCTTTATTTATTTTACCTATAAAGATGTTAAAGTTGTCACGCTTTTTTAATTCATCGGGATACAAACCTTTAGCCTTTACGCCGTCTGTTCCTTCAGTAGCACCGTCACCTTCGAGTAGTTTTATTAAGTCTATTAAATCACGCATAATACGTATTTATGCCCTGAACAGATTTTGATGTTTAAACCAGCGTCTTTGACTATGTGCAGTTTTGAGACTTATTCCATACTGTTCTAAATTTTCACGAAATCGAAAGAAAGATGGTCCGTGACTCATTAACCAATCTTTTCCGTTCTTTTCACGTTCGGGGCCTAATATGTCCCATTGATATTGGTGAACCATTTCATGCGCTAATGTGGTCACAAACCATTGAGGGCAAAACCATTTATCCATAAGTTTAATCTCACAATAGCTTCCGGTCTTATAAATTTCTATTTCACCCATACACATACCCCAGTATTTTCTACATCTAGGTACTAGGTGTATTGACGGTATTACTAATTGATTTTCGAATACGTACTCGTTTAGTTGTTTATAAACATGTTTTACGTCTTTTGCAGTTGGCCTATATGCTAATTTTTTCTGAACATGGATCGGGGGCAAGGGAAGATCCATCATATCTATGAGTGAATAATTAGATAGGTTCATATATGTATTTATGAAAAAAATCTTCTTTGGGACTACGGATCATAAATATTAATTGAAGGAGATTTACTATGGAAGTTATTATCATTATTGCTATTATTATAGTGATTGGTTATGTGTTATACAATCAATACGGAAGCAAAAACCCAGCTGTGCAACAAGAAGTTGCTAAGGTTGAGGAAGTTGCTAAAGAGGTTATTGCTGAAGTTAAGGCCGAAGTAACCGCAGTCAAAGAAGTTGCTAAAAAGACTACTGCCCGTGCCAAAAAAGCACTGGATGTTAATCAAGATGGCAAGGTTAATTTGAAAGATGCAGTTGATGGGGCTAAGGCTGTAAAAGCTAAAGTCACTAAAGCTAAACCAAAAGCGTCATGATATATGGTTTTGATGTTATCAGTGACTTAAATTTAACCCCAAACGATGAATTCAATTGGGAGGGTAAACCTACTAGTTTATTCTGTATAGTTGCTGGAAACATCACAACCGATATAACTGTTTTACATAAAACTTTGAAACACCTCAGTGGTTTATATCACGGGGTGTTTTTTATTGACGGAACATTAGAAAATCAAGGTATCGTTGATAGAGATACTAGATCCAATGAAATAGCTAAACTGTGTAGTAGTTTTAGAAACGTCATTTACTTACACAATAACGTAGTTGTAGTTGACGGAATCGCATTATTAGGTTTAAACGGTTGGAGCAATAAAAAGATAGAAAACAGCATCCTAGATGATTTTCATTTAAAATGTTTTAGATATGACGATATTGCATACCTTGAGAAAACACTTGAAAAATTACAACTACATGTTGACGTTAAAAAGGTAGTCATTATCAGTAGTTGCGTTCCACTCAGAGAATTGTACTTCGGTGAGAACGATGTGAATGATGAGGATATCTTCCCCGGATATGTTCTATACAAAGACACAGAACACAAAGTAACTAAGTGGATATATGGAACTTATGATAAGTTTGTTGACACTAAAATTAATAACATCAACTATGTGAATAACGCAAAGTATGATGTTGAACCATACTTTGCAAAACGCATTGAAATAAATCTTTAAGTTGCGTCGGCTTCTATTTTAACTTGAAGTGGATACCCTTGGTTTCTGGCATCAAGTGTAACTTCAATTCCCTTTTGTTCTGCAATTTCAAAGGGCAACACAGCAACAACTGCACTACCGGATTCATGAATTCCTGTAGTAATAGATGATGCAGTATCCTCTGTATAATTAAAATGGTCAATCAAACTTTTAACGACAAACTCTATTGAAGTGTGATTATCGTTCATATAAATTACCTTGAACATTGGGGGTTCAGGTACTTTCAAATTGGGTCTAATTCTAATTCTTGTTTCAGTTTGTGCCATGTTGTGCTTTCATTGAAAGTGTGCAGTTTCCCGCACACTTTTATTTACGATATGCTATTATATTATTTATTGTAGTTTATTGCAATGTTCTTGGGTTTCTTATCTTCTGGCATTTTACGCTCTAGTAAGACAGAAAGAACTCCGTTTTTAATAGATGCGTCAATAACTTCAACATGTTCAGCCAATTTGAACTTTTGGATAAAGTTTCTGCTACTCAATCCACGATGTAGATATTCATAATTGATTGGATCATTTTTATTTTGTTGACCGGAAATCAATAATGTATTGTTTTCTACTGTGATAGAAATTTCACCTTCATCAAATCCTGCAATTGCAACCTCAATTAATACAGTTTCATCTCCTGTCTTAATTACATTGTGCGGTGGATAGTTACCTTGTGGTTGACTTGTTGTTCTCAGTAGTTCATCAAGCATTGAATCAAATCCTATTCCGAATCTATGGATAGATGGAATATCTATTGAACGTAACGTTAATTCTCTTGTCATTTTGTTTCTCCTTTATTAAGCAAGTTATGACATGTCGGGTCCATCCTATATGGCACCCGACTAATTTAGTTAAACAGTCTCTGCGGACTCTTTAACTTCTGCATCAACCACATCTGCTTCTTGTGATTGTTTCTTCTCTGCTTCTTCAGCATCGTGTTTAACCTTAGTGATAGGACCAATTGCTTCATATAGTTTAGGAATAGATTCTTGGATAACTGTTGCGTCATCACCTAGAATCGCATATTCAACTGCTTTTAATGCTTCTTCTGCTTTAGTACGTTCTTCTTCTGTAACTTGGTCTTTGTACTTTTCAAAGTCATTACGGAAGCCATTCAATGTTGATTCTGCTCCATTACGTGCTTCAATCAATTCACGTGCTTTCTTGTCTGTTTCTGCATTGTCCTCAGCATCTTTAACCATTTGCTGAATTTCACTTTCGCTCAAACCACTATTACTCTTAATAGTGATTTTGTTTTCTTTGCCCGTACCTTTGTCTTTAGCACTGATATGCATGATACCATTTGCGTCAATATCAAAAGTAACTTCAATCTGAGGTACTCCGCGGGGTGCTGGTGCAATACCATCTAAGTTAAATTCACCTAGACCTTTATTGTATTTTGCAATCTCACGCTCACCTTGGAACACTTTGATTGTAACTGCTTGTTGATTATCTTCGGCTGTACTGAATGTTTGACTTTGTTTAGTTGGAATTGTTGTGTTCTTAGCAATCAATTTGCTCATTACACCGCCCATTGTTTCAATACCCAAACTCAATGGAGTAACGTCAAGCAACAATACGTCTTTGCGCTCACCACTTAGTACTGCGCCTTGAACTGCGGCACCAACTGCTACTGCTTCATCAGGGTTAACATCTTTGCGTGGTGCTTTGCCGAATAGTTTTTCAACTTCTTCTTGTACCTTAGGCATACGTGTCATGCCGCCAACTAAGATAATTTCGTCAATGTCACTAGCACTTACACCGGCATCTTTCATTGCTGTCTTGCAAGGCTCGATACTACGTTTGATAAGTTCTTCAACTAGTTGTTCTAGTTTGCTACGTGTCAACTTAACGTTCAAATGTTTAGGGCCATTTGCATCTGCGGTGATGTACGGTAAGTTAACATCTGTTTGTACTGAACTACTCAACTCAATCTTAGCCTTTTCTGCGGCTTCTTTAAGTCGTTGCAATGCTAACACATCTTTAGTCAAATCAACGCCTTGATCCTTTTTGAATTCGTCAACCAAGAAATCCATGATTCGTTGGTCAAAGTCTTCACCACCTAAGAATGTGTCTCCGTTTGTGGACAATACTTCAATTTGTTTGTCACCATCAACATCTGCCAATTCAATGATAGATACATCAAATGTACCACCACCTAAGTCGTACACTGCAACTTTACGGTCACGCTTGTCTTGTTTATCTACACCATACGCCAATGCGGCTGCTGTAGGTTCGTTAATGATACGCAATACTTCTAGACCGGCAATACGTCCTGCGTCTTTGGTTGCTTGTCTTTGACTATCATTGAAATATGCGGGAACAGTAATAACTGCTTGTGTAACTTCTTCACCGAGATAATCTTCCGCAGTCTTTTTCATTTTGCGTAAGACTTCTGCACTGATTTGTGGAGGTGCTAGTTTATCTTCATTTACTTGAACCCATGCATCACCGTTGTCATTAGCAACAATTTTGTAAGGCATCAAGTTGATATCTTTTTGTACAGCTTCTTCGGTAAATTTACGACCGATCAAACGCTTGGCTGCATAAATTGTGTTTTTTGGATTAGTAACTGCTTGACGTTTAGCACTAGCACCAACAAGAATTTCGTCTGTATAGGCGACAATACTTGGTGTTGTTCTAGCACCTTCACTGTTTTCAATTACTTTGGGGATTCCGTTCTCAATAACGGCTACGCATGAATTTGTGGTACCCAAATCGATACCGATGACTTTGCTCATAATGTTCTCCTTTGTTAAGCAAGATTTTTAAAACTGTAGACCTTTACAGCATCTACATGTATATATCTATTTTATATGATTACGTAAAATATTTGTATATAATTGGGTTAGTACATTTTAGGGGGCAATTGTTGGTCACGCAAGTGTTTCTTCCAACGTCTTTTTGCTTGACTTTTGGCAATCTTCTTTTTTATGGTTGGTTTGACAAATTCCTGACGTTCTCTGACCTCTTGTAGTAAACCGGATTCGGTTAACTTTTTTTTAAGTTTACGTAATGCTTTCTCTACATTGTTGTCAAATACTGGAATTTTCTTACTCATAACAAAGATTTTGGATTTAAAATCTGCTCCTTGTTAATATTTAGCAATTTTATGTTATTTTGACGGTATGATTTGGTGAGGAACATATGCGGCATTAATACTCGCTCAATTTCTGTATGCAATCCACGAGCCCCTGTTTTCAGAGTTAATGAATTTTCTGCCATTTGTTCCAATGCATCTTGGGTAAATGTAAGTTCGATATTATCTAATTTAAGCAAATATTTGTATTGGCTGATATAATTATTTTTAACATCGGTTAAGATATGAATCAACTGTTCTTTATCTAATTCATCAATACTAACTGTAGTAGTAAATCTACCTATGAATTCTGGAATCATTCCGTACTTTGTTAAATCATCAGGGGTAACTTTGCTTAGTTCACCCTCTTTTTTATTATCTTTGATAGCCGCTTGAAACCCGATACTTGTTCCATTTAATCTATTTCCTATTACTTCCTTCAATCCAACAAAAGCCCCGCCTGCAATGAATAATATGTTTTTTGTGTTTATTTCAAGCATGTCGGCACCAGGATGTTTTCTGCCACCGCTTCCTGCTATGCGACATACTGTACCTTCAACTAATTTGAGTAATGCTTGTTGTACTCCCTCACCTGATACATCACGTGTTATACTAACACTCTCACTCTTTCGGGCAATTTTGTCAATTTCATCAACAAATACGATACCACGCTCGGCTAAGTCTTTATCACCGTTAGCCGCATTGAGCAACATGTTAATCATTGATTCAACATCATCACCTACATAACCTGCTTCGGTTAAACTAGTTGCATCAGCTACAACGAAGGGCACTTTAAGATATTTAGCCGCAGTCTTTGCAAGTAAGGTTTTGCCACTACCTGTCGGACCTACAATAAGTACATTGCCTTTTTGTATTTCTAAATCTTTAGGAGGATTATTTATCCGTTTATAGTGATTAGCAATGGCTACGCTGAGAACCTTTTTAGCATCATCTTGTCCAATGACATGTTGATCTAGGTATTCTTTTATGGACTCTGGATCGTAATCTGGATTGGATTCTTTTGTTGTAGGTTCAACAACTCCATCAGTTATGAGTTCTTGGCATAATTCAACGCAATCACTACATATAGCAACAGAACCACCGACTACTAGTTTTTTAACAGCATCTTTGTGGTTGTTGCAAAAGCTACAATAATTTATTGGTTTATTTTCTTCGGACATGTTTGATTTTAATACTATTACTTATCATTGTTTGTACAGCATTATAAATTCTAACATTTTCCTTTATGAACAGTCAATACATAAGAACTGACTTCTTTCATTATGGGGTGATTTTTCTTAAATGTAAATGCCAATTCATTTTCAAAAACGTCATTACCATTAATTGTAAATTCTTTGTTCAAATAAATTGTATCTTCTTCCCCGGCAAAGGTTTGGCATGTATGAAATAATCTCTTCCCTGCTCCGTCTAATGCAATTAATTTTACATATAATTTACCAACAAAATGTTGCTTAATCAATTCATCACGTTGTATATCGTTGATAAAATATGAATCAGTACTACCCCAAACACTACCGGGTTTTTTACTAATCACCCTAATTTTACGTTGTTGGACATGACCTTTTATTTCTTTATCGCTTGTAGCTTTTAAAGCCTCATTAAACGATTTTAGAAAGTTATAATTATAACTTACTTCAAAGGGTACAATAAACACAGGATTTCTATTTTTATCTATTGCTGTCACAACTCCTGAACTATCAATTCTTTGATTTTTAACAATAAATGCAGAATGCGGATATTCTTCCAACACTGCCTTCATCAATTCATCACCGGTTTTTCTGTACTTTGAATATACTTCAAATTGGTCGTGTATTTTTTCACCATTGACAGATTTGGATTTATTTGATACCCCTAACACTCTTTCTGCGATAGAACTGGATTTGACATAAACATCCATTGTTAGGTAATAAGTGTTGTTTACCTTTTCTGTATCAAGTACTGTATAATGGTCAATATAACCTGCACTATGTAATACAATTTCGTCCTTACTTAGCTTGTCATTTTTGATTTGTTTTTGTGATAAAAGAACTACACCAACTTCTTGCTCAATGGCTTTTTGAAAGCCATTGTTTTTTGCATCGTTGATAGTAGTTCCTTCACCTATCACGCTGATTGGGATAGTTTTATTTTGTGCTACCGTAGTAGCACAGGCAGTTAACAGGGTAACTGCCAATGCTAAAATTAAACGCATGATTATTAATTCATGCTTTTACGCAATTCATTAGCAACTCGCTCACTTTCGCGGTCCCAACGAACGGTAACTGAAACTTCTTGTTGTCCTACTTTTTCTTCCTTGACAGTTCTAAATCCACGCAAGATAGATTCAGAATTTTCACGGATAGTATTAGTTACTGTACGTGCAGTATCATTTGAATTTTCACGAACCGATGTACTATTTGTTTTGGCTTCTTTATCAGTCATCTGTGATTCTTCTGAACCATTTTTCATCTCATCTTTAGCCTTTTCAACGTGTTTGGCTATAACATTTGTAATCCGTGAACTTGAGATTTGGGTATTGATAAAATGACTAACGTTTGCTAGTGCTTGGCTTTTAGCAACCTTACGACCTTCATTAACTTGTACAATACTTGCACCATTAGTCCATGCAGTTGCAGTAGCTTCAATAGAAACTATATCGCATTCAGATTTAAATGGCTTATACCATGCACAATTTGTTGTAATCTTTACATTATCCTCTGTAAATGTTGTGGACAACTTTTGATTTCTGATAGGTTCATCAGGGTTTACTGCGGTCTTAGTTGAGGAGCAACCTGCTAGAATAGCAACGACTGCGACAAAAGTGAGTGTGTGTTTCATAAAAACCTTTAATAAGTTAAACAATGATGATAGTATAACAGAGAATCTCTTATTGGTCAAGAGATTTTGGGTAACAATTTACCCAGTTTTTAAATGCTTTTCAACTGCATCCTGTTCGTCAACGGTTAATAGGTCCATATCATATTCACCTGACGCAAGTTTACCGATTAAAAATTGAACATATTCTGGATTAGCCAAATATGTACTACTTATGTTTTTACTTGTTTCTATCCATTTTGCACCATTGTATTTGTATACTCTATTAGGAGTTACATCAACACGTACAAATACATCACCTAACATCTTAGTGTTTGGAAAATCTGTACCAAATCTTGTATTAGATGAACGGCGTTTATCTTCTTCTAATTTTAATTCAGGAAACTGATCGTATAAAACACGTTTGTGTACATGTTTACCTTTGTATTCAGCATAGTCCCCGTCAAATTTAACGAATGATGGTTGTGATGTTATTGGAACAAAATCAGGACCTGTTTGTGTCCACTTTCCGGTATTAGGATCTTTAAAACCTTCGTAGTTTGGGGTGTCATCACTGATAACTTCTTCTGGTTCTATTACATCAATTATTTCTTCTGGTTGTACTTCAACAACAGGTTCTTCATACTTTGTATGTACTGGTACAATTTCAATATCACTATAATCTGGTTTCTCAGGTTTTGACAATGATGCAATTAATTCTTTTAATTGTGTAAGTTGATTGTCTGTAAAAGTTTCATTTTGTTTGGCTATTTGAAATTCAGTTATAGGTTCTTCTTTTACACTGGATGTTTTTTCAGAGGGAAAGGGCCATGTAGCAATAGGTTCAGTATCTAATGCCGGTATTTCTTCTTCGGTAAAAAGGTCTATATCCTCTTCTTTAGGAGGAATGATAGCCATAATATTTTTATCATCTTCAATTAATTCTTCCTTGTCCCAATCTTTACTTTGATTAGCCGCAATCACTAACATAATTGCTAATGGATCAAAAACAATAACAAGTAAAATAATTACCCAACGTACTGCACGTTCTAATAAATTAGCGTCTGGATTATCACCATAGATGAATGCGGCAATGTATTTTATAGGACCAACTTCTGCCTCTACTTTACGTAGTTCGCTTGCGATTGGTGCTCGTTCTTCATTTAACTTAGCTATAACGGCTTGTGATTTGGCAATATCATTTTGTAATGCATTACGTTCTTTAGCCTGTTGTCTACGAATTTGAACAGCACGTTCTGCACCCCTATCACTGTCAGTACGACCTAACATTTGGTCAACTTGTGAATCCATTTGTGTTAGTGCTCTTTTAGCCGCATCAATGTTATCACGTTCAGTTTTAATTTTTTCATCTAGTAAAGAGACTTTGGCAGCAATATCACTAGATGGAACAGCTTGGTCTAAATGTGCTTTACTTAAGAAACCAAAGATGCCCATGCTTGTCAATAATGCAAGCGCAACAACAGCAGGCACAAGATAAACTTTCATTATCCATGTGCAACGTTGCCAATACTTACGCAACCAAACAGTTGTTATAATTTTTGCAAGTTCAAGTGCTGAACCCATGATGATAATGGGTATAACTGCCGCGGCAAAGATAGCAGTTAAACCGACAATACTATACCATGCGGCGATAGTACTAAGTGCTAATGCCACTAATAGTGTGGCATTACTAAATGTGAAAATTGATAAGAAACGTGAAAACATCTGTGTATTTATTCGGTTTAAGTGTCAAAGTATTATAACACTTTACCTAATCCTGTATAAATCAATTGGTCTAACTCTGATTGATAGTCTTTACCTAACCTACGTTTTAGATAAATGACTTCAAGTATTTCTTTACTATGAGAATCTTCTTCCATTGGTAGTGAACTACGACTTGCTAATTCGTCAAGCAAATCCTCAGTATCAAAATCTGCAAGGTCAACATCAACCTCAACCTCAGTATAAATTGTTTTATAAGCCATTATCTTCTCCAAATAAGTGACCAAATGTATTAATAAATTCGTTCAATGGCAAAACTAATTTTCTAGGCAAACTTCTACCTTGTTGCACAGTATAAGTTACAATAGGTACAGTTTCTATACTATTGTCTCTCATTTTGATTTGAAGCACTTCAATAACTGATCCATCTTCAAACACATGTTTCTTACCAGCTAAATCATCATTCATCATTCATCTTTTCAGAGTGTGCACCTTCGTCAGCCTCTTCTTTTGCCCATCGTGCTTTTCGTTCAGCACGTTCTTGTTCTTCTTTAAGACCAACTTCGGTTAGTTCAGTATCACTATCACACATTGGGCAAACTTTCTTGGCTTCTTTTGTACCAGTTTCATCATCTTCTGGCCATATCCAATTAGCATCATAATTTTGACCAACCCATTTACACTTAGTACACTTGTGTGTTGGCTCTGGTGGAGGAGGTTCGTGATGATAACTACTCTCATCACCATACTCATATGTAACTTCATAACCACCTTTGCGGTCAGTCCAACAATCATCATATTGAAACTCCCAATCAAGTTCAATATCATTGTTCCATGCCTCATTGATAATATCTTCAATATCGGCTTCACCGTTTTCAAGTTGTTCTATTAAATTGGCAATTTCATCTTCATCCATATCTGGATAAATCTCACTTAATGTATCTTCATCAAGTTCATACGTATATTGACGGTCTGTGCTATGCCATTCATGTTTAACTAGAGTTACCATATTATTCCTTAATTTCTTTTAATAATTTGACATCTTTGTGTTTGACAATTATAAAGGTTTTAATATCTTTGTCAATCTTAATTGGTAAATCCAGATGTATTGTAATCTCTGGTCCAACTAATTCATTAATCAACCTATCATTACCTACAGTACCTACAAATGGAATTTTGTTATATTTACCAAATACTCGGTCGCCTATGAAGTACTTAGGTTTGTATCCTGTGCGTTCAAAGTATTCGGTCTGATTGCCCATTTATTGTTGCTCCACACAAAACAAATGTGCTTTCAATCCACGATCCCGCAACACCTTGGCAAGGTCTCGACATTCTTGATATGTTTTAACCTCAGCCAACCGAGTGAACTTTGTCTCGGCGGGCGTTGTATCCATCATCAGTGCAATAATCAACGCCCACATGTTATTTAGGCATCATTAATGCATTGAAGTTGCTAGGAACTACAATAGTCTGTACTTGACCGTTCTTGATACCTTCTGAGATATTCAACATAGCTTGTGCTTGCATGAATGCAATACTAGCACCCGAGTTATTAGCCAATGCTGCCATTCTGCGACTTTCTGCTTCGGCAGTTTTAACTTCAACTTCTTTCTGTTTCAATTCGTTTTTGCTACGAACCAATGCGTTTGCAGATTCAACTACTGTGTCACTGGGCAACACATTACGAATCATCACTTGACTGATTGTGATTGATCCATCTAGTTTTTCTTCACCAAGATTTCGAGCAATTTCTTCTTTGATAAAGTTTTCCATGTCAGTGCGATTGTCTGCCATGTCCAATGCTTCATACTTGCGGGCTGATTTGTAAATAGCATTTCGAGCATTTTGTACAATGTAGTTGTACATCACATAAGTGTCTCCCTTGAAATCAGCGTGGAAACTCTTGTTCTTGGTTGCGTACAACTCACTTACTTGTTGTGGGTTGATGTTGTAAACCACCACAGCATCAAAGTCTTTCATTGTTGAATTGTCTTTAGCAACAGGTGTCATGTTTTCAAGCACCACATTGACGTCCTTGATGGGGAATGTTAATACATCACCAATCATAGTTTGATTGAATGAACCGGGCAATAATTCACCGGACTTGATTTGTCGGTCAAAGCCAATACGCACACCAACCTCGCCGGTTTCAATACGTGTACAACCAGTAGCCAAAATTGCTACGGCGATAATAGAGAGAGTAAAAATACGTTTCATGTTTTTCCTTTAAAATAAAACTACAAGAGTGATTAAAAATACAAGTGTGAGTATAGCACAGATAGCACTATATGTCAATAGTTTAGTCACCGACCAAAGTTCTTTTTCGGTCATTTCTCTAACGGTTTTTATACCAAAAAAGAATAGACCAAAAATAACTACAAAAGCTAATATGATTTTAATCATTGTATAATCTTATTTGAGCGTGGCTGTGTATGCGGCAATATTCTTAATATCATCAGACGATAGTGCACCGGCCATGCCCCACATCAATTCACTCTGTGGTCCAACTTTTTGTTTGTTTTTGTATGCAGTGAGTTTTTTCACAATTGCTTCGGCTTTTTGGCCTTGAAGTTTTGGACCTACTCCGCCTTGACCTTGAGCACCGTGACATGCACTGCAACTCGTATATTTGATCTTGCCTGACACTGCATCCTGCGCCTGTACATTGGCAGATAAACTACACAATAATGCTAATAACACAATTGAAATTTTCATATACTTTTTCCTTTAATAAATGTAATATTATTTAATCTTTAAACCATTGCTATTTTCTAATTCTTTGGTCCAATGTGCGACAAAACAGTCGCGGTCTTCGCTGTGTCTAAACCAAAATGCAGTGGGATCCACATAGTATCGTAGCCCAGGTTCTGTAACTTTTACAGTTTGTCCCACAATGCCCCGAACTCTTTTTCCTGCTGGACCAAATTCTTGTTCAGCCCACTCAATCATGTCTGCTCCGTGTTGCATTCTTATTGGCAACAATGGTCTCACAGTGTGGTATGGTTCGTTGTACAAGGGCCTTGTTTGGCACAGTAAATTGTAATCTGGTATCATTGATAACTCCATATCATTGTGGCACTGTCTTGGGTGAATTTTTTTGACCATGTAACATAGCCACCATTGCTGTTGCTCCAAGGACAATACTGTTGCCACAGTGTCTGGGCCTCTGCAGAATCTGGATGACCTTTCATCAACTGATCCACTTGAGGTCGTGTGCGCCAACCATCTAGGCTCCAGTCATGTGCTTGCAGTGCAATTTCTAATTCAGACATCAATCCACTCCTAACGTGGCCAAGTTGAACAATCGACTGATTCTATCATAGCGCACAATGAAAATCTTTTTTCCTAAATTGTGAGTGTTTCTAGGACCATACCTAAACACAAATCCCCACGCAGTGCTTTTATAAAATTTATAGATATTTAAACCGTTGTACAGGGTATCACCATCAGTTCTAAAATGTATCATTCTTCAACTCCGAAATGTTTCTTACTCTTATCAATCAATTTATGAAAATGATAAATTTTACTTGTATGACATTTAATCACATCAGCTTTCACAGCAGTGGATTTGAATTCTTCTACCAATTTAATTTCTTCTTCCACGATACTGACAAATTCTCGCACAATCAACTCGGCGAACTTTTCTAAATCTAGATCAGTTATTGACACATACGGAGGCAAATAATCACCGAAATAATCAGTCGTTCCTCCTCCAAAGTATGTTCCAGCCTGTTCAGCAAGTTCTCGAATTCGTTCATTCATTCTTCAACTCCGAAATGTTCTTTTGATTTCACTCCAACAACCAAGCGCAGAATTATCTTTTTTCATAACATCTTCACAGATAAGCATACAGTCCCGTACAATCAACTCGGCGAACTTTTCTTTGTCAAACACTTCAATATCGTATTTCCCTTCGGTATCACCTTCTTTGAAGCAGGTGGATTCATTAATAAGTTCTTTAATTCTTTCGTTCATTCTTCAACTCCGAAATGTTGTCGAATACTCCAAACACTAGCACGAACACCATCGTGCCAGGTATCGCCTAGAATTAACCCATCGGCTGGATCACCTGCTTCCTCGATACACTTAGCAATAATCAACTCGCAGAATTTTTGCATCTGGTCTGGTGTGGCAACATAGTAACTACCTGCATCAAAGTCAGCAGTGCCCATTTTGGCCTGCAGAGCCAGTATTTTAAATTTATCGTTCATTTATCATCCCTAAATCTAACAAAACGGGGGAAACGCAAACTATAAGTACCATCACGATTTTGAGTAATTACGTCACACATGATTTCAGCAGTACGACCAATGATGCTATTAGAGTTAATCCAATAATCACTACGATCCTCATCACTATATCCACTACCCACATTCACTTGAATGATTTTACCGTCATCTTCACCCTCACAAACAAGAGCACCAAGCCGACCGGCATTTCTTCCAGTACCTTCTTCAAGACCAACAACAGTTAAGTCAACTGTGATAGTGGGTTTCCATTTCATCCAATCTGTACTGCGTTTGCAGACATATGGGGCTTCTACGTTTTTAATCATAATGCCTTCGAATCCAAGATTAACTTGATCCTTAGCATATCGCTCTAATTGATCCTTACCTGCCGCTGTATCCAAGTCAACCATGATATGTGGTAACAATTCAACGTTAGGCATGTTATCAATAATACTACGCATATCTTCTAAAATAGTAATGCGTTTGTGTAGTTGTGCATTCCAATGACCTTCACGGAAAGCATCAAGTGGTAGAATGTCAAATACATTGAACACACTATCCTCTGCTTGCACATCAGTCTTACGGCGTGCTTGACGCATAAGTTCTTGGAATGTATTACCAATCACTTCACCATCCATTACAAAGCCCATACTCAGATTACTTGTTGCGGCTTTGTGTGTAAGTTTTACAAAGTTATCACGTATTTGATTTTCAATATGACCAAAGTTGTCAAACTGTTTACCATTGCGACTAAAGCAAATAGTAACAACGTTACCTTCTTCATCAGGGATAACCATCAACAATACACGAACGCCATCAAGTTTAGGTTCAAGACGTTTGATACCTTTCATCTCAGGGCGACCTTCACTATTAGTTGCTAGTTGACAACCAAAGATTGGCACTTCATAGTCAGTACCTTTACAAATTTTATTGATTGTCTTGTCACTGATACCGGCACGTAAGTCTCTACGCAATACTGGAGCTAAAAATGTGTTCCATTCTATACTATCAAATCGTTCAGATATATTTTGTACAGCATCACGTGCGGCATGACCTGTCAACCTACGCTGACTAAGTTGTACCATCAACTCATTAAAATCGTCCCAAGGATTCTCTGCATCAGTTATACCTACTGTATCGGGCACTTGACGAATACCAAACGTAACATAAGGGTTGTAACAGGCTTTGGTAAAGCCCAAGAAAATCTGACTATTACGACTACCTAGGACACTTGCCTCAAGCGCCTGCAAAATTACATCTTCTTTGTGGAGGCGGCTATCGCTCTCGTTTAATTTATTAATCCAACTTGCACTCATTCTTTAACTCCTAAATTATTCGTAATATTTTTTGGTTTTCAAAAACATTAACAATTCACTACTACAAAAATCTCTATCTGCATTGACAGATTCTGAACATAAAAATACAATGAATATTGATTGTGCTATCCATACAATAAATCCCGGTGTGCCTAAGACTGATAGTAATAACAACAAATAAACTACAGGACCCAAGTAATGATATCGTTGATATAGGTTAATATCTATCCATGTGTTCGGAGATTCAATACCATAATCTTCTATAAGATTTTTATTACGCCGTTGTTCTATAAACATTTTAGCACGTACTAAAACACTATCAGGTGGAATCCCATCTTCCCATTTTGTCATAGAATGTGCGTGATTGTGTCTATGTATGGCTGAATATTCTTTTAAATTTAATCCTGTTACTAACCACCACCAGAATCTTGCAAGATGTACTAATTTTGATTTTTCAGTAACGTTAAATCCAAGATGGGCACTAGGATGAATATACTTTATACCGCAAAGGGCTGTGATAGCAAGGCTTAAGAATGTTAAAATAATAACCACAATAAACAAACTCATCACTCAACTTTCAATAATTAAAATAATAAATGCCAACATAAATGCAAAGACAATATGACCTGAGAATATTAACAGTAGTACAGCAAGCCAAGCCATTACTGTTCCTTGGCTTGCTCTTGTACGATTGCCTTAGTTTTATTGACGCCATTGTCAAGTAATTTAGCAATACCAGTGAAACCCACTGTAGCAATTACAATACCAAACAATGTGCCGAGGATAAAATTACGCATAAAAAACTCCTGTGTGTGAAAGAATGATTGTATTATAGTATAGAACGGATATGTTGTCAAATAAACTTTACCCGATTCAGTTGAGTACTGTTGTCACGGTGTGATTTAACAGTACCCTGAATTGTATAGGTGTCACCAATATCTAGCTTACCGGTACCGTTGTATGCAAAAAATACTACTTGGTCATCACTTGTGATACCTGTAAAATAATTTGTATTCCACTTTTGGCTGTAAACAGTTTTCAGTACCTCAATAGTTACTGTAACCTTGTCACTAATATTACCTATGTATCCACCGGTAGCAAACTTAACTCTTTGGTCAACATTATCACGCTTTACACCACGCTCGTAACAACTAGGTAGACTAGCAATAACGGCAACATCATAGTTATCATTAATAACATCACGATTACTAATAAGCATTGCAGTGTTATCAAATTCACTTAATTTAATTCCTTTAAGAATTTTGAAAGTGAATGCTTGATAGTACTTACGAACCTTTTTACCCTGTTCACGATTTTCGTCGGTAATTTGTGTAGTGTCTGACAATAATGATTCTACCAATTGGCGATTAGATTTTCGATCCATACTAGGATCAGATTCGGACAACACACTCAGTTTAACATACGCACCATTGACTCGTTGGGCCTGACAAGCCGCGGACCAAACATCATCAGCATTAAAATTTAGTACAGGCTTTTGATATTTAGGCATTACATGCTCCAAAAAGTTTCGCTAGAGGGTGAGCAGAAATACGGGGTATCATAACGCTCTTGGTATGTCTTACCAGTCATCATGTTGCGTTTGGTAACAAAAGTCTCATGTGCTTCCACAATAAAACCCAACTTAGTTTTTGATTCAATCACAGCCTTGATGTAGGCTTTAGTGACTGGGGCAAATTCTTGTTTGGTAACAAGACGCTTACCGCCTTTAACACGTTTGTCAGATTTGTACAATTCCAATGTGTATTCAACTAGTGCAGACATTTTGTTTCCTTTTCTTTACTGTTTAAGATTCTATTATATACCCAAATCCATTTATTGTCAACCTTAGGCTGCTTTTCTGAAGTAATTATAAGGCAAACCCTGAGTAAAACAAAAGTACTCCCAGTCGCCATTGGCGTTGCTAGCATCCATAATCCACTTAAGTGCGGTCTCACGATTGCGGGCACCCATGCATGTAATGTTGGTCACATGCTGTTCAAACTTAGTGATGGCTTCTGCCTCAGCAGTTTTGCGCTGGGCATCTTCTTGTTCAATAGCAGTAGCCAGTGAAGCAAACTCTGCTTCAAACTGTTCCAAAGTCCAACTAGAAGTGTCAACGCCTCGAGGACGAACGCCATACGCATCCTTGTACATATCCCAATATGTACATTGGGCCTGCTCTAACTCAGACATTTGTTCCCAAGATTTGAATTCGTTTGACATTTTGTTTCCTTTTCTTTACTGTCTAAGAGTCTATTATATACCCAAACTGATTTATTGTCAAGTTTTGGATTTCTCAGCACCAACAATTTCCCAATGACTTCCGTCACATTTGACAAAAATCTTACGACCAAAAACCTTCACAAAACCATACTCACCGTCTTGATAGACGTTGACCGGATCTTGGATAATGGTCACTGTACGGGGTGTCTCACAGTAATCCCAACGCCTAGTAGGAAGTTTGTTTTTGAAATACATGTAATTCTGACTACCTGTAACAAAAAGTTTTACCTTCATAACTAGCTCCTTTAATCAATCAATACAAGTATTATATACCCAAAACGATTTATTGTCAAATTTTGGGTATGTAACATAAAGTATTACTTTTGGTCACAGTACTCAAAGAGGATCCACTTAGCACGATTCAGTGCTTGGCGAACATCTTCGATAACCATGAAATCGTAAGAACCACCGTTGTCGTAAGCAATCATTTCCTGACAATCACTCATCAGACTAGCTGCCATCATAGCAGGACCACTATGACGAAAAGTAATACTTTGTTCTACAGCCTCTTTCATCTCGGCTTCGGTAACGCCATACATGCGAATTTCACGTTTTTGTTTGTCTGTCAGTGCATCATAAACTTGGGTCATTGCAAGCTCCTTTAATTAATCAATACACGTAGTATAGCAGAGTATCCATTTATTGTCAAATTTTGGGCAAAAAAAAGCCCCGACTAGCGGAGCCTTTTTGAGAACTAAAAGTATTACTTTTTAGTAGTGCTTTGATTAACAAAACCGTACATCTTTTCAGCGGCTTCTAAAATCTTTTCCATTCCGGGAAACTCGGGCATTGCTACGGTGCTAACAAGTTGTCCGGTCTTTTCATCCTTTTGGGTAGTCAATTGCCAACCCGCAACCTTAAGGTTATAGTCTTGCATGACAATATCCTTAGCCATTGCTAGAACGTCACTGCGAATCTCGTAACCATTTTTGTTAAACTTAACTTCTGGAAGTTTTGGTGTAAAATCTGACATAATTTTCTCCTTGTGTGTATGTCTGTTGTGTTCACCGTGAACACGATTGAAGTATATCATTGTTATGATACACTATCAATTATTTTGGATCTTTTTAATTCGGTCTTTAATAATATTAATGACTTTTTCACTAAGAACCACCTCATAATGATTGTAATCTATTTCAATCAATTCCATATCATCATGGTGTTTTTGACTTGCAATAGTTACTACCCCATCATTAGGCTGAACCATAAAAGGACTTTGTCCTTTTACAGTTACTACATTAGTCCATGGATGCTGTATCTTAATTCGATTTGCCCGTTTCATTGCCCAACTACTTGGTCCAATATCTTTCATCAATCTGCTGAATGGTAGAAAATACTTAGCATAATCAGCAACCTCAGCCCCACCGTAAGGAGTGCTAAGTGTTACTGCACCAAGTGTTTGCTTGGGTAATGAATTGGCTAAGTGAATAGCATATATTCCACCCAAACTATGACCAATAAAAAACATTTTATTAACTGATGCTAATTGTTCAGTCATAGTTTTTAGATTGTTTTCAAAACCGTTCCTACTGTCGTAATTAACTACAATGTCGTTACCACCTAAATGTTCACGAATATGATTAAAACTTTCACCAGTAGCACTTGCACCGTGGATATAAACTAATGTCATAATTAGTATTTATTTGGATACTAATAGTAGGACATTCGTCGGTGAAATTCAATAGTAAGACGTTCAACGTCAGCCTCGCTCTGTGGATTGCGACTGACGATGTATTCTTCTAGTCTGCTTGAATAACTGTTACTAAATTTACTAAAGCATTTCTCAATTTGTTTGAGGATCCACATAAATTAATTAGTTTTTTTGCTTGCGGCTTTTGTGCTTGTAAAAGAAGGAACAAAAGTTTCAGTAACTTCTTTAGCAAAATCTTTACTAGTCAACAAAGAATAGAAACCAGTGACTGTATTGACAGTGTTGTCAAACAATGCTTTGGTGTATGCTGTTTCTGCATCTACAAATTTGTTGATTGTGTTAGCAAGAGTTTCGTGTTTTACGACTGAGCTAACGATTTGCTTTTTACCTGTTTGAACTGCATCGATGGCAGTATGTGTGATTGTATTAAACATTTTATTCTCCTATGTGTGTGTTTAAATTCGGGTTTTGTGACAGACCCCGAAACTGCTAATTTATTTATCAGTTACTTTGATTTCTGTTCTTTTTGTTCTTTTTTAGCTGATTTTTCTGGTTTTTTAGCCTTCTTGTCCTTGCTATGGTCTTTCTTCTTAGCAAGTTTCATGCCATTTGGTGACTTGATTGGTTCAGCCGCATAACTTGTGAAAATTAATGCAAATGAAGTTAGTAGAATATATGCTAGTTTTTTCATGATGTTTCCTTTTAATTATTTATCAGCCGCCCCGGCCTGTTCGTCTTACTACGCTTGCACCACCAAAACCTTTTGTATTAGGTTTTGGACCCTGTTGTTTAGGTGCTTTACCATATTGCTTTGTGATGTTGTTTGCTTTTTTAGCATCATTGGCCATATTGATAAATGGGTTATTACTTTTCTTTTCTTCTGTCATTTTTTTACCTTTACTGATTTTAAATAACTATCTATGTCACCATACAAACTTACCATCATAGCAATTTTACTATCATATAATTTTATATATGGTTTTTTTCTTTCATCGTCAATTTTATTTACCCCTAAGTAATAAGGACATTTGATTTTTTTACCTAATGTTGACATGTAATTATAGTAACTACCTTGTACCGGCATTTTAGGCATGAAGTCATATTTATAACATTCTATTTCTGCTAGTTGGAAACACATGTCTCCTGTATCAGTTAATCGTAATACTTCACTACTGGCTCCTGTAACCCACCATCTTTTAATAGCATCGTCAAAGTTCCAATTTTCCGAAGTCGTAATAAATGGCAATTGCTTACATACTGCTTCGGTTATCACGACTTTTAATTTATTCATCCGGGTACACTTTTGTACCATTATTCATAAACACTACTGAAAATTTATCTGTCTTAAATTGTGTGTTTAATTTGCGGCATAAGTTTCTAGCATGGCCAGGATTACTAAAACTGGTCTTTTTATATTTAGGAACTATGTTACTGTCAAGGTAATGTTGACTTTTTAGATTGATTGGTTGTCCGTCATAAAACACAGCCCATATACCAGCAGCCTCTACAATTTGGTCGCATTTGTATGTTTTTTTATCAACAAGTTCTATAATAACTTTGGCTTGTGTTCTACTCATTAGTTTACCATTTACCACCACTCATAACAACTTGAATAGGTTCTGTGCTATTTGTCTGGTCTTTCTTGTCTAAAACTAGTTTCATAATCTCGTCACGTAGTTCTTTGGCGTCAGATATAGGCATTAGAAATTCACGCATCTGACGTCCTTCTGCATTAGCAACTCTATCAATAAACTTTTTAATTTGGCTCATATAGTATTTAGTCTAAAGTAATATCGTTTTCAGTCTTAAATGGTCCGCGATATTCGTAACGTTGTACAAAGATGTATTTGGGGCAAAAGATATTCACAAAACCATCGTTTTGTTTGATTGCGAACCATCCCGCAACATGATAGCATTTACTTTTTGGAGTTTTTGTATAGATATGCAGTTTACGCTTTACATCATAATAACTATTGTAAATTCGATTTGAAGTAGTTGGGTATACTGCAAATGATGGCATTTGCTCTTTAACTTTGCTAGGTTTTATAGTTTCAAATTGAATACGTTTTTTCTTTTCAATTTGTTTAGTACTAGTATAACTTTCAATTTTATTGTCAATTTTTACCTTATACTCAGTACCTTCTTGAATTACGTTACCTACTTTTTTGTCACCGTCAGTGACTACCCAGTATTGGTTCTTTACAATTGGTTTAGCGATTAGGTTCATCATTTTTATCCTTGGTTAATTTTGCTACTAACAAGAAATGTTCGTAGGCTTTTCTTACTGATGGGACAGATAATAATTTTTCTGCCTCAACACTCATTGCTTTAACTGCTTCTTCACAAGCCTCTCTTGCACTAGGCCATTCTAATGCATGATTCTCTTCTCCGAACGCTTTGCTCAATGCTTTCCAGCAACGTAGTTGTTCTTCTGTTAATTTTCTTTCTTTCTTAGCAGGACGCAAGTCAGTTGCTTTTCTAATTGCCTCACTAATCTTATCTTCTGCAACACGCCCAGCCGCAATCATAGGAGCGTATGCTGGATCTACATTATACCTTGTGCTTTGTCCACCGGGATAGCATATTACAAGATGTGCGCCCTTAGGAAACGCATCCATAAGTTTATCATCATATTCACGCACGGGTACGTATCTACGACCTACTTTTTTATAAAAGATTTCTTTTTCACTCATTGTAATTTAAATTTTTTCAAATAATCATTTGCGATATTCAAGTTTTCAACTTGGAAGTCTGGTTTTTCTGGTTCACTGTCTGCCAATGAATCAATACCATACTTGTCGATATAAAACTCTACTAAGCTGTCAATAAGCATACCGAGCATCTTTTCATCTAAACAATCAAGACCTTTGATGTTCAAAGTATAGTTTTTAAAATTTTCGTATTCATCATCGTTCATTTTTTGTTACCTCTTTTTTCATTCGTTCAAACCATTGAAAAGCATCATCTTCATAATCAAAATGTGGACTTAGTTCAATATCTTCGTTCATATCATCAACCCAAACATAAACTAAATTATAATCATCGTGTAGTAGTTTCATTATATACCATCATCTTCATACGGAATTGGCACCCAGCCAAGTTTTAAAAAATCTTCTTCAATCTCGTCAGTGACAACACCTTCAGGTGCATATCCTGAGCTTTCATCTCTAATACCAGAACAGTACCAATCTAGGTAATCACCTTCATCAAGAAGTTCCGCTACAAGTCCACCTGCGTAACGCCAAGTGCAACCCCAAGTTTCTTCTTTAAGAATAGGCCAGATCTCACGCTTTTGCCATTCCATATTACATAATGCCGCATAGATGTTTTGTGCATAGGATTTATTAGCTTTTGCTTTAGCAATAATCCAATCACAGTTCTTTAAATCATGTTCTAAGTTAGGTCTATTCATGCCCACCTCAACAAAAACCACGCCTTCTTTGCATCTGACTCAAATGAAAATGTTTTACTATATCTATTATAAAATGCACCATAATCCTTAGTCAACCAGTCATTGATTGACAACTCAGACTCCCAATGAATATTATCATAATAATAATCAACAATTTTTTGATACAACGAAAGATTATCAGACATTATTTTTTCAACTCTTCCCACATTAATTTCTTAGCACGTTCATCCAAATCTTCATTTTGTTTTTTAAGCATTAGCGGAGCAAACTGTTTGATAAAATCCATAACAGCCTGTTCACCATTTTTTTCAAACTTAGAATGATGAGGACCTACAGAACTATTGTAATAACTATTTTTGTCATTCAATACTGCTAAGATACCTGCATACAACTGTTTTTCTAGTATATTACTCATGCAACGACCCTTTATACGGGGTATTAAGCCACTTAGCATAAGTCTCAGCATTTTCAGATATTTTATTAAGTTCATATTTGCCACAAAATTTCATTAAATGAACACCTACTTGAGGAGTAACTGTAGTGCGAACACCATTCCGAATAGCATCATCAACTAATTGTTTGATTTCATCGGGTTGTGATTTCAAGTCAATCAATATTTTATTACGTAAATAACAATCACGTACAACCTGTTCTACACCATTGTGGTCTACCCAACGTTGCAACATGAAATTATTCCATTTAAAGCCTTGCTTGTCACGATCCTCAAATGCCTCACGAATACCTACACGATTCTTACTACCTTTCTCGGGTGCTCTAGGATATGCGGTGAATACGTTGTCACCTGCGTCACCGCGAATAATTTTCTTAAAGAGCAAATATTCTGGATCTTCCAACAGTTTAGGTTCTTTAGTTTTCTTGTCTAATATCGGTTTGCCTGTATCCTTAAAGTATCCGTCAAGTGTGATAAGTTCATTTGTGACTCCATTGTACTGGAACACTTTATCAGTAATAAGCTGAACATAATCGGAATCAGTGCTAATAATATAATGCGTGTCATCTGGATGTAAGTGAATAAAGCGGGCAATCAAATCGTCAGCCTCAGCCCGCTCATGCCTGAGTACGCTAACGTTAGTTTTCTCTCTGATGTACGTAGTGAATTTTTCATACGTATCCCAAAACATATCGTTTTCTTCTTTTTCAGCCTCAGTAACTGACATGGCATCAACAATGCGATTCTTTTTGTAGGGCTCGTAGATATCTTTGCGGAAGCTACGGCCTTCTAAACAAAACACAACGTGGTCAATTCCATAGCGTCTTACTGCTTGATTAACACTAGCAAGTGTCAAGTGTAGTGCCATGCCGATCTTCTCCCATGTATCGCTGTTGTAACTAGCAACATGTCGGGCACGAAAGAAGGTATTTGCAGTGTCTATGAGTGCGTATTTCATATGTGTATTATATACGTATATTTAGAATTTGTCAACCGCTGGCTGACCATTTACATATCTAGTCAAGTGGTCTTTGTGTAAAAAAGTTTTAATACGATGAACATTAGAACAAACCCCAACTCTATTTTCTACTGAGTTATTGTTACGGTTACCATCTTTATGCTCACCGTCAATCATGTTACATTGTCCGGTTAAAAATGTTTCAAAGTCTATGTCACCGTAATTTTGACAATAAACTGCATAATGATTCATTAAGCAATTAGGTAATCCATTTGTTCCAGTAGGACACCCTGTACAATACTCAGATTTAATATAGTCATCGAACATACGATTTGAACGAATACTGCTTCCAAATTGCTCAGTTTTGTAATAGCCAGTTTTCAAGTTATCCAAGAAATAACCAAGTCCTTCTTCAACCGTCCACTTACCGTCACTATATGCCTTGACAACTTTTTGAGATAACAATGCACTTTCAGCCAATACAATACACACAGCACTACTCATATATACATACAACAAACACAAGAAATATTTTTGTTGATAGTCAATTGGCAAACTATAAATGTAATTACGTGCATCTTCATGATTACGGAAGTACGGCAAACGACTTGTACGTGCATAGAACTGAACCCAATTGTTCTCAACTAATTGTTGACTAGGGTTACGAACAACACCTGACACTGCCAAGCGCGGGATGTTTGCACCCATTAGCAATTTATTTTTTACAACAACCATAGTTGGGCGATTTTCTTTTGCAGGACTATTAGCCATTTTAATTGCATCAAGCGTATCTTTAGTGTAAACACCATCATACTCTAACGTATCAATCAAGTCAACTAAGTCCCAATTTTCTATTGCACAATCATTGCGAACTATAGGTTCCAAGTCATCCCAAGTCCATGCTCGGTCCTCTTTTGCATTAACTGCACCAACCCGAATAGCACACGCTGGCATCATCTTGCGAATCGGACTGTTTGCAGTAACTAAGTCCCATGTTTCTTGTGTGATTGCATTTTGCAAATCTGTAATCACACTTACGTGATTCTTATACCAAGAAAAAATAGTACTATAACTGTTGTCTAATGTTGATGGCAAGAAATGCACAAACGGCATCTTCAATGGGTCAACCGGCATCACTGGTAATTGATAGTAAGCCATGCCACCATGATAGGTAACACCTGTTTGACTGACAGTAGGTGTAGCAGTAAACTGAATCACCAACGAACCATTTTCACGCATTGCTTCAAGATTTTTAAATGTTGTCAGCTTTGCTTGATTGTTCTTCGCACCAGTAGAAATCTTCATATCATCATGATGAGGCACACCGGTTGCATAATGTGCTTCGTCATTGATAATACAGTCAAAATTAATATTTAAATTTTTGTGAATATTCTTGTGATTCTTATTGAACCATGCATTGGTGACAACTAAAACGTTAACATCACCTTTAAGACTTTTCTTACCATTCGTTACATCTAGCAAGTCTTTTTCTTCATAGACGCAAACAGTAAGACCGTCGATAGTTTTATAGTCTAAATTTTCTAATGTTTCCCAAATGTCATCACGTACTTCACGCGGTGGCGCAATGATTAGAAAATTACGTAAAGATGTAACACCTGGAATTTGTAAACGAACAAGGCTGGGAATCAAGTAGTTACTAATTACAAAAGTCTTGCCTGCATTTGTGTTTGCAACACCTAACAGCATATGAGGGTTGCCTGTAGTAAGCATCAATTCAGCATGATTCAAAATGTTGTCATGCAGAAATACATGTTGGTCTTTATCCATTGGATATTTACATGTAAATTCACGGTTTGTTTTCATAAGCATGTTTACTCCAAAGAGTTGTTGATATGTGTATATTGTATACCCGTATACAATATTTGTCAACCTTTTTTTGTTGACAATAAAGTGAATACTTTTAGTTTACAATTATCATGGTGATACCTAATATAATTGGTTTTTCCACCTACTATCTTACCACAATGTTCACATGTAAACTTAGGTGCCTCCATACCTTTATTCCAACTAACTTGCAATCCAATACTACCTTTATTCCAGGCTGTCATAGGTGGTTTCAGTTTTCCGGAATCAATCTTTGCGATTGTTTCTGCGTCTGGATTCTCCCCCCAATGTTTTATCTGTGTTTTTATTTTTCCAACTGGTATACCGAAATGCGAACTTGCTTTTTTGATACTAGCATAATTTACTCCTCTAAAAGTAATCATGTTTTTGGGTTTCAAAGGACCTACAAATTTAGGCTTTGCATTTTTCAATGCAGATATTCTTTTTGTTTCCTTTATTTTAGCTATTGTTTCAGGTGAATGTTTCTTACCAAACATAGGATTTTTTTCACCTTTATTATTGTGTTTGCCTTTATTTGATTCTGAAATTCTTTTCTTATGTTCTTCTGACTTGAGGCGTTGTCCAACTTTTCTTGAACTCTCTCGTATTTTTGCCAAACCTTCTTCAGAATATATCCTATGTTTGTTAGCCTCACGTATATTAGCTAATGCTTGTTCTGAAAATATTTCAGTGCCTTTTTTCCCTCGTTTTTTACTTGCAGATTTTTCAACACGTTCTGGATCAAGTTTAACTCCTCGAAGCCCTTCAGCCCATATGTTAGCTCTTACTCTACCTTCTTCGGATTCCCAATATAGCTTTCTTGATGTTAATATCTTTTTGCGGAACTCATCGTTCCCCCATCTAGTTTTGGATCCTTCACTTCTCTTTTTACGTTGTTCATCAGAAAGATTTTGTTTTTTACCCCAATTTGGATTCTCTGGTCCCTTTTTAAAAATCTTTTGCTTGCTCTTTTCACCTATGATTCGTCTTGTTTCTTCTGAATGTGTCTTGCCAAAGAAGTGATTACCTTCTCCTGACATTCGCTCACTCATCAACAGAGAATATTCTTTTTTAAATTGTGCATAAATCCTACTTGTTATCTTATATGAGGAATGATATTCTTGTTTAAATCTGTTAACAAATGTTCCAAAAGCAAAAGACATTTTACTACCGTATACACTAGGAAAGCGTATCTTCCATAATAATAAATGCGCTACATAATGTTCTCTTGCTGTAAGTTTAACTAGATTAGATATGTCATCACTGCCACCAAAACTTCTAGGAACAATATGGTGTTGTTCTGTATACATAGTTAATGGTAGGCTTCTTTGTAAAGCCTTGTTAATTAGCGAGTCATACCATTTAGAATATTTTAAATTAGTAGGAGGTACTGGCCATCCAATCATTAACTCACCTCTGTACGTCCATTGCCAAGGTCACGTGATTGGATAGGGCGAATGTCACGGTTCATGGGATCCGCTTGTACTTGCTCATACATCTCAAGTACTACATTTCTACAAACTTGCTGGAACCATCTATCTACGATATCAGTATCCTTGTCATCCTTACTCATCATGTAACCAGCTTTGACTAATCTTGCTACAAAAATTTCATTAAAGTCTAAATCAAATGCACCGCTGTTGATATCTTTGGGATCAATATCTAAACTTAAAATATTGATGTAGGGTTCCCCGGCTTGTGTTGCTTTTTCTTTAAGACTTAATTCTTTAGTTGGAGCCTTAGTTTTTGCTTTAGTTGGCTTCTTAGATTCAACAGGCTTTTCTGTTTTCTTGAATAAGTTCTTTAATTTGTCAAACATTTTTTACTCTCTCGTATAATTTAAAGCTGGCTAAGTTCTTAGCTTTGCTTTCGCACATTATATCAAATTTATCAAGGAATGTCAATGCCCAATCGTTCACTGCATCATTCCAATAGTAATCTGAATGGGCACGTAATTTTTGTTTACTGTGTCCTGATTCAATCAACGCACCATGATTGGGTGCGACAGATCGGTCATGTTCTCCAAGTACATCTTCCCGACTGACGGAATAATGTAAAGTAGAACGGACATTCCTCCAACTATCAACAACACGGTTAACAATCTCCGAATCGGGGCTAATATATTCGCCCTCCCTAATCCAATGGTGATGAATGTCAAGAACAGTTGGGACAAGATCAGATAATGAAAGGCAGTCAATGACTCCATGTGTATATTCCTCGTTTTCTAATGTAAGTGTGTTTCGTGCTTCAGGTGATAACCTACCATACACATCCCTGATGCCTTGAGGGCCTTTACGGCCACTAATGTGTACGTTAACTTTGAAGTCTTGAAATGTTTTGCCATAGCCTAACCAACGCACCATGTCACAGTGATATTCAAATTCAGTTATACTCTTATTTACTACCTCGTCACGGTCGCTTGCTAATACAACAAATTGATCGGGATGAAAACTTAGTCGGATATCATGCTTACGTGCAGTCTCACCTAAGGGTGCAAACCAACGTGCTAGACTATCTTGTGTATTAGTATCTTGCCAAAAGTATGAGTAGTCCTCATGTGTGTAGAATGACAACATGTCACTAGTTAATCGCAACATACGTAGTTCAGGGGGTAATTCTGCAACTTTCTTAATCAGTGCATGAGTATTATTGATATTAGTTTTAGCAACATCAATAATTTTTTCCTCCACTGTAGAACGCTTATTGCGTTTGGCCCATGCCATAGTAGTGCCGCCAGTATTCAGTCCCTGAGTACTGACTATTTCACCTTTTTTGTTAATCTCTGCCCACTTGCAAGCAAAGCCAATACGTTTAATGTTTTGATTAGTCATGGCTTAAGTGTAACAGTAATACGATTAATTGTCAACTTTTAGCAAATCCTCGATAGTGTATACTTTTCTCATATATGAACTTGGATTATTAAGCACACTGTATTCAATATCACCTTCTCTTCGGTTAGTATATCGTATTTCAAAATCAGTTTGGTTAACCTGTTTGAACAATTCGACCATTTCTTTAACAGTATTTCCTACCCCATGACCTAAGTTCTCTAAACTATTACTAGGTGTTTCAATCGCTAACTTGATACTGTTACAAATTTCATTAACATGTACATAATCTCTAACGCAAGTACCGTCTTTAGTTGCATAATCGTTACCAAAGATATTAAAATATCCTAGTTTAGGAGCTCTCATTATATTATACATCAAGCCATCAGGATTGGTAGGTTTGAATCCATCACTGCCAATTACGTTGTAAAATCTAAATGTAGTAAATGGAACTTTGTTTACTTGACAGAATTCTCTTACACAATCTTCTGTTGCCCGTTTACTAACACCATAAGCACTTTCACACTTTTCGGCTGCACCAGTACTAGCAAATATAAAGTTCTTTGTTTTAATATGTTGTAGGATATTCAATGTCCCAAACAAATTAGTCATGTAGTAGTCTGTAGGCTGTAGTTCACTCTCGCCTACATTGACTAGTGCGGCTAAATGAATGATACAATCAAATTCTTCATTGACTTTAAGCTGGCTTTTAATGTCAAGATTATAATGTTTCTTAACTTTGAATTGAGGACCTACTTTGTCTAATCCATAGACTTCGTATTCGTCATTCAACATCTTACTTAAATGACTGCCGATGTAGCCTGAGTTACCTGTGATTAAAATTTTCTTCATGCAAAATCAAATAGGTTTATACCTATTGCCTCTTCTATTGGTTCGTAACTTGGATCCTTAGTCAGATAAGTTTCGTTGTCTGTATAGATTACACGATACTTGTGTTTATTGGTCAAGACGCTACGGATATCATCAATACAAATTAAACTGCGATTCAAATCTTTGATGTAATCACTGTGTTTGACTGTAGTGTTTTCTAAAATCTTAGCAGTGTTGCTATTAGATTGTTTTGGTTTAAACTCATTAAAACATTCATTCCATTTATGAAATACATTTTTTTCTAATTGTATAGTGTGTAGTAGTGACCCATGACTGTACCATTCTTTTGCAGTTGAGAATGTATCGTATGCACCCTTAACATCTACTGCCATGTTCTTTTTATTAGTTTCAAAAAAGAATTGTCCTTTAAAGTTATTAGTCCAGCGTTGATTCTCTAAACAGAATGTTGGTAATTGAGTTGTTTGCTCATAGAATGCCATACCATAACTCTCTACTGTGCTAGGATTGAATGCAACTCTAGCACTTGTGATAAAGTTTACCTTTTCTTGACCAATGATACCCACTTTGATTTCATAGGGTACCCCAATCTTCTTTAATCGTCCTTCGAATTTCTTAGCACCATTTGCACTAGTCATTACTTTAGCTGGGAGTTTTGTTTGTTCAATCAAATCACAAAACAATTCTGGATTCTTACCTTCTTCCCAGCGACCAACAAACAATACGCCTTCACGTGGGTTGTGATGTTCTTCTAGTAATCCTCGTTCAGTAATTGGGATAGGTAAATGATAAGATGATTCATCTAGGTTAAGCCAATTGTATTTGCTTTGTGTTCCAACAGATATACCTGGTGTAGTAAGTTGCTGACGCATCATTACATTGGTATTGTTTAAGAAAGGATTCTTTGTATCCTTAAAGATTTGACTTTCTAAATGAGTATATGCAATGATTTGGATGCAATCTTCTAACCCCATTGTACTCGCAACCTGCACTGTTTCGTATGTATTACAAATGAGTGCATCATACAAATTATTTTCAAGTGCCTTAATAATACTATTACGGAAGTTAGCCATACGCTCATAGTTAAAAGTATCACCATACATAAAGATGTTGCTATGTGTGGTGTATGGTAGAGACTTCTCAGGGGTAATAACTGTAGGTGGTTGAAACTTACCTAGACCTAGCTCGTTGATGAAGTCTTGATTCTCAGGATTTAATTCCTTGTCAGTAATGATATCAACTTTTATGTTATGCTGATCCATTAGTTCAATAAAACTCTTAGTGAATTGACCGATACCACCGTGGGGTATAAGTGTTTGATAGCTTACTAAGAAGCCAATTCGTTTATCGTATGTTCTCATTTGTTCTCATTTGTTCTCTTATATTATACACGTAATCACTACAAATACCATAGCAATTTTGGTCATATAAGTTACTAAAAGAACTATTTTGCCATTCTGGCATAACCATAATACTATGTCGTGACATTGATTTACCTGGATATGTCCAAATATATCTATGACTAGTTAATGTGTAATCGTCATTTTGGTGCCAGAAAAAATTAAAGCTAGTCAATGATAATTTGTCCAGTGCTTCTATGTTTTTAGCATGTAACCATAAATGAGGATTGGATAAAAAATCTTTATCTATTCTATATTCAGGATCGTCATGACCTAAATAATAAACATTATCGATAGACCATATATCAACCTCACAGTCAAATCCTTCCTTTATTGCGAACTCAATTTGCTTAGGAGTGTTTTCTAATATTTTGTCAGGACCTTTTACCAGTCCCCTATGTGCTATTAATTTCATTCTTTGTGATTATTCAAAAAATATAATAAATCTTCAGGAGTACCGATGCCCCACATTTTTTCTATTTCTTTGATTTTGATTTTCTTATTATCTTTTATTGCTTCATTGAACACTGGGCAAACATAAAATTCATTATTCACTCTAGTATTGTTTTGTATCATTTGTTCTGCATACTTGACATAATCTTTACCATGTTTCCAATAATATATCCCAACTGTTGCATTATCACTTATTGGATTTTTTTCTGCTACTTCAGCAACAAACCCATCTTCTCCTAATTTAGCAAAAGACCATTTAGGATGTGTTGATTTAAATGTTACGATTCCACCGTCAATTTGATCGGTAGTAAAACTATATAAACATTCATTACTATTCCACTCTACGTATTGGTCTGAATTTGCTATTAATAATGGCTCATTGTTATTAATATATTCTTTTGCTAATAAAGTAGTTACTGCGGCGCCTTCTGTCACACCATCTACTTGAACAATCTCACAGTTTGGAGTGAGTATATTTAATAATTGTTTTAAATTATATTTTTCATAGTGTTCTTTTTGAACTAAGAATATATAACGTGCTTCAATATTCAAATTTTCTATCACCACCTGAATCATCGGTTTTCTATTAACTTCAATTAATGGTTTAGGAAACGAATATCCTGCTTGTGCAAATCTACTACCTGCACCTGCCATTGGAATCAAAACATTCATTTTATTATTTCTCCAGGGTACTTTTGTTATATATTTACCATCGAATGCTGACAGTATTTGTTTTAATAATTCTTCGTTCACATCTTCAGGTGTATTAACAGGTAATAATTGTGCACCAGAATCTAATGCAGCCTGTCTACCAATATGACTATCTTCTATAATTATAGTTGTTTTTGGGATAGCATTTAATTGTGTCATGCATTTCCAATACATTTCTGGAAATGGTTTAGCTTTACTCACATCTTGATTAGAAACATAGAAATCAATATATTCTAAAATACCTAATTTTAAAAGAGATATTTGTAATGATTTTCTTATACTGTTACTAGCAACTGCTATTTTTATTCCATGCTCAGATAGGGTACGAAAAATACTTTTTAATAATAAATTTTCACTAGTCTGCAATAATAAATCTATTGTTGCTTTTTGTTTTTCTTGCCAGATAGTATCAAACAGTCCCCTATTCAATCCTTTTTTATGAGCTAGTAATTCAAGTTTGTTAGTAGTGGTCAATCCATCATATACACTTAAATGCTCTTCCCTGGAAATTATATGCTTAGGACTTAATTTACTTAATGATAAATTCAAGGAATCATAATGCAGTTCCTTACTTTCTATCAATACCCCATCTAAATCAAATATAACTAGTTTATTATAGTTCATATTGGTCTGTTATGAAATAAATTCCAATACTGTGTGAATGCCTCTTCCCAAGTAGTGTTATTTGTTATTGGATATCTACCAATAACATAACTTGAACTGTACGGCATTTTAGTAAAGGAGAATCCTTTATCAGATATATATTTAAACCATACAACGTGTAAATTTCCTTCTTCCGGGGTTTGATGTATTTTTAACACATCTGTATTTAATAATTTTTTAATGTTAGAATATGTTGAAAAGAATGAAGTATCGTCAGCATTATTATTTTCATCGGGAATATATAAAAGACCTATATTGTTCTCATACTCATTGTAATTAATATCTTTAAACACAAATTTATTCTCATAATATAAATCAGGTCTCATAACATAAATAAAATCATAATCTTTACCTGAATCTATAACCATTTGCATTCCTAAAAACCAACCCTCTCGCATTATTAAAAAAGTATCATTGTGTTCTGGTTTTTTGTGAATTTTTATAGTAGCATGTGGTATATTCAATGCTCGTTGTATTTCCTCAAATGATACTTTTCTTGGTTTAATTGCATACGGTCCTATCTTATTAATTAATGGATTAAGGGTATTGGTTGTATCCCATGTACTAAAATATACATCTACCTTAGGATCATTTAGGAAAGTCATAGTTCTCCTACATTGTGCAAATGTACGATATTCTCCTACTATTAAAACTGCTATTTTAATTGATTTAGTTGTCATAAATCTGCATTCCATACCTCATCTACTGTGGGTACTGTGATCCACTCTGTTATTTCAGTTGTCTTTAGAAAAGAACCATTACTATCTTTTCTGCTATAGTCTATTATATCACGATTTTGTCTATATTGCAATACTTGTTCGGGTCCGTCCCACCCAGCTTGTATTAACCAGCGTAGTTCAATCATCTTTGTAATTCCCAAATAATGTGTTCGTCATAATTATGCCATGTATGTTCACTTATAAAATGATTATCATCAACTCTATATTCTGCTGTTCCTTTATACGCATTTTCTAACCAAATATATTTTTTAGTAAGATTACACCGATGAGGCAACCATGCAAACTGTTTTGTCCATGTTGCTGTTTTGTAAAATGTCCATTCAGCTTCAGTTGATAATTTAGGATTATATCCTAACTTTGTTCTATAGTCGTTGTAATTACTTCCGAACATCAAGTTCCCCATTCGTTTTTGAACAACGGGACTTGTAGTCTGTCACTATAGCGCCAACCCTTTTGCATTGCAAGTTCTGCAACTTTTCTGTTATTAAGATTATAAAGTTCTGTAACACCACCGCAAGGCATAAGATACACAGGACCTTTAAATCCACGTTTGCGATATTCATTAACTGCTTGTTCAGCTTCTTCTGCATCTTCTTTAGTTGCTACAACAAATTTCAAATAAGTATAACCAGTATTGTAATATTGTTGAACAACATCGGGACAAATAGCATCTTCCCAATTTTCACCACTGATACTTAGTTTAGGACTTACGCTGAATGTTAGACAATGTAAATAGCGGTGTTTCTTCCATTCATTTAAATAATTAACTAATTCAGGATATAACATTTGTGTACCATTAGTTTCAAATGTTATTTCTTGTAATCCACGCATATTATCATGTGATAACAACTCTGGATATTCACGTTGCCAGCCTAAGAGCGGCTCACCACCCGTAATAACCAAGTGCTCATCTTTCCAACGACCATGAGGAAGTAAATTGACAATATTATCGGCAATAGTATCAATGTCGTAATAAGGACTGAGATGTTTGAAGCGTGGATCCCAACTCGCATAGCTATCACATCCAGTACTAACAAGTGGTAGTGATTTATAAGATTTAATAGTTTCTGCATTTATTTTAAACCTTTCTGTACTTTCCATTCCTTTAGACATACCGAAGCCAGCACATTTAAAGTTACAACCAAACGTGCGTAAGAACACGCTTGGCACACCCATGTATCTTCCTTCACCTTGTACACTGTAAAACAGTTCTGATATTTTTAGTTTATTCATAATTTTATTACCAATGTCGTATAACGCCTGCTATAATAAAACAGTTTGTTATAATATATGATATCACTATTGCTGTACGGATGCAAGCGATGTGGTCAGCTTCTGTGTTTGTAGCTCCCGTTTTTTCACCTAAGGCTTTTGCCCATATACGCCATAATTTAATTGGTTTGACCATATTTTTTCTTAATTATTAATTGTTTTATTTGGTAGAAATTCTAAGGCAATAGAATATCTATTTTTATTTTTCCAAGTTGGTATAGTATGAGAAATGGTTGAATTAAAAATAAATAAACTATTTTCTTTTGGTAAAATTTGAAATATAGTCCCGTTATAGTCAAGTATGGTACCATTATCTTCACAACCATCCATAAAATAAATAGCGGATACGTTTGATGTTGGATGAGTATGCCATTGAAACTCTGAATCTTGTTTACAAACATTAAACCAACAAAATTTTAGAAATAAATCTGATTTATTATTTTTTCTTAAGGTGTCTAAAGTAAAATTTATTAACGTAGTTAACAGTTCATTATGATAATATTTTTCGTGCATGAATGGATAAGATTGATATTTTGGAACAGTTTGATATAGGTGATATTCTATTTCATAGTCAATAATTTTTTTAAATTCACCGTACGAAGGCAATACATTATTACATGTAATCATAAACAAATCATTCTTTTCTATGCTACTCATTCTTTTTCTTCTAACATTCGTTTCATTCTTGCTTGTAACATTGGGCTTAATCTACCCACACTAATTAGTGTGCTATGTGCAGTACCAGGATTGAATCCATACTTGATGCTATGTATCAATTCTAAGTGTGCCGCACTAACTAAGCCCAATGCCTCATCACGCTCACGCTCTGCGGCCTCTACTCTTAGTTGAGCCCATTCTTCGGCAGCTTTGATTCGTTGTTCAGGACTCATGCAAATAAATCTTCATTCCATTCACGATGACCTTCTCTGAAAGCCATGTTTGCTTGTGTCTCACGTACTTCAACACGATAACACCATAGACGGTCAGACTCACCTTGACCCCACATATCTGGAATATACACTCCATTGACATATTTGTAAAGCATGTCGGCTAAACTCTCGCACCCGATTCGTGGTAGAATAGTTAACTTAGCCAATTTCTTTTCTTGTAACATTTTGAATGTTTCAAGTTCTGGATCATCTTGTGCTACTAACAAGGTGTGGTCGAATTGATCCTCAAGAATCTTTTTCAATTCTTTTAATCCACCATAGTCAGCCGCCCAGTTACGTACATCTAAACTGTCTGTACCGAAATAGAATTTCATACTGAAACTATAACCATGAATCATATTGCAATGACTGTCTGCACGCCATTGACGATATGCACATGGAAATGCATCGTGATATTCTTTTGTACTTGTGAATTTATATTGTCTTGCTGAATTCCAGCGATGTGACTGAAAGTTTTCTTCTAGGTGACGTATTAAGTCATTTGTTGATGAGTTTGCCATTATTTTCTCCTATGTTAATTATAGCATAGGACGCAGAATTTATATACCGGGATGAGCCCATAAGGCCGGTCATCTTTATTTACCACTTTTGTTTTTGTTGTTCGGCTTCCAAAATTCTCTTTCGTAGGCTACTGCTACTAAAACTATGGTCACGCCCATTATAGATAATTTTAATGTTGCGTTTTTCACAGATTTCTTTACCACTGAAATCTTTGTCTGCGTATTCAACACCTAGTATACGCACATCAATGGGTAGTGTTAATAGAATGTCAGATAAATCCTTCTCTGTGTTATAGATAACAATCTCGTCTACTGTGCGTACCGCACACAAACTTATTTGTCGTTCTACAATACTTTGAATTGGTTCATTCTTTTCTGGTCTATCCCATTGTGCATTGTTTTGCAATCCAGCAATCAAATAATCACAGTGATTCTTTGCTTCACTTAGCATTGCAATATGACCGGCATGTAACAAGTCAAATTGACTAAAGGTAATACCAATAATCAATCCACGTTCTTTAAGTTCTTTAATCTTATTGAATATCATCATCCGCACCTATGATTAGTCTGCCACAAACCGTTTTGTCGATAACGAGCAAACGGTCCAAAACACTTTACACAATAATAGCCCTTCATTCTCTGCCCCTAATTTTACGCCACACAACTTCAAAAGTATCTGGTCTTAACATAACTTCCCATCCCTTAGGAATTACTTCTGGGAAAAAATGTGTCTTACCGTTGCTGTGCTTATATAGTTTCATTCTAACTCCGTCAATTCTTCTACTATTGGGTCGGGTTCACCCGAGTCACTGAACCCATATGTAACTTCATATTCTTTACCGACATGATGATAAGTTTCACTAAATGTTCGTTGATTGTTGCTAGATTCAATTGGGTCAATCAATGCAAATACTAACAACATGTGTTCACGTTCAATTCCAGTTAGTGTTCTGCGATTTTTCATGCCTATCTTTCTTAGAAAGGCAAACGCTTCTTCTTGATTCCTGAAAGGTGAACGGTTTGTCATTTGCACGTGCAGTTACGACCTTGTTGGCAATCACCGTTGCAATTACTTTTTGGTAGCTTGCCCGCTATATACCAAGCAACTATTATTAAACAAATTAATGTGATAATATCGATCATTATTCAACTCCGAAATGTTCTTTGATCGTTTTAGCACACTCTCTTTGTCCTTCACGGACTGCTTCATTTGCCTTGACACTATCTAACCAATCACTGCATGTGTCAGCACGATGATTGATAATATCAGCACATTCACGAATAATCAACTCGGCAAACTTTTTTAATTGCATTGGATTTACTTCAGGATAGTGACTGCCGCCTGCTTCTAAAGCAAATTCTCTAAGTTTCTCGTTCATTCTTTAACTCCAAAATGTTCTTTAATTTTCTTTGCACATTTAAATTCGATTGTATCTCTAGGATCTGCTATGTCAGCAACACATGCATGGATACATTCTTTAACAATCAATTCAGCAAACTTTGCCGTATCAAAATGCAAGTGACCATCTACTAATACTCCGTCTACACGATGACTCCAGCATTGTTGTTCTAATGCCTTAATCTTTGGATTCATTTCTGTCTCGCAATTTGATAGAACTCAGCACGTGCCGCTGGGTCATTTTTGAACCCACCACCTAAACGACTTGTAACTGTACTACTACCAGTATCTTCTACACCACGTGACTTTACACAATAATGTTGTGCATCAATCATTACCGCAACATCTTCAGTCTCCAGTATAAATTGGAGAGTGTGGAAGATTTGTTCTGTGAGTCGCTCTTGGATTTGAGGGCGTTTGCTGAAATACTCAACAATACGGTTAATTTTTGATAGTCCGAGGACTCTTTGTTTCGGAACATAAGCCACTGTAGCCAACCCATCAATAACAACAAAGTGATGTTCGCAATTACTTTGGACGTTAACGTTGCGTTCAACGACCATTTCATTGTAATGCATCTTGTTATCGACAGTCGTACACTTTGGAAATGCTTCATAATCTAATCCCCAGAAAATTTCGTTAACATACATTTTAGCAACACGCTTGGGTGTGTCCATTAAGCTATCATCACTTAGGTCTAGGCCCAAAGCCATCATGATGCCTTCAAAATAACTTTCAATCAATTCAATTTTGTCTTTACGGTCCCTAGTATCAGGTTTGGTTGGCGTTTCAACACCCATCTTGACTAGATGTTCGTGTACTTTTAATCCTAATTCAGGATCAGTTTTTGTCTTATTATAACTCATAGATAACCCTCCGTTGTGAGTGTTTTGTTTTGACATTGTGCAACCTTTGTGTTGCACAAGTATTTATCACAGATTAAGCCTTAGCTTCTTTTCTTGCGGCTTTCTCAGCAGTAATTTCATTACGGCGTGCTTTAATAGCTTTAGCCATTTCTGCTAGTGCTTTACGGGCACGTGTGCCTGCTGATGAATTACCTTTGACAAACTTTTCGTTCTCCATTAAGTATTCATCAAAGTGTGTTTTAATATCGTTATGTGCATTCATTTTATTTCCTTTATGTTAAATTACTCTACGCTTTCTACAGTTTCTGTAGCATTCTCAAATCCACGTTGATAGTCATCAGCATCAGCCTCTGCATTTTCAATGTCTGCGTACGGATTAAAAAACTTTTCATTTGCTATACCAGATGCATAGCCTTGCATATAAGGTGCTTCTGCGTATAGTTCAATTCTTACTTTTTTCTTAGTAGCCATTATTCTTCCTCTTTATCTTCAACTATTCCATTGCATACAGGACAAGTATCAAATTCTACCCCATCAATTTCTTTACTATTTGTCTCAGTCCAATCACCAGTCCAATCACATTCTGTACACTTCATGCTAGAAATTTCTGATGATTTATCAAAGGGCCATTTAGCTGTTTCTACAAAATTACCATTTGGAGAGGGCCATTTAGCTGGATCAAGTTCAATGTGTTTATCTGTTGAATCACCAAAGGGCCAAGCTGCCGTAGTACTTAGTGGTTTATGTTCAACTACTACTTTTTCTGGCATTGACTCTTTAATAGTCTCACCATTAAATTCTTCACCAGTATCTTCATTAGTCAACACTAATGGTCCTTGAAATTCAAACTCAGTGTCATCATTAGACCAACCTAATTCTTCAACACCTTCATAAGAATTTTCTTCCCAGGCTTCTTCAAATGCCTCTAAGTCTTCCTCAGTACAATTTCTACCTGCTTCATTATCAGCCCAACAGCCATCATCTAAGTTATCTAGTTCCCAACACTCATCATTGTCTAAACAACCAAGTTCATACCCATGCTTATTGATTAATTCTTCATCAGTAAGAGGACGTTCATCAGATTGAACATAGAATGTACCCCAGCGATAACCTTCTTCACGGATAATTACTTTATCATCCTTTACCCAAATCTGTCGTTCAATTGAACTTTTCTTCCAGTATGTTGATAATTTCCAAGTTGCCATGTTTATTCCTTATTTTAAATTAATGTTACAACATGATATCCACTATAAGGATAATTTTCGTGTAACCATTCAAGTAATCCTTCTTCCCAAGGAAGACCTACACTCATATCTTTAGTAAAAATCATTTTACGTTCAGACATTAATATTTGCTTTCTCTTGTGTGCTTGCGATAATCTGTACTCATTCTTAACCATTGCTCACCATTGCCTTCCATGATATCACAAATACGGTCAATAGTACCATTGTTCCAATCACTGATTTGACCTTGCTTTATGCTCGGTTGATGTAACATATTGAATAACTTAATTGCGGCATCTTCTACACTCCATGGAGTATACAGTCTTGTGTGGTCATTAGCAAACGTTTCGGGAAAGCTACGATATGCCGGGTAGCATACATTACATCCCAATGCATCTGCTTCACTTACTGTATTGCTTACCCAATCTTGTAATGCACAGTTGAATACAATTCGTGTATCGTTAAGTAATTCATAATAGGCATTCTTTTCTAAATCTTCATATACTTTAAGTTTGCCATCTTTACGCATTTGATTAGTGCGTTCCATATAGCTACTATTGTTACTCTTTAATTTACTGCCACTGAATACACAAAATTCTGCTACATCTTCAAAACGTTTATGAAATTCTTCAATCACATCCATGTAGAAGTCAGGTTGTTTCTCCTGATCCCAACGTGCAGAGAATGCAATTCGCTTTTTACGCTTATCAAATAGCTTTAGCTCACCAACACGACTACGTACTTCTTCTTTGCCAAATGCTAGACCTGAAATATTGTAGATTGGTGCTTTCCAACCTGCAATCTTCATATTCATTACCATTTCTTCATTAGTAGCAAGAACACCATCTACGAATGAATCAACCATCTTTTCATAGTGACCCATAAAGTCAGACATGCCCCATACATGAACGAAATCATCAGGATCAATGGATTGAGCAAGACAGCGAACAAAAATGCGAGGACGATTAATACTGTCGATTTGATTAAGTATATAAGGAAGACTCTCGATACCGGGTTGAAACATATCCTCAAAGTAGATAACATCTTCATTGTTCAGTTCTCCTGCTTTCATCATACGAATCAAATTCATAAGTTGTGACATGCCAAAATATGTGCGACCATGTGCATCTAATACTTGACCAGTAACAATAGCTTGGTCGTTACTTAGTGTTTCACCGGGAACAATGACATAATCAATTCCCCGTTTATCAAAGACAGCACGATTCCACTCTTGTAATTGCAAAGTGTATCTTGCCTTATAAGGCTCAAGACCCATGTAATATAATTTACGCATTGTTATACTCTTGTATCAGCATCCCAAGAATTTTTTGCATCTTTACCTGCTAATTGTTTTTGATGTTGACGATATGGAAAACTACGCATATCATATAATGTTGTTTCGTCAAACTTATATCCATAGTCTACACAAAATTCTAAATACTTTTCCAAATCTTCAAAAATTTGATGTACACGAGGATTAGGTTGAAATGAAGGTTTTGCCATTTTTAATTTTCCTTTTAAATAGCGATTGATTGATAAGGTTTTGTTGTGTTATAATAAATCGTAGCACCGTTCTCACCATCTTCGGAGACAGTAATTTCAATACTACGGTCGGGATATCTAGTAGCGATTTGGTTATACAAATCGTCACTAATCATTTCACAACTTTTGTAATTCAATTCAAGTGTGCCACCTTTATAGAGGTTTTCTAACCAGCGTTTGAATTGAATAAACTCAATATCCCTATCGTTGTGAAATACTTCAATCGCCACATTAAAATGAAATATGTGACGATGTGGAGTTCCTAAAAAGCTAACATCATATTCATCACCCGTTGCGAGTTTTGGATCTGTTGCCGCCGCAGGGTACATGTGAATACCCTCTTTTTGAAATGTTACAAAAATCATACGTCTTGCATGTTTTGCAATACGTACTCGTTTTTCAAATTGTGCTTGTTGTATTTGTTGTTCCATATTATTCTCCTAATGCTTCTAATATCGCATCATCACTATCAAGTATTTCTTCATCAATTTCTGGCTCAGATTCTTGTACATCAAATAATTTGTCAAACATTGTCATAGCATTAACAGTTTTCTTACCACTAATACCTTGACTACCTGATTGAAATTGTGTCCAATAACCTGAATAGTATTGAATCAGGTCAAGTGATTCTTGTTTAGTTTTCTTTGAAAAAATATCATCTACTAAGTTACTAAAGAACTGAGGTCCTTGTAGTTTATGATAAATCATTTTAGGTACTACACCTTGTTCATATTGTCTGTTAGCTTCCTGAACTGCGTTCATGTGCATCCAAACATTATGTGATTGAATCAATGTATAACTCAAAGTATCCCAACTAGTTTTTGTTTCTTTACTATGTTGTCCTAAGAAGCCTTGACCTCTATAACACAAATCCCTAAGTAACATTTTATCAGTAATTGGACTATCTGTAAAGACTTTGTGGACACCTTCAGCCAATACAGCATCACGGAATTTGCGTTGGTCACCACCTGCCATACCTTGTTGAGGTACACCAAACCTTTTGTCATCCGCAGTTTTTTCCATACTATATGACCATTTTTTATTATGTGCAATGCTAGTATTGAAATATGCTAAACCTTTAGCCGCACCATAGAATGGGCTAGCACAATCAAATGTAATTTGTAGTTTTGGGTTATGATATTTACGTATTGCTTTTTGAATATCAGTAAACAATACTGCATACTCTAAAATGCTTGTGCCCAAACAATGAATCAAATCATGTTTACCTTCTTGTAATAATCCATCGTGTATGATATCTATCATACGTGTTAACATCAATTCGATATCAATTTTATTTTGACCACCGAAAGCCCAACCATTAAAATGATTGTCTGGATAGATGTTTGGATCGCAATATTTTTTCATCTCAGCATACCAATCATCACTTTGAGTATGATTACGACCTTGCAATACATTTAAGAATTTACATTCACCGTTTCTATGCTTAATGAAATATTCATTGTTAATATGTGTGGCAGCGATAGCTTCTTCAATAGTACTGATGCCATGAGCACTCGTACCTGTCTTTGGGTCTTTGATATGAAACGTAGTCAATGATTGACTTGGAATATCTAAACACATACCATAATCCATATACGTATCCATCCAAGTTAAAACTTGTTGACGCTTCTTCATGGCGCGAGGACAATTAGGATCTTTCCAGTCAGCAGGCCATTGTGCCTTTAAAATCTGGAAACCACCTGAATCACCTAACATGAATGTATCTGGATCACGTTTACGAATGATACTTTCATTATGGTCATCTTTAGTAACGTCTAAGTTCGCATGACCTGCACTATACAATCCCCATTTGTAATAATAAAGTCCCTCTTTCTTATTAAGAAAATTAAGTTTCTCTACATCACCATTAAAGCCGGTGGGTATACGTGCTTGGTCAAAATAGTTTTCACCTTCACGTTGTTTACCTAAACCACTAATATAAAAACTGCTGACTGCGGGCAAGAACAATGCCCACTCTGGGTTTTGTTTTTGCGTTAAGTTATCTTGTTCCATTAAACTGTTGTTTCTTTTTTGATTAGTGTTTGAACCATTTTGATTTGATGTTGTTTTTCTTTAAGTTGTTCTACTAAATCTTTGATAGTAGGATTAGTTTGTGCAAGGATTTCAAGTTCTAATTCTTCATTACGTTTTTGTCTAGCCCAGTCAAGCAATGATTCAGCCTCATCAGTAAGCCCAACACTAGCAATAGTTGAATTCAATATAATCCAATTCGCACCATCAAACACTTCCATTTTTTGTAACTTAGTGTTATAGCGCATGTTACCCACACCCTGTGCACCGGGCATACTATTTGTATATGTAGCACTATGCCCACCGTGAGCAGACATGTATCTACTTGTAACACTTATTGCATCAATCATTTTATTTGTGCTGGAATCATATAACAATATGTAGCAAGACCACTATCTACTGTAATTTGCATAGCACCCTGGTCAGTAATCTTAATAGTTTTGTCACCAGCAAGATTTAAAATACTTAATACTTGTTGTACAGGCCATTGCCATTTACTAGAAATCTTTCCTATAATATTAGATTGGAAAATAAAATTACCACTGTGTGTTGAAGGATCACCAAAATATACTCTAAGGTCTGTACCATCTACTACTGTTCTAAAATGATTTTCTTCACTATTAGCACTTGCTTGCTTTTTAAGACGCAAAATACTAGCAACACTTGGTTCAAATTCAATATCCCAACCATTACCTTTGTAGGTTACATTTTTAACTTTTTCTTCAATTACTGCTTTTGCCATAAAACGATAATCATTTACAAATGATTTATCCTTTGTTTCAAAATGAATTGCTACTGGTGTATTCATGCCATCTTTATTATCATTTGTTACATTAATAATAGATGTATCATCGTATTCCTCAAAACTTACAATAGTTTTAAGTTTACTTAAGTTAGGCATACCAAAAGTGCCAATAAACTCTGGATGAGGATTTTTAAATTCCCCACTTACTAAAACAGTTTTATCTTCTGCAATAGCATTGATAGTTGTTTGTGTGTCTGTACCGCTTACTTTAATTAATTCAATGAATCCCAAGTTTGCAGTATGTGCAATTAAATCTTGTAAAATATCTTTCATGTGTGTTCCTTTATGTTATTTAAAAATAATTATTGTGTATTATAATGGAATATAATACATATGTCAATGCCTGTTTACCCGAAGCTAAACAATTCATCAAATGTACTTTTGATATCTGTATTTTCACGCAGTTGCCAACCTAATACACCTAATAAATTATCAATCTTTTCGTCTACTAATGTTTGTTCCATTGCTTCATCATCAAATGGCAACTCAGTGAACCATTTAGGTAATCGTAGTTCATCTGTTGGATAAGCAATTGAAGTAAAATTTAATGGATTGGGTTTAAGTTTACAAACTACTACCTTCATACCATCAACAATCTTCTGACTATAGTTGTCGCCATGTACCTTGCGTAGATAGTTGTAGTTCAGTGCGCCACGCACATGACCGGGCATGTTCTCACGACCCTTTTTACTGTTTGCTTCTTTATCACCGTACATCGTTAGTTTATTAACTGACTTTGGTGAGCCTTTAGTCCAACTATCTTGTTGACTCAATTCACGCTTGAAAGTTTTGATGGCTTCGATTACTTCATCACGACCTTTACCTTGTTGAATAACCATTTTCAATACGTTCATTAAAAACTCTTGTACGTATTTGGGTGTATCAGCACGTTTCAAGTCAAGACCCATAGCTTTAACATCACCTAAGTTACCATCTTTGTCTTTGCGCTTACCTTCTTTATCAAAGATATTGATAGCATAGCGTTTCTTTGTAATAAAGATAGCACGGTCACCAATCAATTCACGACCAGCTTTAATGATTTCCCCGTTCTTTCGTGGTGAGTGAAATGCTTTCTCCATGAACGCCGGGAAACTATCATTCGCTTCGTCTGCGATTGAATCATATAATCCAATGCACATATCTTTATCCCAAGCCAATTCACCTTTATCAATCTGTGACTTCAATACTGAATATGCGCTGAAGTAACAACTATCAGTATCACCATAAACAATCGCTTCGCCTTCGTGACTATATTCACCTGCAACACATTCATTGATTTGGCTCATCATGTGACGAACAATTTGTCGTCCACACAGTGTAACACTTTGACCAATGCGCTTGTCATAGAAACGACAATGTTCATTCAATAATGCGCCATATGCAGAGTTCAATAAAATTTTACGCACTAACTGACGTTTATCCCAATAATCACGGTCTTCATTAGTAGTTGATTCTTTTAGTTTCTTTTGCATTACTTTACGATCCGAGTACCAGCGAGATAATAGTCCTGGAACTACACCCTCTTTCTCGTATGTAAAGATTGTACCATTTGCACTTAGCATCCAGGGCTTGTGACTATCAAAAACTAATTTCCATATTTCAGCCGCAGACATTTCTTCACTACGTCCATCTTCATAGTCAACTGTAAGCATTGTACCACGCTCTTGGTTCATAATCGAGGTATATTCTAACGCACCAAACAAACCTTCCCATAGAATAGCACCAGTAACATCATCATCGCCATCTTTATAGCGTTTCTTTTCTTGTGCTAATCTAAGACCCTTGTCTTTCATGTATTGGTCTGTGACTGTTTGTCTAACTTGGGCAACAATAGTCTCGCCCGCCATGTTGAGTGCCCGTATGACCGAGGGATAGAGTGAGTTAATGTCAACTGCTCCGACATATTCGTGCATGCCTCTTTTGGGCGTAGCAACGAAGGCACCTGCTGCCTGTTGTGTTTCATCTGCATTTTCTGTTCTCCGTTTTTTATCTGGTACTACTAATCCACGTTCATGCGCTTCATTAAAGATAGCCATTTCAATCATAGCAACTGAACCCATTACTGTTGGAAGCAGTACAGTATTTTCATGTGCTAGTTGATTAGCCAATTCTAAGAATTTAAGTTTGTTGTGAATCTTAACCAACAACATAGTATCTTGTCTGTTGTATTCAATAAACTTTTTAAAGTCTTTATTATACAATTGGTCAAGAGTACCTTCATATTGTGTTTTGTTTTCACCAACTTCCATCTCACCAATAGCATCTAGTTTATAGCTATGGCGACTTTCGTAGTTATACTTCTTATAAAGTTGAAGATAATCCATGTGAATACGACCAACTAAATCATAAGTCTGTTCTGACTTACCAAATCGTTCATATTCTCTTGGTTTAGGTAGTTGACCCATTAAACAGAATTTACGTGTATCGTCTTTACTCATCACACGTGTAACACGATTAACCATGTAAGGTATATCGTATCCTTCTGAGTTCCAACCAGTTAATACATCTGCATCTTCAATCAACTGAAAGAAAACATCAAACATTTCCTTTTCGCTGTTGAAAAGCATACAGTTAGGAAACTCTCTAACTATTTCCCAAGCAGTTTCAGTAGTCATGTGCTTTGGTGCAATAACTAATGTAACACATTGGTCAAGCCAATCTAAGTAACAACTGATTGCTGTTACTGGATTGAACGGATCACTAGTAGGGCTGAAACCTTTTTCTGGATCAAAGTCTACTTCAATGTCAAAGAAACACGTGTGTAGTTTGGGTGCATCTACACCCAAGTAGTTTTCACTGAGACAACGAAATACTGGGTTGATATCACTTTCAAAGAGTTTTTTACCACCGTGTATTCTTCGTTCTTTTTCAAACTCTGAACGTTTACGTGTACTGAATCTACTAACAGGATTGCCATAAATGCTACGATGCTTTCCCTTGTTATCAGGGTAATAGAAAACATAATTGGCAGGGAACTCTTTGTAATGACGCTTACCGTCAACTCCTCGTTCTACTACATAAATTCTATCTTCATCCCGTGAATGGATGGCATCTACATAACTCAAAGTGTCTTGCCCACTGTTTCCAAAATAGTGTTGAGTTGTTCGTGTTCTTGATTTGATTGTGTTAAACTTGCTTTATGGGCAATTCTAATTGCCTTTTTAAGTACACTAGGTTTAACTTCTAGTTCTTCTGCAATTGCTTTTACTGTGTCAGTTAACCCGCCTTGCAGTGTGTCAATCTCATGCATCACTGCCATACCTTCATTAATCAATTGGGTTAATTTAATTTTTTGATCGCCGCTGAATGTTTTCACATCGTTCATAGATACTCCTTAGTAAAGTAGTTATTATACACTAATCTGCTAAGAAGTCAAACAATTTGCGTAAGTAAGGTAACCTTATTGGAAGATTTCTGGGTGTTCTTTACCGTATATCTTAATATACTTACCCGCCATCATATCAGCCATTGCTTCGATTGGTGAGCCAGGATAACTGTCACCGTCTTTAATCATGTTAAGTTCACTTTGACGTTGATGTACCAATTCATGGAATATAGTACGGAAAATATCTATTAGATTACGATTGCCGATATATACCCAAATTCTATCACCACTGTGTACGCCAGTATGATGACCAGCTTGTGCTTGTTCTGTGTTCTTACTTAATGTGAATTTGGGTTTAGTTTTAATATTCAATGTTTTCATTGACCATTTAATAAAGTCTTTAATTTGTTGTACTTCATCAGGTCCTTGTACGTCTTCCGACAAATCCTTTGTCACATCTTTTTCACCTAATATATCAGCTGGAAGTTGTCCTCCGGGTATTCCGCCACCAATAGCAAACTTTGCTAGTCCTATAACTTCTTTAGGTCCTTCCGACATGCCTTGTTTTCTACGCATAATTTCATTAGTTATGGAAGTTATGATTTTTAATCCAATTTCATCTCTTTTAATAGTTTTAATCATACGCAATAAATCGGATGTTGAATAATTTCTATAATGAGCGTGTTCGCTTTCTGTTATATCTTCTTCACCTAATCTATTTTTTATTTTCTTAATCCACGTGTCTGGAGTGTGACCATATTTGTGTACAAATAAATCATGCAATTTTTTACCAGTCAGTTTATAACGACGGCTGATTTTTTGCATCAATTCGTCAATGGTATCGTAACTAGTATTTTTAAGGCTAGGAAGTTTGTTCTTCAGGTCTTCAACTGCTGATTCGGTGGTAAAATCGTTTGCTCTCATAATATAGTATTTATGCTCACTTTAAAGATTACAGTAGCGAATTGTTCTCTTAGCCCAGCAGCCGGGCCACACTTTATAACGCAAAGGTCCTAAGGTAGTGTGTTCATTACGGGACTATACGGATTTCGAAACTTGTCAAATCCATCGTCCTCAGGGTATACGGGGTAATCATTTGGGTTCATATTGTTCTTACTTTCAATAATCTTAAAAAACTGAATATGTTAATATACATCCATCCTATATCAAATTCAAACCAGCGGCGACTAAGACGAGGATTTGCGGGTTCCAAATGATGATTATTGTGCAGACATTCACCACCAATAATAATGCCCCAAGGACTAATGTTCCTACTTTTATCTTTAGTTTCACCATTACGATACCCCCACCAATGTCCAATGCCGTTGATTACTCCGGCGGCCCAGAATGGAATCCATATCATTTGTATAGCCCATATTATGGCGCCAGCCCAACCAAAGATGATGATGTTGAACAAAAAGAGAATGCCAATGCCAAGTCTGGAGTGACTACTGTATAAGTTGCGCTCAATCCAATCATCAGGAGTGCCAACACCATATGAATCAACCATATCTTTATCTTTTGATGCGTCATGGTATAGTACTGCTCCTTTAAAAAATACTCTCATAATCCCATATACATGTGGACTATGTGGATCACCTTCTATGTCACTATATCTGTGATGTTTACGATGTATAGCTACCCATTGCTTAGTAACCATACCTGTTGTCAACCATAACCAAAATCGCATGAAGTGACTTAGTATAGGATGAAATATTAATCCTTTATGTGCTTGACCTCTGTGTAAGAAAAGTGTGACGCAAATGATTGTAATGTGTGTTACTATTAAAGTATATAAAATCATAAATTACATAACATATATGTTACCTACACAACCTCTTAAAACTTCTGCAAAATACTCGGTTAAATCATCACCGATACCTTGCGATTCATATTGTCTCGTATCTTCGTCACGAAACTCTGGCTTTAAATTGAGATACTTACTTGGGTTTCCCCATGCTTTACGACCATAACCCAAGTTAATTGGTAGTGGATTTAATGTAATAGTTCCTGTACCTAGATACTGTGCAAATAATTCATACAAGAATTCATATGGTCGCTTAATTTCATTACTACGACTGCTACGTTGTGTGCCAATAGCGTTAAATAATGCATTGTATTCTGGTGTTAGATTCCATGACACACCGCTTCGTGCAGGACGACCGTATTGGTCTTTTGCTACTTTACCATAGCATCGTTCTATCACTTGATTAACTGTATTAAAGAAATATTGTTCTGCTTCAGGCCATGCACCAGACCTGCTACTACCAGTATTACGATGACCTGCTTGAATAGCATGACCAAATCTATGTGCCATGATCCATGGTGTCATCATTACTTTGCTATCACCTTTGTTACCGACAAATACAACAGTGATAGCATCTTGACTACCATCAATAATTTGTTGTGCTTGGTTACCAAATACTTGTTGAATAACCTCAGGCTTCATAGGTCCGTATTCACTATAACGACCTGTACCCGGAATGTTACTAAAGAACAATCTAAAATCATAGGGAGTTTTTTCTAAAAATCTTTGTGTCTTTAGTTGATTAGTTGGATGGGGTATTAATCTTTTATCAACGCCTCTAAATGGCCCTGGCTTTTCAAAATCACCCAATGGTGTAAATTGTTTAAGAGCCATCTCATCAGTAATTTTAGGTATAGGTTGAAGTGATTCGTTGATAGACTGAACATTGTCTTTGCCGTATAACTTTACTAGCAACTGTCTTGCTTGACTTTGTGACTCAGCGTGAATTGTTGTTTTGATGGAAGAACCATCAACCTTTACAGTTACTGTATACTTTTTGAGTGAGGATGAAATTTCATCAAGGCGCATAAAGTGTTTACTCACGTTCTTTTTTAAGAATGCTACGAACCATCCATGCTTTTTTACCATAGAAGTCTTGTAATTCAGCCATGTAATTAGCAATACCTTGCTGACGTTCTTGTGTAGCAACATCAAACATATTAACAACAAGCTCAACCATCTTTTCAATATCTTGTTGAGTTTCTAAAAACATTAATTCAGCACGTGGAATTTTTGTTTGGTCTTGAATGATTGATAGCTCAGTATAGCGAGACAAACTTGCTGGTGCATAGTTACCCAACACTCTAATATATTCAGCAATTTTATCTACTGTACCATATGATTCACTGTATAATGAATCATAAAATTCATGATATTGTGGAAAGTTACTGCCCTCAATGTTCCAATGAAAGTTGCGTGACTTCAATGAAAATGCTTCTGTTGAAGCCAATAATACTTTTAAACTGTCTGATAACATTTTGGTGGATTTCCCTTGTAACGTGAATAGAATTCAAATAAATTTCTGTTCATTTTAATTATTTTCAATGAACTGAGTTAATTTTTCTCTTGCATTTAAATATCCTGATGCTTGGAATGTTGTTGTTTTATAAGCACCACTTTTACATAGTGCAGTAAATGTGTAAGTTTTCATTTTAATTCTCCCTTTAATGTCTTAATAATAATGTAGATAATACGCCAGGATCGTTTGCACTTACATCACCTTCGCCTGGGGCAACAATAACGTTGTACTTCATACCGGCTGGAATTGAATTTCTTTTTGCCATGTACTCATCATAGTTTAATATTGAATTTGAACTTAATCCATATGTTTGCGCCAAACGCTGTTTTAATTCTCGGGTAGCATTATCGTCTCTGGTTACCCAACGACCGCCCTTGCCCTTTTCATCAGCACCTTCTTTATCTAAATTACCCTTTTCGTCTTTCTTTAATAGATCCCAGAATAATTTTTCAGGTACAATGCGACTATTTTTTGTTGTTGTCAAATTAGGATCTTGTGCCTTAACTTGTTTTTCTTGGCTGGTGTGAGCCCCTTCACTCCAGTTAATAATGAAGTTATTTGGTTTTTGTGCAAGCGCGGCACCTGCCATTTTAGTATAAGCATAGAACTTAGTATTTGGATGTTGCGCTGCCATTTTCAATGCTAAATCTAGATATTCAGGACTAAAGAAGTCCCCACCATCATGCCAACGAATAGATACGGCATATCCACCCTTTTGGCCGAGTTTTTCTTCTTTTGCAATCTCCGTACTTAATGTACTAAAGAATCCACTTGGATCATTCAATAAGAATGTAAGAATTCTACCATCGCTTAACCAAGGTCCTTTAAACATAACTTTGTTGCCGCCTAATTGGAAACAGCTAACTTTACAACTACCAGCACCCGGACATGTATTAACAATGATTAATTTGTTAGTTGATTCATCAACTGCAACACCGGTTAATGCGGCAAAGCCAATGTTAAAGAATTGTTCTAAGTCACCGTTACTGTGCTTCATCTTTTCGTTTTGCTTTAGTAGGTTTTTAGGACGAGTTTTTATTGCATCAATAACTGCTTCTTCTTTGAATCGTTTACCAGCTTCGTCATAGTACTCAATTGCACTACTACGATGTATATAAGGCATTTTGTACTTGTCAGTTTTAGTTTTTCCAGAAACATATTTCTCGTCACCGGGAATAATCTCACCTGTTTTCTTATTGATTCTATCTTTTTGTTTTTCAACTTCACCGGTCTTTTTGTTAATTTTAGGAGTACCTACGATGCGCTTCATGTAGTCTTGGAACTCTTGCCCACCTAGTTCACGACTTTGTGCTGGTAGCTTGGTTGCTTCATTTAATTCTAAATCACTGTGAGCAAACGGTATAGTAACACGACCATCCTCGTCCCCTATACGGTACACGTACACACCAGCATCGTCATCGCCGGACTCATCGGGACCAATTTCCCAGCCCATTGCTGCCAGTGTGCGTTGTGCCTTGGCCATTTGTTGTTCTGTGCCATTCCACCATTGTGCAGCCAGTTGACGTAGAATTTCTTCTTCGTCTGGCTCACGGTCATCACCACCAACTGGTGCAAACTCATTTAATTCTTTACCTGCTTGACTAACAAATTGTTGCGGTGTCATGATTTTGATGCCACTTACTGCACCCGGTAATTTTGGTTCTGCGCCTTCGTGTAGTTCTGTAATTTTCATTGCTTATTCTCTTTTAAATATTGCTCTGCTATCATTACTAATTCTTGCATTTGTTCTACAGATTCGCAATTCCATCTACGTAATGCTTTATTGATTGGGCTATCTGGATCTCGTTTAGTTTTAGCACTAGCACGTGATTTTTTCATGCCACTCATTCTAGCACAGAAACTCTTACGGCGGTTAGCATCTTTAGAACCCTTCTTTAACTTACTTGGCTTTTTAGTTACAGCAGTTTTTAATTTGCTACCGGGATTCTCTCTACGATATGCTTTAACTGCTTTGTTACTCATTCCATCAGTCTTATCTTTTTTATTGACTTTTTGCCAGTCTTCTTCTACGTCTTTTTTATCTTTAGGAAATGGTTCGTCAAGAAATTTTTTAATTTCATGACCAACTATACCAGCTACTAAATTTTCTTGTACTATGTCTTTTATTCTCATTTTGCTGACTTTCTTAATGCATCTGCGGTTGGTGCTCCTGTACTACCTGGCTTACGCATCTTTTCACCACTACCTTGTTTAATACGTTCACGTTTAGCATGTATGTTAGCCCATAGACCTTTGCTTTCTTCGTCTACAGTTTTCTTCAATCCTGGCACTTCATTTTGTAGCACACTCATGGCTCGTTGTAGACTATCATAAGAATCAATGTGTTTACCGTTGGCGTGGATCATGAAGTCATTGGGACCAGACTGAATAATTTCATACTTGCCGCCATTATCACCTGTACCACTGAACACAACTGATCCTTCCATACCTTCCGCCATGCCTTGCTTCTGCATAATTTTCTTATAAGCATTGACAATGGCTCTTTCAAATTGTTTATCAGAAATATCACTGCCAGATAGTTCAGCATAGTATTTTGGATAATGCTGGTCAACTACATTGACCATTTCTCTAAAACTCACAGGTTGTTCTGTGCCTTCGCCCATACCTTGCTCGGGTAATACACCTTTAGGTCCTGCTATAGGTTTAGTTTTTAATCTTTGTTTTGTTACGTCTTGATTGATCCTGCGTCCATAAGCATCGCTGGCCATTATATCATCAAAGTCTTTGGTAGCGACTCGTAGCCTTTCCATATCTTTGTTAGACCATTGACGATTATCTGAATCCGGTGCTGTTTCCGCCACACCTTGTTGACCACGTTGTGCTTGAAATGCTTGTGCTTTTTCATCGCTACTTTGTTTTGATCCTTTGAATAACAACATTGCCGCAAATAACATTAGTGTTACAGGAATCAATCCTAGGATACTACCAGATGCTACTGCGCCTCCTACTTCACCAGCGGCTGCGTGTGCCAATACACCATCAATCATTCCCATAGCATTCATCCACATTGTAGATAAAATGCTGCCGCCACCTACTGCCAAGCCACCAAGTTGTTTCATCATACCTGATTCGGCGACCGTAGCCGACTGACCTGCTGCCAATTGTTCCATCTTTTGTTTAACTTCTTTACCAGACTTGCTGGTCTTTAGAATTTCAATCAATTGTGGCTTGTATTGTTGAGCCATTTGATAATATTTGCCAATACCAGGAATCTTCTTGACTAATGCTGTAATAGTTTCAACGGCACCTTCATCTAACTGATAGCCTTCCGCCACACCTTGCTTTGAGCCTAAAAATTCACCCAATTCTTCAGCGCCAATACCACGTTTACCACTTTGATGTTTCCAGTTAGAACCCTGACGGGCAATCTTATCACCACTATCATTTACATAAATATCGCCGTTATCAGAGTAGTACCCAAACGAATTTAGTGTTGATACTAGATTGTCGCTTGATTCAGAGCCTTCCGCCACACCTTGTTGTTTGTCCCACTCTTTATCAGTTTTAACATTATATTCTTTGCCACCGGCGCCGATATCAGCAACTCTAGTGCCAATTTCTTTTTTAGTTTTAACTACTGCTTTATTATGTTTACCAATTTTCTTGTCAAACATCTTACCAAAATCAGGTTTAGATTCTGCTAATCCTTCGCTTGCTTTCTTGGCAGCATGAATTCTATTAGCCAAATGTCTCATGGAAGTTTCCATACCACGTGCTTTACGTTCTTTATCACTTAGATTTTGTTCACGGTCAGCATACTGCCAATTACTACCGCCCATTGACTCATACTCAGCTTCCATGTCATTATATTGTGATATTAAGTCTGGTAGATTTTCAACATCTTGTTGCAATCTTTGTTGTTGTTCAGCTTTTGCTTGTGCGTCACGTTGTGCCTGTCTCTCACGCATTTTATCTTGTGGAGCCATTTTATGAGCCATGGCTGCTATATCTTTCATCCAATCTTGATTTTCATCTACTTCATACTTACGACCTTGCTCATGTTGACTAATCATATAGTCCCAGCATGTAACTAAGTAATCATTTGCGATTGCAATTTTCTCTTGTACCCATTCAGGAAGATTCTCATTAGGACCTATAACTTTGTTTAATCCTTCAACTGCTCTTAATGCAGTATGTAAGTTTGTTGTGGCCATACCAGCTTCGTCATCATATTCTGGATCTGATTCTTTTGACATGATATCATGGTTTTCTGGTCTGTTACCTATGTCACGGTCTTTAGCTCTTTTGAATAGTTCTTTGCGTAATTCTTTTGTTAATAGTTGTTCTTCACTGATTTCATCTTCCGTGACCGGACTGTTAACGAACTTCTTGCTTGTTTTGATACCTTGAAACATACTACCTTTACTATTGCGTCTTTGCATTCCACCGACTGGATTACTAACAGTAGCAACACTACCTGATCCAGTAGTAGTTTCTAATACGTTAGGATCACGGCCGAACTCAGGGGCTTGTCCCCCGGCTTGGTTAGGCTGACTGCTAGGTGATGTATATTCTAAAAGCGTGTTGATTTTCATAAGACGAATTCCATGTATCATGTATTTATCGCTTTTTAAAGTTTATCACGGTAAATTAAAAAGTATCATTTCACTGTTGATGGGATTGGATATTTCTAGGAATTTCTCTTGTTCAAACATATATGCGTCACCCTCAACTGATTCACTATCATTAATTGTAGCTGTTCCGGAGATCATGTACAGATAATACTTGCGACTAGGATCTAGATTTTCAGTATGAGGTTCTGTGAACATTCCCGCTGTTACTATAGCATCACTTTGAATAGTAACAGGGCTACCTTTCTGACTAGCGATAGCCGCAAACTTATCTAGTTTGTCCTCTGGATCAAACTGATATACATCATATTTTGGCTGTATCCCCATCTTGTTAGGACGTAACCATATTTGCAAATAGCGAATAGGTTTATCTGAATTATTACCCTCAAGATGCCAAATCCCAGACCCTGCGGTCATACGTTGCACAGCCCCTGTTGGTACTTGCAAGATATTACGTAGATTGTCATTATGATAGCATGGGCCATCAATAACATATCCTAATATTTCCATATCCATGTGTTGATGAATAGGGACAAAATTATGCGGTTGAACTCTATCATCATTAATTACTTCTAATATAGAGTAATTGACATAGTTAGGATCCCAATAACTGTTATTACTAAATGAACGATATGTCTCAATCCATCCTGCATCCATGTGTTTACGTGTATTTGCCGGTCTATATTTAATCATATAGATATTTAGATTGTTGCTAGTTTGGTAATAATTTATACAATATTATAATCCGTATACTGACCTATTTGCATTGTAGTTCTGTAGTACTTGTTCGGCTGTGAGTGCGGCATTGTACAGTCTAGTTATACCTATTCTGCCATCAAAATATTGCAGGTATTCCCCACCGTTGTATGACCCTATATACAAGTTTGCTGACGTATTGAGTATGCTTGAAAAACTGTGTGCTGTTGATCCTATGCTTACGCCATTTATATAGGCTTCTAAACTGTTAGATGCTACATTTTTCCAAACATAAACTACTTGTACCCAAGTACTCAGTACAGTTTGGTAGTTTGGACTGTTTACAACTGTTGTGCCATTGCCAATTTGAGCATACACAATACCGGTGTTGTTAGTTCTAATACTATATGACACATCTTGTGACGCACCACCTGGATCAAATTTGCCTAATATTGTACCAGCACTGCCTGTTTTAAATGCAGTGGTATTGAACCATGCTTCCATGGTCCAGTCACCTGCACCGGGTTCTAGTAGTGCATTGTCAGCGATATTGACCTGGCTGCTTGTGCCGTTGTAGGTAAAGTAAGGATCAGTGTAAGTGATGTTGCTCATTGTGCCGTTTAGGTCGTTACCGGAAATATCAAATAATGTGGTGCCTGATCCTGGGTAACTGGTTGTTAAGTCGGGATTGTAGTAAGCAACCAAGTTAGTGGTCACCGCAGTATCAACTCTACCACGTAGTGTGTTGAAGTTTTGCGTGATTTCATCAGCCGACAGGGCACGATTATAGATCACTGCTGTGGCTATCCTACCATTGAAATATCTACTGACAATATCATCTTGACCAATCTTTATATCGTCCAGGGTGGTGCTGGTATGAGATACAGTATTGGTGGCAGAAGTGATTCCACTGGATTGACACAGATATGCTGTTGCTGTTGTACTGGTAACGGAAACTGCAACCATACACCATGTCAAATCTGGTATTGTCAATCCACTATCCCAGGAATAGGTATTAACGGCATTGTTCCAAGTATATGAAATTTTATTAGTTATACCAAAAAAACCTATTCCAGTGGCAGCCGCTCCTCTAGAATATAAAATGCCATCATAATCGCCCTGGGGTCCGTTTCGTCTCATCCAAACTAAAAAAGTGGCTTCTGTTACTGTAAGTGATCCTGAACATTGAACGTAATCATTGGTTCCATCAAAAACAATAGAACCGCCATCTGCTCTGCTATAAGTTGGTCCACTTATTAATGTTCCATTACGACCATTACCACTTAAATCAGTCCAGGTAGTGCCTGAACCTGGATAACTAGCGGTCTGTCCAGCATCTAAATATAACAATGCACCATTAGAATTAAACGATGAGTCGTATACAATAGTGTTACTGAGTGTTACTCCTTGTATAATCATAATGTAACATATCCCCAGTATATTGTTTGACTTGATCCACTAGAATTGTTAATTACAAAATCAAATCTATTAGCTGTGGTGGTTGATACGACAGTAGTTGATATGGTGCCTTCGGCTCCTACAATCTGCGTTGGCATAGTTGTTAATAATATTGGACTTCCACCGCCGGTGTAGTTCCAGGCTCGCTGTGTGCCCAACACTGGCACATTGGTATTAGTAACACTCACAGTGGCTTGGTAAGTTATGATACCATTAGGAATGTTGCCCCTAACCCATAATTGATAATTGCCGTTTATGGGGACTGTGATGCTGTAGGTATTTATGCCAGTGGCCACAGTCCAAGTACCGGTTGTGCTAACCGCAACATTGGTCAGAGCCGCGCCGTTACCCACGAAATTACCTGTAGTTGAGATATTGCCTGGAAACGTTGCTACACCAGTGTTGGCAAACACAGTTGAATAACTTCCTGCAACTAATGTAACGTTTGGAGTTGTACCAATGACATTTCCCGTGATAGAAATATTACCACTGAAATTAGTTGCTGTAACATTACCGTTAACTGCAACTCCAGTATTACTGATAGTAGCGATAATACTATTGTTAGTTACGCCACCTGCAAAAATCTTAACAGATTTGCCTGCAATTGTAGTACCAATTGCTAAATTACCGCCCGATTGATTTGTGTTACTTACATTACCTTGGGCATACAAATAAGTATCAGCCGCAAATACAATGTTACCCAAACTGTTTGTAGGCGTATTAGCATCGTAACCACTATTGATAATACCAAAGTCAGCATAGTTTACAGTATCAGTACCGTTGTCAGCAGTAGCAATAAAATCTGTAGTAGCATCAGCTCCTGTACTCTTATTCTGAATAGTTAATTGTGTGTATGAATTAACGTTAGATACAAACCCAGCCATTGTATTAGCTAATGGTGTAAATGTTGGACCCGTTAACAATGCGCCTATGCCAGTAGTTATACTACCAGCAAGACCTGCGCCACCTGGAATTATTAATGCACCGGTCGTTGTTGAAGTTGCCGCAGTGCTTAATGTTGATTTGATTGCTACTTGGAAAGTGACATCACTTGCGTTGAATATCTGGAATACTCCACCGTTTGGAGCAAGCAATCGTCCTGCACCACCAATGATAACACCTGGAAATGTAGATCCTGCACCTGTATAAGGTTGTAACAAAATACTACCATCTCTAGTCAATGAGTTAGCATTGCCACTGATGAATGCCCCTGTTCCAAAAACGATTTGACCGGTGTTACTACTAAACGTAATATTTCCTGGAGTTACATTCCCGGTGATGTTTGCAGTTCCGGTGATGTTAGCACCAGTGCCAGTAATAGTTACTACATTATTACCAACGGCGTTAATAGTTACATTACCGTTTGCTGTTGCGATAGATACATTACTATTGCCATTACTAATATTTGAACTACTGCTACTCCCACCACTAATTGATACTTGTGTGCCGTTAGCATAGTTAACAGCAAATGTATTACCTGGTAATGTTAAATTACCTGCATCATCAAATATCCATTCTTGTGATGTTCCTACAGTATTGGTCCTAATACTAACATTTGTATGAGCGTATAAATCAGCAGACACCGCACCCATAAACAATGCAGTAGAATCATCATTAGTAGTTGTTAGATATACTGTGTTGGAACCGTAAGTAGTAAAATCTAGTTTAGAATATCCCAATCCACTAATTGGTCCGGGTACTGTTATAATACCATCTTCACCAAAGGTCCATTGTTTACCAACTGCTGCGCCTGTGACAGTGGTAGTCAATATTACTCCATCAATGTCTACAGTGGCCACAGTGATTTGTATATCATTGGCAGGTGTAGCACCACCAAGTTGATTGCCTGGAATTTTGAACCAAGATCCCGGATCAAACGAATTGCCTGTGGGGTCAGCAACAGTATAGGTACCGTCTTGATTGGCTGTCACTGTACAGGAAAAATACTGTGCGTCGCCTGTAGGTGTAAACATTCGTGTGACATCACCATTCAATGCTTCCCAGTAGGCTTGATTAAATGTGTAAGTTGCGGTTGAATGAGTTGCTATGTTTAATGCTGTTTCATTTGTAAGAATAGAACTGTCTGAAGGCAATGTTAAACTGCCATCTGTGCCAAATGTCCAAGTTGGAGTAGTATTGCTACTATCGCTAACTATCGTCACATTACCATGAGCATATAGATTTGCGTGGGAATCGCCGATTACACTTAATCCCGTGATATTTCCAGTATCATTTGCTTCAAGTCTTATGCTTACGTTAGCAAGAACGCTTGTGGTGTCTGGCAAGTATAAGTTACCATCTCCACCAAAGGCCCAAACATTACCACCTACTCCTAGATTCATTATTGCTAATGTGGTTAGAGTGCCGACTGGTGTAGGTAATCCACCTGCTATAGTTCCCCAAGTTATAAGGTCTGTTGAGTCATAATAAGTGGCAGTACTAATCTTAAGTCTCCATATACCACTAATCAGTGTCATATATGGTCCACCTGGTGATAATTCGTATAAAGTGTCACTTACTTTGTTAAACACCTGTGTGCCAGGGTAGCCACCGTCAGTAAACTGGTCTAATGTAACAGTAACAATCTCAGATGTGTCACCTATAGTAGTACCTTCTGGTAGTGTTAAGTTACCAGCAGTATCAAATGTCCACTGTGCTGTATTGCTTGCATAGTCAGAAGTATTGATTACAATGTTGCCAGTGTTAGCTAACTGCACATACTTGTTATCATCGCCAATGAACTGATTATAGTATTGATTGTTGCCAGTGTCAAAATGTATGTGGGTAGGTTCGTCCTGGATATTTCCGCGTACCCGCAGGTATAAACTATTTGCTAGGGACGCCGGATCCGGTGCAAGATATAGTCCACTTTGTGTGTTGCTGGTGCCGGTGCCTATCACTGCCTCACCACTGAATGTCACATTGCCTGTATTAGCACCGCCTCCACCATATGGACTTCCGTTAGCATAGTTGATGCTAGGAGTTCCCGTAGGTAATATTAAATTACCATCTGTACCAAATGTCCAAGTGTTACCGCCGCTGTGAACGAATAAGTTAGGAGCGGCACCGTTATAGTAGCCTACTTCAAAACTTGAATCTTCACCACCTAAGAATATATTAGCATCTGGTTCGTCAATATTTAGACCTGGTGATCGTAGGTGAATATGACTTGGACCAGTTGGGTCAAGTACTAGTGACTGTGAACTATAGAGAGCATCAGGTGTAAAAACCATTATGCTGACATTTGAATTTTCTGGATCCAGTGAACTATTAGCAATACTTTGAATTACACTGTTGCCACCTGCTAACGTTAGGTTGCCATCAGGATTAAATGTCCAAATATTATAACCTGCTTCCAGTGTCAACGGAGCAGTGCCTAAGGCAAACTTACTGTATGCTGTTTTTTCTCCACTACCGTCAGCACCGGTTTCACCTAAATAGCTAAAACTATTAATGCTGGTTTCTTCAGACAAGGCAACCATAGACCATATGCCTGCTGTAGTGCTGACCATACTGCCATATTCTCCGCCGTTCCAATCGGAGCTAGCGGTTATAACATCGTTGATTGCATATTGAATGCCATTAGCTGTGTAAGTAGCCGACGGAAGATTGGACTCATCGAGGCTGCGACAAATGTATGTGCCTGGTCCGCCTTCGGTAGCACCGGATTTCTGCCACAGTATCATAACCCAGGTATCACCTACGGGTTCGTAGAATGTCATAAACGGAAGCAAAGCACCTTTCGTGACGGCTGTGACTACTAGTTCATCGTCGGCGTTGCTGGTTGCTGTAAAAGTACATTCACTGTAGTCGGTGCCCACATAGTTGCCTAAATCATATGCATCGCCGTCACCGTCGTTAATAAAGTATCTTGCAAAGCACTGTTCATATGTGGCTAGAGTCATACTTCCGCTGACACCCCATCCAACGATACCTCCGTCGCCGTCTACCTCCTGCACAGTGATTATCATATCATTAGCAGGTGAAGTTCCATTGAATTCCGCACCAGGAACAGTGATTTCATCAAGTACAGTGTAACCTGAACCTGGTACCATTAGAGTGGCACTTAAACTGTAGTAGTTTACTGTACCGCCGGGATCGTTGTCGTAGTTAAAATAGAACGCAGCACCCGTACCTGTACCTGTGTTGGCAAATCCAGTGAGTGAGAATATACTCTGTATGGCATTGAAGTTGAAACTAGTGTTGAGTGTGAGAGGCGGAACACTCTCAATTAGAGCAGTTTCGTTGGCAGCAAATGCGGTCTGAATGCTACTCACTGAATTTCTCAGTGTCTCGCCGTCATACAATACTAAATCAATATAGGTCTCAATAAAGTTACGCACATCACTGAGAACAATGGGAACTGCGTCCTCTTCACTGTAAAGAGTAATCACTGCGGTTCTGTTTGATTCTGTCAACCCGGTAACTGTGAAATCATCGTTGTTGGTATCGGCGCTTTCGTTACTACCCGTAATTGAACTACTTTGGCTCAACACTATTTGGTTAATTGTTGGATCACTAGCGCCATAGATTTGATTCAGTGTAGCATACCATCCACGATACACTAATGGCTGAGCAGACTTGATTGTTCCAGGTACTGTTAAGTTACCGTTAGTATCAAACACCCAAGTGCTATCGTTACTACCGATAGAAACATTTCCACCTTGGATAGTTAAATTTGAATATAAACCAACTCCTACAGCAGTACCGCCGCTGACATAAGGAGTCCAAGTTGTTCCATCTACCGGTGTCGTTAATGTAGCATCTGTATAAAGTTGGAATGCATTTACTTCTACTGTTTCATAACCCCAAACGTCATTAGCCTCTGTTGTGCCGGTCACACCTGATATCGTTACTGTTCCTGAATAAGGATCTGGAAATACCGAATCTGCTATAGCGACAATTACTGTAGCATTACCAGTGGTGATACCTGTTATAGCCGAACTAAACGGCGAGCTAAGAGTATCTGATACAATATTTCCTGTTGGTACTATTAAGTTACCGGGTAATGTTAAATTACCATAACCATCAAATTCCCAAAACATTGCGTTTGCATCTTGATTAGTAACGATGTTTACCGATGCAGAAATATTACCTGAATCTTCAGTGTAAGCACGAACTGTTAAGCCACTGCCATCTTGACTAATCGTACTATTGACACCGTTAGCATTAGCACCATAGTCCCATACTAGACCACGGTCAATAGCTTGGCCTGCTATATCACCTTCAAATACAACATTACCGTCAACATCTAATACGAATGAATTATTACCGTTAACTAGTTCTGAGCCACCGCCACTGTAAGGACTACCGTTAGCATAGAAATAATTATCTGTATAAATTGCATTAGCAGTTAAATTTGCTGACACATTAGCTGTTGTTAATGATGCTGATCCAGTACTACTGATGTTATAAATATAACCTGTATTAGATATAATTAAATTACTGCCATTTAAATTACCAGTATAAGTTGGAAGATAATTAGCTACATTACTATTTGAATATTGCGTTGGTAAGCCGGTTAATTGACTACCATTACCAATGAAATAATTAGCAGAGACATTACCAGTATAAGTTGGAAGATAATTAGCTACATTACTATTTGAATATTGCGTTGGTAAGCCGGTTAATTGACTACCATTACCAATGAAATAATTAGCAGAGACATTACCAGTATAAGTTGGTAAGTAATTTGCTACATTGCTATTACCATAATTGGCTGGACTGATTTGGTCAGCCCAACTAAGATTTCCGGAACCATTAGTAGAAAGAACTTGTCCACTATTGCCACCTGTAATTTTAAAATTAGTTAAGTTAGTATAATATTTACCAATGATGTTTTCACTTATTCTGATGTTACCCAGAACACTCATGGTTCTAGTTTTATTATTCCAAATAAAATTACTATCACCTGCAAATGAACCATTATCAGAATGAAATTGAACCTGACCTTTGCCGCCACCGGGACTATTAATTATTTGCAACTGTGGGGTAGATCCAGTAGCCTGTGAAGGGTAGGTTACAGTAGTTGACTGTACATTACTATTTGGTGTTTGTCTTATTCCTGCCATTTTTATTATCCTTATTTTCGTAGCAACGGGGGTATACCTGCACGACTTACTTTAAAGCCAAATGCATTTGCATTCTTTTTAATTGTGTCTGGTTTAACATCTACTGTTAACGCAGTTTTAAACCTAGGGTCATTTTTTTCTTTTTCACTTGGAATATATCCACTAACTTCATTAACATTTTTGAATCTGTTGAATTCGTTAACTAGACTGTCAGCTAAACTATTTGTTTTTACTTTCTTAATAACGTTATTCTCAGGTAAGCTAAGTGTCTTGCTGTGTAGTTCGTTTAATTTGTCATATAATTTAGCAATCACACCTTTTGTACGTAATGCTTTAAATGCTAGATTCTCAGGACCAAATTCACCGTTCAAGTCTAATCCGGCTTGACGATACTTCTTAATATTCTTTAACACATTTTGTACTTTGTGTAGGTTGTTAGACTTATATGCAAACTCTGCTAACTTGTATAGTTTCTCAAATTTCAATTTAGTAGAATTTTGGTCAAAGTTTGCTTTACGTTTTTTAGGTAATCTAATCCATTTGTCATTTAATACTGAGTACTCACCCAAGCTGATAACTGGTTGATTAGCATCTTGTACATATAATTCTACTTCATAGTTGTTAATGTAAATATCATGCTGGTCATTGTAAACAATCTTTTTAGCATCAAATAATTCACGGTAAATATCGTCATCTGCAAATTTACCCATGTCTACTAAAATATGTAAATCAATGTCTGAATGTTTAGTGTAGGTGTAGGCAGCATTGCTACCGCTAATTGTAATGTCTTGCACATCTAAGTCAGTTATTCCTAAATGTTCAATAAAATCGTTAGCGATTAATAGTAATTGTTGACGTACTTCCTCATCCATTGTGTCGCCATTAAAAATAGCTGGATTTAGTTCTTTGTGAAAGTATAATGCGTCACTAATCTGAAAACTGTGTAATTCCGTAAGGTTCATAGAGTATTTATGAAAAAAGGCTGTCGTTTGACAGCCCTTTTCTTTGAGTTTAACTAATTTATGTAGTTTTTTTACGACTTGCTGCCTTTTTCGAAGGTGCTGTCGTAGGAGTAGAGTCAACTGGTGTTGCTACTGCAGGTGGAGTTGCCGCTTGCTTCTTTTTCAATTCTTCAGTGTACATCGGTCCAATTGTGTTCATTAGATGGTCTTGATTTTCCATACAGAATACATAACTTCCTGAGTGACGCAACAACACACGTTTATCAACCCATACACGACCACCGATATCACGCCAGTTTTCACAGAATGTCCAGTCTTCACTATAGTAACGACCTTGACGAACTGCTGTATCAAAGTATGTTTTCAAGTGTTTATCAAACTTAGGATCCAATCCAATATCATTCTTGTAGGGTTTTACTGCAGGATGATTGTTCAATTTTAAAAATACATCCTTTTTCATTAGTAAAAATCCAGTACCAGCTTTACTAACTTCTTGTAATCCATCAGGTCCTTCTTCAGCACCTTCAAATCCATTGACAACCCACTTGATAGGCATAGTCTTCATTGGATACAATCCACCAATAACATCTACTTTACGATTCAACAGAACTAGTAGATGCCATGGCTCCCAACCAATATCTGCATCAACAAAGAACAAGTGCGTTGCACCTTCTTGTTCTAAGAATTTAGCGGTTAATGTATTACGAGCACGACTGATTAATGATTCATTAACCATAGTCTCTAATGTCCAATCAATACCAAGTTGACGGGCTGTGTTTGCCCACTTAATGAATGACATGAAAGTTGATTCAGTTAGCATACCACCATAACATGGCATTGATATGTGTACCCGTGTTGTGCGTAAATAATCTACGTCAACTTGTACTTGCCCTTGTTGTGGGGCCTGTTGTTGCTGTGCAGCCGCTTGTTCAGCAATTTCTTGTACCTTTTCTACTGGTATAGTTTTTGCTTCTTTTTTGGGTGTTGTTTTCTTTGTTACCATTTGGTCCTCTATGTTAATGTAATTATTTACATCACGAGGAGCATGCCGAATTATTTTTCTTCTAAATAATCTTGATTTTCTTCTATGCGTTCACCGTACTTGTCTTGCCCCAATGGATACCAAACCATGTAATCAGGATTCATATTAGGATATTTCTGCAATAATCTATTAATTAATGGTTGAACAGTTGAGTATGGAATGTTATGTGCAACATTCTGCACTTGGCCCTGTGCTTCAAGTTTAGGTGGAATATAATATAGGTTTATTTTAGTTGACGGGTCAGTGAAATGAATTTTTGCTTCATCAATTTGTTCTTCTTCTATTATATGTTCTTTCAACGCAACCTTCATCAATTTAAGTAATTTTAGTTTCTGCTCACTATTTGCTTCACGCAATAAAGGACGCATACGTTGAATATGTTCTTTTAATTTGTCTGCTTTTAATTTCTTAATTGCACCTTTAACTGGTTTTTCAACTGGTTCAGCAATAGTACCAATATATTTGTCTAACATTTTCTTAATAGTATCTTGTTGACTACTTCGAGGATATAATTGGTTAATTATATTGATTCTTCCTCGGTCATCACTGTTAGCGTACATATCACGTACTTGTGTACCAGAATAAACAGTTTGGCCATTCAATTTAAAATCTTTCTTATGTGTGACAAACACATAACCATGTTGTCCCATAGGCTCACACTTATTAATATCTACATAAGGTTGATAGTATCCTGGACTACCATCTTTCTTAGTGTATGCCACTGGATCACGTTCACTACGAACTAGTATGAATACATCTTTGTTTGGATTATATCTATCTAGTATTTCGGTTGGTCTGATAGGCAATTTTACTTCTGCAAAATTATCAGTAACACCAGCTTGTTGTGCTAGAAATTTCTTGTCATCGAAGGGTATCGGGCGTGTCTTAGTATCATTGCTTGCGGCTACATAAAAATCTGCGTTAGGAAACGCTTGTTTAGCCTCAATATAACCACTCAAATGCCCTGCATGAAATGGCTGAAAGCCTCCGCCGTAAACAACAACAACTGCCATTTTAGTAACTAACCTTTACATTCTGAATTACACCTTGTGTGAATCCTGCTATCTTAGCACGTAACCATACAAAGTTTCCATTGATATTTGTATATCCATTTTGTGTAGTATTGTTACAACTAAGTTGATATACAGTGAACCAGTCATTGTCAGTTGTTTCTACTGGATTAGTTGCTAATGTAGCTTGAATCGTTATTAACCCTGTAACTGATGTAAGATTCCATGTTACAGTTTGCAAATCAGCATTACCTAAATAATATGCGGCTGCAGCCTGTTTGGTTCCCCTTATTAAACTATTACTACCATTGTAGGAAGTTTGTGGGAATAGAATTTCTGTTGTAGTCTGTGCCATTATGCTTTTACAACCTCAACAACTACACTGTCACCGACTAATTCTTGGGCGACTTGTTCTAATGCTGTTTGAATGTCAGAACTAGCGATTCCAGATGTGTCTGGATCATTGTCCTTAACAATTTTACTAAAAGTGATGACTACGTTTTCGGTGACAATCTTTGCCATGGTAAATACTCCATTATAGAGTATTTATCATTTTAGATTTGCTCTGGGCGCTTTTCTAGCTTATATTTTGCACTAATCATGTTTTGGTCAAAACTTAATGCAAAAAGTGTGATAAAGCTCTCATCATTATAGTCGATAAAGAAATGGCTACTGCAATAATTATGCTTCCAAAAACTCCAACTATTAAAGCTGGTGTCAATTTCCAACCATTGTTTTAGCGATGGACTTGCAAAAATCTTAGTTTCTGTATCTTTATATCGGTCAAAAAGCAAAGCTAATCTAGTACGAAAATCTTCATGGACACGTTTACTTTTTAAATAAAAACGATATTTGTATTTAGGTTCCTTGACAAAATACTTAGTACCTATCGGAATATTATCCCCTATTTCAGTATAATCAATAGGACATTCTAAATTTTCTAAACTTTTGAAACTGTTCAAATCATTAGAAAAAATACTTGCTATATTGCCTTCAATACGCACTGTATTAATTTTATTATTGCCCTTTGGTTGAGTATTTTTCCAATCTATAAAATTTTTAATTTTATAAGCACTAGCATCTTTTAGCCTATGTTTATTACTTTTGACTTTTTTTTCGATATCGTCTAAAGATAAATTCCACATTGCTAAATATATACCGGTACAATATAATCTTGCACGATATCTGTATTTGTTATAATATAATGACCTATGGTCAATATATTCTACGCCGTCATTCCGTTTCTGTGGTAATTTTAATAATGCCATCTTCGCCTACTTCTGCTGTTAATTTCTTTTGTACGTCAAATACAATTTCATCATTTTGAACATCTACATTAACGATACTATTTTTGATACGTTCAAATAGAATCTTCTTACTCAATGGTACACGAATCAATTCGTCAATCTTACGTGATAATGGTCTTGCACCCATTTTATTGTCATATCCCTTTTCAGCAAGATATTCAACAACTGATTCACTTAAGTTAAGAACAATTTCATGTGTATCTCTAAGAGATTTCTTCAAGTCATCAGTAAATTTAATTACGATTTTTTTGATTGCCAACATATCTAATTTATTGAACTTGGAAATCAGGTCAATACGATTTCTGAATTCAGGCTTGAAGAATTCTTTTAGTGCTTTGTCATCCTCACCTAATTTTTCTTGTGAACCAAAACCAATCATTGATTTCTCACTATCAGCACTACCCAAGTTACTGGTCATGATAATGATACAATTTTTAGCATTAACTTCTTTACCATTTGTACCGGTTACTTTACCATCATCAAGTAATTGCAAGAAAATGTTAAAGATATCTGGGTGAGCCTTTTCAACTTCATCAAACAACAATATTGAATGAGGATTCTTGCTCAAGTCATTTATAAGTTTGCCACCACCAAGGCTGCTATCACCAAAACCTACATATCCCGGAGGCGCACCTAACAACGCTGATACATTAAACTTCTCACTGTATTCACTCATATCGTACTTGATTAGATTCATATCAAGATTCTTAGCAAGTAATCGTGCCAACTCTGTTTTACCTGTGCCAGTTGGGCCTAAGAACAAGAAACTTGCTAGTGGTTTCTTTTCATTACCAATGCCCGCAAAACTCACATAAACTCGTTCAAGTACTTTATCAACTGTTTCCTCTTGACCATACAGTTTATCTTTGATGTTAGTTTCTAGTGCATTAACTCGTTCAAAATTATCATTGTTCAGTTTATCAGCCGGAACATTTGCCATCTTTTCAACTTGCTTGTGAACCAATTCTTTAGTAATGTCAATATTACTATAACCCATGACTTTCTGTTTCGCACAAGTTGCATCTAGCAAATCAATTGATTTGTCAGGATTCTTTCGGTCGTGAATATAGCGAGTAGCGCATTCAACCGCGGCTTCAATTGCTTCATCAGTAATATTGATATCGTGGAACTCATTGAGTCTAGGAGTCAAACCACGTAAAATCTTAATTGTATCTTCTTTGTTGGGTTCATCAATTGAAACACGATAGAACCTACGCATTAACGCACGATCCTTTTCGAATGATTCGTAGTACTCTTCCCAAGTAGTTGACGCAATCACTTTCAAGTTGCCTTTGGTGATAGCCGGTTTAATCATATTAGCAAAATCAACACTGCCACCAGTAGCATTACCCGAACCCTTCATTGTATGTGCTTCATCAATGAATAATATTGCTTTCTTTTTGGTAATAAGTGCTTCTAGTATTGCCTTAATCTTTTCTTCAAAATCTCCACGATATTTACTACCTGCAAGCAAATTACCAACTTCAATGGAATATACTTCGTGCCCTAATAAAAATTCTGGTACAATTTTATCATTGATTGCTTGCGCTAAACCTTCAGCTATAGCAGTTTTACCTACACCTGGATCTCCTACCAACAATACATTTGATTTAAACTTTTTTGCAAGAACGTTTAAAATATCATGTATTTCATTGCTACGTCCAATTAAAGGTTCTAGTTTATTATCTTTAGCTAAGTTAGTGAGATTTATTGTATATTCTTCTAAAATTTCATTTGCTTGGCTATCAGAAAGTTTAGATGTAGTTTCGGTATTTTTATAATGTTTTTGCCAGAACGGAACAAATTCGTTTTTATTAATTCCATATTTCATTAAAAAGTAATGTGCATGGCTGTTAGATTCATGTGCTATGCTTATGTATAAATCAATGGTTGTAACATTCTTACGTCCTGTAAATAAAACTTGAGTAATGCTACGGTTCATAACACGTTCTAATGCATTTGTTTTTCTTGGTTGGATTTCGTCACCGTCAGGTTCAATTTGTATCGCACGTAAATTAGTCACATACGTAGTCAGTTCTTTAATCATTGTCTCGGTGTCTACACCAAAATTATCAAGTGTGTTCTTAAAAGGTTGATGTGTAACCAGTGACAACAATAAGTGCTCAATCGTACAGTATTCATGGCTACGTTCCTTAGCCAATGAAACAGCCTTTTCAATGATTGCTTCAATTTCAGGTGTATTCATTATATTTTTCTTTCAAAATTATTTATGGTTACTTATTGCATTAAGTATGCGTTCATCTATTATATCAGGAATAAATGGTTTTAGTAATATATATTGGTCACCAAAATCATTATTAATCGGTAATCCAGACTTAATTAGTCTAAGTTTAGATCCGGGTTGAGATTTGGGCGGCACTGTAACATCAACTGTTTTACCTGAAATAGTTTTGAATGTAAATGATGAACCCACAATTAAATCCAACACATTTATTTCGTGTACGGAATAAAGATGAGGACCTTGACGTTCAAAATTTTGATGTGCATGAACTCTAAACTCAACCAATAAAATACTATCTTTAATAAGATTATCATATCTCATAGATTGTCCATTCTCTACACCTTTGGGTATTTCTATCTTTATGACTTTGGGTCCAGTGTGGTCATTAAATTGAAGTACTTGTTCTCCACCATTATAAACTTGTTCTAATGTAAGATTAACGACAGTACGGTAACTAGGTGGTTGAGGCTTAAATGCTCCTCCCCTAGCAAATCCATCTCCAAACATCGTTCCAAAAATATCATTGATATTCACTCCATTCATATGAAAACTAAATCCACCGGGAAATCCTCCACCTGGCATACCCTGCCCGAACGGGTTTGGATTATCGTATTCTTGTTTCTTTTGTGAATCGCTTAGTGTTTCATAAGCTAGTTGAACTTTTTGGAACTCAGCAGTATCACCACCCTTATCAGGATGATGTATTGCTGCCAATCTTCTATATGCTTTTTTAATATCATCGGGGGTAGCGTTTTTAGCTACCCCCAGGGTTTTGTAATGATCCATAGATTGATTATAGCACAGTTAGTGTGCGATTGTCAATATTTATGAAGCTACGCCGGCAACCTTTTCTTTTGTACGACCATATGCGGCGATACCTAGAACTGCACCCATTGCGATGTGGTAAAGACCAGCACCTTGTAATGTTAATGGTTGCCACTGGCTTGTAACTGATCCATGACTCATAGCCTGTAGTACAGACCATAATACTGGGAAAATAACAAAGTCACATGTACAGGTCAACATATAAATCCAACCCATCATTGGGCGCATTTTCTTGTTGATCCAATCTGTTGCATCTTTGTCTAATGCTACGGTAGATTCCCCACCTTCGCTCATTGCGCCGCCACCACTCTTTAGTGACTCTGCTTGATTTTGTGTTACTGTTACTGTACTTGCCACGTTAGAACTCCCTTGATTACTCGGTGGTGTCATTATAGATGAACCCTGTGTGCCAGGACTTACATTTCCAAAACTACCTAATCCAGGATTAGGTGCTACCGGTACACTACCAAAACTGCTATCTGCTGGGAAAGCTGATATGTTAGGATCGGCTGCTAGTGCGTCATGGTGATCGTCTGTTTTAGCTAATGGTTTACTTCCATCTGCTTTTTTTGCTAATAATGTTGCCATGTTATTTTCCTTTTTCTAAGCGTTTGATGCGTTCTTCATGTACAGAAATCTGTTCTTTATTTGCCTGAATACTATCACGGTTACGTTGAACTGCTTCTGTTAAGTCTTGACGTAATTTTTCACGGGCAAGTTCTGCACCAGTATTTGATGCCTGCTTGTTATCACTGGTTACTACTAGACTCATTTTACTTTCTAATACAGTTACTTGATGCGCCAATGTTCCCACTGCACTTAGTAAATAACCAACTCCTGCTATTATTAATGGTAATAGAGCAAATAATAATTTCTCTATAAACATTCCTTTTGCTGATTCATCTGCCATATTATAAACCTGCCTTTGCTAAATAATTTTTTAATTCTGTATCTGGTTCACCAAATATTTTCTTTTTCTCTAAACCAGACAAGTTACGCATTTCATTTAAATCTTCTTCATTCTCTAAACGATATTGATGTGGACTTAAAATAATAACTGATTTTAATTGTTCAATGTCAGCATCATATTTTTCATCGTTTACGATAATAGTCCATTCTTTTAATGGTAAATCAGTTAATGTTACCATATCTTCAATTAGTTCACAAATTCTTTCTGGTACAGAACTTCTACGGTTCATTTCTACAAACACTAAATATTTTCCAGAAGTAATTTCACCATCACTAACTTGAGCATCCAATATATAATCATACCCACGCTCAAACCAATCTACTAAATCTTCCCCTACTTGACGACCTTTGACTGTAAAACTGATTGTAACAATCTCATCATCACTGCCCATCTTAGCACTATATTCGTCAACTTTGATTTCGGGTATTAATTGATTTATTAAATCGTGATAATCAAACCCTTCATTAAGAATGTTTTTCATTACATTCCTCCACCTAATGGTATTTGACCTGCGGGCATTGGAGCTGCACCCAGGCCACCCATTCCTAAATCTGCACCTGCTTCTTGACCTTGATTTTCGTTTTCATCCTCAGTACCTTCTTTGTCTAAATCGTCATCATATGCAGTGTCTAATTCTTCTAAGTTAATAGTTTGACCTGCTAAGTCAATTGATCCTTCACGGATATCATTCATAAGTTCTTTAGGCATAGTAATGCGAACTAACCATACTTCACGGTCTATCATTTTAGGAAAATGTGTCCCTGGCTTATAGTCACCAGGATCTTTTATTTCTACCGGAACCTTAATTTTTGTTTTCTTAAACTTAAGGCTACAACCAGTAGAAAGCAATCTTTTTGCTCCTCTAGGATCAGGCATTAGTTTTGCAGGGAACATAAACATGCAACTAACTTGGTATCTTTCAACGTCAGGTCCTGCTACTAACTCACCCAATTCCCAGTTTTTATATGCATATAAATCACTTTCGTCCAAAACACGTTCAAAATCTAATAAAGTATTCATGGTGCCGTCGCTGGTGAATATACCTTTAATAGTTTCAATAATGCTAGGAAAGTCAATATTGTCAAAAAATTCGTCTGAAGGGTTTTTACTCATGTATATATTTATCTTATTATAACTTTTGCGGTAGGATTTACAAATTCTGACCTTAGCCTTATATTTATCTCTTAATTTTAGTTTAAGAATATCACAGTATAACTCCCTAAGTAGCCTTTAAATAAACTTGAGTTTTATGAGAACTCGGCTCGACAAAAGGAGAATACTTTGAGCAAGCGAAAAACAGGCGCATTACGCAATCAAGAACAAGACACAAGGTACGCACACAGCAAAAAACATGATACACACACATTCTACGTAAAGGAAAATAAAACAATCAACTTTGACCAAACACGTACTAAATCGAACACTAAACCAATTAATTTAGTACCCAAGTCTGTCAATCAAGAAAAATACATCCTAGCACTAACCGATCCAGAAACTGACATAGTTGTAGTAAGTGGCCCTGCAGGTACGGGTAAAACTTACTTAGCAATGCAGGCTGCTATCAAAGCACTGAAGGAGAGAACGGTTGACCGTATTATTTTGACTAGACCAGCAGTCGGTGTTGACGATGAAAAGCATGGATTCTTACCGGGGACACTCAATGAGAAAATGGAACCGTGGACAAGACCATTGCTTGATGTTTTACGTGAGTATTATACGGTAAAGGAAATCGCCCACATGCTAGAAGAACAGATAGTGGAAATCGCACCCCTAGCATTTTGTCGAGGTCGAAATTTTAAACACAGTTATATCGTATTAGATGAAGCTCAAAATGCAACACCTGGTCAACTCAAAATGATTATGACTAGAATCGGTATCGGCAGTAAGATTGTAATTACTGGCGACATTGAACAAGCCGATAGAAAAACAGCCGACAATGGGCTACTAGACTTACAAAATCGATTGAGGAAGGGGGTGATTCCAGGGTTGCAATTGTGTAACTTTGAACTAAAAGATGTTCAACGACACAAAATTATTGAGCATGTATTAAACTTATACGGCAAATAAAAAGAGGGGCAATGCCCCTCTTTTAGCCTTGAGAAACTTCTTTTTCTAATCGTTCTATAATTGCTGGGTATACTTGTTTATAGTATCCACTTAATTGTTCCCAGTCTTTACTTATAGTTTGTCCTTCGATGACACATTTTTCAATTTTTAAATCTTTAAAATCTAGTATGACATTACAAACTTGAAGGTCTTTTGGCTTCAAATTTCTTGTAACTTCAACCTGCTCATCAATTTGACCATTTGGTTTTTTAACGTATGTAATCAATAAATATCTCATAATTTTATCCTGTTAATTCAATTAATGTTGCTGCCAATGATATTTCTGGAATACCAACTAAACTCAAGTTAGCTAAACCATTTCTAATAACAATTATACTAGCATCGCGTTTTTCATTTGAATTCCCCCACAAATCTAAATTATTGTACATCCAACGATATACATCTTCAATACGTGTAGGATACAAACTTAAATATTGTAATAGTATTTGTCTACCCTCAAATATCTTACCAGACTTAAACAAACTAGTAGCTTGTACTAATAATTCATCTTCACTATTTGTTTTGTTTTGACCTGCAATTAATTTACCATTACTACTATTTACTTGAACTTGATTTAAACACTTACGCAAATCAGGATATGTAGCATCTACGTAAGTATCCAATACGTCTAAATCAAACTCAATGTTTTCAGTTACCAATACTGTTGCAACACGTGCTGTAAATTCTGTCTTATCTGTTTTAGTGATATGGAACTCATGGCATCTGCTCTTAAGTGCAGGGATAATTCTATGCTGATAATTACAAGTTAAAATAAATCGGGCTGTCATATGATATGCTTCCATATCATTACGTAATGCTGCCTGACCTGCAGGAGTTAGATAATCTGCCTCATCTAATAGGACGACTTTAAACTTACCAAACGGCATAGTTTGCACAAAGTTGACAATTTTATTTCTAACAACATCAACTGAGTTTTCACGACTTGCATTGATTTCTAATACATCATATTCTTCTACACCCAATTCATGTATCAATACTTTTGCAAGAGTTGTTTTACCTGTGCCAGGGTCACCACTGAACAATAAATGTGGAATTGATTCATTACGAATCCAGCCTTCCACTTGATCCTTTTGATACTGATCCACAAATACATAATCTTGTACAGTGTCAGGTCTATACTTTTCTACCCAAAGTTGATTTTTCATCGTTTTAATGCTTCGTATGTGATAATGTGATTTAGTGCTTCACCCAAGTCTTTTTCATGTGGTACAATATGTAGTGAATTTTTTATTCTGTCTGATTTTTCGTCATAGTGACGCAATTCAACTACATGCCCACCGTTAGCAGAATATAAATTGAATGAAGTGCTACGACTTTCTAATTCACCAGAATCACGTGATGATATTGCAATACCTTGATGGGCTTTTTTATTACCAGTCATAACAAGATTGGGTCCTTCATCATACTGTTGATGAGTATTATTTGCCCAGTGAACTTTCTTCATAAACCATTTATCAAACCACTTCATTACAATCCTTTATCACCTAATGTAAAATCATTGACGGGTTCGTCAGATATGAGTAGTATATCATTTTCATCAACTCTACGCAACGTGTGTTTACCCGTTTCATCTTCAACATCAATACCTCTAGTCCAACGTCCGTGGCTGATACATATCCATTTACCCACTTTGATTTCACCATCTTCAAACTCTGGACCTAGAGCATATACTTTAGCCCAGCGTGGACGAATACCTTCGCTTTTCATATCATCGTTGGGTATATAAATACCACCATAACTGATACGTTCTTTGAATTCCATATCAGCTACAATGATGTGTTTACTAATTGCTTTAAATTGGTCTTTATTGAACTTATGTGGCTCAAACGCTAATTTACTCATTTAATAATATCCTCGTCATCATCAAATAATTCCTTTTCACTTTTAGTTAGTTCTTCCTGTATTACAGGTGTCTTTGTTGGTTGCGGTGATTTTACAGGTGCTTTTGTGTTAATAGTTTTTTGATAATTATTTTTAACACGTTTAGTATTGTCTTTAATAACTCTGTTATGGCTATCTAAAATGTCACCACGTGCATTAACGTTCATATTACCTACTGCACGTACTTTTTCATTTTTTGATATCAATTGTGACATATCAACAGATTTACCTTGGGCTGATCTATATGCTGGCATAGTTTTCTCCTATTTTAAAAACTCATCTATGGATAAATCATAGAACAAACTATTTATTCTATGGATACCTATCAAGAACAGAACATAGCTAGCTACACTAGATCCACGCCCAACACCCCAAACTACATTATGTTTACGCATTGTATCCACTAGATATTTGCAATATCTAAGTAATGGGAACATTTCACGTTCTTGAAATTTAATTAACTCCTCACCCACCCGTTGCAATTCATAATCTGTTTCACACAAATTAAGAACATACTGGGCAATGTCCATATCCACATATTCTTTTGGCATGAACCAAGTTGATTGATTTGTGTTGTCAAAGTTTTCTAAATCTATTGACAACTCATTATACAATTGAATAACGGGTTTGTTGGATATTTCTAAATCTGGATCAAAATATATAATGTTTTCTACTATTACATTTTTGATTTTTTGTTCGGGATTTACTAGATACACATGGCAAAGGTCATCTTCGTTAAGAATTTGTCTACCAAAGATATCGTTTTTCATTCAATTAGTATAACACATTTCAATGTATTATACAACCTTTAAATGTCCTTTTTGGAGAAACTTGCAAACAATACTTCGCTACTGTTATATTGTTTATCTTTAATTGGCGTGAAACCTAAATTCAATTCTTCCCATGTATTATTTTTTTTGTTGAGTTTTACAACTTTTTTACCTTTTCCTAATTTAATAGGATTAGATATATTTGGATTATTCTCATTCCACCAACCTTTAAGATTAAATGGTCCCAAATTTTCTTCCATTGAGTGTAAATAACTTACGCCATCACACATATCACTTGACAAATGGATATCAGTTAAAACTAATTTTTCTTCTAATATTGAATTTAATTTTGTGAAAACTATTATACCGATAATTTGGTCATACGGTTCTTCCGGTAATAGACATGATTTAAATCCCATATCATTTAATTTTTCTATTCGTTCTATATCGGTATCTCTTACGAAAATAGAACTGTCAATCGTTTCGCTGAAAAAGTATTTTGCTCTTTGGAGAGCAATATTTTGTTCAATAATTGATGTAGATTCTACGTTAAAATTTGCTGAAATTTGATACGTGTTCATAAAAAACTCATTATCAAAAAATAAACCAGCAGTAAATGAAAAATCTCGTTGAATTCGTACTGTCATTTGTTTTCGTGGGAAATGTTAATTTTATTGCCAATATTTTGCTTTTTATACGCCTCGTCTATGCGTTTGTTGTATTCTATTTGATAGCTTTCAAGGGCCATTTGTAATTGATTAATCATAGGTCCGTTTAACGACCTATGAGCAAAATTCAATTTTGTAGATAAATTAGAAATTGTAGTTTGCAAGTCTTCCATAGACTTGCTATTTAAATCAGTAATGAATGGATGTTGCATTCAAATATTTAGTTACGTTACCGCCGTTAGTGCAATTTTTCCCCAAATAGTGGAACTGCCATTATAAGTACCTATACATACATACATATAACCAGAATCTACACATAATGTGCCAGGAGCGTCACCACGTATACCTGCGGCTGCAGGAGTTCTAAAAGGAATTTGTCTAGCTTTTTGTCCTCTATTATCTGGTTCGATTTCTAAGGTAACACCACAATCAGTTGTGGTTATTGTAAAATTCAATTCTTGTGCCCCAGAAGGAACGCTAACTATATTAGTATATGTAACATTGCTTGTTACTGCGGAATCTGCTACATTACTATAATAATTTTCTAATAATCTGCAACCTAAATTCATACCAGCAGTCACTACATTACTACTGTTTATTGTAGTTGTGGGGAAAGTAATATATGAATTAGCATTTGCAATATTTAATAATAACTTAACTGTGGATTCAGTCCCACTGGGTGCCCAACCACCAAAACTAATTGCAGTGTTTCCTTGAATAGTACCATATTGAACATCTGCTTTTGTAACATCTACTGTGATTGTAGATGGTATATTATCAGATAAATTATATGTTGTAGCACGGAAACCACGTACTGCGGCATTACTAATTAAAGTATTTGCCATGTCATTATTAAGTGGAATTCCACTTAATGCACTTTTGACTACTACTTTGGTTTGCAAATCAGTAATTTCAGTGCCAGCCTGATCTAGGCCTAATTTTATCCCGGTAAAATTATCTCTGAACCCTTGAGTACTGTTATTAACTCCGGGAGTTGGGTAATTTGTATTAATTGAATTGGTATTTATATCGCTCATAATTTTATTCCATATTGTATTTAGTAGTCAACATTTTTAGGTAAAATTGTTTTTTGCTGGAATAACACAGCAATATCATATGTATCTTCAGGGTCGGGTGTGGGAGTATTACTGGGTAGTTCAGTCCATGATGGTACTGTTAAATTGGTATTGTAATTATATGTTGTACTTTTATCCACTAATAATCTATCAACACTAAAATCAATTATATTTAATTTATATTGCCAATTATTGTTTATGTTGTTTTTTATCGTTGTACTATAATTGGGTAAGGTATAACAAATAACCCAAGCATTAATAAATCCCAATGTATTACCATTTACTTGTTGACTTGTCATCCATTTTGGTAATAAATCTTGATTGGTATTGTTATTCATATTTGCTAATAATTCAGTACGCATGTTTGTAATGCTTCCAGGGTATAGAGTTCTGATTGTGCCGTAATCATAACTAGTAAATATATTTGACGTACTAATGTTAATATTTGTCTCGGCAGTATACCACGGACCTTCATCTAATGGAATCTTAGTTGGCCATATGATACGTTGTGGTAATGCTACACCGTCAGGTCTTATTAAGGGATCTATTATTTCTGAATATACAACTTCATATATAATAGTTCCGTTATCGTCACGTGCAACCGCAGTTTTTATTTCACCTAAAATTAATTTTCTGTAATAATGATTATATGTTATTGCATCTAAGTAAGTTTGTATATTTGCTGATTCTATCCCATATATATGTACAAATTTTACATTTTCTGCTTTGCCAAAATTGTTATCATCAGGTCTATACAGATATTCTGTTGGAATTAATGTTTCGTCTGTTAATAATGATTGTATAATTTGTCTTCCTAATATATTAGGAGATGCTTTAAAGTAAATATTTTCTAAAGGTTTATCATATTTTTGATATACAGTTAGTGTAAATTCACGTTCACTACTTAAAATTGGAAATTGCTCATTGTATGCAGATATAGTAAAGTTAAATGATACTGTATCACCTAATTGCATTAATCCTTCACTGTTTGCTTGAAAAGGTATTGTTCCAGTTAATTGTCCATTAGTCAATAATGATACATTTGGGGGTAAAGAACCTGACACAACTCTATAATTTAAAGAATGCACACTTGATGCTTCCAAATATAACTCGCATTTAGAACCATTGTCAATATTTCCTAAATTATTATCAGTGACCCACTGTACATCTTGAACCATATTATTTGATATAGTTAGGCTAAAGGTTTCAGGCTGACTTTTTATAGTAGGAATATTTGTTTTTGCAACAATTACAGAAAATTTATAATTACTTATGCTATTATTAGGAATCGTAGGTGTACCTGTTATCCATCCTGTATTTGGATTGCCTGATAATCCTGGAGGCAATATACTATATTGATATGTAATTGAATCATTATCAAAATTGTATCCTATAACTTTAAAAGAAAAATAGTTATTAGATTGTGCAACTGGTAAAGTATTTGTAATGTTAGTATAATATCCAAAATAATTATCAGTAGGATCAACAGGTAAAACTAATGGTTTATTATTTAAAATTACAGGTGTTCTAGTATTTGCTGGATTAGAAACAGTATGATTTGCTACAATTATTGAATATGTTTTTGTATCAAATCCTAAATCACTTGTTAGTTGCACAGTAAATGATATAGTTTTTATAGTTGGTGCACCAGTAACTGAGAAGGGAGGAGCACAATAACCTGTAATTCTACCTTGCTCACTCATTTGTAACCCTGCAGGTAAATCACCTGAACTTATTACTAATCTATAATTATTAGATGTTATTGGATTATAAACATCTATTTGATAATCAATATAAACACTGTCATCAGTAGAAAACAAAGTACCACTAGGGGTAATAATATTTACAATTTGTGCATTATTAATTTTTATAGAAAATGTCCTATCACTTATGTTTCCTAGTGCGTCATAAGCACGGACAGTGAAGATATAGTTTGTTTCAACATCAACTATTTTGGGAATTCCGTTTAACTGGCCGGTTGTTGAAAATGTTATAGGTTTATCATTGGTTCCTATAGGTAACTGACCGTTAAGTAATTTATATTGCAGAGTCATGCCATCTATAGTTGACTCTGCAATTAAATTATAACTTAATTCAGAATTAGAAGGAAATAAACCAATATTTCCCTTCTCAGTTATCCAAGTAATATTTGCCATATTAGTCTTGCAATAAATCCAATGCTAAATGATAATGATGTTTTCTGTCTTCCAATCCAATAGTTCCACCGTTAATACGTTTAGTTAATGTTACAAAGTCATCGCTATCACAATATTGATTTAGATTATTATTATCCCAAAACCATCCTGCACTACTTACAGCACCTGCCGGAGTTTCTAAGTATGCTACTGTTTCATCAATACTGATACCTAAATCTGCCGCAAACTTAGTGTAATTTTGTTTACCCGTCAATTGAATTAAGCCACGGCCACAGTACTTATAACCATCACCTGATTCTTCTGGACCATTGCCCATGCGGCCACCATATACACGATTAGCAATTTTTTCTGGCTTGCGTTCATATTGCTTTGCTAATTCTTCTGTTGGGAAATACTTTTTAAAGGTACCCATTAATCCTTTAGCACTATAATTTAAGTTCTCTTTAACAAAGTTGAACCCACCTGATTCATGTGCAGTTTGTGCAACGAATGCAGCCGCACGATGCATATTATCATACATATCATAATATTCTGCTACTTCATGCAAAGGTACTGCATATAATTCAAGTACAGATTTTTTTGTCTTTGGACATAATTTTTGTAATAAATCTACTGTTATCATTTTTGTTTCCTTAATATGTTATCCGTATACTCCGACCATTGTGTACCATTGTGTTGTACTGGCCGCTATAATCATTAATCTTGCACCTGCTCCTAGTGAGAAGGATGCATTAGTTGATAATGTGTCAATCGTGCTTCCGTTTTGTGGGTAAACCTTACATGCAGATGCAGTTGTATTAATTATAATAATTTGCATTCCCACTGTAGCTCCCGGTAACCTAACACCGTCATTTACACCCGCAGATACAGTACCTACCACATTTACTTGTTTTGATAACTGTGTAGCTCCTGCCAATGTTGTTCCTGCGGCTGCAATACCAGATCCTACACTAGACAATACATATCCTGAACTAGTTATGTTACTACCACTGAATGCACCTGACACAGTTAAACCAGTCAATGTACCTAAACTTGTAATACTTGGTTGTGAAGATCCAGTTACTGTGCTTGCATTAGTTGCAGTCCCTACAGCACCGGTAATGTTTGATCCATTAATACCAGTTAAATTAGCACCACTACCACTAAACAAAGTTGCAGTAAATATACCTGAACTGGTTATGTTTCCTGCACTTATATTGCCGCTTGTGTTTAAGTTACCAACTGTTGCATTTCCATTGACTGATAGTACACCATTAGTTGTTATGTTACCACCAGCAACGTTACCAGTTGCTGACAAGAATCCAGCAATAGTAGCATTTGATTCACTAATTAAGTTACCTACAGTTGCACTACCTTGAATACTTAATATACCACTAGCTACTAAATTAGCACCAGATATATTACCTGAAACACTAACAATAGTTCCATCAATTCTAGTTGTTGTAATGTTACCTACTGTAGCATTACCTATCACTGATAAGAAACCATTAGTTACAACGTTGCCACCAACCAAGTTACCTGTTGCTGAAATAATTCCTAATGATATAACGTTTCCACTATTTACATTACCACTAGCACTTATCCCTGAAGTACTAATGTTACCTAAATTCGCATTACCTGAAACTTCAAGACCACCTGATGAATTAATATTTCCACCAGACACGTTACCTTGAATTGTTAACAAACTTGCTGTTGTGTCAAATGTTACACCAGGAATTGCGGCTGTGTTACCGTTGCTATTAAATATTAACTGAGATGTGTTGCCCGGTGCAGTAACGTTACCGCCTTCTGGAGTAACAACATTGCCTATAATTGTAGGTACAGCCAATGATCCACTTAAATTCATGTTGACCGCTTGTATATTACCTTCAACTGTTAATTCTCCAGTTAGTAAATTTCCTGAAACTGATAGATTTGAAAGTAAGCCTACACTTGTAATATTTGGTTGTGATGCTGTACTTAATGTACCACCCAAATATGCTGCCGTAACAGTTCCTACTTCTAAACTTGACGCTATTACTCCACCTGAGATTGTAGTAATATTTGCATTTGATGAAATAACTGTACTACCTATCCTTAAAGTATTACCTGATAGATATAAATCTTTCCAACGATTTGTAGCACTACCTAAATCTTGTGTCTCATTTCCATATGGCAATAAATTACCCAATACATAATCTGTTTTCAGATTTGCCGCATTCAAATTTGTCAATGAATCTAAGTTTCCATTAACAATTAAACTAGACAATGTTCCTAAAGCCGTAATATTAGGTTGTAGTCCTGAATATACTGTTCCAGCTATCAATGCATTTGCTACCTGACCTGTTAAATTTCCACTAGGGATATAACTCAAATAAGCGGCATTACCTACAAAATAGTTACTAGTAGCACTGTTACCTAAATTTGCATTAGTTGTTACTACAAGATTTGATAAAGAGGTATTACCTGAAATTGTTACACCAGTTGAACTGGCAGTAATAGTTTGAGTACCCATTGTAATACCGGTGTTAGTGAGCGTTAATGACCTCCATCGGTAAGAGGCATTACCTAAATCATACACTTCAGTAATTTGAGGTCTTAAACTACTACCCACAAATTTACTAACACTTATATTAGATGTTGTTATATTATTGGATACTGTGCTATTATTACTTGTGATAGTTGCTGATGCAGAAATGTTCCCCACAGTAATATTACTAGCTACTACGATATTTGATAGATTTACACTTGTTGCATTAGCACCAATAGATTGTGGACCTAGATATAATGTAGAACCACTTAGATACAAATCTCTCCAGCGTAAATTTGCTGAACCTAAATCATATGTAACGTTAGCACTAGGTGTCAATGAACTTGTTACAAAGTTAGCAACTTGTAAATTACTTGTTCTAGTTAATCCTGTAAAGTTTGCATTAGCTGTAGTAATGTTTGATGCTAATCCTAATACAAAAGGAGTGGTTGATGTTGATATAATAGCTGAATTACCAGTTGCAGCACCTACTCCCACTAATAGACTACTTGTTGTTTGAATTGTAATTGTAGGTATGTTAGATATAATTAAAATATTACCGGTCGTGCCACCAAATTGACTTAATCCTGCACCAACTGTTAATGTACTAACACCTGCACTAGATGTTGTATTGTAAATGTCTGTAAAGTTATCTTGAATTTTTTGAAACGCCGCACGAAGAGGATCTGCTGTCGGATCGTTCGGGAAACTTCCAAAATCTATAAATTGTTGGGCCATGTCTATATCTACCTTATTAAGTATTTATCGTTTTATATTAGTATAACTATCCAAAAAAATAGCCCGGCGGACCGAGCTATCTAAAGTACGGTTTTTATTATTTTAGACCGCTTAATCTTTTCCATTGATTCAATGATTCTTTAATTGATTCTCTCATTGTTACCTGAGTTGGATTCAACACTGTTTGGTCACGTTTCATTTTGTGTAAGTCATTACCCATAGACAATAATGCTTTTAAGTTAGCTAACTCAGTGTTTGCCATGGCATCACCACCTGCGTCATTACTGAAGCCTTCTTCAACTTGTTCTTCTTTACAAGTGTGACCTTCATACATCATTCCACCACATTCATTGCACATTTCATGGTCATGACCTTCTTTAACTTTTTCCATGTCACCGTCACCATCTAAGTCGGCTTCTGATTTACCTTGGGCACGTGCTTTAGCTAGATTACCAGTAAATTTATTACCTTCTTCCATCTCATCTTCTTTGACAGGATATTCTTTGCCACCTACATTAATTTTTTCACCAGGTTGAATTCCATCTTTTTTTGCTTTAGCGACTGCACCACTAAATGCATTACCTTCATCAGTTTTTTCTTCTGAATCTTGTTCAGGTTCTTCAGTATCAGTAGATTGTTCTTCAGAACCTTCTTCATCTTCGTAATCACTTGATGCTGTGCCTTCTGGTTCTTGTCCGACTGGACCAGCACTAAGACCAGTCATCTTTTTAATCAAAGATAACATGTCATCACCGTCTCCAACTACTTCTGGACTCATTTCTGGTTCAGTACCAGTTCCTGTTGGTTCTTCTTCACCCTGGGACACAACACCATATGGTGTCATTGTAGGTTTATCATTTCCACCAAACACACCCATACCAGATTGACGTAGAATATTCAATAATTCATTTGCGTCATTGTCGGTAGCATTGATGCTAACTGAGTCAGGTGCACCTTGTTGTCCTGTGCTTGTAGACACTGTGATGCCTTCGTTTAATAAATTGTTGAGTTCTTTTTCCCAACCTTCAAGTTGTACATCTTTCATTTCTGTGCTTTCTAATTTTGATTTTGGTTTTCCTAATCCTGAGATAAAGTTAATTGCTCTATCACTTGCTGCCGCAATCGGATCTCTACTCCATGGAGTAGGTTCTTCTACTGGTCTGTTAGGAGTTTGAATGCGACTTGGTTTGAATGCATTTATATCACCTACTTTTAAATCTTTACCATTCTGAATGGCATGTTGTCTATACATATCCTTGCTTGGGTGTGGTACTAAATCAGCTTCTTCTAAACTTTCATTATAGTTAGTGAAGCCAAAATGTTCTAATGCCGCATCACGTAATTGATCTTTGAATGTACCGGACATTGATTTGAAACGACCGTGTGCTAATGTTTTGTTGATAATACTTGTTGCAAGACTTTTGTCTTTCACATCAACTGCGGCGGTGATGTTATAACCTTTTGGTCCCATTGACAATTCGTCAAAAAACTTTAACATTGTTTGTTTCAATTCACCTTCAGTCAATTGAATGCTTTCTGCTACCATGTCTTCTTTACTACTATATTTGGCACGAATATTTTGCATTTTCTTTTCACTGGCGTTATTTTGTCCAGCTCTGCGTAATGCATTCATACCATCTTTACCATACTTCTTGTTACCCAAGTATGCTTGTAATCCTGATTCTTCGACTGAGCCTTCAGCCATTTCTTGGTCATTAGGATTCAATGACATTTGACCTTGACCAATAGCACTTTTAATTTGTGCTGCCAATTGTGGATTTGCTACAGAACCTAATACTTTGTCACCTTGTTTGATAACTTGTGTATTTTGTTGTGCAGGTGCAATTGTTACTTGGTCAGCTTCATCTAATTGTTGATTTGTTTCAACATCTTCAATAAATTCTTTTAGACTTTTCTTTTCAGCTTTCTTTTCAGCTTTCTTTTTTTCTTTCTCGTTAGCAGAAAGACCGTGTTCTGTACCTTTTTTACCTGTTGGTACATCACCTGTAGTGCGACCAAATAGGTCAGCTACTTTTTTATTCTTTGGATCATCTTCACCTGTCTTTGGCTTATCTGGATCTTTTGGACGACCTTGTTTCTTAGGTGTATCATCTTTAGGACCAAGACTAGCTAAACTTACTTTACCAACTTTCTTACCATATTGGTCAGTAACAGTTTCTGAACCATGACGATTACCATAGCCACCGGGGCCTGCTTTATGTGACACATCACCTTCTGAGAGTGAGTTTAATGAGTGTAATATGTTTCTGAAATCCATTATCGTGATCCTCGTTTATCTAATTTATCTTCCATTCGTGTAAGTTGTTTTTGTAACTCAGCAACTTTATTATCCACATCCATTACTTTTTGTTGTGTGACTTGGACTTTTGTGTCAATGCTCATGACATTATCGTTCATCGTCATGTACCCTGTGCCGCCTACACTGCAAGCACCGATTACAATCCACGTCAGTTGGCTTGTATTGAAATCAATCATTTTGATGCACTAGCTCCTGTAGCTGGTTTTTGTGGACGATTTATTTTACTCATAGGACTCATCGTATTGATACCTTCTTTACTCTTGTTAGGAGCTATTGGAGTTTTCTTACCGTCAAAAGGGATATCAATACTTGGTTTCTTAGGCATAACTTTGTCTAAGTATTGATTTGCGTATTCTTTGCTTGCTTCTTTACCATTATCTTCTAACTCTGTTTTTAACAATAATGGTTCATCTTTCATTTCATTCGCATAGCCTTCTGCTTCACTATTGATGCTCTCATCATAATCAGTTGTAACTACTCTGACACGATTGATTTGACATCCTAGCATTTGTGCTAGTTGCTGAATCATTGGCTCTGTTGCTGGATATCTGAATTCTGATTTAATAATAGTGATAGACTGATTTTCTAATTCAGGAAATCCATATGGATCTTTCTGAATAGGTGTAGTTTTTGGATCATCTATTTTAACTGGATCAAATTTAGATAGGTTATGTTTGAACATATCTAAGAAATTTTTATCACAGTCACCTGCGATCTTAATCGTGTAACGATATGTTCTGACAGATTCTGTTAGGTAGTGACGAAGGCTTTTCATTTTGTTATTCCTATGTAATATTTATCTTTAATCTGATTTTTTGTTTGCCAAGATAGTTTTTAGTAGTTCGTTACGGTCTAATAAACTACCTTCACCCAAAGGGGTAGATTCAATTTCTTCAGTTTTACTGTTAATCTTTTGGTCTAATTGTGCTTTTTTAAGTTGCAAATCAAGCATTTTTAACTTCTTGTTAATCTTTGCTGTTTTAGCAGTGATAGCATGTCCTAACATGCTACTAGCACTATTGAATATTTCACTAGCAAAACGACTATCCACTTGCATACCCAAATCCATTAATTCTTTGTAACTACTAGTTGCTAAACTTGCTAGTTCATCCATCTCTGTATCACTAGCTTCTAAGCCCCTGACTTGGGGTAACGCAATTTCAATTTTTTCTAAAGTGTTATATGCTTCTTGTGTTACTATTTCAGCTTGTACTTGTTCCACAACGGATTCATTTTGAGTAGAATCATCTACTGGCAAATCAAACAGTTCTGAGAGTTTTTTAGTCATGCTATTTTCCGTAATAGCAGTATTTATTACTTCTTTTTGCCCTGATAGAAAAGGTCATTTTCTGTTACTACACGAAAAGTAATTCCAGATTGTTTGCACCAAGCCATTGCGGCACCCCATTTTGCGTGATTTACTGCTACTATTGCTCTATCCCTAACACTAGCAACTCTGCTTTCTATAAGACTTTGTTTTTTGGGTTTTATCTCAATCATTTCAGCAATTTGTTTACCTAGTCTATTTTGATAAACAATTAAAAAATCAGGTACATAGTTTGTGTTTTTACCTGTCAACGGGTTACGATAAGGTATTCTTACTGGCTCACTAGCCCATTGAAGCACATGTTCATTTTTATCACAAAATTGCATAAAAGTAAATTCCCATCCACTACGATATGTAGGCACTGTTCTACCTACGTACTTTTTTGGATTAGTTGGAATAAATTTACCTTGTGCGAATTTAGACATTATGTAACAATATTGCGTTGTATTAGTATATTTGGTTGAGGTATATTTGTCACTCCATACAATGTTGTTTTACTTTTAGAACTATTTAAATAAAAAGCAAGTAACGCATTTGTTTCGGTAGCAGTACTACCTTTAACATAGTCTAATATATCTAAAGCATTGTCTCCGGTAACTGAGGATAATCTAAAAATAATAGTTGAAAAATTTTCTGCTATATTTGTGCTTTGAGATTTTTCATACCAATAGCTATAAACAATATCCCATTGGTTAGAGTCAATAACTAAATCTATATTATAGAATTGGTCAAATACTCTTACAGTCTTATCCAGGTTAGTTCGTGGTGAGTCAATAATCCTAGCCATACGTATTCCTTAAATAATTATTTAATCTTTTATAAAAAAGTCGGAGTTTTTGGCTGTGTTGCACCGGTATTAGCGCCGTTCTTTGTTGTTGACGTATTTTTATTTGTTGAACTAGAACCAAATGTTGGAAAATAGGATCTAGCAGAACTATTAGGTCTATTAGTAATAGCATCATTAGCTATACCTGTTATCTCAGACCTGGCTGCATTCAATAATGTTTGTGGATTTTTAAATGTATTGTATGATGCACCAGCTTTTTGTATCGCACCTCTAAAATTACCACTTTCTAAATCTTCCAGTATGCCGCCGGCGGCATCAACTAAACCACCTTGTCCTAATATAGTAGCTTGCGATCCTGGTCTTGCAATAGGACTTAACGTACGGTCATATGTTGCATCACTTCCGAATCCTTTAACAATTGCATCAGGTGATCTACCATCGATAGCGCCTTCATAATATTTTACAGTTTCATACTGTAAAGTCATTTGATTTTCCATTACACCATTACCTTGACTATAATCGTATGTGTCATGGCTAAAATTTTCAATCATTGGATTAATAAGTCTGTATAAAACAAAATTGTGTTGATTAAATCCATAAATGTTGATAGCTTTGAAAAAGGGTGCTTTGCTTATTCCCAAGCTGGCTGCAATGGGTGTTTTTTGATCTCCTGAAGATTCTCCTATGTAACCCCAGTCATCATTTCCGCCCATGTCAGGATCATATATGTTACGACGGTTCATATCAAATTTTCTAGCATGAGAATCTTGACGATTCTCACCGAATGGCTCACTTTGTGTAGCGTCTTTGTAATAATATGTATAATATGTATACCATAATCTACGTAATAAATTTCCGTTATCATCATGGAAACTTATATTTACAGGATCATAATTAATTTTAGTTTGTACAACACGTTTGCGGTTGTACTGATTCATAATTGTAGTGTCAAACGTATATTTGGGTAGTTGTATGTTTTTTACTGTTAATCCAAAATTAGAATCTTCGGGAAAACTTTGTACAGCACTTATATATTCTTTGTTTATATCAAAGTAAACATGAAATAAAAATTTAAACTTGGGTGAATATTGATATGAATTTGTTCTAAAGGTTTTACTTGCGTGAGTATAATCACGCAAGTATTCTGTACCAAAGAAAGCCTGTATTGCATTGGTGCCTTCGGTTTTAACTGTTTTTACTGCGTCTTGTAGTAAATTCTGTATGAAACCCATTTTTTAATTAACCGCCAATACCAGTAACTCCACCTGAACCAAATGCACGACCTACATTTGTACCAACACCAGAAGTCAACGGAGATTGAATTGCGTTGTCAAAACGTACAGTTAACTGAATAGATACTGGGTCACTTGATTTATAATCCATGTTATTATAGTTTGCCGATTTGATAAAGCAACCATATAATTCCCATGTTTCTAAAACGTTAGGTGTAAGTATACCATTGCCGCCGTCTAACACTTCATAATTAATTTGAAATTTATAGTCTTGACCAGTTGCCGCAGATGCTTGTTCAACAAAGTCCATTTGTTTCTGTAATTGTTGACCAACTAATTTTGATATATTTCCCTGTGCATCATCACGTAGATTGACTGTAGTTTCTGACCATGCATGTTTACCAGCAAGATATACTCTACTGTTATAAACGTCTAATGTAACTTCATCAAAATTTACTGATGGGCGAGTTATATCCATTACTTGTTTTGTCATTTCTGTTGTTGCACCACCGACACCAAAGTTTAAGAACAATGCTCTGAAACGATATTGTAGTTTTGGCATCAATAGACCCTGTGCGTTAGTTGCATTGTCTGCCGCTACGGTCATATTAAACAGTGATTGTGAGGCTGTTGCCATGTTATTTCTCCTATATATTATTTATCTTAATTAATGGCCCGTTTGGGCCATTAATTATACTTTTATAATCCCGCTATTTCACCGGTATTTAATACACGAACCGGGATATAGATGAATTCAGCAGCCTTAACTGGTTCAATTGCAACGTCAATCCATAGTTCATTTCTATCAATACGAGCTGGTGTGTTGTTACTTTCATCACACACTACTAAGTAATCATACAAACCACGTTTAGAAACTAAGTCAATAAACAAGGATTGAACGACACCTGCAATTTCATTACGAGTTACTGAATCATTTGGTTCGAATACGAACGGACGAGCCGCAACTTGTAAACGTTCACGAATATAACAAACTAAACGAGCAACGTTAATACGATCCAGTGCTGATTGACTATCAAATGAGTTTTTATTACCATAATTCAACAAGCCCACACCTGTAAAGAATGCTAATGGATTAATTTGATTTGTATATAATACATCACGAATACTCATTCTATTTTTAATTACTACAAATTCACCTGTAGCGGCATCTAAATAGCCAATGTTTGTAGCATTGTCAATAATACCTCTACGTGTACCTGCTGGTGCTAACCAAGGATAAGCTATACTATCATTCTTCAATAATGTACGCAACATCATATGACTTGCAGGAACAACAACTTCTGATCCAGTTAAATCAGTTGTAATACCACTTGGATAGAACACCCCTAAGTATGTATCACGTGTTACCCAACCAGCTTCACCAGTTCCTGTTGCATTTGCCGTGTTGTTAGCCCAATTAATAATATCAGTGGCTTGATCTGGTAAACGCAATGGTGTATCACCGATAATATACGCAGTATTATTGCGGTCATTATTTAATGTAACCATATCAGGTTGTAATTCAGGGTAATTAGGGCATGTAATTAAATTGAAGAATGTATCTTCTTCTCGGATACTTTGATTTGTACCTATTGCTGCCTTCAATGCTTGTACAACCATATTACGCTGTGCTTTGCGACCCATATAAGCCGCACCATTTGCTTGTAACCCACTAGCACTTACCCATGTATATGAGTACGTTGGTAATGTTTGGTCTGGATAATTTGCAGATGTAAAATAGTTTGTTCTAAACTGTTTAACATTATAACCTGAACGGCGTGTGTTGAATAACAACATGCCTTGCGGGAATAGTGTTGGATCAGGTGCATCTAAATCTAAGTAATTACTTGTTAATAAAGTAGTGATACTTGTTAACGGATCACTCACAGGATCAACTGAACCTAAATTTGCCCAACGTGCATCAGCAAATAATATACCTGCCTCACTGGTTTGATCTGTGTTGTCTATTGATACCCATGTATCTTGACCTTCAACTAATTGCCAACGACTTAATTTAGGATAATTCTCTAAATCACTAGTATCTAGCCACAAGTCACCATATTCTAAAGCAGATCCATCAGTTTGTACTGTTGGTTCTGTTGTACTAATGATTGGTCCTAATGGATCAGTAGCATTTGTACCGCTCGGTAATGGATGACCATTTTCATCATAATCTATGTTCTTGTAACCATACCATCCGCCGTTCTTATTAACCATGATATCAGCTTGAGAAGCTGTACTATAGAACCAATTAGTTCCAGTTGTAGGTGTAGTAGCCGGAGCACCTTCATTGCTGATATAATCAACTTGTGACCAACTTGCAACATAAGATGCATAATTAATTCTTGCTACACCTGAACTAACTGAGACTCCGGTTATTGCGCCGGTTGAATTATTAACTGATGTAACAATTAAAACTAAATTATTTGCAGGTGTTGCTCCACCTAATACATTACCCGTAAAAGTTAATGTGTCGTTAACAGCATATCCGGTGCCGCCGGTATCGATAGCAAACAAAGTATAATATCCACTATAAACATCTATAGTAAATGTAGCGTTTGCTCCACCGGCAGAAGTATCTGACGTTGGTGCGATTCCTTCAGCAGTGTACGAGTCATCTACACCATACAATACATTTGAGCCGCCGGGTTCAAATCCAATTTCACTTAACAATCCATTACTTTGTCCATATGTATCAGTAAAGTCACTAAGAGAAATTACACCACCTTTTGTGTGTGTGATTTGTATTTGATTATTACTTGTTACTGTACAAGTAGTATCTGGAATATTTGATCCCAACCAATCTGTTGCAAATGATTGTGCATCTCCTCCACTAGTAGTAAATGTATACACTGATAAAACGTCATCAACAGATAAACCAACTTTTAAAACAAGTCCACCGGTTATTGTTGGATTTTCTATTGTACCTATTGAGAATGCAGGTCCAGTATACATTTTTTCATATAAATTAAGTTTACCATATGGAGCTAAATCAGACGCAGAATATATTGCAACAACAGTTCCTGCAGGTATAGACGAACCGCCGTCACTGCTCAAATCATTTACTGCGGTGAAAAGAAGATTATATTTTGGAACACTAATACTTGTAAATGCGTCAATTGAAGAAATATACTTTGATAATTGTAAATCCATACCACTACCAGTCAGACTAGTTTTAATCCAAACAGAACCTGTTGGATGTGGATATAATTGATTTGCACTCCATAATGGCATTTCAGCAGAAGTTCCATAAACTACATCCGGTGCATAATATACTTTTGCTGTTATTCCCATGTCCGCCAGTGGAGTACCTGTAATTTCAGATAAAATTATACTTACGTTTGTTCCAGGAAATCCATAAGCTATATTTAAAGCACCATTAACAAGTGTAGCGTTTAAATAAGCATCACCAATGCTGTTAATCAGACTAACAACATCACTTATAACATCACCTGCACTAATTTCAATAATACGTGAAGTTAAACCAAAAGTAATGCTAAAACTATCACCAGTAGTTAATGTAGGGAATGAAACTGTACCAGTTGCAAACGGTAATGTTGAACCCCAATCTGTATCACCTAAACGTGTCCATTCATTAATTGAATTTTTATAGAAATAAGTTGATGTAGTTAAATAACCTTCATCTAACGCTACTCCGGGAATTACTGCATAACTTCCAATAGTTCCCAATGATTGTATTGGATAATCATCTTGAATGTATTCTGCATCTACAACAACTAATGGTTCTCTATTTGTAAATTTTCCAGTAGTAGAATTAAATTCGTAAATACCCCATTTAGATGAAGTAGTGTTCAACCAATATGTACCATCAACAGGATCACCTACTGGACGATTTAATGTTCCTACTAGACTTCCTAAATCTATGTCTGCTCTTAACACATAAGCACGATTTGTTGTGCCACCTAATGCTGAATAAGCGGCTAATAAGCCATATTCATTAAGTTCGTACCCTTGAATAGATGTACCATTAGTTGTTTTATAGAAGAAAGGTGTACCAAATAAATTTACAAGATCACGCTGACTTGTGACAGTATATAATTTATTAGCGTTTGCTGCCGTTGTTGCGGCTGCTACCCCTGTATTACTTGCATTTGCTTTATTTTGTGCTGTTGCGACAAGCACAAAAGGGACTGAATTAGAGGCTGCAGGTAAATACTGACTTTGGTCAATGATTGTAACTTCTACGCCTGGTGATACTAGTGCCATGTTATTTTTCCTTTATGTTATGATTATGAGGGTTAACGCCCTAACGTATATATATTTAGTACAAAGTGATTAAAACATGTCAACAACCGTACCTTTAAAGGTTTTCAACTAAATAACTGATGAGACCTATTTGTAAGACATGCAACAAGAATTCATGTGCTGTCAACTATCATCGAAATGATAAGACATACTATCGCAGTATGTGTGATGAGTGTGGTAGGAAAAAGAATAAAAAGAAACCAAGAGTTCCTAGTTGGCAAAAAGCTGGCTACAAGAAAAAAGCCACATGTGATTTATGTGGCTTTAAGAGTTTATATCCTAGTCAACTGTCAGTATTTCATATTGACGGTCAACTAGAGAATACCGAGTTTACTAATCTACGCTCAGTTTGTTTAAATTGCATTGAGGTTCTAAAACGTAAAGAAGTTACTTGGCGACGGGGGGATTTAGAAGTTGACTAATCTTGTTGTGTAAATCATCAATTGATCCGTTATTGTCAATATAGTAATCGTACTTCAAACCTACACTAGAATACTCACTAGCATGAATTTTTGCTTTGTCTAATTTTGCTTTACTGATAGACCATAAACTATTACCATTAGGACCAAGATTGTATGCTTTTGCCGCATCAAACCAATTAGGTTCAGCTCCTCTAGTAACTCGTATTGTTATACCACCTACATGTTTAATAGCATTAACTTCATTATAAAATCTACAGTCGGTAATAACAATATCATCTTTAGATTGGCGTAGTTTATTTTCTACACTAGCGACCCAGATATCATCGTGGAATCCTGCTCTACAAACTTCTGTTCCCCATTGTTGTAGTATCCATCGTGGAGTTAGTTCTGGAAGATTAAGTCTTTCACTCCACCAAGGATCAACTTGCTCACGCCATTTACGGCTACTCTTAGTTGTTCCCTCTAGTAACTCACGGTCCCAACCGAACACATTAGCTACTGCATCTTTCAAGCTAGCCGCAAAGCTAATACGTTTAAACTTGTGATTTGTTACTAGATAGTCAGCAATAGTGTCTTTGCCGCTACCGATTAATCCCGTGACCCCTATAATCATATGTTCTCCTGTATTTGTAATTATATTACTAAGAGATGACATGTGCTAGCATTTAGGTTAATTATCTTCATCGTTGTTTTTCAGAGTAACCAATGCATGTTTTACTCCGGCTTTCTTTAATCCGGCATAACGATGATGCCCATTTATAATATCATATTTTCCGTCTGGTCTAGGCCTAACATATAATGTACCTAGTTTATCGTCCCATTCAGGTGTTCCTGCTCGTTTAGCAAATATATCAACTACATCGGGATCCATTTGATTCCAGTCGTATGAATCTCTTGTAGGAACTAGTTTGTCTAAACTGACTCTAAATGCTTCATCAATTTGTTTTGGATTAGATAATATAAATCTTAATCCCATTTCTGGATTATAGTCTTGTTCTAATTTCCAATTGGGTATTAAACGCTTAACCATTTTTGTGTATAATGCTATACGACTGTTTTCTTTTGCATCAAATATAATTTTTTGTACATTATCACCGTAGTCTTGTAAGAATTCACGCATTATGTCTACTACAATTGACATTACTTCTGCTGAGTTGCCTGTACCTGTTGTACCAAATAATGATAATTTTTCAGGATCGAATAAGTCTCTGATTAAACGAAATTGTATTTCCCATGTTTCTGGTTTATCATCTAAGTGATGATTATAGGCTTGCCATACATAGTTTCTTTTACCTACTGTAAAATTTGCAACTGCCTCATCCGGAGATTGACGGTTCCATTTCCAGTTTTGATTACCGGGACGGAATAGTTCAGTAACAAATTCACCTGCTCTCATTAACCTTGTACCCAAGTTAACGGTTGACTATAATCCACATAACGCTTCAATTCATCAAGTAATTGTGTTTGCATTGCGACTGACTCTGCTTTTAGTTGTGCTCCATTCAATGTGGTGCCTCCACCCGGACCTACAATAGTTCCAAATTTTTCACGTGCTTCTCCCAAGGTGGCTTTTAACACACTGAGTGTCCAGTCGCCAATCCAAACGCCGGCACCCGGATCTTGTAGTAATTCTGAATCCGGTCTTTGTAAATCAGCCCATATCAAAACTTGTTCACCTGTTGCCTTAGGATCACGTACAATTTTTAATTCTTTTGTAACTGGATTGAATGTATAGATGACGAATCCACCGAACATACGTGCAGCCAGTTCAATATACTGTGCATAAAAATCATATGTTGCTAAACCACCTGCATAGTTATAGTTAAGCAAGTATGTGTTTAAAATAGCACTTGAAAATGGGTCAAAACTTGTTGCCCCGGGACCTGTTTCTAAACCAATAGTTCTACGAAATAATTGTCTAACATTAATAAATTCACTAGGCAAAGTATACACATTTTGATTCTTTTCCATCTTGAATACTGTGTAACTTTCTATTGTGGAATTTTGTGCTCGTTGACGATAGATTTTAATTGCATATTGGTATGCTGCCTCATAATGTTGAGGGTCAAGTTCAACATCTACTATTCCGTCTGCTAGACGCAATTTTAGATTGTTAAATAATTCTTCTTTTAATTCGTCAAGTGATCGACCAGCCATATAATTCTCCAGATATTGTATTTATCTAGAGAACCGAACATAATTAGATATCGTTTGCTTTGCGATTTTCGCTATTGAACACATTAAACTCGCCACCGGGGTAACGTGCTTTCAATTTCTCTACATTCTCAGCAATCACATCATTTGGATCTAGGCGAAGTGCCCTGCAAGCATTAATCCAGTACCACATGATATCACCTAGTTCACGTTTCATGTGAAACAAATTATCTTCTGTAAGTGCTTTACCTTGAAAGATAATCTTCTTTGGAATCTCAATAAACTCACCTGATTCTGCGGCAAGTCCTAGACATGCGGTAATTAATAACGGCAAATTTACGTCAGGTCCATGTTTCATTTGTCCGTCATTTGCATCTAATTCATAGTTCGCATCTAGTCGGTCTAGTGTGTCCATAAAAGTTGTCAAGTCATTACTTGGTTGGCTTGTAACAGCCTGTACAAACTCGCTATATTTTTTTAAATCTACATTCATTTTAATAAGTCCTTAAACATTTCTTTTCTACCTGCTATTCCTAGTTGATTATCAAATATTTCTTTGACACGTTGCATCATAGCACATGCTAACATTAGCATATCTTCACCATTATCAGTTAATTGAATGGACTTATCAATTGGTTCCATCATCTCTAACATTCGTTTTTCTATATCCATTAGAACGCCTTCAATATCAGCATATTCTCATTGAACCTGCCATTAGGCGCAGTTGATACTGCTTTAATCTCTTTAAAATACTTACGTGCCGCAGGCTTTGAACCCATCAATTCTTTAATTTGTTCACCGGGCTTACGCAATGTTTTAACTTCACTTGCGTTACTGTCAAAGCCTAAGATTGTATTACCTTTAACGGTAAATGCTTTGCTGTACTCGTCAGCAATGTAATGATGCATCTTGCGTTTTGCAGTGTCATAGACCCACGCCTCACTTGCACCATGTAACTTAGTTGGATGTATACTAATCAAATCAAGTTTGTTAACTGGATCCTTGAATTCTTTCAAGTACTTAAGTTTAGCAACAATCTTCTCAACAGGAACAGCTTTGCGTTTGCGAGGTGCTTTGCTTGCTTTCTTAATTGAAATGTAGCTGTTCAAGTCACCTAGAACACCGTCTACAAATTTGATAAGATTACGCACTTGTACTTTACCTAAGAACGCATAAGCCTCGTTCAAATCTTTGTCATTGCCCTCTGACAACTCATTGAATTCTTCTTGTTTACGCTTCCAAATCTCAACGATGATAGGGATATGTTGAGGCATAACATTGAATTTTGCAACAATATCAACTGTCTTTTGTGTAGTTTTGCCTGTAGTCATGTACTCGTCAAGTAAACCTTCAAGTTCACCTGCGGCTTCTCCTGCTTTTTCACGCATCAATTCCTGAATGTTAGGACGATTAGTAGGCTCTTTTTCTTTTACTACGACTTCTGGTTTGTGAACCAGTTTCAATAGTCGGGAAATTTCATTTTGTAATGTAAGTTCTTCATGTTCATTTAGTTCAAGACCTCGCAAATTCATGCGGGCTAACCAACACAATGTCATAATATATTCAGATTCATGTACTTTACGCAAATACTTGGCATCTGCTGTACGATTGTGATGATCCAAATATTGGCACAATAGTTCTTTAGCATCTTTTTTGCCATAGAAACGATTGTACCATGTGAAACTGTTAGTCAACGCAAGTTTACGACCGTCATTATCAGGTTGCAATGGGAAATAGGGTTCTTCGCCCATGTACTTCATATCAACATCTTTTGGGTTAAGTGCTTTAATAAAGTGGTCTGATGTTACCTTGGGTTTGCGTGTTGCCATAGTTACTCCTGTTACGATTTCATTATTATATATGATTGTCCAATTATTGTCAAGTTTTAAAGGTGATACTTTTATACTAAATACTAAGTAAACGGATAACAAAATGCCAAGACTCTCATTATATAGGCCCCAAAAAGCTAATGATTTCAAGTTCATTGATCGGAATATCAAGGAACTGTTTGTCGTGGGCGGCACTGATTTATATATTCACAAATATATAGGTTCAAACAATGTCGCTAGCAGTGACCTAACTCAACCTGTGTACGACAGTACAAATCCAACCAACATACAGGATTTGTTGTTTTTAGAAAACAGAGATAGAAAATACGATACTACCATTTATAGAATTCGCGGTCACTATAATGTTCAAAATTTAGACTTTGACCTAAGTCAATTTGGTTTATTTTTAAATAATGATATTATTTTTATCACAGTACATTACAATGATATGATTGAACTGATTGGTAGAAAACTCATGGTTGGTGATGTTTTTGAGTTACCTCATTTAACAGACTATCATCCACTGAACGAAAGTATTCCTATAGGATTGCGTAGATATTATCAAATCACTGATGCAAATTTTGCAAGTGAAGGATTTAGTAACACATGGTATCCTCACTTGTGGCGTATCAAATGTGAGCCACTAGTTGACAGCCAAGAGTTTGCAAATATTCTTGATACTCCTATAGAAAAAGATAATTATTTAGGTGATTGGGATAGTACAAAAACTTATGTACCTGGATACACAGTTACATATGGTGATAAAACATATACACCCATTCAGAATGTACCAGCTGGTATAGCTCCTACTGACCCTGCTTATTGGGAACTTGACACTGCTCAAAGTTTAAAAGATATTATCGGAAGATATAATCAAAACATAGCAGTAAATGATGCCGCTATAGCAGAAGCCGCAAGATTATTACCTAAGACTGGTTATGACCGTAGTCAACTCTATGTTGTTCCTACATTTGATGGTGAGCCCGCACCCCCTGTTAATTTAGTAATTAACAATGGTCCACCTGATCCGGCTGTAGGGTCTGTGCAAATATTTGCCAATCCATTATATAAAAATCCAAGTCCAATTATTCGTATTGGTGCGGCAGCACGTAAAAAATTACTCACATTAACTAATGATGATGCTGACAATTTAAAAGCGTACATTGCATTAAATCTTAAAACTGCAAAATTAGCACCTGAACGTTTAGATACAGGATCAGGACAAGTTGATGGTACGTTAGTGTTAACAGCCAAGGCTGTAGGTCCAATTACCGGGCCATACGGTACCGCTGATAATACATATTCTACCGCCGATCAATTCCCGACATTCACCTTAACTTCGCTTGAAGTACCTATAGGTAGTACGGTAATAAGTGTACAACCACTAAACGATAAACAAGATATCGCTATAGAGAATGAAGTTTCTGCTAGTGTAACTACGGATAATGGAATTATTATTAATATATTCACCGGTGACACTAGAATTGTTTCAATAGATTTAACAAATAATACATTTACAGTCAATTACCCTACTATAAATTATATGCCTGCAGGCACAGCAATTGTAGTAGAACCGTTTTTTGATACATTGTTAAATCCAATAGATAGTAGAATGGATTATCGTGCTGACTGTGATCCTAGATTTGTATATATTGCACGTACAAGTCCTGCAGGTTTTGGATACACAAATGGCTACATGATTGGTGATGGTTCGGCTCCTAATGGTCTTCCTACTGGATCAGGAATAACATTCCCAGCTAATCCTACTGTAGGAGATTATTTCCTACGTACAGATTATCTTCCAAACTTATTATATCGCTATGACGGAAGTTTATGGGTACGGATAGCTCAAAATTCACGCGGTGGTGTTGGATTTGATAGTACAGTTCCTAGTGAACAAAGTCAAATGGCATCGTTTATTAATAACGACCAAACACTAACATTAACAGATGGTACAGTGGTTCCACAACAACAACCATTGTCAACATTATTATCAATACAACCCGATTAAGGTAAACAATGGCAAAGTTTTTTTATGACAATCAAATTCGTAGATTTTTAATACAGTTCGCTAGAGTATTTTCTAACTGGCAAGTAACTAAAGGCAAAGATCCTGCAGGAAATGATATTCTAATACGTGTACCGATACAATATGGTGATGCAAGTAGAATGGCTGCAGCCGTACAAGCAAACAACAGTGCAAGCAGTTTACCAAGTGCACCGTTGATAACATATTATATTACTGGACTAGAGTACGATCAAAAACGCACACAGGATCCATATTTCATTGACAAAACAAGTGTGAGACAACGTACCTATAACCCTGAAACACAAACTTATACAACAACACAAGGACAAGCATTTACAGTTGAACGTGTGATGCCAGTTCCATATACATTAAGAATTACTGTAGATTTTTGGACTACAAATTATAATCAAAAACTAGAATTGATTGAACAGTTAGGTGTATTGTTTAATCCAAGTATGGAGTTACAAAGTACTGATAACTTTATTGATTGGACATCATTGTCAGTTGTATATCAAGACGGTTTAACTTTTAGTAGTCGTACTATACCACAAGGAACAGGAAATCCTATTGATGTTCTGAGTTGGAAATTCTATATGCCAATATGGATTAGTTCTAGTGCTAAAATTAGAAAAATGGGTGTTATACATAAGATTATTGCTAGTATTTTTAAAGGTAATGCATTAACAGATATGCAAGACGATGACTTGTTATTAGGAACAAGACAAAAAATCACACCATATGGGTACAAATTACTTTTAATTGGTAACAGTTTACAAATATTACCAGCTAATCAAGATTTTTATCCTAGAAATGAAGCACTTGATCTTCCGGCTAATCCAGACACATCAATATATTGGCAAAGTGTACTGAATGTATACGGTACTGTTAAACCTGGTATTAGTCAAATATGGTTAGATAATCCATATATGGATACTGAAATTGTGGGTAGTATAGCGTTTAATCCGAATGATGACCGACTTTTAATATTTACAGTTGACCCAGATACACTACCTGAAAATACATTAGATCCTGTAGACAGTATTATCAATCCACAAACAAAAGGTCCCGATCATGGATTGCCGGTTGCAGAATTAGGGCAACGCTATCTTATTGTAGAAAGTATAGGTAATGAATTCAATTCTAACCCTTCAATTTCTTGGGGCAACGTAGTAGCACATGCTAATGATATTATTGAATTTGATGGTGTTGATTGGTTAGTTAGTTTTGACAGTACTCAATTAACTGATGTACAATATGTAACTAATCTAACTACTAGCATCCAATATAGGTATGCTGAAGGTATGTGGATGAAATCATATGAAGGATGGTATGACCAAGGTGATTACTCTATTGTAATTTAATATGGACAAGTCATGTTATGATAAATCATAACATGAGTACTAAAAACATTTCTGCTGGACTATTTTTTTATGCAGAAAAGACCAAAAGATTTTTATTCTTACTACGCAACGATAATAAAATGCCCAGCACATGGGGAATCCCCGGTGGTAAAGTAGATGAGGGTGAAACATTGCTTGAGGGGCTGGTACGTGAATGTATGGAAGAAATACAATATTTTCCGAATGATGCTAAATTAATACCTATTCAAAAATTTGTTAATAACACATTCACATATCATACATTCTTTTGTAAAATAGATGATGAATTTATACCAGTATTAAATGAAGAACATGTTGGCTATGCTTGGATAGACTATGAACAATATCCCAAACCATTGCATCCCGGATTGTTTAATACTGTTAACTTTGATGTTGTACAAGATAAAATGAAAAAGCTAATAAAAAAAGCCGCATAATGCGGCTTTTTTGTTTCAGTAAAAACTGATTAGCAATAGTTTTCAACTGCAACAGATATAAGACCTGTTGCTGGATCAGGTGTATCACTGTCACCCTCAAATGTTGCAATATACTTAGTACCTGCATTTTCGTCTGTACCGTTGTCTGTGAAGTCAACTACAAAGTGGTCAGTAATAGACGATGCCTTAACATCTGCACCACTTGCTTTGTTCAAATTGATGCTCATTTCGTTTCTTAACAATGATGCCTGGTTTTTGTTAACTAATGTACAAACACCCAATGCATATGCACTACCGCCGGTAGTTAATGACGGAATACTTGTTGAAGCAGTAAAAATTTTACCATTAGTAGCATCAGGACCTGCACCAAGTGCTTGCCAATCTGTATCACTAACAGCAGTAATCATGTATGCGCCACCTTGAGCAATAAATTCATCTTGAACATTATAATCACGTGCTACTAAGAATTTTCTCTTGCCTTTTTGACGAATAATATAACCATTGTCAGGTTTAGCACTTGTCCATGCACTATTAGAAACAGTCGCAGTTGCAACTGCATCTAGTGTAACTGTTTGACCTTGTGATGCTGTGATATCATTTGTTTCAACGGTCAAGTCAAGTTTTGCACCACCTGGTGTAGCACTAACTGTGAAACTTGTACTATTAACAACTGTTTTTACATAGTAAACTACACCACCAGTTAAACCTGCATAGTTAGCAGATAATACAACTGGACCATCAGTAACTAATTCTGTAGCGGCTACTGCACCTTTAGTTGTGAAAGCATCAGTAGTACCAGCGGTTGCTGCATCAATAGTAACTGTCACCGGTGTATTGACTGTATCAACAACACCAATAGCATCATCTAAGCCGGCTGCATAAATTATAGCATTTGAACCTAACGTATTTGTAAAGTCTGCATCACCAGCACCCCAAACTACAGTAATACCAGCAGTACTATAAATTGTACCATATTGTGCTTGTTCAATACAAACATCAGCATCAATTACAAAACTTTCATCAAAATCAGGAATATTACCACCGACTACACCTGGATTATTTTCATCAAATCCATTGTCTGTTGTTCCATCATTTGGATAACCAGAATCTACTAATCCAGATGGACTGGCAGCAGAATTGTTTTTCATTATTTTTAGAGGACGTCCCATTTGTTTTCTCCTTATATGTGTGTGGGTTCTAGCCACTACGCGGTGGGGACCGCATAAATTCTCAGAATTAAGAATGTACTATATATTTATCAGAGTTGGGTCATATTGATGGAGTACGTATTACTACCATCAGTAGCATACAATCCATCAACGTTTGCAAACATAGACCATGTGCTTAATACTATATTGTTTGCAGTTACATTACCTGATGCTTCAAAGTCACCATCATATGTTAATGGGCCTGTCCCACTACGACCTAATGCGTTAGTATCACTATCACCAAATACAATATATGCATTTGCTGAATCTGCTACACCTTTAAGTTGCATTGTGTCAGAAAGATTGATATCACCAATCCAAATGTCATCACCAACTTTAAAGTTTTCACCGGCATTATTGTTTGTTGATATTACAATATCGGCAGTCACGTTACCAGTAGCAATTAAATTATTGTTAACTGTTACGCTGGTGAATGTTGCTAAGTTAGGTGTTGTTGCACCGATGACACCTTGTATAGGACCATATATATTTGATGCATTGATATTACCGGTAGCATTCAAGTTACCGGCCATGGTCATAATACCTGTTGCAACATTAAATGTTAAACGACTGTCACCGGCAAAGTTACCTGCATTGTTAAATTGCAGTTGAGTGCTTGAACCACCAGGTGTACCCGGAATCGTTACATTACCTACAGAACTAGTCCATGCTAGATTACCAGCGCCGTCAGTTTGAAGGAAATATCCATTAGTTCCGCCGTTGAGTTTAACATTACCTACAGCACCTAAATTAATTTCTCCACCTGCTGTACCGCCGACATTAACAATCGTAGCAATATTAGCCGCTACATTAACACCTATCAATTGTCCGTTTTCTAATGTTGAAAAATTTGCACTAGCATTTTGAGATCCTTGAATTCTAGAAAAATCAAGGGTAGAACTAGCTGTGAGAATTTCTGTTTGAGTAGTAGATCCTAGAGGTGGAACAATTGCAGGATCATTGCCTATGTATACACGTTGTTCGTCAGTAGCAAAACCTATTTCCCCAATATCTAATTGAGGCAAATCAATATTTGCGCCCGTTCTATGAATGATTTTTGATATTTGTACAATAGCCATAATATAATCTTTATTTGATTATATTATTTATCAACAATTAAACGAACCGACTATAGTATTGTTCTAGTCTTTGATACCATTTGTCTTGCCAACTGTCAAATTCATTACCCTCAATGATGAATTCCTGGTATATATTGTCTGCGGTACACATAAAAATAACACCCTTACGTATCTTTGTGCCATGCTTTTCATTATGTGCAGTAGCGTATGCGGCTAACTGAACAAAGTAATCATCAATCCACTCACGTTTTTTCAACTTATTAGATTGCTTATGATCCATGATAGCTTCACTTCCATCATGTACTCCGCACAAGTCAGTAGTACCAGCATAAACTGCGGGGAAATATAAAGGAACTTCTGTACCCCAGTATTCATTACACTTCACTAAACCTTGAGTAATGATGCTTGTAGCCATCAGATGGCTTTGAATACTGTAGGGATTAGATCCGGGTGTTCCTATAGTACCTGTTTTAACATAATCTTCAAGCCACTTGTGCATACGTGTGCCACGTCCTGCGGCTTCTGTAGTGATTGCTTGTGCTTGAACTGCACCTACTCGTTTACGCCAGTTTTGTAATGCTTGTTTAGATTCTTCTGATTTAGTAGCATCTAATATTGTAGTGACTGAGGGAAGTTTGTTACCATCGGGTGTTGCATATCTGCGTCCTTCTGGTGTGTCAATACGTTTGATAGGTTCGTATTTAAATTTATCGGGAGTGTACATATGGCAATTGTACTACAAATTTCTCTGTAGTACAATAGTTTTGGTTAACTCATCGCTCGTTTAGCCATTGTAGAGAGAGTTTTTTTGTTATCGCTTGGCTTTGGAGGCTTGCCTAATTGTTCTGTACCTTCTTGACCCTTGAATATAACTTCATCTTTATTTACATTATGAATGATGTTTACTAAAGGTTCTTTTTTGACAATATCAAATAAATCTGCTTTGTCAATGCCTATCTCATTATCTTTGAAATAATTCAATAATTCGTCTGTACTTATTGTATTACCTGAATCCACTACTCTGTCTTTAAGTTGGTTGGCAACAGCCTGCAACTTAACACGTAGTGGATCATCTTCAACAAATTCGTACAGTCTCATTTTAACGAGTCGGGCGACCTACGCCAGCTACTGCTTCTTCTTCATCTGGTTCAGTTGGAAGGTCTGATAGTTCATCGTCGGGTTCTTCACCGCCCAAGTCAGCCATGTCTTCGCCTGCACCCATGCCATCTTCATCACCCATTCCCATGTCCATTCCCATATCAGAACCTGGCATAGACATATCACCACCTTGACCTGTAATAGATCCTAGGGCGCCGTTCAATGTACCTTTAGCTTGTGTCAATGCGGCTTGTAGACTTGTCAATGCTTCTGTAGTTTGTTGTTCAAACTGTTGGCCTTCATTTGTACCAACTTCACTATTAACACCGTCAACAACTGCTGGTAGTTCTTTAACTAACATGTCAGAAACTTGTTCAACCATTTTCTGAATAGAGTCAACCATTTCTTGTGCAGCCAAAATAACTTGTGACTTTTCAACTTCTTCGTTCTCTAAAACAATACGTGTATTGTATAGTGGAAGAGCCTTAAGTTCACCATAGTGATGATTTAATGCTTGTTCCATGAATACTAGTTTTAAGTATGCTGGATTCTTTTCAGTGCTCTGGGCACTGTTCTTTTGGCGCATTTCATTCATAAGGCCATTGACCTTACGCATCATACGTTCTGTTTCATACAGGCTAAATTTGTCAAGTCTCAATTCAGTATTGAAGTGTTCCTTGAGTGCTTTTTTAGCAACTGTAATTGGTTTTAAGTTAAATTCTGTTAGTTTCATAGTATATTCCTAGAGTACTGATAATATATTTATCACTTTATAAATTATTTTATGGCTTCATTAAACATCTTATTTTGCCAAATTTTGACTTGTTGGCTATAAGTGTCTATCTTTTCCATCACATATTTTCTTTTGAGCCTATTCTCACTTAATTTAGTAAAATAAACGATTTTTGCTTCATAGTTCTTGCTTTTATCACATAAATTTTTGTAAATTTGAATATTAGTATCCAAACCCTCAAGTTGGGTGTCTAATCTAGCTACTATGTCACTGTCCGTGAGATAGTTTCTTTTGTCAAAAGTAGTCCAAATAACCGCATTTCTTAGACTGTAGAAGGTTTTGTTTAAATGACTGCTATGTTTTTGAACGCAGAACTTTTCATCAATTTTGGTAATTTGATATTTGTTATATAATTCATAACCTACATCATTTTCAATAATTAAACTTTCAGCAAGATGATTTATTTCATTTTTGCTGAATATTTTCTTAACAATATCAAATACTTTATTCTCGTTCATTGACTACCTCAAAAAATACATTTCTTAGTTCGGGACTGATATCTAAAAATGATGGGAATTTATCATATTCTCCGTCTACCTTTATGACAGGAACTCCGTCACAATCAGATAATAATGCCCCTAACTCATCAACACCATCATTGAATACATTACCAAAAGGTACTGTAAATTCAAAGTTATAACATTGCTGGTCTTCGTCAGTATCATATAAAAATCCAAACTTTCCAAATTCTGTAAAGTTAATTGTTTCCATAGATACATCTGAAATATTTTCAGGTTGACCCCTCATTGATATCACTTGTAAAATAGTATCAAAATTTAACTGACAATTTCTAGCTTTAGTGTATTTTGATTTTTCATCATCAGACAAATTATCAGGAATTCTACGGCCAGTCACTCCGGTATTTTTAATATTAAACAAGGTATAACATCTAATTCTATATGACATATAGTATTTATAGAGGTAAAAAAGCCCAAGAAATTCTTGGGCTCTTTATCAAACTAAGTTTGAATTAGCTAGTGAAAGTTGCGCCAGCTGTAGTTGTACCGCCAGTAGCTGTATCTAATGTACCTGTTGTCCATGCGCCTGTTGGGTAGACTGCAACTGCGATTGTGTCTGTAGATGTATCAGTTACTTCATAGATATAAATAGTAGCCAATTGTTGAATTGTGTTAACACAATTTAACAATACTGTACCGTTTGTAGCTACGTTAGCTAAAGCGATTGTGAAGAAGTCTAACTTTGGACCTTGTGGTTGAACTGGAGCTGCTGATGTAACTGCGTTAACTGCGCCAACTGTATAGCCGGCTGCGTCATAGTTCATTACTGGTTGAAAGTCACCGTGAGTACGTGTTGTAAATGCCATGATATTATTCCTTTAAATGTTTTGAATCATATAGATTCATACATTTATTTATGCCTGGAACAAAAAAATGTTGGTTTTGGCTAGCCTCTAGCAGCCAAATTTTGACGACTAAAGCCCATTCTGTTAACAAATTTAACCCCGTGGGCAACAAAGCCTTCTTGGGTTTGTGTACCGTCAGCCAAATATCCTTTAACTGGACTAGCTTCAGCGGCTTTGTCTAATTGAGTAACTACTTGCATTTTAAGATTATACAATGCAATCCAAATCTTAAATGTAGCAATTATTCCGTTATAATTGTTGTCAAAATGACCCGGAACATGTTCTTCTTGTCCTGACTCAGGATTTGCAACATTATACCCAAATAATTTCTTATATACAGGTTCTGACATTTTTCTAGTTTTAGCAAAATCAATAAAATCTTCAACCATATTATCTAAATTACCTGAAACAATCTTCTTGTTAACAAATACTGTACACATTAATGGAAATGCACTTTTTACTCCAGCAGGTGGTTGTAATAAAAACGCATCTGCCGCTTGTTTGTTTTGATCTATTTCTCGCTGAGTTGTAGCAATCATAGTTTTGTTTATTTTTAACTTAGGAACTGTAGGCATTTTTGCTGGAAGAATAGCAACATTGCTTGAATTTTTTAATTGTCCTATAGTACCGTTTAATAGTTGTGCTTGTTGCACGTTTGTTGCTTGTGGTGGCAAATATTGATGAACGGCGATACCGGCAACTTTATCTTTAATTAATTCACCAACCCAGTTACCCTGAGCTTCTACTGTATATGTTATGCCATTAGGATTTGCTTTAAATTTATACAAGCCATCTTGTTCTTGTAAAGGGCTACTGAATAATAAATCACCCCAATAAAATCCATTTCCAGAATATGATTGCTTTAGTCCTGGCCAAATAGTTGCTATAGTTTGATGTAGTTGACTACGGTCTACACCCCTAGCCATATCATATTTTTGAAATGCTTTTGGACTTGTGACATGGCCACTACCATCACTTTTGTTAAACATATGCTTGTCGCATATTATAAACTTTCCGTCCATTCCAGTGCCAAAAATCAATGCGGGATATCCATCCCATTTGATAGTCACTACGTTAGGATTTTGTACGGTATCAACTATTGCCTGCAAGCCCTGCTGTGCTCCAGCGGCACCTGTATGAAATATTAAATCTTCAGGGTGTTCTACATGAGCCTTGGTTAATTCAATTTCTTCTTTAATTACAAGGTTGATATCTTCCAGTTTGTTAACTAGTCCACGTAGATATTCGGAATTCATTTTTTTCTTCTTATTGTATTTTTAGATTCCATAGTAGGTTCTCTCCTACTTAATGGCCTATATGGTTCTTTATCCGGTGTTCTTGAAGATAAGTTGTTTGCCATTTTATTAAATACATCCGAACCAGTAGTAGGTTTAGGTGTACGAGGTGTTGTTAGATTACTTGCCATGTTGCCAAAAGCATTAGCTCCAGCATTAGAAGTGGTAGCGGGTGCTGTTAGATTACTTGCCATCTGACTAAATGCATTAGATCCTGAATTATTTTTTACAGGTGTAGTAGGTGCATTAATTTTAGATTTACCCGTGACTACTTCTTTATATAATTGATTATATTTTTCAGGGCTTTGTCTATACAATATTTGCATTGCAGTTTTTACAACTCTAGCTAAATCATCAAGATTTTCTTTACCTGTCAATTTTCTTATAGACTGAATTACTTGTTGAGTAGTTCCACTAAGTTGTTCAGGTTGCGCGGTTTGTTGCGGAGCTTGTGGTCCTCCAGCAGATCCTTGCGTTGGAGTATTAAAACCCTGTCTAGGTTGATCCTGTTGTACTGTAGTTGATGCAAGCAAATACATTTTATCTATCAATTGATTTAATGCTGGCGAAAAAAATCCTTTTTCTGAACCAGCTTTTTGAACTAGTTCTTGGAACTCTGGATTTTGCACTGCCGAATCACTGACACCGTATTTTTTCATAAAAGAATTAGCGATTCTTTCTACTGCTTCTGGCTTACTTGTATTCTTACTAGTGTTTAATTGTAGTTGCTTTTTGAAGTTATCTGTGAAATATTTTTTATGTGCAGCCGCGTTTCCAGCGCCTCCGCCTATACCTAGGTTATTATAAATACCTGCTCTAAAATTGTCCATAGGACCTACTTCATTGATTTGATTTTCAACGATAACTTCTTTAAGTTTCATCTTCTTTTTTCCTTAGACTTTTACTAAATCTACCTTGGTCTCTAGCTTTGATTGCACTTAGAAGTTTCTTTTCTAACACTAATGCTTTTTCTGCATCATAGTGTTTGTTAATCATTTCCAACAGATTAATAGCACTAGTAATAATATTATGTGCTCTACCTTCAATAATGTGTTTGGCATCACGGTTTTGGCCGATTGCTTCCAATTCTTCTAACAGACTGCGAGTTTTTCTTTGCATGATGTAGATATCCTAGTTGTATTTATCATTTTTTAAGATTACCCAGCAAGGCCTTAAGTTTCGCACCCTGCACATCAGCAACCACTGTTTTTGTGACAGGTTCTATTTCTACTGTTTCCCCTCCTGCAGTAACAGTAGATTGAGTCCTTAATCTGCTCATAATGTCGTTTGGACTGGGACTAGACTTGTATTTTGCTTGTTGTTCAGCATATCCATCAGGATCCTCGTCTGTAATACGCATAGTTTCAATATTGTATTCCAAGTCAATTTTCTGTCCTACCCCTGTAGAACTACGACTTTTCATACACTGAATTTGATACTTACCGCGTTCACGCATACTACGGCTTGTAAAGATACCGAACACGTTATCTGCTGTGTTAATCTTACTGATACCCCCAGCAATGTGACTGTGGTCAAACTCAATTTCTTCAACTGCGCTACGATTCAATTGACTTGCAGTTACCATTAAGATACCTAACTCTTTTGCTAAGTTACGTAATTCTTCCGAGACATACTTGTCTTTAATAAACTGGTCGTTTGGATTGACTTTAACACTTACTGGCATAACCAAATCAAGATAGTCAATCATTACAAAGTCAACTTTGATACCAGTTTGAATCTGTACTTCTTTTAAATATGAACGAATGTCATTTACATTACTTTGTGCGGGTAATCCCTTAACACGATATTGACCTGCTTTCTTTGCAGCCATTTTAACTCTAAGTTCAGTACCATCTATATCTTTACGAATATCTCTGGTGCTCATCATAGTCAACATCGCATCAGTTCTAAGTGAAGTCAATTCTTCTGACAATTCTAATGAAATATAAACACCACTTAATCCCATGTTCAACCAATTCAATGCAATGTTCATCATCACCAAACTCTTACCTGAACCTGAGCCACCTGCAAAGATATTCAGTTCACCGCGACTGAAGCCACCATATAGTAGTTTATCCATTTGCGGCCAGCCTGTACTTTGTTGTCCACCTGCATTAAAGTACTTGTTGATACGTGCTTTAGGGTCAGCAAAATAATCTGTACCCATATCACGTTGTAAACTAATCTGTACCGCATCTTTGATTAATTTTTCAACAGGGCCAAAGTCACCCTTGTCTAGTAAGTCAGCACTCTTAAGAATTGCTCGTTCTAATTCTTGTCGTTTAGTAAATGCTTCAAACTCTGCTAGAAACCATTCTGTGTGTTTGTCACCAAAATCTTCAATTGATTCAATTTGTTGTCCTGTAGTGGCTTTGATTTGTGTACTATCAGGCAACAAACTATACTTCTCACTATACTCAACCATGAACTCAGCGACAGGTCTTAACGACTTGTCAAAGTTTTCTGCATTCATAATGTTCATAACCCTTGTATACAATTCTGCATTTGTTAGCATCATTTGCAGAAAGAGCCGTTGAACATCTACATTATATTCCTTTAGCAATCTGTTTCTTCCTTAATTCTATTTTAATTTTACTCATTGTTGCATGTTCTAATATACTTAACAATGTAGATAGCTTACCATATTTTACTACTGCATCATTTACATCTTTGACACCATTCCCCCATTCAGGTAAACTAACATGATACCCTAATTCTAATGCTCTATCAGTAACTTTCAAGCCTGTCTTATCTTGATCGGGTACAAAAATGATTTTCTTATTTAACTGTGCTAATACACTTGCTTGCTCATTGCTGATATCATCATGCATTGTTGCAACACCATCAATTGATATTGCATCAAATATACCCTCTACTAGTATACACACTGTCCAATCATTGTTCTGATTGTCAATATTAAATACATATCCCGATTGTTGGTCGTTGATAAACTTAGGGATTTTGTTATCTATAAATCGTGTTGTGTTTCCTACGATTTTATTTTTATATGTATATGGAACAATTATTCCATATTGTGTTCTATTCTTATTATTTGGATTTACGTAGAACTCATACTTATCTAAGTTTACTTTTCTTTTTTGTAAGTAATCTACAAAAAATTTATGCTGAAGATTGTTTTTATCTAGTAAATCTCCATCAGGTAATTTTTTTGTTTTGAACTTGATTTCTTCACGTTTTCGTTTAATAATAAAATCAAGTATGTCTTTATGCTGTAAACTTTCTAAACTCCAGCGTTGAATTTGTTCATTGTCAACACCACACCATGTTAGAAACTGTCTTGTTTTACTATTGATTGTTCTACCCAATGTGAAACTACAACTGTAGTTGCAATTAAAGCAATGCATAACCCAATTAGTTTGTCCATCAAATTTAATGCCACCTCTACCACGACGGTCAGGGGTATGCCCACGATGGCTACAACACAATGCGTTGAAACTTGTCCAACCACTACTTGTTTGTTTTTTCTTGCCTGGAATTATTGATAGGATATCAAACATGTTAACATTGTAACATATTTTCAGTACAAAAGCAATCTTATCTGGCTAAAATTTGAGTCACATCGCCCTGAGTACTTACGAACTTGACACGTACATATGGGTGAAAACCATCGATGATGTATCCTTCAGTACCGGTGTTATCCAAGTATGGATAACTATTACCAATATTATACCAATCTGCATCAGGTAAGGTAGACCCTTGTACCTGTGCGTTACCGCTATATCCTTGGAATAAGGTTTGTATAGTCAACAAAGGATTGTCGGTCGTATTGATAATACTGCTGTAATAAGTCTCTGTACTGTTATTAGGTATGCTATGACTAGGAATAGTTACATTAAACGCAGGAATAAAACTAGGTAAGATACTATTAACTATTTCTACGGTTCCTCTAGCACTTGCTTCGCTGTTGACAAACACCGGATAGTTATATCCATTTTCAGCCATTTCTAGTGTATAGTAGCAATATTGAGTATCAATATCTTCTAATTCTACAGGAGATATAATGACCTCGCACAATCCGTTCAATGCTAGTGTAAGAGTTAGTAGTTTCTCTAGGATAATTTCTTCACCATTATAACTAATTAATCTAAAAATGATTTCTCTGCTGGTAATGTTTACAGCCTTTTGTTCCTGATTTAAGAATTGAAACTGTAGCTTGTTATCTACGCCTTTATTAAGTCTTAGGTTCTTTGCATACACTAGTTGATACCTCCTGGCTGAATTACCGCTAAAATACACAACAATTTGTCTGGGGGTGAAATAATAAACACTTGTTGAATACACGATAAATTTGCTCCTATATCTTATTTATAAAAATATATTGGGCAAGTACTTTTGATAAATAAACCGTATATAATAAAAATGATTAGCAACGATTTCTTTAAAAAACTAACAGAAAATCATCCCTTTATCACGGTTTGCTCATACGCCGGGCAAGATTATGTTGGTATTGTTCAAAACAGGGATGATGTTGTGACCACTATATATGATTATGGATCTATCATACATGGTGAACTTCGTGAAAGATTCTTAGAATTAGGAGACACTTGGTGGTGGGAAAGTAACAGACTAATCCCAATCAACATGTTTCTTAAAGAAGATTGGGGACCGTTCAAGCCCTATCTTAGGACTTTCAATAACAAGAGTTTAACTATAATTCACGGTCCAATATGTAGTATGCTAGAATTAAACAAGCGCAAATCAAAAAGAAAATCAATCACCCTCGTTAAGAGAATGCCCTGATTCTGCAAGTAGATTCATATGCACTACCACTAGTTGTGCATACGCAAGACTGTGACTTTTCTTAAAACTATACCCGTCATCATTCTTATCCCAAACAGTCTTATTAACATCAACCCAGGGTAGTCCAATCAAATGCTTCTTTCCCGGACGAATCACTGCTAAGAACATAGCTAATCTGGTCATGCTGTCAATTGGTTCTGGCATCTTTTGCATACTAGCATAATGATTGCTAACGTGAATCAATTGTTCTACAAACAGTTTATCCTTTAGTTTGTCCCAATTAGGTTCACGCATCAATTCAATTAAGTGCATTTCATCACGCACCTTGTCATATACATGCACATTCAAAAAGTCTAGTTTAAGATATCCACGCTTCTCTGCTTCAGTATAATCAATATTAGCCATGTCATTGATACTATCATACGGTATATCAGTTACATATATTCCTGTTGCATGTTTGCGAATAGGCTTGACATTACGCATAGAGGCGGGAATATATTTGATATGTTGCAATATCTTTTCTCTGTCCCCGAAATCAATGTCAATGTCTGAATTAAATTTCATTATATTTAGGAATGCAATTATTTAATGCAGATTCAAGACTTTGTATGGGAAATGTTGATTGCAATTTAACAGTGTTTAATACACAGTTGCTACGAGGTGCCACTACTGCTTTTATAAATTCTTCTTTAGTAAACCATTCTTTATCAAAACCAAGCATATCTGCTAATTGTTTAGTAGTGGTTGAACCTGGATTACAAACATTGTATAATCCTTTAGGAATTGTTTTATGATTATTTGCAAACTCTACTGCAACTTTAGCTACATCAGGAACATAACTCAAACTGTTTTCATAGTCAATTAGTTTTTCATAACGTGCTAACTTACTGAATAGATTTTTAGGATCATGGTCATCGCTAAAAGGCATACGAATACGCAACAGATAACTCTTATTCATATAGGGTTCTAATAGTTTTTGTTCTAGTGCTTTACTACCGCTATAGAAACTACCATTATTAAAATTGAAATTAGGTTCATCAGATTCACTATAATGCTTTTCATAACCCGTGTATACACAGCCACTAGAAATATGTACAATAGGACATTTTTCTGTTTGTTCTAAGAACAATGGATATAACACATTACCATCAATTGTTTCTTGTTTATAAATCTCGCAAGCATCTACGTTAGGCACTCCTGTAAATCCAGTAGCATTGATAATTGCTCGTTTACCGGCTGGTATAGGATCATTATGTCTAATCCAAACGTGTTCTAAATTTTGTGTTTCTAATTCTTTTTTTATCGCTTTACCGATATATCCATGTCCTATTAATATAATCATAACTGTCCTTTGTATCTTTCTATAATTTCTGGGCTATGTTGAGCCGGTCCGTTTACACTTGTATCTTTCTGTTTTTCTAATTCATATACTCGTTTACGTAGTTCACTTGAACTATAATTGTGTTGTCTCTTATGATAATACAATTCAATGCCATTGTCAATACAATATCTCTTTCCGGTGAAATCTCTATTGAGATATTCTTCACTTAGGAAACGAATATTAATAGTTTGGGTCATAAGCATTTGTAATAAATCATATTCAGTTGAGTAGACCAAAATCTCATCCACATACTTACATGCCTGCAATTGCACGTATCGTTCATATACGCTTTGACATGGCTTGTTTTTAGCACCCGGTCTGTCAATTGTAGGGTCAACTTGTAATGCGACTATCAAATAGTCACATAATTCTTTTTCCATCTTTAACATTGTTACATGCCCTGCATGAAACAAATCAAAACTACTGCAATTAAATCCAATTTTCATTTTCTAGGTTCTACCAATCCTGCTTTTATTAATTTAACATATGCTTGCTGTACAACAATTGCTTGACGTTCAGCATCTTCAACTGCTTTGTGACTAGTGACATGTCCGCCTGACTTAAGTTTAACACCGGTAATATCATAGATAGTTCTAGTATCTCTAATGTTCCAGAAACTCCAAGGTGGCAATTGTTTAAAGTTTCGCCATGCACTTTCCATTACAACAATGTCAAAACTAGCACCGTTGCTCCACACATGACCATTATTATATTTCCAACACCATTTATAAAGTGTATCCATACAATCTTTAAATGATACTCTATCTCTATCACCTAATGCTTCTTCCTGTGCGGCTTCACTTTGTTCTCCCCACCAACGTAATGTATCATCATTGATAACTCTGTTATAAAGTTCTGTTTGATCTTCTATCGTTGGTCTTAGTTCTAATCGTTCAATAATACCTTGACCTTTAGGATCAAACAATACTACACCGATAGTAAGTATAACACAATCAGGCGATGTGTCTAGGCTTTCAATATCAATCATTATATCTGCCATACTATACTTTCCACATTTCGTACATAGTTTTAAATTTATCTTCCCAGATTATAAGTGTAACATTTCCTGAGGTTAATAGAAAGTCCCATCCCATACCACGTTCACCAAAATTACGTCTGCACCATTTTACAATTACACTTGGATCTTCTTTTTTACTCTTACATTCATATACATATGATTTTCTGTTACCACGACTCATGTAAGTACGGTCAAATATCTCATACTCTATTCGGTCTTCATTGATTGGTAAGGGTATGAATGTACCTGATGGTTTCATTATTGCCATTATTGATATTTCAGTGCAAACCAAGTTGCTAATGATTCCTTATAGAATGTAAATATTGTATATCGTTCATTATACTCTTCTCCAGCACTCCAGTCATTGTTTTCGGGCTTATGATATTCAAAATCATAATCAATACCTTGAACATGTCCGGTACTACGTAACTCACGCACTATTTCCATAGCTCGTCCGGGCAACATACCAATCATTTTAACTTCAATCATTGCGGGAACATTATCACAAAGAAACTAGCATAACTTTCATTCTCAAATGTAAGAGTCCAGTGTTTTGTACTTACACCCGGGTCCCAAGTTTGTTTAGCAATCCAACCCTCTCCACCAATACTGTTGTGAATGTAATGCATTCTACGGCCAACATTCTTTGCTAGCCATTGTTCTTCTTTCGAACTTAATCCTTGTTTAAGTTTTATAGTTATAGCCATCTCAAAATAAACCAAATTTTATCTTCTTCTCTGGCAAAGTTGAATCTGTATTCTGACTTTCTTTCCGGCCCACCCCAGAAACATCCCCATACACCATTTCTATTATCAAAACTCCATCTTTTACCTAAATTTGCACGACACCACTGTTGTGTCTCTGTGATCCTGTTTGCGGTAACCCAGACCGTATGTGAACGTCCTGTTCTCATTAAACGGTCATAAGTCTTATTGAATGTTTCTTCTGTGTTCAGGTCCATCTTAATAAAAACAGTGTTAGGTATTCTTCTCTACATAGCATTATCTCATCTTTTTCTATGTTGTCAATCCATAAACTATCATTGATTTCTTCCTGATAACCACTCTTACCAAAGGTTTGAATACACCAATCACGTATTTCTTCGGAGTTAACTTCTCCATGACCTTTCCAACTTACAGTGCAAATTTTCTTTTTGCTACCAAAATATTGTTCAGTGCGATACTTAAATTTATTTAGGTCCATCTCAGTAAAAACCATTCGCAATCTTTTTTTTCTCTAAACCAAAACTTAGCATTGTTAGCATACCACCTGTCACCCGGCGTCCATACACCCGGCGCCCCCGGTGTACCACTGGGTCCGAATACAGATACACACCAAGCAATCATTTTGTTCCATTCATCCGGAGATATTACAGGATCAATCTGATGATAAGGCATGTCATACACATATTCTGTACCACTATAATTTATACTACGCTTTGCCGCCCAGCCACCATTGGAACCATATAACTTGTTAGTCATTTGTCTTTTCTTAATCATAGCCATCTCAGTATAAACCATTCGGCTTCTCTTATATCTTCAAATACATAGAAAGAATTTAATCTGCGCCACTTACCTGGACAGTTTTCCATCAACCAATGAGTTACGTCAACTGCATGGTAGTTATCTTTATAAAAAAATTCTACGGAAGTCCATCCATTCTTTACTAAAATGTCTGACATGATACCATCGTCTATTTCTTTAGCTATTTCTTTAGCTATTGATTCAGCTATTTTATCTTCTAGTAGCATTGTCATCCCCACCTCAACATAAAATGAATAGCATCACGTTCATCCACAAAATCAAATATCATATAGTTTTCTGTTGGATGCCAAGTAAACTTATCACCCGGTAGTCCAAACTTCTCAATAGTCCATGCACATATTTCATTCCATATAGGAATACTATCACGACCCTTAGTCCATGAAAGTGTGATTTTAGTACCCTGCTTGTTTAAGGGTGTCTTTAATTCGTTCTTTAAGTTCTGGTTCACGATGAAACTTCAATGCCCATTGTTCTGGATTTATATAATCAGATATCATTCTAACATGATCTGGATTTAATGTCTCTAAGAATTGGACACCACTCTTGCTACAATAAAGCATCCATGGACTTATTTTACCCGTTGTTATAGCATAACATATTCGATTAGTGTTTCCATATCGCAAAACATCGTTTGGTTGAATGTTATCTTTTTCTGCTAATTCAGCACAGTATGTTACACTTCTAGCAAGTGCATCGAATGGATCTTCTTTGCGTAGATATTCAATAAGGAATTTAGTATAGTTACTATCAGTTGCCCAATTATCAAGTTTGATATTCTCACCCAATAACCAATCTACATAACGACTGACATTAACTACGTTGACGTTAGAACAGAAACTACCAAACTTGATAAAGGCAATATAGTATGCACTTTTGATAAAATCTTCATATGGTTTAGGTTTCTTTGCAGTAGTGTGCTTTGTGTAAAATTGTAAAAAACTTTGATAGCCTAAACGATTGCTAATTTTATCTTTGTCTAGCCAACGATTCTTTGTCTCACAAATATGTGTAAGTAATGTTTTTTCACGCACAAACTTACGGTTGCAAAACTCACAACCATATTCTGTTTTAGTTTCCTCTATCTTCTTCATACTTACGGATATCCTCGTCGGTTACCAACTGACTTAATAAATCTATATCACTATGTTTTAATTCGGGATATTGTTGTGCTAGATATACCTTTGTCTTTTGTAAATCAACAAATTCACTTGCCAATCTTTTAGTAGCGTCATCTGACTTAGGATAAATCTTAGCGTAATACTCCGCCACATCTTTCTCTTTAGGAACTTCTTTTAATTGTGATATTTTATTTGATAGATGCGGAACCCATTGATGAAATTGTTTGCCCATACTAGGGCTTGCCGCACATAACATATACCATTGTAGTTTAGGATGCTTTTGCACATTTTCATTAAACAAATGTTGGTTTGCATAATAATCTACACTACGCAAATAATATTCTTGAACACCACCATTGGCTTTGACCTGACTCATCCAATGTGTCATCATATAAGGAACAAACTTTTTCTGTTGTTCGCTTGTCAATCTATCAAAGTATCCGTAATCTTTTTTGTCTAATGCCGCAAGTGCATCAAACAAGTCAAAGTCTTGTTTTTCAAACTTTTCATCTGCGGATGTTTTAGGTTTTGTTGCCATCACCAAGACAAATTGTAATCAACGATTTCACAATTCCTACTGATTTCCTTCACAAAATATACACATCTTGGTTTAGGACCATCATCAATAGGAATACACAAAAATTGCCCATTCTTTAATCTAGGTGCATACCAAGTTACATCATGGTATATATCTACTATCTCAATATCAGGGAAACTAGGTCTAAATGCACTTAATGGATTGAACTCAAATGCTTTAAATCCCCTGTCATTGATACTTGTTAAAGGTAATGTTTCTAAGTCGCCTACCTCTGGTTCACCAATCAATATTTGCCAGTCTACCGGCATTTTAATTGTTCTATCACCAATACGTAATACTAGTGCAGGGCTGTTAAAACTTTCTAAAAATATTAGAGGAATATAATGATAGTCTACATTTGCTGGGTTACTGTTATCAAGTATAGCAAATCTCAAGTCATCAATTTCATCCGGTAAAGTTTCTAAATTAAAGTAAATGTTATCTAATGTCAAAATTCTCATGTTTTTATTATAACACTTTCTTACTTGTATGTCAACTTTTCTATAGCGAAAGGGTAATTAGCCTCTTTATAGAAAGTCTTGCGTTGAGTTAAATGTCTTTTGGCAAATTTGCAGGAGCTTGTGAGGTCCCATATTTGGACGAAATCCTTGTCATCCGCTTTTCTAATACCCCTACCAATGCTTTGGATGACTCTAACAAAGCTCTTGCCAGGTTCAATAAGAACAAGGTTGAATATTCGTGGTATGTTAATACCAACCGCTGCCACACCGTAAGTTGCGACAATGATTTTGTTTGTGCTGGTGGCAATTTCATCGTATTCCTCTTTTCGTTCAGTCATGTTAGTACCGCCTGATACAAACACCGCATCAGGCAATCTACTTATTAATTCTTTTCCTGCGTTGACTCGGTCAACTAGAACCAAGGTATTTCCTGATTCCTTGATATTTAGTATCAGTTGAGCCATCGTGTCTAATCTTTTAGCATCTTCTAACAAGTGTTTCAACTCACTTTGATAGTTACTAAACTCTACACTATCTTGTAATTGTACAATGTTTACATGACATTGGGCAAGTACACCTCGTTCCTGTAACTCACTTGCACTTAGTTTATTGATAACATTGCCAAGACTAACATAGATTGCTTGTGCTTCAAAAATTGCTTTAGGAATTGTTCCAGTCAAGCCCCAACGAATCGGAATGTTTGACATGACACCTGTCAATAACTCTTTAAGTGCATCCGCCTTAGCCATGTGAACCTCGTCAACCATGACACATACTACACCTTCTAAGAACTCACCAATGGGAACTTCTGCTTCGTCTGCTTTTGTTTTCTTAAGCATATTGTTAAGACTTTGCCATGTGCAAATCGTATGTGTCTTACCGAACTCTTTTCTGTCTCCGAAATATACACCAACATCTAATCCAAGGTTAATATAATCTGCTTCTGTTTGTACAACTAAACTCTTGTTAGGAACAATAACAATACTACGACCATAATTCTGCACACTATAACTTAGTGCGGCAGTGATTAATGTTTTGCCTGCGCCGGTTGCAATTTCTTGCAATGCTTGTGGGTTTGCTAGAAAGTCATTGACAATCTTTACCTGATAGTCACGGAACAATACAGACTCACCCTCTTTAGGATGACCTTTAGGCCAAGTATATTGACTGAACGTATCCTCTTTAATTTCATTGAACGTGAATGTTGTGCTGTATTCACGTAAGTCTTCCAACTCAATATCATATCCTGCCATGTCAAGTACAGGAAGAATCTCAGGTAATAGATTGACATAGCTACTACCACCTAGACTAAAGAAACTGATTTTACCATTCCACCGACCTAATCGGACACTTGGCAAATACCTCGCACCTGGCTTCTCATACTCAAATTTCTTCATCAAGGCTTTACGCTCGGATAACTCAAGTCCTTCAATTTTTACATTGACTTCATCTTTAATTATTAATTTACATTGTTTCATTTTATGTTTATAGGTTTTGAGTTAACTGTTTTGATTATTTTTGCAAACATTTTTGTAATTTCTTTTTCTTGTTCACTCACATTTCTATCAGTTATAATAACAGGGTTTTTGTATGTACTCGAAGGAACTACCATTATATCATGTTGTTCATGTATATGATAGTGTATATTATTCTTTGTCAAACAATCCACTATTTGTTTTACAAAACTACCTCTGGATAGTTTGTAATATAAAAGAACATAATCAACTCCTGAATTTATTAATTTATAAACAATATCTAAATCATTTAACTCAGTTTCAGTATATGTTTTAGTTGCAAAATCTACTAGTACGGGATCATATTTAGTATTGCACAAATCAATAACTGATTTATCAATTTCAACACCGTGTCGAACAAGTTGCGATAATGTATATAAACTATCATCAAATGTTATATCCTTTATTGCCTCATCTAACCATTGAGTTGTTGATGCAATCATAAAGTTACAGGATACATACATGTATGTAGGATTCCAATATTTACAATTTTTATACTCAATAAGCGAATCAAAAAAATCAGTTAAATGCTGACAGTAATTAATGTGCGAATAGTGCTTTATAAGTTGTTGGTTAATTATTTTTAAATTATGTGTACTGGCTTGCACGTACCAGAAACGAGATTCACTATCCCATTGAGCACCAATCTCATTCTTTTTAAATTGAGTTACAAATTCTTTTTTATACGGACAACGTAATACAAGAGTGTCATCAATCAAATCTAAATGAACCTCAGTATACTGAGGTAAACTTTCAATTGGTTGAATTGACCATGGTAGTTTCACTAATTTAGTGCTGTCCATTTCCAATTTTGCTAATTGTCTGTGATATCTTACTGCTACCTTATCTAGTAAATTAGCTTGGTTACTGGTCAAGGGTTTTTTAAGGTCAACATAACTTACCGTTATATTTTCAAGAAATCTTTTGTCATAGGTTCCTAAATTTATGTTTTGCAAAAGATAATAAATTAATTGTTCTTTTGTAGTAGGTGTCACTTTTATCATTTAGTTATTATATACTTATGCTCGGTAACAGTCAACCATAGAGGTAAAAAAAGAGACCATAGTCTCAAATTAGGTGAGGGACTTATTGATATTGCCCTCTTGCCTTCACACGGCGTATACTATTAGTCTTTCATACATGTCGCTTTAGCGAGATTTTGCCAATTGTTTTCACTGATTTTAACCAAATCAGCAATCTTCAATGCCATACGCAAGGACACTTCACGCAATTTATTATGATTATCCCACATGAATGATATGATAGCATCAGACTGTTCCTGAGTAAAATCATAGTCAGTAAACAAACCACCATCAGCATCACGATTGACCTGTTTGATACGCAACATTTTGTCACGTTCACTGTTGATAGTCAGGTCAAGATAGTGACAACGACTTTGCAATGCTTCCAAGTGAGCCTTGATTTTAGCACTACGACGGTCATTGAAGTTTAAGTTGGTAATGAAAATCACAGAACCGTTGAAATTGAAAGTGTTAGGTACACCTTCTTCACGTAAGATACGTGAATCTTTGTTCCAACTGATTCTACGAGTTTTACCACTGTCCAATGCACCTTTCAATACGTTGAGTGCATCTTGGTCTTCCCACACATCACAATCATCAAAGACCAATACATTTTTACTATCACTATATTTGTATAGTGTAGCAAACAAACCAATACCTGACATTGCACCTTTGACAATTTCAAAGCGAGGGCGTTTGCCTGCAATTTTATCAAACATACTAGCTTTTTCCATTTGCATAGTAACACCGTGACTTTTACCAACTCCAGGAGGACCTGATACAATCATAGCACGAATATTACCTTGAATACATGCACTTGCCATTTCATCTAAAACACTGAAACGCTCGGCAATGCGATCCATTGCTTGTTGTTCAGTTTCGTTTTCCTGAACATCATTAACTATAGATGTGTCACCTGAAATAAATTCTAACATTTGTTGATTATCCACTTGAATACGTAGTTCTTCACTACGACCGGGAAATTGTCCCTCATTTTTAACAGTAACAAAGCCGCCCTTAGAACCAAGTTGATAACCTTTAACAAGTGTAAAAACTTGACCTTTGATAGGGGCTTTGCGATAAGAACCTGAAACAATGCGAACAGTACTAGACATGCGTTACCTTTCAATCAATAAAAAATATATTATATACGATTTTGGATTTATTGTCAAGTTTTGGAATTAATTTGTTCCAATTTGTCAGTATACTCAAGTCGTGAATAAACAAGACCGTAAATACCATAGACTAAAAATCCTATTAGGGCGATGCCAAATGCATACTGCAATATGACAACGGGTGTATAGAAAAGTATTACATTCAGTAATAGTGATCCGCCCACAATACCTAAGATAATTGCGATAGTCTGTGAAATTGCTTTTTGTTTAAGAGTCATTTTTTGTTCCTTTATTTGATTAATACACGTATTATATAGCCAGTCGGATTTATTGTCAACCTTTGGCAAGTTCCCAATTGTCAATTCTATAGTATTCAAAATCGTCAATACATCGACGGATATATCTACCTTTGATTTTTAATACTTTTTCATTATCAAACATATACTCCCACAAGTGTTCTAAACTGTTGCCTTTATCTACTGATATCATAACACCAGCATTCATAGTAGCATCTTTCAACCAATATTGTGTTGTTGTACCTTTTTTATTGTGCTTTTTGAATTTTGTAATAGGTGTCAAATCTTCTGTGATAACTAACATATGTGGTTTACGTTCATCATCAAGTTTTTTAAATTTTTGATTTATATTGACTTGACCACGAACACTATCTAAATTCAAATCATACTCATAAAAAATAGGCAAATAGTAAATCAAACCAAACATGTTTTCTTTTACTACCAATCCATTACTATGTACAAACTGATTCATGTCGTTGCGATAAGGAGTAAGTTTACCATCACCCTTCAATTTCCACATCATAACTTTTTTGCTGTAGTAGTCACGGATCTCATTTGCCTTGTCTTTATCTTCTTGCTTAATATGATCGAACAACTTTCTATCAAGTAATTTACCAATATCATTGGCCTTGTTATTATCACGTAAACGCTTCCATGCGATACTTAATGCCAAAGTATCTTCAGGAGATTCAAACATCTCATATTTTTTAACTTCAGGGTGTACGTCGGTCATGCCCAATAACCAATCATTAGCACCATTTGTTATAGAGTGTAATTGAATGTTATTAATGTTGCTACCGTTTGATCCAAATAATGATTTTGTGATACGTGTCATGTTATCTCTTTCCGTTAATTTACAATGATATATCTTCCATGCCGGCTGCTCTTAAGCGAACTACATGCCCTAACATAAAATTCTTACTATCCAAAGCCTTCATAATGCCTAACCATCTATTGCGTAGTAATGCTACTTCATTGATAAGTGTTTCAAAGTCAATCACTTCTTGTTCGCCATCAACATACTTTTCAGCATCCCGACTTGTCAATGCTCTATTATACGCTTCTAAATATTTTTGAAAATGTTTTCGGCGAATTTTCCTGAGTTGAATGTTCAAATAATTCAACACAGCCTCAATCTCTTGTAGCTGGTTGAACCTCTGTTCTGTGATACCCGGTAGGGCACTTATGTTTTTTTCAACATTCCCATATATCCTAACATCTTGTTTAGCAGAAATCATTTCTGATTCATAATGGGTAATGAAATCGGGTATCACACTAAGGTCGTAAGTGATCCTTGTGTACCAATTTGATGACATTTAATTCCAATCTTCGTCTTGGTCTTCGTCTTGGTCTTCTTCGTATTCTTCTTCAACAAAATGTTCCTTAGCATAATCTTTCAATGCTCTGGTTATATCTTTGTCTCTAAATGCTTCTTTGATTTCTTCGACTTCATAATTGTTATCAATTAAAAGATTAACCAAAGTGTCAGCCGCTGTCATACGCTCATTAAGGTCAATATGGTCACGCAGTGCGTCCCATACTTCCGAAACAAAATCTAAACTCATTCTGTGGGTTCTCCTTCTGCTACTAGATTACTTATCGTTTTGCCCGGTTTTGATTGATATTCAATCATTACTTTATCTAAGCAACCATCAGTATTACTTTCCCATGCTTTGCGAAATTTCTTAATAATTTCGCCATCTTCGGTTGTGTATACCAAACTGTTGCCTTCTTTTTTAAGCATGTTTGCTTTTTCAATCAAGTCAACAAGACCGCTATATGGACTCATACCTGTATCATATGGAATCTTAACTTGAACACTTTCAAAAGGTTTAGCATAACGTGTTTTCATAATTTTACATGCACTACGAATACCACGTACATCACTAATCTTGTTACCATCTTCATCCTCTTTCAATTTGAGTTTCTTCATAGCAACAACAATTGAACTTGCGTACACAAAACCTTGTCCACCTGAGATTTTATCGTCAGGGTCAAACATATCCTGTGATGCATACGTATGATTAGTAGCAACCAATCCTACATTGTGACTACCAAACATGTTGACACAGTTACGAACAAGTGATGTGAGTGCTTTAGGTTTACGACCCATATCACCTTTCATATCACCTGCATCAAACTGGTTAACGTCAGTTGGTGTCAATAACATTCCTAAACTATCAATAACAAACAACACTTTGGGTTTGTCATCACTAGGCAATGTTTTATAATCAGCCATAAATTTGCTGATTGTCTTGGCTACGTCATCAATCATAGCCATATTTAATTTTAACAATTTTTCTTCTGCGGTGTCAACACCAAGATTATGCAACCATGTTTCATCTAACGCATTTTCGCTATCCACAAGAACAACGAATATGCCTTGTTCTTGAGCGTGACGAACAAGATTACCGGAACAAATATAACTTTTTCCGGAACCAGATTCACCAGCGAATACAGTAACCTTTCCCAAAGGAACACCTTTGTTAAAATCACCACTAATGAGATAATTAAGAGCATAATTTCCTGTTGAAACCCAGTCAGTAGGGTCATTAAATCCAATGCTTAATCCTTCTATACTTTTTGTAATTTCTTTTCTAAATTTTGATACATCAAATGGTTTTGCCAATTTTCTCTCCAATATGTTTGTTTAGTTTATCAACACTAAACGGTTCTTTATCTAACAACTCAGGACAATTTTGTGCTATTGTATCAATTTCATAATCATGTGGATAATGACGCAAAGCGGCTCTTGCCCTGTCTCGGACTATGCTAGGGACCCTAGGTGTTTTACCTGGATCACATAGTTCTTCTAATAGTTTTTTACCCTGCTTAATTGCTCGGTATCTTTCGTCTGGTAATGTCATAGTATTCTCCCTTAGGAGAGAACGGTTTCCCGTTCTCTATTACATTAAGCAGTCTTTGCTTGTCTAGCACGAATCATTGCAAGAATGTCTTGTGCTTTATCACTACTAGGAGCTTGTGGAACTACTATTGGAGTAGATGTTGATTCAGGCTCGTCCGTATCAAATGGTGCAGACTCTGCTACGGGTGCAGTCGCGGGTGCTCTAGTTTCAGTAGTAGCTGTTGGTTGTACCGCTGTCGTTCCTGCAGGTGCTTCTAAACCATATGGACGGAAGTAATTACCCCAACGCTCATTGTCGTAAGGCTTACCATCTACGCTTGCTTCAAACATTTCTTTCATAATGCGTAATTCTGCTTCACCGGGTTTCTTAGGCAAGAAATCTGTCAAATCAAATAAACCGTGTGCGGCAATCGCATCTTGTTCAAGTTGTGTCAATGCTGATTCTTTACGTGCCCAACTACTAGTTGAGTAGTCAGCATAACCACCTTTAGTTGTTTTCTTAACGTTGAAATCAAGACCACGCATAAAGTCAGTTGGCAATTCTTCCATTTCTGGATCCATCAAACTTGATTTGATGATTGTAAAGATTTGTGGACTGATGATAAACTTACGAATTGGATTCGCAGGAGTAGCATCATCACCAATTGGATTTTGACGAACAAAACCTTGGAAAATATAACTACGCTTCTTCCAATATTTGTTTGCCATTTCTTTCAAACTTTCGTCTTTATACCATGGACGAACTTCTGCCAAGATTGGACAAGAAGATCCATCGTTGTACATTTCAACGCATGGTACTTGTACTTGAATTTGCTTTACGTTTGGATCACCCTTAACACCATTGAATGGTAGTTTGATGATTTGACGTTCTACCCAAAAGAACGTGTTGTTACCGTTTGCATCTGGCAAGAAACGAATTGACGCTGTTGTGCCTTCGTCCATATTCCAGTGGGGGTAGATTGAGTTGTCAGATTGTTTTGTAGAACCGTTGTTCCCTGACTTGTTTTCTTGTGCCGCGATACGAGCACGAATGTCTGCTAATGATGCCATAATATTTTTCCTTATAAAATTGAGATGGTCTCTGTTTATTATTCGCTGTCTCCCTATGAGACAACTAACATACAAGATAGTTTAGCATACTTTCTGTATATGTCAATAGTATTTATGCCAGATGTGGTAAACCGCACAAAAAAGTGCGGTTTAATTTACCCTTTTAAATACCGGATAGTCGTTTGATGTGTATTAATTCTGGGTCAACACTTTCATTTGCACCAACTAGTTTACCGATATTGTTATTTTTAACTTTCTCAGTAGGACCTAATTGACCTGCTGCCTCTTGGTCGCTATCTAGCCCTTCACCCAAATCTTTATCTTGTTGTTTAGCCTTTTCAGCTTCTTGCTTATGTGCTAATTGTTTAACACGATTCAACATAGCATCCCATTCGTCTTGGGTATAACGACCAGCAATTAGTCCATCATCTTCGTCATCGTCATCGTCTTTGCCTTCAGTCTTTAATGGTTCAGGAATAGTTCCTGTTATGTTAGCCATACCTATAATGTTCTGGTCTGCTTTTTGTTGAATAATATCTTTAGCCTGTTGAACTGCTTGAGGTGATGCTTGTTGAGAAGCTGGAAGTTTTCCAAAATTACCATCATCATTTTCTTCCATATCAGTTTCAGCTATTTTTTTAACTTTAGGTGCAGTCATAGTAGGTGATGCAACAATGCCTTCTATTACATCATTAGCCCATTCAGATAATTCATCTACTTCTTTTAATTTTGTTTCACTAATGTTTTTGTTTAGTTTACCTAATATTGGCATTACTGATTCAATGCGTGGATCAAGTGAACTTTGCATAAACATTTCACTTAAATCATATACGTTTTCATCTTCCATTAATGCAGGTGTATAATTTTCAAAATATTCTCTGTATCCTCGCTTGCCTGCCATTTTATGTAATGTTTCACGCAAACTACCATAATGGTTAATTCCTTCACTTATCAATTGTTGAACTGATTCATTAAATTGCTTATTCTTTGTGGCACGAACAAATCCTGCCATCTTACTGTATTCTTCACAAATATTAGTGATATGTTGACCACGCTCATCATAAGGTGTTCCGCCTTCTGCGATGTGTCTAGCATATACACGTGCTAATCCTGGCTTGTTTGTAGGAACTAAGAATCTTTCACCCTGTGTGTTCTCTACGAAAATCTTAGCGATGTTTCTATATCTTTTCTCACCTTCTTCAATTTGTCTACTATGTTGAAGAATGATTTTTGTTGAAGGTACATTGTCGCTATAGCTTTTTGCTTTACCCATAGCGTAATAGCCTTCGGCTAATTTGTCTTTTTGATTGTGTTCACGTTTTGCCATATCGGGCTCCAAATCATCAATATCGCTTAGTTCAAATCCAAGTTGTTTACCCTTTGCGAATCTTTTTAAGTGTTTTCTTAAACTATTAAAACTCTCACTGTCATGGCTATCTGCTTTAGGACTAGCCTCAACATCATCACCGTAATAGATAATAAGTCTATGTAATCCGTCTACGGTAACAGTGACTTTTCCGTAGTTTTCCCCGTCTTTAATGAAGTCAAATTGAAATGCTTCTGCTTCATCAGGAATAGCTACTTTCTTTCCGGCACTGGTAAACATGTCCGGGCGATATCCACGACTTTTTAGCATTCCATATAATTCACGGTTGATTGAGTCTTGTTTTACTGGCATAATTTATCTCTTAATTATATATTTATCAATTATCCCAATATAGCATAAAAGGGAAGCGGTTCGATGTACTCATCGTGGTCACGTAAATAGTTGTCTAAATCGCTATGATATTCACCCAATTGTTGAATAATTCTCACTGACAATAAGCTGGCCATGACTAAATCGTCTGTATCACCTATTTTAGCCGCGTAACTTCCACCATGTGCTATAAATGACTTTAATTCACTGACTAGACTATGACTGTTTACTGTCATCTTTTTAGATTCTAATAATGTCTTGAATTTAGCACAAGCGGCTAATTTAGATTTTTGTGTAGTATTGAACCCTTTACGTTTTTTTCCGGGCTCGGAAATAAAGATACCGGGTATATTAGATTCACCATATTCATTAATTGATATTAGTGCTGCCTCACCAATAGTATTATTTTCTATAGAATAGTAAATGTTGTTTGGTTCTTTTGTGCATTCAACAATATATTTGTTTATTTGTGCTAATAATTTAATTTGTTCAGGAATAGGTGTTTTGTTATGCTTCCATTCACCTACTTGCGTTGTTGTGTTTGCCTCAAAGATTTGAATAGCGGCCGGATCGCTACCTGTACCAAGACTAGGATCTAATCCAACTGCGTAGATATTGCCTTTCTCAGGTTTCTTGTACCAACGGACTTGCCCCATACGATGATTAGGTTCTTTACCTATTAAATCAATAAGCGTGTTAGGGTTTATTAAAGTTTCATCAGCAATTAAGAATTCACAACCAATCTCTCGGCGGAATCTATCATCACCGAGTTGTGCTTTCATCTGATTAGCCCATTCTTCATCACGTCCAGGTTGTTCAGCATAGTAAGCACGATATGCTCTGAATCCATTAACACCTATTTCAGTCTTGTTACCAAATTCATCTTCGCATTTGTTAGCACCCTTCCAAATGAACGCAAATTGATCCTCATCACTGTTAGGTGTGCTAGTGATAATTGCTTTACCACCAGTTGACAACGTAGGAGTAATAGATGTCCAAAATTCTTTCGCAATACTTGGGCGCACGAATGCGAACTCATCTAAGTATAATAATGTGATAGACATACCACGACCAGTATTTTCAGTAGTTGTTGCTGAAACAATACGTGATCCGTTTTCAAAGTCTAATGAGCCTTTGTTGTATGTTGTAACACCTGCTTTAATGTGGTCAGGACAATTTTCATATGCATAACGAATACGTTGCATAATTTCCTGAGCACCTGTGTATTTGTGAGCCGCAATAAGAATCGTACTGTCTGGTACAAACATTGCATACCATAATAAATATCCTGCGGCTGATGTAGATTTACCTGACTGACGAGGCATCAAACTGATACTAAAACGATATTCGTGATATGTTTCAATCAATCGTTTTTGATATGGCCAAGGATGATAAACCATTGAACCCTTAGTAGGGTGTTGAATCATAAAAAAGTTATCCATGAAGTATAGATAACCTGTGTTAGGGTCACAACACTTGATAAAGTCGTCTAGTTCTTTATCGTCCTTAAACTTTGTCTTAACATAAGGATTTTTAACTAAGGTAGGTGTATTTGACATAACGATATTTAGTTTGATAAATCAATCAGGTAATTTCTTGCCAACCAATTTGTGCCAATACATCAGCATTATTACTAGTAGCAGCCATTGCTAGTGTTACTATGTCGCTGACTCCTGCCAATGTTCTTCCTAATTGGAAGGCAAAAGCATCTGCCCCCAATTCCGATAATTCTCTACTGCTGACATAGCCAGCCTGTAGTTCTATGCCGCCTGACATAGCAGTTGCGGCCGTGTCATATTCAACAGTTCCTGATGTACTAGTCCCTGCCCAATTGGCATTAGTTAAGGTAGGGTTCAACACCAATTTCCAACGATAGTAGTTTACAGTGGGACTTAATACATCTACTTGTCTGGGCAACACAATAGCATCTAATCTTGTGCTGGCCAATCTAATACTGACTACCGGATAGTAGGTGCCTGCTGAAGATAGTCTCAATACTGAAGTACCACGTCCTGCTGTTTCGCTGTAGGTGAAAGCATTGTATCCACCTTCGCTGATAACTGTAGAACAAATTTGACGCATCATACTAACGCCAGTAGTGCCGGCTGTATTTGTTATTTCATAACGTACAGGTAAGATTGCAGTAGTCATATATGTAGTAGTATTGCCTGTGATGTTAGCGTGATGAAACGTATGGCATAGCACATAAGCACCGTTAATAACAAAACCGCAACGAACTGATCCCACTCCTAACCATTCTATATCTGTCCAAAAAATTTGTGTTCTATTTACTTGTAAGGCAAGGAATGGATTGTCCCAAGCATCTTGTCTTATTCTATCCTCAACTAAAGCACCACTACTATAACTTCTTATTACCAAGTAGTTATAGGTTCCATCATTTTCAAAGTATATACCGTTGTTGGTAGTAAAGTAGCCCACACGTTGACGTAAATTGGTCTTAGGTGTGTTCATGCAGAAAGTTGTTAGCACTAACAGACTCTTACCCGGTTGATAGGGAAACACTCGTTTTGTTTCTCTTATAACGCTAGAGCCATTGGCAGCAGTTACATTCAATTGATATGTAGAACTGTTAGCATCATATACTACATTTGCTCCAGTGCTGGTGCTACTACTAAAATCATTGTGGTCGTAGTATCTTGATTTTGTGTCAAATAACGTATACGGTTCGCTAACACGTAGTCTACCAAAAGCATCAGTAGTTCCAGTACCTAAAGTAAAAGTAGGAGTACCGGATATAGTAGCTAATACGTTACCATCTATATGCCATGAATCAGTTCCCTGTGTTACATTAACATTACCTATAATACCAACGTTGCCACTGACGTTTGCATTTATATTACCGCTAGATACAACTACACTGCCACTGACGTTTGCATTTACATTACCACTTGTAATTCTTACATTACCAGTAATGTCAGGTGTGTTAGTTACCCATACATTGGGAGTGTTAATAATATTCGCATTACCGGTAATTACCCACGGACTTGTTCCTTGTGTCACATTAGCGTTGATATTACCTGAAGTAACAACAACATTACCCGACACATTAGCATTGACATTACCACTAGTAACAACTACACTGCCACTAACATTTGCGTTAACATTACCTGTTATTCGCCATGGATCAGTTCCTTGAGTTACATTTGCATTGATATTGCCTGATGAAACTATTACATTACCACTAATAGGCAGATAAGGAACATCAAGTATTCCAGTAGTGCCTACCTCTGTTATATGAGTATGTACCGGATCTTCGGGTGTACTATAGACTTGAACGTTGCCGGGTATATTTACATTACCGCTAATAATAATGTTACCAACAAATCCAGTACGAACATAAACATTACCGCTAGCTTCATCTAATGCTAGTGCTTCTGTTATGTTTCTAAGATACCACGGTTTAACGTGTTCTGGATCTGGAACTGAGGGCATTAGATTTTAATTCCAATAAAGAGTTGACTAACTCTACCTGCAGTCCATGTATTACTATTAGTAGATCCATAACCGTTATTAATTGCTGTTCTAACAGTAGCATTTAATGCAGATGCATCGTATACAACTAATACAACAATGTTGCCACTTGCCACACTATTAAGTGCATTTGCTAATAATGTTAATGCTAATGCACTTCCGTAGGTGTCATAGTTACCTGTATCAACTACATCACCGTAAGAATCTAATATTACCATGTTGTGACCACGGGTGTTAACATTTAACACTTCAATATCATTGACTACTACTCTACTATTTTGATAGCCAAGAACATCAAGTGTTGATGCATAACCGTAAATCTTATTACCACTAACATACTGTGTTGTAGTTAATGCGCTAGTAGTTCCAAACGCTTCGTAGAATGTGAATGGAGTAGTTGTTTCAATCCAAGGACGACCTTGAACTAATCCACCTGTATTTGGATTATCATATATAGTATTTCCTACATATTGTGTTGGTAATTCAGAAATATCATATGTACTTCTATCATTACCTACACTAGCTCTATCTAGTGCCGCTAAGTCTAACTTACTTTTTTGTCTTAACTCTAATGTAGCAAGACGAGAAATTTTATTATGTGTTCGTAATCGTGTACCAGTGATAATTCCTAGACTAGATAAAGTACTTGTTCCGGTTGCAATTTGTTCATTCAATACAATGTCAAACCATGTAGTTTCAACACCAGTTGCATTGTAAATTGCAGTTTTTAATTGGTTGATTGTTTGCCCGTTGTCGATTGTGTATGAATCATATTCAGCCGCATTTAATAAACTTTGAACTGTAATGGTAATGTTAGCCATAATTAGTTACCAGGTTTATATTGCATGTTCGGGTACATTGAAACACTATTGCTTCTTAAATCGCTAGGATGTTTAGGCTTATGTAAATCATTACCGATGCTGTTTATTACTTCGCTATTAGTATACATCTCGTCCGGGCTGTTAGAATATTGAGTATCAATCTCTACCTCAATTTGTGGAACTTCATCCACATAATCATCTTGGGATTGGCTAATAGCGGCACCTAAATCAAGGTCGTCAATAAGGTCTAGTAGACCACGGATAAATTCTGTTGCTCTCATACTATTATTTATCGTAGGGTGTCTCTCCGGTCAGTTTCGGAAGAGCAAACCACAAACGGAACCACTCATCTGTACCGGGTTGAATGTTACGTTCACGTTGAATCTGACCTAAATTAGTACCTTGTTCGCTCATTTCTTCGCCCATACTAGTATTGATTCCAGCTAATCTTTTCAAATCATCTAGGTTGTCAATGGGAGCCTGTGTAGGAACGGCCTGCATTTTAGACAGACCGTTCATTAAGCTACTTTGTTTCCAAACATCAAAGGTCATAACATATTTATTTGATATCCAATGGAGTAATCTTTGTAGCTAAGATACAATAATATTTTTCTTTAATTGCAGTTTCTGTTCCGTCTGTTAAAGTTGCATTGATATCAAATTCAATGTCATTGAATTTCTCAATTTTAAATCCGGTACGCTGTAATAATGCGTTTAACATTGGAGCACCAAAAATACTATAATGGTTTGCGGTATATTCGTGTTTGCGTTCACAATCTGGAACAGGGACTTCAATATAAAGTTTACCTTTTAACTCCAACAATCTATTGTACTCTATTAAATTAAATATTGGATATGGACTATGATGTAATATATGTCTTGCAAAAATAAAATTAGTACCTTCATCTATAAACCCGTCTGCATGAGGTAAAAAAGCAGGATCATAAATTTTAGCATTGAGTCCTTTTTTGACACAATATTCTGCGTTTGTTTCACTTAGTGTTATTCCTGTAACATCAGTGTATCCACGAGACTTCATCTCATCTAAGAAATAGCCTACGCCGCAACCTATGTTTAAAATCTTACTATCTTTAGATAAGTTTAAAGGATCAACGTAAGTTTTAGTGACTTCGCTTGTAATTTTTTTATGTAAATCAGTTTCGCCTTCGTCATAGATATGAGAGTATATCCATTCGTTGTAAAACTTTAACTTGACGATATCGAGGGTTTTGTTTATGTCTATCATGTATTTCCTACAAATAATACATACTTATTCGTAGAAAACGGGTGTGATTTATTTCTTAAAACCCTTGAATCCCTGTACAGGACTTGTAGTATAAGTATCGGGCACTTCTTGACTACGTAAATCACCTTTAGTAAGGTCTTGATGTGTTGACCCAACTGCTTTAAATGCTTGAGTTAACATTTTTTGTTCGATTGAACTATAAGGTGCGGCAACATTTTCTCTACCTGACCATGATTCTGCATCAATATTAATAGGATTAGTGCCGTCAGACATAGCAACCGCCATCATTACACGATTTAATTCATAAACACGGTCTGCAAATTCCTGGTCTCTGAACAAATCTAATCCAACACTAGATCGTCCTTGACGATTGGTTATTTTGGCTTTTTTGCCTTCTGATATAAATTCGTTTGCTCTCATGTTATACTGTCACTTCATAATTTATTGTATGAGTTATTGTTGTATTTAAAAAAGGACTAACCATTAATGCAATATTTCCATAGCCATCTAACGCAACATTGTAGTTGGTTAACGGGGTACCTATAAAAATTGTCCCAGATACAACATATTTGACACCTAATCCATTATTACTTTTGTATCCTACTATTGTTGCACTTTGACTATTATTAGAAGAATTTTCTCTGCTATTAATTTTAAAAGTACCTGTACTAATATCGTCTTCGGATATACTCACAACAGGTTGATTTATTGTATTAGTCGTAGTTATAGCTTGAACAGTCCTGGTTGTTGTTCCACCTACTACTAATGTATCACCGACATTTACATTTCCGTCAGTAGTTAAATTATTTACTGCTATGTTTGCTTTAACTGAAGGTAAAGCAGTTAAAGGGAAACTAATCGTATTATTTGATTCGTTTATTGAAACATTTCCTAGTTTTAAACTAGTATTTCCTAAATATAACCCTGCAATAGTATTTGACGATGTTCCGATTGTAATATTAGATATAGGAGCAATATTTGAACCTAATTGGATGACATTATTACTAGAAACGTAAACAAAATTAGCAGTACCTAAACTGTTACCATTATCATTAAATTGAAATGAGCCGTTAGGACCTTCCGGTAACGCACCTACTAAATCTAAAAAGTTTTCATTAATCTTTTCAAACGCGGTACGTAACGGATCACCGGTGCCGTCGTTCGGTAAGTCACCAATATCAATATTTGCTGTTGTTATCGCCATTATTTTATCCCACTTATAGTATATTTATCGCAAAGAAAATTATTGGGACGTAACATAAATATATGTATATTTAGGAGACAAATATGCGTAAATTTTTGACGTTGGTATTACTTTTGGTGTCAACAAGTGTTTTTTCTTGGGAGCAAAGACCTCCCTTACCCGTACAAAGTTGTCAAGTTCATAGCCCATATGGATTTGCACAAACTGCACGTAAGGCACTGCCTATTTGTAGAGAAGCATATTTGGTAGCATACGATGCACCAGTTAAAATCCCCGCATATGTTGCATACACATTATTACCTAAGAATGCAATAGGTTGCTGGCCACGTACTAATGCATTTGTCGCTGATAAGAGTATCGTAGGTGGTGCAGTTCCTGATGACTATGCTGGTACAGGATACGACAAAGGTCACGCAGTTCCCGATGGTGACTTAAGTTGGAGTGAAATCGTAGAGTACGAAAGTTTTTTAATGACAAACATGTATCCCCAGCACGGCAGTTTAAACCGTGGAATCTGGAAATTATTAGAAACAAGTGTCAGGGGATGGGCTGTGCAGTTGAACCAGCCTCTTACAGTATACGTTGGAGCTATGTATGGCGCTGGTGATTTGACTATCGGTAAAGGGGTTATTGTACCGCATGCTTATTACAAGATTGTAATCAATCAAACTACAGGACAAGTTGCAGGATGGGTGTTCCCGCATACTAAACCATATGTTAACTTAGGTAATGATTTGACTAAGTTCCGTGTGTCAGTTGCTGATATACAGAAACGAGCAGGGGTAACTTATGCTTTCCCTAAAAATGCTACAGAAGTGCAGCCGGGAAAAGAATGGCCAGTTGATTATGGCGCACTAACCAACGCCAAACGTGCGAAATGCAAGAATAAGGCTGATTAATTACTTACCAGCTTTATCAAAAATCTCTTTTTGAATCTTATACCACTCTACGAATGCATCGTGCTTAACAGCACATTCATAGTAAGTGGTATAGTTTATTGTAACTGTCTTACTTATGTCGGACAACTTTGCTTCGTTTCCTAATTTTTCTAATTGAGGACATCTTACTAATAATCTTTCTGGGACTTCCGGGAATTTAGCAGTTACTGGTACTGCTGTTGCACAACCAACTAGGGTTGTCAATAATAGAATGTTTAATAATCTCATTTTATTGCCTCTGCCGCATCATTGTGTGCTTTGATAAACTCTTTAGGGATTTCACAAATCCCACCTTTAGCAAACTTCTCATCATATTTGACAATTTCACGGTCAACATATCTTACAATATCTTGACCTCTAGTTTTTACAATCTGAGTTTTTGTAATTACTTTGGTGACAATTTTTGTATTCTCTTTGGCACTTTTTAATTCTGCTTCTGCTAGTTTAGCTTCAACTTCTTTTACTCTAAGTTCCCATGCTTTATAGTCTGCTAATCCGCCCTCTAAGAATAATCCAAAAGATAATAATAGAATGCTAATGACACGAATAGGAATGATGTATGTTTTGATTACTGGGATCATACCTAGAACAAATCCTACTACTGTTCCCAGTATACCTGCAATTGTTATTGCATGAAAGACCCATTCCGGTAAAATTGATAATATAAACATACTACTATTTATTAAAATATGAAGATGACTTTAACCAATTATAGTAAATTTTAAAACCCTCAGCTACGTCAACTTTAGGGTCAAATCCAAAATCACGTCTGGCTGCATCAATATTCAATCTTCCCCTGCTAGGAAAGTCCGGGTCTTTGTCCCCCACTAATAAACTCCCGCCCCCTACTAATTCCAATGCCATACGTGCGGCTTCTAATAGGGTGACACTGTGACTTTTTGTTATATTATATGTTTTGTTTTCTGTATTATCACTCAGTGAGGCGGACACAATGCCATCTGCGGCATCATCTACATACGTAAAATCCAGTGTTTCTGTTTCTCCGTTAACTTTGATAGTTTCTCCGCGCATTGCGGTAATCAAAAATTTACTTATCACTCTATCTTCCACATCCAGAGGTCCATAAACAGCACTAGGACGAATGATAGTATGCACAAGGTTAGTTCTACGACTATAATCTCTAACAAGCCATTCTCCTGCTAATTTCATAATGCCATATTGTCCTTGAGGTTTACAGATGGCATCTTCTGTAACATCATCAGTAAAATCTCCATATACCATTGAACTACTGATATAGATAAACTTCCTTACTTCATATTTATCGCTGGTTTCCAATAAATTGAGTAAACCCTCACTCATAGTACGACTACCCAACGCTGGGTTCGCATTTACAACTTTCTGTCTAGGAAAACTAGCCATGTGAATTACAATCTCAGGTTCTTCAATCTGAAATATAGCTTCAACATCACCCTTATCTGAAATATCTTTTTTATAAACTGCACATTTATATTCATCTATCTTTTTCAAACGATGATACATTAGATAGTCAATTTCTTCTTGCGGAATTATTCCATAGTTTGTTTTTGTATCTATAATAGAAACAATATGACCTTGATCCTGTAGACGTTTAACTACATTGTGACCAATCAGTCCTAATCCACCTGTTACTAAAATGTTCATACTACCCTCTGTGCAATTACCATTAGACTTAGCCATGCCCACATTGTATTGAATGCTACTAATGTAGGGAGTAGTTTTTTGTTGCTAGCCCAAATCAATGTTAAACTTGTTGCTAGTGTTAAAAAATACAATTGCCAAATTTGAATACCAAATATCAATCCAGGAATAATAATAAGTGCTTTTGCTAACCAACTTAAAGCCTCTACTATATTATATGAATGATCCCAGTATTCTTTAGTAAACCACATTTTGTAACACTCACGAATGTTGTTCCATCCAGTAAGATGATATGTGATACCTATTAAAAATAAAGATGATGCATTTGCAACTATAACTTGTTCAATATTCATATTCCTAAAATTCCTTTTATATAAAGTGCTACCATAATAATATTCAAAATCCACATACTAGGTTGTTTCCATAATACACCTAACCATAACCAAAGTACAGCAGTAAATGTACCTATATACTTGTTAAGAGGTACAATGTCATGGCTTGTCAAATATACCGTTAATAATGCGAAAAAAGTACCACTCCATTTTACATAAAATGATATTGGTTTTCCAAACAAAAATGACGGTTCATCAATCAAATTTAAGTCTATAATAGGTTAACTGTTTGGGTGTAAGATATATTCTAATTTGATATTGCCATCCATAATCACACGGAATTCTATACCATGTTGGTGTAGGATTAGAATTTTTCATACACCATTGTCCTACTGTAGTGTTTTCCCACTTCCACAGTGAATCAGACGCCCATAAGTCTGGATCTTCAACATCACCCATATTAAATTTATGTGCAATAATTTCGATGTTTTCTGTTTCGATATAAGTTGACATTACACTGCCATTTTTGCCTTAATCGCATCGTGACTTTTGTAACCATCTAAGTATATGTCATCCATAGTCATTTCAAAGATGTTATTTTTCTGTGTATTCAGCATTAGTGTTGGCAATGAATAGGGTTCACGATTTAGTTGCTCTTTAACTTGTTCAACATGGTCTGTGTAGATATGTGTATCACCTGTGCTTATAATTAATTCACCTACTTTGTATCCACAGTGGTGTGCAATCAAATGAGTGAGTAACGCATAGCTAGCAATGTTAAAAGGTAAGCCAAGAAACACATCCACGCTACGCTGGTACATATGACAAGAGAGTTCTTTATTTTTGTTGACATAGAATTGACTCATTACATGACACGGTGGCAATGCCATTTGGTCTAATTCACCTGCATTCCATGCACTGATTATGTGTCTACGACCGTTTGGATCTTTAACCAATCCATCAAGTAAATTTTTTAATTGGTCAGTTTCTTTAATGTGTACACTGCCATGGCGATTGTAATCATTACCGAAGTCATCTTTAAATGTTTCTGTTTTGTGTATTACTGGTGTTTGCCAGTGCCGCCATTGTACTCCATATACTCTTCCCAGATCACCTTCGTATTCAGCTTTATTTTTCCAATAACTTGCAAATGCATTGGGTGTCCATATTGTTACGGTGCCTTCTTTGCTGCCATGCGTAATCTCCGCGAGGCGCCTCTCGTCCTGCGAGCCTTCGATGAACCAGAGTAGTTCACCGACACAGGCTTTCCATGCCAACTTCTTGGTAGTGACACTTGGAAAACCCCTACGCAAATCAAAGCGAAGATTACGTCCAAAAACACTAATAGTCCCAACGCCAGTTCTATCATCTTTTATTTCTCCATTATCTAAAATATCTTTTAGTAATTCTAGGTATTGCTTCATTTTCTTTTCCAAATTTGATATACATGGTCACTAAAGTTTTCTTCTGATACTAAAGTGAACAATTTTTCTAAGTATAACAAATCTATGAAACTATCACAAGTGTATTCGGTAAATGTCTTGGTTAAATGTATCTCGTCAATACACCACCAATGGGTATTAATTAATTTTGCGCCACCAATAATACAAGCATCTTTATAAAAAATACTATCTCTTACAGTTATTTTTGACATGGTACGAACATCAGCAATTACTTTGCTAGTAATAACAATATTAATTCTGTTTGGTAATGGTTTGATCGGTAAACTTTCATAAGTATGGCGACCCATAATTATTACCTTACCTGTAGTGAGTGCCTTGAATCTTGGCAAATCGCCCTCGATGTTACTCCAGGGCAATTTGTTTTCATAGCCTATACCACCTTTAGGATCACATGCTACAATAAGTTTCATAACTTGTTCAGTAATTTATCTGTCTGTGGTTGCACAACTTCTGCTATACTCTCCACATTTAACACAAATTCAAAGCTAGTTATTAACGGATCTAGTTCAGTTAGTTTGCGGCTTACCACTTCTTCAACTTCATCAGGATCCAAACCCTGTTTGAGTAAATTTTGTATGTTAATTGTATGCTGTTTTTTGCCTACCATACGTACTACAATTTTTTTAATAAATTGTACCGGGACTTTACTCTTTTCAACATCTTCAAGGATGTGTTCCCACTTTCGGATGTATTCAGGTGTCATTTTCTTATGCTGTTACTTTAGCCTTCTTTGGCGCTGCCTTTTTCTTAGCTGTTGCTTTAATTGGGTCTATTTCAGCGGCTTCTTTTAACAATCGTTGTGATTCTGCTAATAGACCTTTTGCTTCCATTTCCATCTTAGTAGCTTGTTGACGTAAATTGTTAGCAAGAACATTATCACCAAGTAATCCATCTTGTGCCGCCACCACAGGTGAATCACTGGTTGAATTACCGCGTAATCTACGTGCTACATCAGCAGGGGTTTGCATTCCACGACTAGCATCAAGTTCAGCTAAACGTTTGACCGCAGATTCTCCTTGTTCCATTTCATCTAACATTTTGTTAAGTTCATCTAACTTAATTCTAGTATTTGGCGAAGGAGTAACTAATACTTGTGATGTTTGTACTTTCTTTAACAAGCCTTGACTGTGCAAAACTTGTAGAATGGGTTTACCATCCTTAGTGTAACTGCGATTAATCGCTTCGGCTAGATTTTGGCTATTTTGCCCAATATCTGATTCAATGCATGACATGAGTGGATCATGTATGTGCATGTTTAGTAATTCAGTGTGTACCACTAAACACATATGTGGTTCACCCGGTATCTCGCGGAAAACAATAGCAACTTTGCGATCACCAATTTTTCCAATATGTCTTAAAAAACTCATAAAATATCTCCTATAGGATAAAGATATTTAATATAAATTTTAGTGAGTGTAAAATTATTTTGTACCCGACCACCGCAATTCATATATTGTGGCTTCTCTAGGATCTTCAAAATAAATGTTTAATACTTGAGAAAAAATAAAATTATTTAAATCAGTGTTACTGATCTGGACCAATGAATATCTACCTTTAAGTTTATTTCTTACCCAAATTAATGATTCTTTGTTAATTGGTGTATTGGCTTTTAAAAAATGTGGTGGACAATTTTCTAACTCACGTGTACTAAAAAAAGTATTAACGTCAAAATTAATCATCAGCATCCACGGTTGTTTTTAGTGCATAATTTAAAATTTTAACAAATATTACAATAATAGCAATTATCATAACGGACATGAATAAAAAATCCAATATTTCCATAAAAATACTCCTTTTTTTACTTAGTCAATGTATCCAACATCTTGTATTTTTCGTAGGCGTCTACTACTGCCGGTGTAGTGTTTTCAATAGTAGGTACTACTTGAAACCAAAGTTTAGAACCAGTATAAAATGGGTGTCTATAACTAGTAGATCCGATAAAACTTCTAGGTTGATGAATCTTACCATTATTCCATAATCTGGTTGCGAGGTCAATCAAATCATCTAACTTATAGTCATCTAATTCATATCGTTCAGGATTACTAGCAAAAGGATTACCTTGTGCATGATATGCTTTCACTACATTAATGAATTTATCATAATCAGGTGCATTGGTACGAGTTATGATAACCATAACCTCATCCTCGGACACTTCACCGCTTATAAGGCTAAGCAAGCATCCACCAAGACTAGTGCCAATGTATAGCATATTAAATTTTAATCATCGTTGTTTTTTACAGTAGTGAAGGTATACTTCAACAATCTGTAAAACACATAGAAGATACCAGCAACACTTCCTATTAGGAATAGTGTACCAAAAATATTAGCAAGAGAAGTTACAGTTTCCATTATTTTTCCTCGTAAATAGCAAATTGACCGAACGGGGGATTAGGGTTCTTGTCACCATGAATGATCCAAGTAGTATCACAATAGTCAGGGTCACCCCAGCTACCAAAAGGATATCCATCAGTGAATACAATCAAACGATTAGGTTCGATAGCATTTTCTTTCAAGTAATCAAAGATACAATCAAAGTCAGTACCGCCACCGCCTTGAGGTTCGTACTCATCGATGCGGTCCATGTTCTCACTTGAGAAATCTTGTGGATTATATGTTTCAGTATCAAAACAGAATATATGTACCTTGTATCCATCAAAACTATCCATCATTCCACCGATCTCGCCTAAGAATGCTTGTGCTTGTTTATTGCTAATACTACCTGACATATCAAGTGCAACAACAACATCAATTTCTTCACCTGGTGTCATACCTGGCATAATAGCATCCATATGCCAACCTCTACGTGAAGGACGCATCCAAGAATAATCTGTGCGAATTGCACTGGTCAAGTTAGTTTGAATCAGTTCACGCCAGGGCATTTGAGGATCTGTTACCTCTTTGATAAGACGTTCAACACCTTTAGGAATAGTCCCTGCCTCAGCACCTTGTGCAGCCTGAATGATTGCTTGTTTCATTTCCTGACGTGCTTGTTCACGTTCCTCAGCACTCATGCGAGGGCGTTTACCTTTTTTATCACCATCGCCATCATCACTATCCTCATCACCGTCACCATCCATGTGATCGTCCAACAACTTGTCAATCAAATCATCAAGGTTAATTTTCTGCACATTTTTCATCAAATCATCATAGATTTCTTCTGCAGGTTTACCATCATATTTTGTTTCATACAAGCAAGGAACAGTAGTAATGAATTGACCAACACCATGACGTTTCAAATCAGCATTGACTGTATAATCATCAGCAATGTTCCATATTTGAGGATCACGTTCATTTCTACGACCCATATGGTCATACACAACGTGTAACACTTCATGACCTACCAAGAATTCAACTTCTTTGGGCTTCAACATCATAATGAAACGACTGTTGTAATAGAATTTTACACTGTCTGTTGCCGCTGTTGCACACCATTCATCGGCATTAGTTAATTTCATGCGGGTAGCAAGATTGCCAAAGAAACTATGACGCAACAACAAACCAATACGTGCCGCTACTAATCGTTCACGTGCTAGTGCGTCAATCTTAGGGTCAGTAGGTCCAATAAGTTTATCAAACTTATCACTACGATTCTTTTTACGTTTGCCAATTACTTCACTCATTAGATGTTCCTTTATCAGTTAATACTAGTATTATACTGTAAAATTGATTTATTGTCAAATACTTAATCCTCTGTAGCCCTTGTCAAATGCAATTCGGGCATAGTCTAACATTGATTCAACACAATAGAAATTTTCGGCTGAGACTTTACTCATACCTCTAGCACGGGCACTTTGACCTAATGCATAAAAATATTTCTTACCTGACATTATAAATCCTTTATAAAAAAAGGGCGGGAATGTTTCTACTCCCACCCCAAACAGAACCTTTCGGCTCCGAGGGAGTCAATCTTTAGATTGACCGAAAACTATCAACCTGCGTCAACAATGTACTTGCCGTACTTCTTGTGAAACTCATCAAAATTTTTCAATTGACTAGGTTCAATAGGCAACATATATGTTTTCAATGCAATCTTAGCACCCATCACAACCAACTCAGTTTCAAAGTTGTTCATCATGTAATCAATGAAGTTTTGAGCCATTTCGTGGAACTTCTTGTTATCCACTTTCTTGTTGTCTACTGCATCTTTCAATTCATAGCACATTGAAATGGTCAGTGAATACATTGCAGAAATTTCTTTAACTGCTAGGTCTTTCACTTTACCTGCAAGAATATCGCTAGGCTCGGGCATCTTGCCAGAAATTTTGCGGTGTGCTGAAAACTTAACAGCAAGACCTTCACCGACAGCACCTGCTACCAAATTGAATTGAGTATCAGCGTCCATGTTGGCCTCATCTTTCAACAAGTCACTAACGAAACACCATGAACGGGGTGTTGCAAATGCTCGGCTTGATGATTTAGCATCAAAATCGTACATATCATTTTTTGCAAAACTCAAGTAACCAACAACGTCTTTATGAATGTTGTTGTTCACGGCCCATATTTGCCATGATGCAAAGTCAGGACGCATTTCAAGGTGAATGAAACGATTAGCAAGGGGCATCGGCATACGATAAGTAACACCTTTGTCACTGTCACGATTACCTGCCGCTACGATAACAACATTATCAGGGAGTTTGTATTTACCAACTCGGCGATTCAAAATCAGTTGATAGCCAGCCGCTTGTACTGCTGGGCTTGCACTGTTCATTTCATCCAAGAACAATACAACGACAGGATATTGGCTAGCAAATTCCTCATCAGGCAAATCTACTGGATGAGCCCAGTCCATCTTGTTGATTTCTTTATTGAAAAATGGGATACCACGAATGTCAGTTGGTTCCATTTGTGCCATACGCAAGTCAATAACATAACCTTGCAATTCATCGGCAATTTCTTGCACAACCTCACTCTTACCGATGCCGGGAGGTCCCCAAAGAAAAACAGGTCGTTGAGTTTTGAAAGCAGAAAGAATTGCTTTACGGGTTTGAATACTAGTAATAGTATGATTGTCACTTACTGATGATGCCATTGTTGACTCCTTGTTGATGGCTTATTGATAACGAAAACATAGTATAACAGTAAACTGAATTACTGTCAACCAACTCTTTTACTCTTTTTGCTTTTTTGGATAAGTTCATCCAAAAGTGCGTTGACCAATTCTGATTCTCTACGGAAGGCTTCACGTTCCCATGGGCGTTTCAAATACTCTACAGTATATTGTTTGCCTAACCAAATTCTTTTCATCTTACCGTTACGAGAAAGTTCACCCCGATATTGTCCACGAATATATTGTTTTGCATGGACCATTTCGTGGGCAAGTGTCAATAGTACCTGAGGTAGTTCTAAAGTACTATCTACTGCGATACTGATTTCTTTGTCATCGGTCTTGCTACAAATCCCATTGTTTCCGTCTCTTTGACGCAATTTCGGGGCTATACAAATGTATACTTTGTACTTAAATTTTTCAATATTTAAGTATTTTGCATAAAATTTGGCAGTATTGTGGAACAATTTAACCTTTTCAGGCTTTGTGTTGCCGTGTGCTAAGATTTCAATTTTCATGCTGTAAGTATAGCAGAAACTGGATTTTGTGTCAAGTGGAAACAAATAAATATTAATAAATACTAAGTATTAAGGATTTTCCATGTCACTAACTAGATTACAACCACTAAGTGTAAACGCAAACGCTGATTTTACATTCGCAAATGTAACGTCAACCTATTTTCTCGGAAATGGATATTTTTTAACCGGAATTACTACCGGGGGTACATCTATAGTTAACGGAAATAGTAACGTGGCTGTGAGTGCAAATAGTAACATTACAATAGGAGTGGCAGGAACAAGCAACGTAGTAGTAGTTACACAAAACACAGTTGATGTTACAGGTAACGTTTCTGCTAATTTTTACACTGGAAATGGCTATTACTTAACTGGTATTACCGGAGGTACTAGTTATTCAAACACAAACGTAGCCGCATATCTTCCAACATATACAGGTAATGTTTCTGCTAATTACTTCATTGGCAATGGATCAACATTAACTGATATAACAGGTGCAAATGTCGTTGGGAACGTCACATATGCAGTACAAAGTCACTATGCAAACATAGCAAACTCAGTGGCGGGTGCTAATGTTTCCGGTAATGTTAGTTACGCAATAACAAGTAATTATGCAAATACTGCAAATGCAGTAGCGGGTACTAATGTAAGTGGTAATGTAGCAGATGCAGTACACGCATATTATGCAGATGTTGCAAATAGCGTAACAGGGGCCAACGTCAGTGGTAATGTCACTAGTGCAGTACAAAGTCATTATGCAAACATAGCAAACTCAGTAACAGGGGCCAACGTCAGTGGCCAAGTAAGTAATGCATTAATTGCAGGTACTGTATATACTGACGCACAACCCAATATTACAAGTGTAGGTACATTAAGTAGCCTAACCGTTTCAGGACTAATCACTGCTACGGCAACAGGAATTAAAGCCGCAAATATACAGGACACTTCTGGCACAGTTACATTGGTTACTAGATATGGAAATCAAGTCGGTGATATAGGTGTTTATGGAAATATTACTGCTGGTACTAATGGTAGTGGAAACGTTGTAGCTACATATTTTGTAGGAAATGGCTATTACTTAACTGGTATTACCGGAGGTACTAGTTATTCAAACACAAACGTAGCCGCATATCTTCCAACGTATACAGGCAATGTAGCCGGTAACTATTTTATTGGCAATGGTTCAACTTTAACAAATATTACCGGTAGTAACGTTACTGGTTATGTACCAAATGCAACCAATGCAAATAGTGCTACTACAGCCGATACTGTAACGACAAATGCACAACCAAACATAACTAGCGTAGGGATCTTGACAGGGTTAGTTGTATCAGGTAATATTACCCCTACTGCTAATTTAACCTACAGTTTAGGTAACAACACCCATCGTTTTAATGATTTATATCTATCTGGAAATACTATATTTTTAGGAACACAAAGTCTAAGTGCAGATGGCAATGGCATTTCTATAACAGGCAATCTAAGTGGTAGCGGATCCGAACTAACAGATATCAACGGTGCTAATGTAACAGGTCAAGTATCAAATGCATTAATTGCTGGTACGGTGTATACAACTGCTCAACCCAATATTACTTCAGTTGGGACATTGAGTGGTTTATCAGTAACAGGATTGATTACTGCTACTGGAACTGGTATCAAAGCCTCAAATATACAAGACAGTGCAGGTACAGTTACGTTAGTTACTGGATATGCAAGTCAGTCCGGTGACGTGGGTGTCTATGGTAATATTGTCGCAGGAACTAGTGGTAGTGGTAACATCACAGCAACATATTTTGTTGGTAATGGATATTATTTAACTGGTATTTCAGGTGGAGGCAGTTATTCAAATACTAATGTATCTGATTATCTTCCGACATATACAGGAAATATTTCTGCTGGCAACCTATCATTAACTGGTGCAATTACTGATTCAGGACAATTAGATATACAAACAACTGCTGGTAGTGCAAATATTGTGTTAACTCCAAATGGATCGGGTAATGTTAACACTCCTGCTAATCTTACTGTAACAGGTAATATAACCGGTGGTGCTATATCTGCAAACAATACATTAACAATTCAACAAGTTACTGAAAAAATAAAAGTAGATTCTAGCACAGGTTCCGGAAATTATTCAATTGACTATAGCCAAGGAAGTACTGTTATGTTGTCAGGCTTATCTGGAAATATAAATATAGTAATAAGTAATGTGCCAACTACTAGTAATATAAGCATTGTTACAACAGCAGTAATTTCTCAAGGTGTTACGGCATATATTCCATCAAATGTATATATTAACAATTCGTTACAAACAATATTGTGGGTTAGTGGTGCTACGCCTACAGGAACTGCATCAAAAAATGAAGTATTCAGTTTTGCGTTGCTAAATAATTCTGGGTCATGGGCAGTATTAGGACAATCATCATACTACGGATAATACATGGGAATATTAGCGTCTTTATCAGGATTTGCAGGTTATCAATCTATAAGTATCACTAGAGCTTCCGGTGATGAATACCAAGGTGCAACCATGGTGTTTGCACAAACAGCGGCTCCAACAGGATGGGTAAAAGAAACTACATATGATGATTATACATTAAGAGTGACAACAGGTACAATAAGTACTGGTGGTTCTGTAGCATTTGGCACAATGAATACAGATACAACTTTAAATGGCACTGCAACATTATCTGGAACAGCAGTAGGTGGCACAACGATTAGTTCAACAACATTACCAACCCATTTGCATGGTCCTTTAACTGTAAACGGAGCAGTATCAAGATCACCTTCACCATCTCCTACTGTTCCCGCTGTACCATACGGTACATTCTCATCAGGGGCTTCTATAACATCGGGTACAACTTGGTCAGGTGGTTCACATGTACATTCAATATCTCCGGGAACTACTGCTAGTGCTAACGCTCCTTTTACCATGAGTGTGAGGTACGTAGATACAATGTTAGCAACTAAGAGTTAAGGATTAAGAAATGCCAGATATAGTTTCAGGAACATCAACATTATTTCGTATGACAACTCCACCGATTGGATGGACAAAAAATACTTCTTTTAATGAACATGCATTAAGGGTAGTTTCTGGCTCAGCAAGCAGTGGCGGAAGTGCGAATTTTAGTAATGTGTTTACAAACATACCAGTCAGCGCCACTGGTACTGTTTCTGGATCAATAGGACCTTTCACTTTAACATATCAACATATTCCACAACATACCCACACATATCCTAGATTGACAGCAAACCGTCCAGGTAGATATGGTACAAGTGGTCAACCAATCTCAGTTACCGGTGGACCAGGCTGGAATGTTCCATCAAATAGTAGTAGTACAGGTTCAAGTGGTGCTCATACACATCCAGTCGGTGATATAGGCTTCACATGGAGCCCTTCAAATTCATTGAATTTAGCAGTGCGATATCTAGACATTATAATAGCAACGAGGAATTAATATGGCAACAGCGTTTCCTTCAGGCACAAAAACATTCTTTGTTGGTACAACCGCAACAACCGGTTGGACAAAAGATACTACGTATAATGATTATGCATTACGTGTTACCACTGGATCAGCGACTAGTGGTGGTAGTACTAATTTTTCTACTGTGTTCACATCAAGAAGTTTTTCATCGTCAGCACCCTTCGCTCCCTTATCGACAGGACCAACCACTTTGGCTGCACCAACATTGCCATCTCATACACATAGCATCAGCCAAGGGTCAGGATCAACAAATTTTAGTACAGCAACAGTAAGTCCTTACAATCTAGGTACTACCCCTAGTTCTTTTACAACTCCAACGGGGTCAGCTCCAGGTGGAGCTATACCTGCTAGTACTAGCGGGCATAGTCACCCATTTAGCACTGTATCCGCAAGTGTAAACGGATCAGTAGATTTGTCTGTAAAATATGTAGACATAATTTTAGTTGTAAAAGATTAACTGGTATATTAAAACAGTTAAATATCAGTATTACATGTAGGAGATACACAATGCAATTAAAACCGGGTAATTTTTGCCCTTTAATTAAAGATGAATGTGTTGGATTAAAATGTGCATGGTTCTGTAAAGTCGAAGGGTATGATATAAATACTGGAAATAGAGTAGACGAATGGAACTGTTCAATAGCATTTTTACCAATGTTACTTATAGAAAATAGCGGGATGAGTAGGCAAACTGGTGCGGCAGTTGAAAGTTTTCGCAATGAAATGGTTAAATCAAATGAGGCTACTCAAAACATATTTTTACAAGCGGCAAATTTAGCACGTATTCAAAAGGAATAATAATATGGAACTTACAACCAATAGATTGGCAATCATCATTGATGATGGTGCCGTATATACTGATGATTTTTATTTTATAAATTTAGACCTTAGTGATTTTGGTATTCCACCTGAGGTTTGGGCATTACAATGGAAAGATGGTACTGGGGAAATAGAATTTAGAGATAATAGTCATAACCAGATAATCAACGAATTACCTGCATGGGCTTTACGTTGTTACGAATTGCATCAGTCGATACCAAGAGAAGTTGTTGAGGATCCAGGATCTGTATGAATACATTTTTAGAAGAAAATAATTATTTGTATATTCCCCAGTTTATAGACAGTGGAGATGCTATTTTATTATCAGAAGAATTTAAACAATTTGCTCGAACGAACAATTTGAAATCTGATACGCAGGTAGAAGGAAGTCCTGCTTGTTATGATTACATCGCATTTTTAGAATTACTATGTGAGAAAACTCCACAAGTAAGTAAATTTTTAGGAGAAAGAGTTTTACCTACATATAGTTATGCTAGAGTTTATCAAAAAGGTGCAGTATTAGAACCACACACTGATAGAGAAGCATGTGAAATTAGCCTCACTGTTCAATTAAATGGTGATGCTAAATGGCCTATATTTATAAAAAAACCAAATGGTGAAAGTATTAGCTTGAACTTAAAATCAGGTGATGCAATGCTTTATCTTGGAACTGTAGGACAACATTGGCGTGAACGTTATGAAGGCAATGAACATGTACAAATATTTTTACATTATGTAAGAAGTAGGGGCAAGAATAACTTTGCTTACTTTGATAAAGAAAGAATAAAACCAACAGATACCCCAATTAATTTAATTTCACCCACAGTTATTTCTGAAAAAGAAGAAATTAAAAAAATAAGTGATGAAGTTAAAAATAATACATATCCTGTTAACATAGAAGATTATATTATTGAAGTTGAAAATGTAGTTCCGGAATGGTTAATTGATGCAATTTTTAGGGAATATGAAAATTGTAATAATTGGGAATATGCAGGTACAGCCGGTGGCGTTGATAGAAATATTAGAAATGTAGATGAGGTAGCGTTATCGTCACCTATAGTTTTGACACAAAATAAAGAAATCAGAGAATATTTAGATAAAGAGTTATATGAGTGTGCTAAAGTCGCAATTCAAAACTATAATAATCTTTTCCCACATTCAGCGATAAAAAATGATTCGGGTTATCAATTATTACGATATTTTGCCGGGCAATTTTATAAAGAACACTGTGATAATTTCACTGAGTTACCTAGGACTGTTTCTTGTAGTTTTGCATTAAATGATGACTACGAGGGTGGAGAATGGGCTTTTTTCAATAGTAGGATAAAAAAGAAACCAAAACGCGGGTCAGCTTTATTATTCCCGTCTAATTTTATGTACCCTCACCAAATTTTACCAATAACTAAGGGCGTGAGATACAGTGTTATAACATGGTTTAATTAGCTTCTTTGGGTTGGTGATTATTTTAGAGTCCAATAATTAGCAGGTCATGGTCAAAAATTGACTATGTAATATGCATAAATAGAATAAAGAACAAAACATATGTCATTCACTGTACTAGAACCGTCATCAATCAACTCAACAGCAACGTTCACATTTGCTAACTTAAATGTTTCCGGTAATTTGGTTACTGGAAGTAATACTAATAGTAATTTAGGAAATTCTGCAACAGCAAATTACTTCATTGGTAATGGTAGTTTATTGACCGGATTACCTGCAAGCTATAGTAACACAAACGTAGCCGCATATCTACCAACTTATACAGGTAACATATCTGCAAATTACTTCATTGGTAATGGTAGTCAATTAACCGGATTACCTGCAAGCTATAGTAACACAAACGTAGCCGCATATCTACCAACTTATACAGGTAATGTGTCAGCAAACTATTTCATTGGTAATGGTAGTCAATTAACTGGCTTACCTGCAAGTTATTCAAATACAAACGTAGCCGCATATCTACCAACATATACAGGTAATGTAGCCGGTAACTATTTTATTGGTAATGGTAGTCAATTAACTGGCTTACCTGCAAGTTATTCAAATACAAACGTAGCCGCATATCTACCAACATATACAGGTAATGTAAGTGCAAATTACTTTATAGGTAATGGTAGTCAATTAACAAATATAACTGGTGCTAACGTAAGTGGTTATGTACCAAATGCAAATGTTGCGAATTCAGCAACTACAGCAGGTACTATAACAACAAATGCACAACCAAATATTACTAGTGTAGGTACATTAAGTAGTTTATCAGTAACAGGTAATGTATCAGGTAACTATTTTACAGGTAACGGTAGTCAATTAACTGGTCTAACAGCAAGCCCAGCTGGTAGCAACACACAAGTACAATTTAACGACAATGGTGTTTTAGGTGCAAACTCAAATTTTACATTTAACAAAGCAACTGGAATTTTATCCGTAGGGGCAGCAACCGGTGGTTCAATGACTGGTGCTAATTTAATAAGTGCTAATTATTTTACAGGAACATTAACAACTGCGGCTCAACCTAATATTACAAGTGTCGGTAATTTAACAACTCTTACTGTCACTGGTAACGTATCTGCTAATTACTTCATTGGTAACGGTAGTCAATTAACTGGTATAACTACAAGTTATTCAAATACAAACGTAGCCGCATATTTACCAAGTTATACAGGTAATGTCTCTGCTAACTATTTCATTGGTAATGGTAGTACATTAACAAGTTTAACTGGTGCTAACGTAAGTGGTTATGTACCTTTAGCTACAGCCGCAAATACAGCAGGTACTGTAACTACAAACGCACAACCTAATATAACGTCAGTTGGTACGTTAACAAGTTTAATTGTATCTGGTGAAAGCTCGTATGGATTAACTTCTGACATTCTTTTAACATTAACCGGAGCAACAGGAGTGGTTGCACATGATGTATCTAATGGTGGAGTGTTTTATCATACTACTCCTGCCGCAAATTTTACAGCAAATTTTACCAATGTTCCTACAACTAATAGTAGAGTATTAATGGCAACTCTTATAATTACTCAAGGCGCCACACCTTATATATCAAATGCGGTACAAATCGGCGGTGTTGCTCAAACTATTAAATGGATTGGATCTGCCGCACCTACCGGTACTGCAAACAAGATAGATATAATATCATTTAGTTTAATAAGAACTGGATCTGCTTGGATCGTTCTTGGCCAAGCCTCAGTAAATTATGGATAATTATAATGAGAATTAATTCATTTTCTGGATCAAGGATATGGTTTGCAGGTGGCGGCGGTGGAGTTGTGCCAGCCGGACAACAAGCATATACAACTCTCGGTACATATAGTTGGACAGCACCTGCAGGGATAACTAGTGTTTGTGTAGTATGTGTCGGTCCTGGCGGACTGGGTTATGGGATCACTATGCCAAATGAAGGCGGCGGCGGTGGTGGTCTTGGTTGGAAAAATAATATTTCCGTAACACCTGGTCAAAGTTATACAGTAGTAGTAGGTGGTGCTGGTACCGGAACAGATTCTTATTTTATATCAGCAGTCACTGTTAAGGGTGGCGCCGGCGGCAACGGCACAGCTAGTTTAGGTGGTGCAGGTGGAACATATGCAGGAGATGGCGGCGGCAACGGAGGAGCCGGCGGAACTAGTACAGCCGGCAGTGCTTCAGGTGGCGGTGGTGCCGGGGGATACGCTGGTGCCGGTGGCAAAGGTGGAGGAAGTAATGATAGCCCACCGTATGCAGGCGTTGCCGGCTCTGGTGGCGGCGGTGGCGGCGGTGCAGTGGGATCACCAAGCCCCGGTGGTGGTGGTGGTGGCGGAGTTGGCATCCTTGGCCAAGGCGCAAATGGTGTAGCAAATCCGGCAGGATACGACAGTGGTAGCTTAACCGGATATCAAGGTGGCGGTGGCTCTGGTGGAGGCGGTAATTCTGCTACTCGAAGCCGAAATGGTGGAGCATATGGTGGCGGAAGTGCTGGACATTTTACAGGCACAACAAATAATTATGGTGGTGGTGGCGCAGTTCGTATCATATGGGGAACCGGCCGTGCATTCCCTAATACATTAACGACAGACCAATTATAAGGATAAACAATGGCATTAACACAATTAGAACCATTATGGTAAACACTTCAGGTAGCTTCACAGTAGGCAGCTTAACTGCGACTACAAACATATGATGAAGTACAAGATAAGTTTATTCCTGGACCTGAACCAATAATTATTGAAGATAATACATTATCTCATTAGATTTGCCACTACTATTAGTTTTTCTAAATGGTTAATGGATTTGTTAATATCTGAAATTTTATCAGATAGATACGATGTATTGCGAATACGTCTAGCAGTAACTTCTAGTTTACTCAAGTCATCAACCATCTTATCAATGTTTTTTAACATTTTGTGTAGGTCAGAATTGTAGGGTAAATTATTCAATTGAGCATGTAACTTATTCGAAATGTTTTTCCAATCAAGTGATGTTTCTATCTTCATTAATCTATTTAATTAACGTGAAGTTTCCTTTATATTTTCACGTGTGGTAGAGGGACAATTTACTGCATTTGAACGAAATGTTTTGTACACCGTAACTTTGTCACCTCCCCTACAAGTGTATTCACATACTTGCATTCCTGAATCAGTAGTATTATTATTTTTTAAGTCGCAAGTGGTATTCACTAATTTATAAGATTTTTCTTTAAATGCCCTTGGTGATTCAAGATTAATATTAATATTGATATTTTTTGGAACTAAAGGTGCTAATACTGTTGTTACTGTAGCCAGCCCGATTAACACCTTGTTTATAGTTTTCATTTAGAATATTATAGTTCCCTTTTTTATTGTTATTATTGGTGTACTATAATATTATTTAATTATTGATTTGTATCAATAACTGTTGAGTCATATGCCTAAGTTTGGATCGCTAGCTGATTTTTCTTCGCCGGCACCTAATACACATGCTAGTCTAGAATCATATTCTATAACAGTCCATGAACGTGTTTCTTTATTCATCATTAATGTTATATGTGTATTGTGTACTGATTTGCCAACCCAGATTGGTGTTTCTTTATGTGTGTCAACAAAATAATTCATTACTGTTTGTGCGTCTGAACATTTCATTGGTTTAGTTAAATCAATGGTCTCCTGGGCGTTTGCTATAGAGCTAGTTAGGCAGAATAGGAACGCCATTGCTATTTTTCGCATAATGGCTCCTTCTAAATTAATATTTAGTACAATTACTTTTAATTATTCTGCTTATATTACCCATTAAAAAAGACCCTTTCGGGTCTTAGTTCTGGTTACGAGTTCCAGTGTCCGCTCAATCTTTGCGGTCGATTTAGAAACTACGTGTATAGCTTAAACGCCATGCATCTTTTTCTTCGTCACCGTAGCTACGTGAAAAACGAACCGCTACTGCGTCTTTTTTAGTCAATGCATAACCTACAGTAGCATGTACACGTTGGGTTTCGTAAGTACTGTTAGTGTCGCTGTCAAGTGCATTGCGATAGCGTCCGCCTACATCACCAGTAAAACCAGCTGCCAAAGGAAACTTAACACCTGCGTCAATGGCATAGGTGCTGAAGTGTGTGCTGCTGGTAATGCGTTCACCTAGGCGTCCACCCAAGTAAAACATGCCCATAGATTTTCTAGCACGAACTTCTAGACCTGAACTAATTGAACCTGAACCCAATGCAGTTTGGCTGGTGTTGCTTTTGAGACTGTAGTCCCAACCTTCAGCAGCTTTAAAGCCAACTACCACTGCGTTGGCAATGTTGTTGGCGCTGGTTGCACGGTTTTCTTCTTCACTATACTCATAAGTAGCATAGCCATTAGCAAATGCTGTACTGGTTGCTGCCATCAAAAGTGCGGCTGCGATTGCTTTTGTAAATTTCATAATTTCTCCTTTGTTAATTTACTGTGTCTAATCTGTGATTATATACTTATGACTGTATAAAGTCAACCTTTTATTTCTTAATTTGTACCCAAACACGGTCACGAATCTGTTGAGTCAGGGTGTCTGGCAATGGTACGTAGTCCAAATCTACTGCTGCCTTTTGCCCATTCTTAAACGCCCAATCAAAGAATTTTAATGCTTCGGCACTTTGACGTCGGTCTGCAGGATCCTTGTACATAAGAATAAAACTGGCAGTGGTCACTGGCCACACTGCGTCTCCCTTTTGATCCACGATGCTTAGACCCATTCCAGGTATACTAAACCAATCAGCACCAGCAGCCGCGGCAGCGAATGTAGTGTCATCTGGTGATACCCAACGACCATTGCGATTCTGCATTTGCATGAACACCAATTTGTTTTTCTTCACATAAGCATATTCAACGTAGCCAATAGAACCTTTGACACGTGCTACATTGGCTGCAACACCCTCATTGCCCTTACCACCAACAGAAGTTGGTGCAGGCCATTTTACAGCGGCTCCACGACCCACACGCTCTAACCACTGTGGACTTGCTGTACTGAGATAATCAGTCCAGTTAAAAGTAGTGCCTGAACCATCTGCACGATGTACAACAGTAATAGTTTGATCTGGTAATGCCTTACCTGGATTGAGAGCTAGTATCTTAGCATCGTTCCATTTAGATATGTCACCCAAGAAAATTTCTGCTAATATTTGACCGGTGATTCTCAATTCACCTGGTTTAAATCCTTGTAGATTTACAATAGGCACAGTGCCACCGATTATAGCAGGGAACTGAACCAATCCTTCTTTTTCTAATTCTGCACCTGACATGGGTGCATCTGTTGCGCCAAAAGTTACTGTCTTAGCTTTTATTTGTCGTAATCCACCTGAACTACCGATGCTTTGGTAATTTAATTGAACATCGTGTTTTTCGCTATAGATTTCAGCCCACTTACTATAAATGGGAAAGGGGAAAGTCGCGCCTGCCCCTGTAATTGTCTGTGCTTGTGTGATACCCGTGACCAGTAATAAGGTCACTAGAATTGCTGATAGTTTCATTTATTGTCTCCTTATAAATTTATACTACACTAATATTTAGAAGGAATTATGTGACAATTCAGTGACAATTATAATTAATTGTCCCGTTTCATTAACTTATTGACAAAGTTTAATAAAATGTTATGATGTTCTCCATTATGATACTTACCCTTCATCCAACTGTAATTATCATACCAGAACTGCTCACTTTCAGGATGACAACCAATTAAACCTATGTTATCTTGTATGATAGCCATACTATCACCGTTGTTATATGTTGAGATAGTTTCATACTTAGTATTATCACCAACTAATGCACATCCATCATACCAAAACATGTTCATCGGTTTGTCTTCCCAAGTAACTGCTATGTTTTTTGCATGTGGTCTTCGTGTATCAGTTTCGGGACGTTTGAAATATTGCACTGCGTCAACATCTTTTAAGATGTTGAAATAATGTGATCCGGCCCAGTAGGCTCCCATACATATTCCAAGATAATGACCACCTTTATCAACATAGTTAATGATAGCTTCTTTGTTATCTTTTAATAGTCTATCGTAGCTATCACTGTCTCCAAATCCACCGGGAAATATAACTAAATCAATATCATCAAAAAAACCCTGTTCCATTTCGTTCTTAGAGAACAGTCTGAAATTATATTGTTCCCCTAGTGCCTTCATAATTCCGTTTCCAGATTGCACGGAACATTTGGGATCATATACGAACAGGGCTACTTTTGGCTTCATTGTGTATTATTTAGTACTGTGTATTTTAGGCACAAAAAGGGCTACAATGTAGCCCCTTAAAACAAGTGTATATATCAGCGATTAGCAATATACATTGTGATTTCGAAACCGAAACGCATATCAATTGCTGTTGGTTTAGTCCACATAGTAGTCCCCTCTTCTAAAGTAGTATTTATCTTAAATAATCTCGTAATCTTCTTTACCCACTCCGCATTCGGGGCAAGTAAACGATTCTGGCAATTCTTCCCATTTACCTTCTGTTTCCTCATCGTGGATATGTCCACAAACAATACAAATATGTTCCATTATATTCTCCTTATTAGATTACCGGGAAGGTAACTGAATTTAACTTATCTTGATATGCAGCCGCATGACGTTCTTCTACACGTTTTAAAGCACTGAAACGTTTTTCAGCTTTAACTAACAAAGCCTTAAACTGGTCGGCGTGTTCAGCACTTTCACTGATTTGGTTTCTGAATTCATTCAATGCAATTTGGTTATTCTCAGCTTTAGCTTCGGTTTCAAACCCCGGATACATTGTAGTAAACTCGTATGTTTCCCCGTCAATTGCTTTCTGTAAACATTCTTTGGTACTTGGTTTACCGATTAATAATTCCAAGTGACCCCAAGCATGTAAGATTTCCTGATCTGCGGTATGTTCGAAATGCTTTGCAATTTCTTCATGACCTTCTTCACGGGCAATCTTAGCGAAATAACGATACTTGATATGAGCCATTGACTCACCAGCAAGTGCGCTTTCTAAATTCTGTAATGTAGTTGATACCTTCTCAAACGGCATGTGTGTCTCCTTTAAGTGTTAGTGCGTCAAATTTGACGCAATATATTTATTAATTAATCAATCATCTTTATTTTTACTTAGACCATTACTATGTTTATCACGTACTTGGTCTACATCCTGAAATAAACGTTTTTCTTGTTGAGTTAATTTATCTTTATGCGTTTTTCTAGGATTACCGCATAAAAAACATTCTGGATTACCGCAATCCAGTGCATGGTGTTTAGCAAACTTATGCGGTTCGTCAACTTTTATACCTGCTGCCTTAGCAATCTTGGTTTGTTTCTTAATTGCGTTTTCATCCTTGAGTAAACGCTTAGAATGGTTAAATTTATCTTGTTCAGTACTCATGTGCATAGTATATATTATTGAGACAATAAGTCAAAGAAAAAGGTTAATTTCCTAGTATATTGTTTAATAATTTTTTATCATTATTCAATTCAATGGCTAAATTTACAAAACCACTTTTAAATTTAATATCAGCATATTGATTATTGTTTTGGTATCCAGTGACATATGTTGGGTAAATATGTTCTGACAAACTACTTAAAAATAAATCCATTAACACTTCATCATTTATTTGAAATGGAAGAATCATTGGATCTAGTCTTGAATAGTGCATAATTGGAATATGATTCATCGTTCCTTTGTATATATTTTCATTGACAATTAATTTTTTAAATTTTAAAGTTCTAGCATATTCTTGAACCTCAGTGCTATCAGTAAAAACATATAGAGGCGTTTGTAAATTCATATCTTTAATTTCATTCAATGCGTTCTTGTAATCTGTATTGTAATCAGTATGTCTTATCAATATTGCATGATACGTTCCTAAAGACTTTTTTCTTTTTTTAATTCTATTAATTAAGTAATCCTGAAGTTTAAAATACTTTAATGCATACAATGACATTATTCCTCCGCCCCATGTTCTATGCAATAAAAATTTATCTTTATAGTCTCTGTCTAATGGAACTGACATTGGATATAAGTGTTCACTATGAGTTAGATAACAATCTTTAGGAAATAAAGGATCATTATAAAAAGTATTAATTTGCTTCATACTCAGTTCTATTTGTATGTTTTTACCCAAGTCATTGGTTTCAAAATAATGTGAAAAATGGTCATTCAAATCAGATTTAGTAGTATCTATAATTAATTTTCTATTGAATTTTTCTGAATATTCAATACACATTCCAATTTGACATAACATGTCATTGATTCCACCTACTGGTTGGCAAATTAATATTTTATCCATACAATATATATCATACATTAGGATACCTAGAAAAATAGGCACCGAAGTGCCTATTTGAGTTTCTGTTACGAGGTATGTCTTACCCTAGGGTGCTTTTATCAAGCAGCCAATGCGAACTGTGAGTCGTTTGCGGTTACTTTTTTTGCTTCTTCGACCGAGCTTCGTCTTTCTACACTATGGGTATAGCGACTAAAGTTACCTCAATCCTACAGGTTTCACATTCCCGTGCTGTCCACTCTGTTACTACTTGCCCTGTCGAAACTATGCAGGCCCATCATAATCAGTCTGTATCGCCATATACCCAGTCAACTGTCCATGTTGCCGCTTCTCCAGTTTCTTTCCAACTTTCGGACAACCAATTAACTAATCTTTGCCACATACAAACTCCTTATGGTGGACCTGGGGGGATTCGCACCCCCGTCCAGAACACTTTTCTCTTTGCTTCATACAGCAATAACCTACAGTATATATTTATTCAGGCGAGTTGTCAATGACCTGTTACGCCAAAATTCTTTGGCTGCATCGCTTTGTTCATCGCTCGGAACTAGTACTCCGTCAATCTCACTTTGCACAATGTCGTACATCACCGTGGCCACACCCGTTCGTTTGTAGTCAGGGTATACTTCAATGTGATGCGGATACCATTTGTTGTCCTTATCATACTTGAAAACTGCTGTGGATATTTTTTTAGACCGAACTTTGTTTTTGATCACAGATACAGTGAATACAAGACTGCATTTATTTTTGGTGTAATCGTAAACAACTTGTTCTTGAGTTTTAATCAAAGAACAGACCAACTGATGATCTGACATCAGTGACCAAAGTGTTGAGGTTTTTCTTTGTCTTTGGATTTATCTCTAGTGAGATATCCTATACCAAATACTACCCAAAATGCTAAAAATAAACATAAACCTAACATAACTTTCCTTCTGCTTCATACAGCAATAACTTATATTTTTACAAAATCTTTGACTTGATCCGCAGTCATGTTACCGGTGTGTCGTTTAATTTCCGTATCACCGTCTACAATAATCATTGTAGGCAGCCCACGAATTTTATATTTCACAGCCATATCTGAATTGTTATCAGCATCGATTTCTTCAATTTCAAATGGAATTTCTTCTTTAATTGAATCAATCGTCTTTGATAACATTTTACATGGACCGCACCAATCTGCGTAAAACTTCAAAATTTTCATATTAACCTTACTCTTGCACTTCATCAAAGACTTTTTCAAACCAATCTTTGGCTTCTTCTTCACTATCAAAAAACGGACTAATACAATTTTGCTTTTCATTTACATAAAACCAAGTATATGAGTTCATACCCGCATCTCTGTATCGTACTAGTTCCATAATAGTTCCTAAATTTATTCACCATCTTCATGTTTACTTTGCCAATCTAATATAAAATATATTAAGGCTGCGACTATTAGGGCAATAAACAATAAAAAGTAAAACATAAACTTATTTATTATACTTTTGGTATAACCAATCCCAATCGTATGATAATTTCAACTTTTCAAAGTCACCATTTACTTGATTATAATATTCTACAGCCTCTTTGGCTCCCTGTAAACACTCTTGGGCAAAATCTCCCTCAGCAATATTTGTCCAAATTATCAAGCGATTTTTACTTTCTTTATCTTTACTATCACATAACTTAATAACTTCTCTAAATGCTGTTCTCCATGTATCCCAAGGACTACTATTGAACACAGCAATACCACTATTTATGGGTAGAGATTTTATAGGACTATCCATAGTAAAATCAAGTCCTTTACCTATAGTTGCTAGTGTTAGTTTTTTATTATTTGCCACTATAGCCATATGTCCGTATTCTAAGTTATTGATAGGATTGGTAGCTGTAAACACATAATGTTTTCGTGTCATATATATGTCGGGTTGCCAATTAAAATCAAAATTTTCATTGATTCGCAATTTACCATTAACTAAAAAATACCATTCAGTGTTGCTTGCATTTGCAGCCGCATGTTGACTGGCCACTCTACCGTTCACTTTATCAATCCTAATAACTCTATTAGGTTTATCTTTAGTCATATTCAACAAATGTTCATAATTTTCATCTGCTATGGCTTCACCATTACTTAAGAAAATAATATCTAATGATGTATCTTGACTATTAGCCTGATGTGTAACGCAAGGATAATCAGTAAGTGTATCATATAAATGTTTTTTAGCGTCTTTGTGTATGATTGCCTGATTACCTATCAAATAATTAGGAAATAATGTGTTAACTCTTTCACCAGTTATATAATTTAATTTGAGGTCTGAATGCTCTTTCACAAATCTAACGTATGTAGTTTCAAATTTAGTTTGAATTACTTTATCAAAAATACTATCTTCATAAATTACAGAAGGTATATTTAAATCAGCTTGTATATCATAGAAAAATTTAGTTTGGACTGACTTTTTATTCTTATACATAATTGTGGGCATAATTTCAGGTGAATAAAATTTATTACCAAACACATAAGTAAAATTACCATCAGTGTCATCAGGATGCCAACTAAAATCAAAAGTACTTTGATCTATAGGTTCAATAATTCTCCAATTATGTAAATTAGGTTTTTTAATAACAGTAAAGTCGATAACGTATTTCACATCAATTGCACCTTTAACTACGAAAGACGGGCCACCTGTCTTTTGCCATTGTGTGCCAAATTGATAAATAAAAGGAGGTTCTGTTGGATCAGGACACCAACTATAATCAAACATAGTATCATCAATATCATCAGGCACAATCCATTGTTCCTTCGAAGGAATTAATTTAGCTTTTATTTCATTGACATATTTTTTATTAGTAGCACCTTTAACTCTGTATACTAAAGTGGGCATAATTTCAGGAGGATGCCATTGATTGCCAAATACATATATAAATGGAGGATCGTTAGGATCGGGGTGCCAGCTATAATCAAATTCAAGATTAGACACAAGTGGGCGATAGCATCTATTTACTGTTGCGATACGAATAGCAATTTGATCACTGCAATATTTTTTCTGTGTACTACCTTTTGTTACGTAAATAGGTCCACCTGCTTTTTGCCATTGTGTTCCAAATTCATACATCATGGGTGGCTCAGTACTATCTGGATGCCAACTAAAATCAAATTTAGTAGCATCTATTTCTTCAAGAATACGCCAATTACGCATCTCCGGCAATTTAATTACTTTTAATGTATCAACATATTTTGTTTCTGTTGCACCTTCAACAATATATTTTGGACCACCTGTCTTTTGCCATTGTGTGCCAAATTCATATTTAAATGGCGGATCATGCGGGTTAGGAACCCAACTATAATCAAATATGCTGTCATCAATGTCATTAGGTATTTCCCAATTATTTTTACTATGTGATAATGTTGCTTTAACATCAATAATATATTTTTTATCTGTTGCACCTTTTACCTTATATTGGTATGTGGGCATAATATGAGAATCATACCATTGATTGCCAAATACATAAATGAACGGAGGGTCGGTGTCATCAGGATGCCAACTATAATCAATTATGCAATTGTTTACTAATGGTCTCCAACATCTATTGTTTATATCAGGTAATTTAATTGCACGTTGAAAATTTTGATATTTAACTCCTTCATTTTCTGGAATAATATATCTTGGTCCGCCGGTTTTTTGATGTTGAGTACCAAACTGATGTATATAAGGCCTATCGTATGGTTCAGGTTTCCAATTAAAATCAAAGTTAGTTGTATCTAACCCATCTGGTATTTCCCAATAACCCTGAACAAATAAATCAAATCTTCTCTGTAGTTCTTCCGTTGTTATCATTAGCTTAAAACTTTAATATTGTATAACTGTTGAAATCTATCAGCATCTGCACGTGTATTTACCATTGGCTCTCCACGTATGTTTAAACTTGTGTTTAACAACATGGGACAGCCTGTCAACTTAAACCAGTTCTCAAGTAATTCACGTATACCACTACCATCTTTACTAACTGTTTGAACTCTACTAGTTCCATCTGCGTGTACTATAGCAGGAAATCTTTCTGGATTCTTGCATTTTGCTACTACTTGCATATATTTGCTATTACGCCAATTTAGTGGCATCATAAAATAGTTATGCACGTGTTCCTCTAAAATAACAGGTGCAAATGGTCTAAACTTTTGTCTCTTTTTAATTTCATTTACTTTATCTTTGATTTCTTTTCCTCTCGGATCAGCCAACAAACTCCTGTTTCCAAGTGCTCTCGGACCAAACTCTGCTCTTCCTGATGCCACACCCACAATTTTATCAGTGAGTAAATTATTAAGCAAATTATCAACAGGGTAAGGACCTGGTATGTTATACCCAAGAAAACTATCAGCATAATTGACAGGATAGCCATAGCCAAGAAGGGCTGCACCAAGGCTACTACCAGCGTCACCAGGATTAGGCATAATCCAAATATTGTCAAAATATTTACCAAGTAATCTATTGGCTAAGCAATTTAATGCTACACCACCTCCATAAACTAAATTTTTACTGCGACCTAATATTTTAGCACGACTTAACACATTAGTCAATAGTCCTTCAAGTAACAATTGCCCACTACATGCTAAATCTTCATTACTAGCATTAAGTAGAAAATCTTCTGGCAATCCAATGTGTAAATTTTCTTTAAACTCAATATCGTAACTATCTTGAACCAAAGTTTCATACATCTGTGTGTAGTGCATATTAGTTCCATACGCAGCCATACCCATTGTGATATATTCTTCTTCGTTGGGTTTTAAACCTACTCTTTCGGTTAATGCACTATAAAATAACCCTAAACTATTAGGGTATTTTTTGCTATACAATTTTTTGTAAACTGCTTTACCCTTATTGTTATATCGTGCATCCCAAATACTAATAGTATCTAATTCACCAATCGCATCTATTACTAATACCGTTGCTTCTTTAAATATACTAGTTTGAAATCCAGCTGCCGCATGACTCAAATGATGACCATGTGTATGTATTTTCTTTTTTTCTAAAAGATCATATGCATTTTTGCTCAATCCATTTTTTGGATTGATATTGAATATATTATAATTTTCTCCTGTGTAAATTTGTCTTAGAAACTTTACCCAAGGTCTTTCATAATAGTGTAATTCAAAATCACCATTGATATATGATAGTGCATCAGTAACAATACTAGATTGTATTTCTTTATCACATTTTACACCTGTGTACCGTTCACCGTGGCCAGCAAATAAAATTTTACCATCTCCCACAACTGAAAGTGCCGCATCGTGAAAACCGGCACTTATTCCTATATAATTCATATTTTCTTTACTCATATTATTTTGTTAAATGTTCATGTAACAATTTTGCAAAAAGATCATGCGCTTTAGCTGAAGGATGGGCACAAGGTGTAAGCCAATTATTAGGAGTCCCCTTTCCTATAAATGACCAAAAGTGATATTTTAATGGGTTAGTGTGTTTGAATTCTTGTTTCAATGTCATATCCACAAATGTAGGCATATCATCAGGCTCAAACACTTTCTCCCATGGAAACAAATTTAATAAATTTACCGCTTGATGATCTATATTAAAAGTTTTCTTTATTATTGACTTGAATACTGATTCTTTTTCTATTTCAAGTAAATTACCATTTGTGCTACGCATAATTTTAGTTGATAGTGCATTTTTAAAATATTCTTTATTATATCTGACATCAAATGCAGGAGTAATAATTAATTTTGCATTATGTAGTTTGCACCAAGATAATAATTGCTGTATATAAGTTATTTGTTCCAATACTTCAAATTTTTCACTATATAGTGCTTCTTTATAACCACTCCAAAGATCACCGCGTGGTTTTCCTTCTTTTGAATGAGGCCACATGCATACCCAATGATTATGGTCATTAAACTGGTCATTTATAAAATCAAATCTTTCTAGACCACTAGGACAGTATATGACAATTATTTCTTTTAACTTATCCCAATTAATTTCTGTATTTAGATATAGTTCATTTATAGTTGCTCTATTACCACAACCACGCTGTCCTAAATTTATTGCGGCATATTCTTTATTAAAATATTTTTCTGCTAACACATTAGTAAATGCATTATCATACTCCATAAATGTAAAATCTATATTGTTGTCTTTAATATACAATGATGGATATGTTTCCAACAACTGCTTTTTTTCTTGCTCTGATATTTCATTTAGATTTAGAGGATCACCTAATTCACTAAAATGTGTCCCATATTTTTGTACAATTTCTTCATTAAATGCTCCTTGACCTTGAACAAAGGAACATCCCAAACCTATAATTGCTTTTTGAGTTCTTTCAATATCTTCGTTTATCTTTTTAAGTTGTTTATAGTACATTTTATTTGTAGATAAATGGATCTCGCTTACGTATTTCTTTCATACGTTTTTTAAACTTATATTCTCTAATGATTTTACCAAATATTTTATGTTTTATAAAATTTTTTATAGTTGTTAAGATTTTCATAGTAAATTTATTTATGGTGATTTAGTGATTCAATAAACTTTTACAACCATAGTAGAATTCTTCAAGTTCTGGGAATATTTCCAAAAACTTTGTATCTCTCCTACTATCTAGTGCATTAAACCAATTGTAAAAATCTTTTCTTCCTTCAATGATTTTGGGTTCGGCATAGTGTGTATTCTTCATATAATCTACTACCCGTTTAAATTTTTCATATTCAACCACACTAAATTTATCATTTTTTTCATCAATGTTCTTCTCCATAAATTCTAAAGACTTCAACATATAAGGCATGAAATCTTCTTTTGGTAAGATATTGATATCATATTGTAATGGGTCTCGTAGGTAAGGTGTATCAAATCTGATACGTTTATGCCCATATTGCTTACGCCATTCTAATATTTTTTCTAATAAACTTGTGAAACTTGTAACACTGAGTATATTAAATGTTATCATAAAATTGATAGGCATTGTTGTTTTATTCAAATACGTATGAAAGTTTTGTTCCCATAATGTCAAGTCTAAACCTGTACGTATGTATTCTGCTTTCTGTCCCCATGTGTCTATACTTGTGAACAATCTAAAAGTACGTATTTTCTTTTCATTGTGCAGTCTCTCAACAGTCTCTGCCATTTTTTCTACCAGTGAATGTTTAACACCTAGATTGCTATTAATGTTCAATTCTAAGTTTGGCATAGGGTCATTTTCAATTTTGTCAAACAATTGCCAAGTACTACGATGCATCAATGGTTCCCCGCCTGTCACTCGCATGATGTTTAACGTTTTTCTTAGTTCAGGCCACCATTCCCAAAAAGCATCTGCGTATGGGTTATCTTCTTCTCGTTGATATAATTCCATCCAATCAATGTCACATCGGTGATTTTTAACTGTAGTGACTGGACCATGTTCTTTAATTTCATTATAAAATCTTGTACTAAATTTAGGATGACAATAACCACATTTAAAGTTACATTCATTTCCAAAATTAATTTCAATATACTCAGGATTAATATCTTGATTCCATGAACCGTTTAAAACTTGCTTATATCTTTCTTCTGTAAAAATAGTACTGTTACGAATATGTCTATCACTGATATAATCAGGTCCTAAACTTTCAATGTTCCAACAATATTGACAGCCGGTGGGTTTTTCGCCGTTAAGCATTTCCCTACGTTCTAGTTTTTTGTGATTTGTATTATGTAATGCGCTAGGATTATTTTTTAATTCTTCTAATGGAATTTTATGTGGTGCAGGGTGATAACAACTATGTGTCTCACCAGTTTGTAAATAGATTGTAGTGTGATGCCATTTAGCCAAACAAAAACTTGGTCCGGCTTCGTTTTCTACTTTTATTTTAATAACTTTAATTTTATCTTGTTCATCTTTATATTGCATTACCAACCTTCTATTTTTCTAATTACATCTATTTCACGCACCAGTGGACCTAGATTGTGCTTGTCATTGTTATAATGACGCTTAAAGAATTTACTTTGTTCGGCACTCATTGTGCATATAGGTAATCCCAATTTATCTCTTAAATGTTCACCGATGCTTTCTGCATTTTGTCTAGGGTTAATGTTTTTGATATGTTCCCATAATTTTGCAAGATTATCAAACCATTGAACATCTTTTACATTCCAATGTTCTAGCATTGTCATGTAAGTACCATATCTTGCACCATAGATAGCCCAATCACCGTTCTCTACGTCTAGCCCTACATTGTGCCATATAGTTAAATTATTAAAATTACGTCCGGGTACACTTCGCTTGAATTCATCTATTTCTGGTTTCTTACCATTCACCAAGCACATCTTGACACCTTCACGATATCCAGCACGCCATGCTTGAAAAGGTGTATAGTTAGGGTATGTAGTGCTATAGCAATCGTGCATACTCCAATATAAACTGTTACTGTAGTCTAAACAAAAGTCAACTGTATGTGTATCGTTGCCATCACTTGCTTCGTGTGTACGCATGTCCATTACGTACTCCTTTGTCCAACTACTCATACCACCATTGCCATAACGTAATCCGTTAATAGCATTAACTGCTCTCCAACGATATTGTGCGTTTCTATATTCTTTTGGTTTGTCTGTAAAGTCTAATGTTAAATTAAAGAACTCCATGTTAGGCATGTTATCCCCGTCAATCAATATGAATCGTTCTGTATCACTAGCTTCGGCAGCGGCTTTATGTGCGGCGTCACTGCCTTTAATCCCATCTACTCTACGTGCCCAAGGCACCATGTTCTTTATCTTAACCCAAAATTCTTCTTTTTGTGGTTCATCATAACTTAGGTATATACAATCTAAATCTGCTATGTCAATTATATCTGTGTTCATATCTTTTTACATTCCATGTTATTACATTATCAATATCTTCTGTAATTATATTAATATCATTTGACGCACATTTTATACCAATAGTTGAGGGTACTAATTTACTAATTAACGAACCTTGATTTGTCTTAACGATCTTACCATCAATAATTTTAATATCTATTCTACATTCAGCGTATGTCTGTGCGTCAATTATAACATAATTACCCTCTGGTTTTTCACATGTGTAGAATAATATTTCTCCGTTTTCATCATAATATAATCTAAATTCAAGCATATGCTTCTTTCAATTTTTTGGCAAAATCTTTCATATGATAATGAACTGGGTATAATTGCGGGTAAGTTTGAATTTTTAAAGGTTGAGTAAATTCATATACTAATTCATTTGTCCAATCTTCCGTTATAGTTTGGTTTATATATTGTTTCATATGTATCATACTAAACTGTTTAAACTCATGCATAGTAGTATTTTCTTCTCCTAATATCGCACAAGCAATGCTATATGCCCAATCTGTAGTTGCAATTTCATCAATATTACATTTTAATGTTTCTTTATAGTTATTCCAATTTTCAAAAACATCACGTACTATTTTAAAAAAATCTTCAGCCATTGGAGACTTTTTAAAATAAGTCAATGCATTGTATACGTCAGGTAATTTATTATTATCTATAAACTTACGATAATGTCTACAGTCTGAAAGTTTACCTTTATAGTCTCTGATGTTTGTAGATATACAAATGTCTTTTTGTTTTAGTACATCCCACCAGTAATCTACATTTGACGGAATATAGATATCCGCTTCAATTTTAACTGTATAATCGTATGGACTTGCTTCATATACTTGCCAATCATTAATCAATTTCCATTCACTAGTAGGAGCTAAATCACCATATGGTAACATATCATTAGTAATAATTGACACGTTGGCATCAGGCATTACTTTTTTAATACTCAAAGATAATGCTTCAGCACATTCAACATAATCTACATTATGCGTATTTTGTGCCATTATTACAAATCCTCTTTTCATACTATTTCCATAAAATTGTTTTTATCTAATAAGTGAAAATCCATATCGTTGATAATACAATAATCTATTTTAGTCTTTCCTAATTTTTCTGTTTGCTTATATACTTTGTAACTAGTATTATACACTGAATCAGATAATTTTTCAACAACTAAATTGTTGTTTGCATGTACTAGTGCCCAAGGAATATACATTGATTTATCTTCAATATGCCCATTTACAATTCTACAGCTTATTGCTAATGCATGGTCATTTCTATATTGAGAACTATACATATTATAAAGATTAACATAGTGTACATAATTTTCTTGAACCATACGCATACATTCAAATATTTGTTTGGATCTATTTGATTTTTTAAAAGCTATTATAGTAGCCCATAGTGTGTCAAAACCAGTAGGACTAATTGGTTCTTGACAATGACCGTTATCATCTAGTAAAAAGTATGTCCTGTCGGGACACATAAAATCATCATAAATGTCAAACAACTTTAGAAGTTGAGGACTATTAATCAAATAATCTGTATCTAATAATATTGTCTCATCATACGGTGTTAAGTCGTATGCTTGATATCTACCTTTGTTTATCCAAAGTTTTTTATGTTTTTGATTATTGGTTTGTGCATCTACAAACATTATATTATCAAATGTATATTCTGATTTTGTCAGGAATGATTCTTTATTTGTTACTAATGTAACAGGTAAATTCAAGAAATGATTTATTCTTTTTGCAGTAGCTTCTGCCATTTTATAATAATTGGTTATACCGTTATTAAAGGCAAATAGTAAAACACCTTTACTCATCTGTTGTTCTTTAATGTTTCGTATTCACTATGCCAATCTTTCATAGTTGAAACGTATAACTCATTTGCTTTTTCAAGCAATTTTAATCTATCAACTTTGATTGGATTTTCATAGTTGTCCAAAAGTATTAATGTAGGTGTATCCGAGCTAAACAGTTGCGATAGTAAATTTGGATTTGCAACCCATAGGCCACCTTGATCGGCAAAAATTAACTTTGCAGTATATTTTTCACGTAGTTGGTGTTTTTGATAATTGATATTGAATCTGGCTTTTACATCGTTGACCAGTTGCTGTGTGTCCATTAGATACTCCTCTGAGTATTTACTGACACGATACTAACAGAAAATATTATTCGGAAATAACTGAACCATTTGTTGTGACAGTTCCCCATGTATTAAGGAAAGGTGCAGGATAGTTTGTGATAGGAACTGATGTAGAAAATGGGTATCTAATTGCTAAGGTAACTCCGGTAGTGGCACTAGAAATTGAACCATTTGGTATTTCATTCCAAGTAGTTTTAATTGTAAGTATTGATCCTCTGTCCCCGTTTGTTCCTTGAGTTCCATTGGATTTTAATTCAATAGAAACATATGATCCTAAGTAACTAGAGAAAACAGAAAACGCATTTTTACGGAATATCTCTACGTAATTAGTTGATAAAGTGTAATAACTTTGATTGGTATTCACTGTAGCAGCACCTGAACCACCCACTCTAGTTATACCTGTATAATTTGTTCCTGCAATAGTATTAGTTGTGTTTGGCAATGAAGCACTTATTACAATACTGCCTGCATTTGTTGCTAATTCATGCCACATAGAATTAACTGCGGCTCCATTAGTATGTGACAATGTGATAACTATTTGTCCGCCGGCATTGAAAAAATATCTTGCTTTATCTGCTGATTGAAACATGATATTATGTGTAAAGACTGCTGAATCTGACCAAACATTGCTCACTGTTGTTGTAGGGGCAATATATGTCGAACCATGCTGTCTAGCATAATTTCTGTTAGAATATAATGTATTTTTATTTGATATTAATTTAGAAAGATAGGTAATCTTATCATATTGAACCGGAGGTACATATGTTGTTATAGAGGTATTCTGATAATAAGCAGCCGTATTCATAACCTTAATAAGGTTATTCCAATCATCATACGTAATTAATTCATCTGCTGTTACATTAGTTAATTGTGGTTGACCATAGCCTGCATTACTGAATCCAGTTCCCCATATTGTATTAATACTATTTCCTAAGTTAGGAAGAGAATATGACCCTATTATATCATTAAAGTCACTAGCTTGGATTAATCCACCAGTTGAATATGTCATTGTAATTTCGTACCTATTAGGTTACAGTACCGTTAACAGATGGTGTACCCCATGTATTTGTTGCTAGATATGTAGATGATGGAGATCGTACAGTAACAGTTGATGTAGTGCCAGCGGATGTAACGACAAATGAACCTCCATCAGGTACTTCATCAAAAGTAACTTTTATGTTGATGACACTACCATTATCGCCGTTACCGCCCAAATTTGAACCATTTGATCTTACTTCAACACTTATAAATGAACCCAGATATTTTGCTAACCCAGAAGATGCTACTTGCTTGAATGCTTGCACATAGCTAGTAGTTAATCCATAATAACCTGTATTAGTAGACAGAACTGAGGTACTACCTGAACCACCCACTTTTGTAATACCGTTATAAGATGTTCCTGCAATCGTAACTGCGCCTGAGTTTGTAGAACTAAGCACAATTGTACCACATGCAGTTGCTAATGTATTCCATAATGCATTAATACCTGCACCTGTAGGATGACCAAATGTAACTGCTAGTTGGCCGCCGGTATTGAAAAAATATCTAGCATGATTAGCTGAAGCAAAAGTTATAGTATGTGTAAACGTAATAGCAGAAGCCCATGTAGTGGCATTTGTTGTGGTATACGCAGTACTGGCTGCTTGTGAGGCAGCATTTAATCTGTTTGTATAAAGTGATGTTAAATTAGTTGAAATTGGGTTTAGTACTTCTATTTTTGCACCTTGAACAGGAACAGTTGTAGCTGTAATTGCAGTACTTTGATGATTTCCAAGTTCTGTATAACCGTAAATTAAACTTTGCCAATTAGAATGTGATACTACATTACCTACTGTAACAGTAGGCACAACAGTTTGTCCATATCCTGCATTTCCGTTACCAACTCCCAAAATTGTATTGAGTTGATTTGCTCCTGTACTTACACTGGATGATAATCCAGTAAAGTTATTATAGTCTGCCGCTTGTATTAATCCGTATTGTGCATATGTCATCGTTTGTCCTTTATTTAATGATAACTACTGCTTCTACAACACCATCACCATCATCGTTTTTATTTTCTAATGATCTACCTATAGAATTAAAAGGAGTCAATTCTTCCTTAGATGCACCACGTGCTCTTCCATTACCTGCACTTACCAATCGTTGACCTTTAATTAATTTACCAGTAACTAATACAGGTACTCGTCCAGCCAAAGCAACTTGCGGGTGTGTTTCATCTTCACCTGCACCAGAGTTCATTAAGTATGCAGAGTTAGTGCTCACTACACCAAAAACATCTTCACTTAAATCTTCTTTTACACTAGTGACTTCTTTCTGTCCACCAATTTCTAATACTGTTCCTGGAGCATAAATTGCATCTGCTTCATAACGTTCTGCCATGTCAGCATAGTTAGCTTGAATACGTGAGTTAGCACCCAATGTCCAAATACCAGAAATTGTTCCTCCACCTGCGATTGCAGTTGTTGTAACTAAAGTTGGTGCAATATTTCCGGTAAACTGTGTAACTGAATTTGATCCCGTCAAATAATCAGATACATTCGCATTAGTATAAGTACCGCTAGGAGTAAATGGGCTTCCATTTGCGTACATATAGTTGTCTGATTTCACACCATATGTGCTACTTGAAAATGCTACGTTACCGGTACTAGTTAAACTATTACCAGTGCCTGTTATGCTCCATCTACCGGTTATTGCTCCCGATGTACTACTAGAGCCTGCGGTTATAGTCTGCGTATTTACATACGTTAAATTAGCAGTAGTTACTGTTATTGTATCTGCTGTCAATTCTGATGATATAGTCGCATCTTGAACTGTAAGAGTAACCCCACTTATATTATTTGTTGCACTTATATTATTTGATGCAATATCGCTTGATACTACTAAATTTCCTAGAGTCGTGTTGCCACCGCTTGATGCAGTATTTAAAATTGGCCAAGAGCTTGCTACAGCAGTACCATCAGATGGACAAATTCTTAATGTTCCGTCACTGGTGTTAAACCAAAGTTGACCCCTAAGTGGGTTAGCAGGAACGCTACTGCTAGCAAAATTTTCAAGCATTCTGACAAAATTTGTGTCTAATGTTTGTCCATAACCAGCATAGTTTCTACCGGGTAAACCCAGTGATGAACTTCCTGTATTTATAGTACCATCTTGAATAGTTGTTAAGACGGTTCCGTTACTTCTGATAATTGTATAAGCCATTTATTACTCCGATAATTTATTATTTATTCTTAAATTGTTATTAAGTTTGTGAGACTTTGTATACGTACTGTATAGTCAATTTGAATTTGTCGATTCAAACTTTTTTGCACTGGATGAAATATCACATGAGTTAGTAATTTATTCAACTCATTTCCAGAATTATCTACGCCCTCATAACTTAATAATCCTAACTCGTCAAAAACATATGTTGATTCTAATTGATTTCCATTGTCAAACGCTGCCTGGCCAGGAGGTTCGCTGTAGTCTAGTAAGCATTGCACTAAAATATCAGTATATACTTTACCAGTAGTATGATTTATAATCATTTTATTTCTACTAGGATTGTTATTATTGATATTCGTATCGTCAACTACTTTGGCGTAAGTTTGATTATATAATGCACTATTCTCACCCACAGTATTTGGGGGTAGATAAGTGATAATACCCGTTTCATCAACACTGGCGCCGCCGTTACCAAATGCCATTTTATATATCATTCCGGTACCACGATTAGTTAGTGCTTCAGCAATTGCTAAACTAATATTTTCATAGTGGATAGCATTTGATCCATCGAAAAAAACTTCATGGGTGTTTGGGTCAAAGATTTTTAGAAATCCCTGGATTGAAATTGGAATCTTAACATCTGACATTAGTTATCGCCTCGTATATTTACTAGTATTTCTTGTGTTTCTGGGTCAAAAATTTTAATAGCGGAGCTGAAATAAAAACCGCTATGCTCATCTACAGGGTCATTTGGGGTTTCCAGTTGTTCCTGCTCATTTGAAATATTTTTGTTCATTATCTATTTATCTTCCCTTAATTTATGCTATTTAAGAATATTCCTTCGGATGTAGTGCTTATCTGTAAAGGATCACCAAAACTAGTGATTTCGTAACTATTCCAATTTTCTGAATATTGAGCTTCTGTCAATCTTCTAGCCGGAGTAATACCAAAACCAATGCTATTTTCAGCATGAGTTTCTAGGGTTGTTGTTCCTTGAACTCCCCTTGTCAATCCAGTTATGGTATTGTTGTTGATATTAATAGTGTTGAATTTAATTTTTTCTCCATTTATTTCCACAATATTACCAATAATTAAACTTACAGTTACTAAATCACCAGCATTTGCTCCAGAGATAAACACTATAGCTGCTCGGCCATTAACTAATCTTATTCCATATGTTGAATCATCTGTCAAAGTTTCAAGAGTTGTATTGTTATAAACTTCAACTTGTTTAACTGTATTAATATCACATTGAACATACGCATAAATGACAGAATCAACTTCAACAACATTAACTGTAGTGTTTACCTGTTCAACTAAATTACTTACATTATAAAAATGCATAGTATCTTCACCGGTAATAAAATCTTGAGTCAACCATGAACCGTCTTGACTATTCGTTCTAGTGACATAACTTTGTGAATTTTTATCAACAGAAAGATTGAAAGAAATGCTATTTGGACTTGCACCTGTGACCATACTAGTCACTAACACTTCTTCAACCAAAGTTAAAGGATGTAAAATTCCAATATAATTATCATCATAGAATTTAACATAACTAGGATTAAGTCTTTTACCTGTTATAGTTACCCATGTACGAGAACCTTCAGTGTATATCATCGGGGGCATTCCAGTAAAATTAGCAGGAATAGTAGGAGAAGGTACTTGAATAGTGAATAAATTATCCCAACCAAAACCACTACTAATATAAGTACTAAAATCATCACCTGTTGTCTTCCAAGCAAAGTTTGCCGATGATACTACATCAGTATTAACTACAGATAATGTAATTTTATATGTTCCGGCAGTTGGTGTATCTGCTTCAATATTAGTTATGAAGGCGCCTCCATTTGTTGCACCTTTACCAATACCAGTTCCTGACACTAACATACCTATAATAATATCATCAATATCAGTCGTAGTTATGAATGAATCACCCAACACTCCGGTAACTGATGTTGTGACAACAAATGAATATAAATCATAATTAGTTGAATCAATTTGATTAATATAATATGTATTACCGTTCACTTCAGTCGTTCCATTAACACCATCTAATTTAAACAATGAACCTGATATATTTGTAACTGATGGATTGGGATCTGTAGCAAATGTTACTCTGATTGGACTTACTGTATTGTCTATATAAGTAATTGCTGCCACACGCAAACTTGTACCACTAATATAGCGTCCTGTTGTTAAAAACTGCCTTGAAGTATCATAGAATGTTGTTACAGCAATAACATCACCCACAGTAGGTGCGGTTTCTAATTTTAAATACCAAACATCATCAATTTCTTCAAAAATGTAATCAGTGTTTATATCACCATCTATATATGCTATGCGGTTACCGTTCTTTTCTACAACAGAATTTAATACATTGTCACCATCTAAACTTGTTAAGCTCATATCTAACTCAAAGTAAACACTTGTGGTTTCAGCAACAAAAATTTGTGTTTCAGGTATAGAGTATCCAAACTGGTCTACACTAATACTCGTACTGCTATCACCTAATATTGAATAAACAATATAGTCAGTGCTTAGGTCATATGTCTTATTAAATAGTAACTTTAAAAAATTATCATTTGTATTAGTTACAAAATAATCAATGTTATGTGTTAACTTTGTTAACGAACCGCCATTTTCAGACACATACACTAAAGGTTCATTTACAATACTTTCGTATGTCGTATTGAATACGTACATTGAATATCCAGTTACTGGATCAATCAATAATGGAATGTTTCTACTATTGCCTCGAACTATTTCTTTGCCATTACCTACTTCATACAATTCAATTAATAATGAATGTCCTGCAGGTAATACGCCCGGAATCGCACTGTTATTGAAAGTAATTGTTTGATTATACCAATCAACAGAATAATTATAAGTTAATGCAGGCCCATAAGTATCTTCGTAAATTCTAGTGCTTAAATTTGTAGAATTGTTCAATAAGAATACACTCATTCTTGCTGGATTTAATACTACGTCACGGAAGCTAACTTGATAATTTATATCAAGATTATTAACAACTGCTTGCATATTAAATCCGGTGTGCTTGTACCAGAATGGATTAGAAACATTTAAGTCCCAATATGCGCCGGGAGCAGTAGTAACATACATTGAAAGATTGTCAGCTATAACGCCGGGGACTAATTCTTCTGGACCATAGCCGTACAAGAAGTCATTACCTTGCACAATATAGAACGGATCATTTGCTACTAATTTTCCTAACTCATACCAATTGATACCATCGCTTGATGTTATTAAAGTATTCTCTTCTCCAACTACATAAAATCTATTGTTACCATAGTAAACTTGATTTAAATTATTTGTAGTTATGCTAGAACTAGAAATTTGAGACCAAGTTATTCCATCAGTTGATAACAAGATTAATCCTGGATCAGTAGCCGATGTGCCTGTTTTATCACCAACTGCTATAAATTTACCAGCGCCATATGCTACTGATTTTATGTTAGTAGTTATAGAAGAACCTGATATTGTTCCTTCTGTCCAATTAGAAGCATTTGTACTATACCATACGCTTGCGTCATTACCTACAACAACAATGTATGTATTAGAAGCAGAAACACCATTTAATTTAGAACTAGAGAAATCAGGCAATAATTGAGTCCAGGTGTTACCGTCATCAATACTTAATACTACTTTTCCAACTTCTGAATATATAGGATACGCTGTGCCTCCGCCCGATGTTAGCCTGTAAGTTAAACCAACTCCTATGTATCCATTGAACGCTGATAAATTGACATACATCATGTTATTGATATAAGTTGGGAAACTTGTAAAGGGGTCATATACACTATTGTATGCAAAAGCGTCTGTGCTTTTTAGTATGTTCTTACCTGTTAAAAAGTAATTATTATTAACAATTACAGCACCGTACAATGATGCATACGGGGCATCTATACTAGAACTATCAAATCCACCATCTCCATATTGGGTAGTATCATACGCTGTGGTTTCTCCTATACCAATCCAATTTGCACCATCAAAACTTGTAAACAATGGATTGGTTGTATTTGTTGTTGTAATGATATATGTTTCTGTTGGAAGTAAAGAGTACGACATACTAGTAATTTCAAAGACTTGACTTCCAATAGATGAACTTGATACGAAAGTTCCTTCGCTATCAAACTTCAATACAAGAGTTGTTGTCTCATTATTTCCAACTACGTATATATAAGTGCCATCAAATACTGATGCCTTAGCATTAAATTGTCTAGGGTAAAATGGCTCATCACGTACAATAAAATCTAACGGTAACTCTTCATCCGGGGCAAATGCATTACCATAATATACATTGTTAGGGTAAGTAATACCTTTAACAAGTTGCTGTGCATCTTTACCCGGCATGTCAATTGTAGGAGCATAATATGCTTCAATTCTATCTAATGCATTTAATGACCCGTCATCACTACTTAATTCTATCCATTTTGTAGGATCAAATTCAGTGTCATTATTAGCATCTATACATTGCCAAACGTAACCACTATAATAAACAATTGAACTAATGTTATAGCCATATGAATAATTAGCAACTAGCGGCTCTGGTAAATAACCATAATCAGTTGAATTATCTGTCCATATAAAATTGCTATATGCAACTGGATTTATAAATTTAGGATCATAATAAATTCCTAATTCAATTTCTAAATCAGTATTACTAATTACCTTAACATAGTATTGACCAAATTGACCGTTACTAAATCCAGTTACATTAGTTGAAAATATTGATCCGTCTAAGTTTGCTTGAATGTAAATCTTACAATCGTTAATACCAGTAACACCGCCCAAGTACGGATCTCCAGGAATAGAAATAGTATCTCCGGTCGTATATATAGAGCCGGGGTCTACCACTTGAATATAATATAAATTATTAATATCACTAGGATTAAATTTAGGCCAATATACATCAATAATTGCACCACCTGAACTGCTATCATCATAAGGATAAGCAGAATGAACTCGGTAAAAATACATTAATGATCCATTAACTTGGCCCGGATGTAATGCACTATATCCATAATTTACAGTAGCAACTGCGTTTCCGTCATCACTAGTAACACTTACTATTGGTAATACCGCACCTTGTAAACTTGCCAAACGCACATCTAAAGGAGTACCTGATGAAGTATCTATTTCAATTTCTGTGATAACTCCTAAATCAATATCAATAACTTTTATCACACAATCATTAGCAGGTGTTGTGCCTCCTAAATCTGTTCCTAAAATAGTAATTAAATCGTTAACATCATAACCTGTTCCACCAAATTCAATGTCAGCTTCATAGTTACCACCCATTAATATGTTATAGATTGTAAATGTTGCTCCAGATCCACCTGCAGGACTTACTGTTCCTGACATTTCATCATAAGGTGTGCCTATATAAAGTTTATCTGGATTACTTGCATCATTTCCAATACTAATATAAGGACTTGAATAATATGCCCCGGGAACCCATTCTTTTATTCTAGACTCGTAACTAGTTCTATCAAAACATAATGTAGGCTTCAAACTTCTAATTTTGTTATTTACCATTGAGGGGATAGCTCTTGCTCTTATGGACATTTTTTGTTCATAATCAGCAGGAACTGTATTTTCATTTACAAATATAATATGATTTTGTCCGTCAATGGAGTCTTGATAATTGGTGTGTAGACTTACAATAATACCATTTGGAGTTATAGAGAATGTAGTCTCGATTTGAATAACTCCAATATAGTAAAATCCATCAGGTACGATAGTATAACCATTTGAGCTAACACCTTCTAAATAAACAAGTTCTCCGGTTGAAAAAGTTATATCTAAAAATTGTATAGTATGATTTAAGAAATTAATTCTGTCCAAAGTCGTAGTAACATAATATGCATCTTCAAAAACAATGTTTGGGGTAACTACATAGCCGTCTCCCGGATCCGTTACTTTTACACCCACTACTTTGTTACCTGACATTATACTTACTAACGATGCAGCTTTTCTTGGTGCAGGATATTTAGTAGTATCTACCACTGCTGTAACAGTTGGTATGTCATCATAATCACGACCACTATTTAAAACATTTATACCCGGAACATCCATATAAACAGTTGATTTTGTAAAATGTTCTACTGGTGTTGTATTGTTTATACCTCTACTAATTCCTAATAACAGTTTATTAACACGATTCACTGATGTGTATGCCATAATTTCATCATCAATTTTTATTACGCCGGCTACCGGAAACCCATCAACGGTGTCTACATAAATTTCTGTTGATATTGAACTTATGTATGAAATTAATACTCCCATGACAACATTATCAAGTGTTCCTATTACTAATCCATAGTTATTAAACCATTGGGCATAATTTGGAAGTTCCCAAACAGAACTAGTGGTGTTAAATTCATACGCAGGTTTATTTGGGAATTCTTTGTAAACTAATTGAGGGCTTACAAAATTACTTACACTAGTATTATACAAACTTGGCAAGTCATAATCAGTTATATCAGTATTATATAAATCAGTTTTGTCGTATTTTAAATAAAACTCTTTCATAACCACATGATATGGTTTGACCTCATTTATATAACCTTCTAATAAACTTTGATTGTCACGTTGAAATTTTTGATTAGTAGTAAGTGTTCTAACACTGTAGCTTACATCTGCAAAACTTGTTTTATTTAACCATGGTAAATAATTTTGTGATTCAATATTTTCACTTTGAATATATTCAAAAATTAAAATTAAACTTTTATTTCTATGTGTTAACAACGGTCCAATATAAATTTGTTCGTTTAATGCACGAATAATGTAACGAGTTTCAGTTGAAGGATATGAATCATAACTAGAGTTGTCAAAGAAACTGTCACCAAACCCTATCATGTTAGTTGTGTAATTCCACAATGTTGATAGGAATCGTATTGTTCCATTTTGTAAACCAATTCTATTCCAAGTTGAGTCTGTATAAATGTATACTTCACGGTTACCCTGTGCATTGCTTACTACCCCTACGATAGTTCCTTCAGTAACAGACAATGTTGATAAATCTGTATATGATGCTACATCTAATACTGTGCGTGTACTATTACTATAACCCGTTTCCCACCAATATATGTTTTCCCAATAATTTGCTACATCAAAATAATCACCTTGCTCATATAAGAAAGTTATATTACCAAACTCATTTATAGGATATTGTGCGATGACTTGATTTGCGTATTCAAGGTAATTACGTAATGCTTCTAATCTATTGATAAAAAATCCCTGTCTTGGTCTCACGTTGATTCCAAGTTGTAATAATTTAGGTAAAGTTGGATCGGGCACTATTAAACCTGATTCATCTACTCCAGCTAGACTATCAATAAATCTATCATATAATCCAGTTGGTAAAATGTAACCTTTTACAGGTTCCGGGAATCCTGGTAAGAAATCAGTGTCATAATTACTACGTATTAGTTGGAATTCAACATGCCCTTTTGTGTCATTACCACCACTACTAAATCCAACATGCATGTTGGTTGAAGTGTCATTTATATATTCTTGTGAATTGTATAATCCAAATGTATTAGGACGTAACGGTGTCATATATGCTATACCTGAACTTATTGGATCAGCAATATATCTTTCAATAATCGTATCTGACAGTGTTTTATATTGAGCAGTATTAATAATGTTGGTATTACGAACCCAATAAAAATATCTAGTAATTAAATTATTATTACTATCTGTTTCTAATATGGTTGAGTATTTTGCAAAGTCGTATGGTGTTCCGGGACCTTCATATAAAGCAGGTATTACATTACTTTCTATCCAACTATAAACTGTAATATCGCTTCCTGGAAATACCATACCAAAATATTTGCTATTATAAATTACATCGTCTTGATGATAATTTAAAAACTTAGTAGTTGTCGTGTCAAACCAGATTTTACCTACAAAAGACTTTGTCCAAACTTTGGTTCCTTTGTTGACTCCAGGAGCATTATAGCCCGCAGGGTCAGTTGTTGATATGAAATCAATATTTTCACGCACCGCACCTAATAATTTTCCTTGTAAAGGATCAATATAGTCTAATGAAATTAAATTATTATCATTAGTATTATCATAAAGCTGTACTTTTTGTAATTTGCTTACATCAACAATGTCATCACCTTCACGATAAACATGCCAATTTTTTACACCAGAATCATTTTTCCAAAGCATTGCTTTGCCACCAGGACTTATTGTTGTTTGTAAATTAGGTGCACCGATCATTACTGCATTGTTATTAAACGACAACGCTTTTCCATATTGTGGCTGCACTCCATATTCAAGCGTGGTGTCATTACATGATTGTGCATAGATATAATTGCCAATATTATTCAAACTTTCATCATAAGCCTCTATGTAATCATACATATAAACACTACCTGCATTTGTATAATTATCTTCAAACACTGTTAGATTATTATCAAATACTGTATCATTGTGATTATTACTATCATTTGAATAATCAAATTTTGTTGCAACATATCTGCTGTTTACAGGAGCGCCAACAACAAAACTACTTTCTTCATTATGTTTAATTGCATAACCAAATTGCGTAGATGTTTGTGGGTGCGGATCTTGAATAACTTGTGATTTAGGGAAGAAGAATCCCATTTGATACAAATAATTACCATTAAACACACTTATAGTTAGTTTATTATTTAATTGACCCAATGATTGGTCACGTAGTCTAATTATAAGTCTACCATCTAGGGTAGAATAAGCAAATATGTTTGTGATAAATGTTTGATTAATTTTAGCCGCTACGTTGCTTGCATTACCTAATGGTAAGATTACGTTGGCTTGATTAGCTGTGTACGAATTTACTGCGGCAGTAGCACAAGTTAACACACCGGTTGATACGTTTACTGAATTATAAAATAATAATTCAAAATCTCCGGTGCTTGAATTTTGTACCGTAATTATTCCATTACTTGGTAAAGTAGCTGCCATAGTAGTGCTAATAGTTACCGTAGTAGAAACACCACCTGTAATAGATACTAATAATGGAGTATCGTTACGTAATGCAACTTCATAACCATTTAATAAAATATATGTTGATTGTATTATATTACAAGCTAGAACACCGGTTATAATTCCATATCGTTTACCTTCATCAGTAAATCTTACAACAGAACCTTCTTTAGTGTTATCATTGCTTACATCATATGGACATCCAATTAACAATTCACTACCGTATTTGTTGCAATCTAATGCAAATCCAAATAGTTCTCCAGGACGTAAATCACTAGGATCATCCATATTAGACAATCTAAATGTATTCACAAAGTCTGCACTACTAACCGTAATTATATCTCCTGCTTTAACCCCAATAACTCCTATAATTACTGCATTTAAAATAATTACATATTGATTAGGAGGTAAAAACACCCCATTACGTAAAATTCTTGTTTGTGGGTTTAAATTGAATGCAGTTCTGATAAGTAAAACCGCATCTGTTTGATTATATTGTATCTCGTAATTTTGAATTAATCTGTCATAAACATATACTACACCTGTATCCAAAACACTTTCACTGTAATCTTCTTTTGGTGACCCAATGAACAATCTTGAACCATCATAGTTTGTAGATATACTTCCACCGTATTCTGCATTTACGTTAGCCAATATAGAATCTAAGAAAGTTGATAATGCAAAATTAACATTTCCAATATAGATATTTGATCCAGAAGAAGCTGTATACTCTATTTTTTCTAATGTGTAGAATGTTGTAGTATCAGTTATATTATCATATGTTCCAGTAACAACTGTAAAAGTTAAATTATCATTAAAATTAACTTTATAAACATTTGTTCCCGGAGGTATAATTACACCTACTTCAAATTCTTCAAGAGTATAAAATGTTGTAGTATCATCTATTGAATCATAGCTTTCGGTAGCAATTGTATACAAATACGTACCGACTGCACCGGTATTATAAAACGAAATCTTATCACCATTTGCTAGTTTACTTCGTTGATCTCCTTCAACTACAAAAAATGTATCTAACTCTACAGTTGGTTGAGCTAATGACATACTTTGTGAAGTATATGATACTAAGAAATTAACTAATTGTCCTTCACTTAATAATGTTCTAACGTCTCCGTCACAAACAAAACTATTTGAATTAAGTACTGTAGCTTCTGCAAGACTTAATCCAGCAGCTTGATATGTCAAAACACCAATACGTTGGAATAATAAAACAATATTTACTGTTTTTGCACCTAAATATAACCAGTTACCATCACCGGATATAGCCATACTATCACCAACACGGGCTCCACCTATTGAAATAACTTCTTGTAAAATAATACTATTAATTTCACCAGAAGGTGGTATTTTATATATATAAATTTGGCTAAGTGTTACGTCCGGTGAAGAAATAATTATTAGATCCTGACTAGTAATTATACTAGTTCCAAAATCACTACCAGGATATGTTATTGTGTTTCTTAGATAGAAAACTCCAGCGGGTGATTTTGCATAATGATACACTGATCCATTAGTAGGATCACCGACAAAATACCCGACGTTTTCAATGTATGCTACACTACTTCCAAAATTGTCAACACTTAAACCTACTGTAGGTAAACCTGAGCCAGTATAATTATTTGTTTTTTCATATACTGTCCAATCACCATTTTGATTTTGATCTACCCAAACACGATTAGTATCATATTCAGCATTTAATAAAGGCAATCCCGAAATGTCTCTTGCAGTGGCAACACGTTGACTCTGTAATAAGAAAGATAAACCATTACCTGTTAAAGATATTATGCCCGGGTCTAACGTCAATCTGATAACTAAACTAGTTAAACTGACAACTTGTTCAATTAAATGGTATCCATCAATTCTACTATCAAAATTTAATATACCAAACACTTGATTTAACAATAAACTATGTGGTTTATCAAAAATAACTGTGACAGTACCATTTAAATTATTAAGAATACTAATTACAATGGCACCATAACTTGACGGGGTGTATACTTGCCATGTATTATCTTTATCTGCTACCCAGAGATAATCATTTTTATACAAGTTGTAAATTTCAGCATCAAGTAAATTATTTACTGTATATCCATATTGCAATACATCGTCAATATTAACATATCCGGCGCTTGGTAATTTTTCTTCAGTATTACTTGGTAATATTGGTAAAATATCAGTGTTGCTTAATGGACGACCATAATTTTTAATTTTGTTTAATGGTATTTGTTGTTGTGCCCCATCAACCCCGATGTTGTTAATAACACTTACTATACTAGGATCACCTGTCAATTCAGCTTCGTTCAAAGTAAATTCAATGAAGTTTTGATTTAATAAACCACCAAATTCACTAGATTTTATAGCCCAATTTTCATGTATGTCATAATTCAAAGTATTTTGTTGTACATTTATACCTTGAAGTTTTGTTACGCTGTCAACTGTACCTTTCACACCAATCATGTTTTTGTACAAGTTAACTTGAGTAGCATCATCAAAATTAGCACTTGCAAAATATTGTCTTGGTCTATACCCAATTAAACTGAAACTTAATAGGTCTCCGTCGTTTGCTAAATTAGGATTTACTGTATCATAGAATTTTGTTGCTTCAGCGGAACGAGTACTTGGATTTGGTAACAATCCTTTTTGAATCATGTCATATGACGTTTTATTCCAATCATTATAATCAAATTTTATTTTTGGTAGTGTAATAATTTCTTTTGCACTGTAATACTCATTTTTAAATTTAACAATAGTTCCTTTAGTATATTTTTTATTTTCTACCCATTCTTCAATGTTGTCTTGATTTAAAATAAATCCTGCTGCATTTACATAACCTTCCCAGCCAGCTGATTTAGAACCTTTTACATAAATTCGTTGTTGTCTTAATCCAGTTATTAAATTATATATTACATCATTAAAGACAGTTTCATTGTTAAACACCACCACATGTTCAATTGTGCTAAGGTTAGAATTAAAGAAACTCATACTATCACCTTCATTTAATGCCTTAACATTGAATGTAGTACCTTGTCTAAAAATATTCATATCCGACAATAATATTGGAGTGCTGTTTTGGTTTAAAATAAAGTTTTCTTTTGTCAAAGTTAAAGGCTGTACGACATTATTATCTTTATCTACATTAATAATACGTGATGCGGGATTAACGTTAATAATACTACCGACATCCCAACCAGTTTCTACCCAATACAATGTCTCAGCAAGCATTTGATCCCAAGACAATTCAATTCCGTTTTCTATATCATCAAATGTCATGCCCTGAGATTCTAGGTATTTACCATACCCTCTCATAAAAGTAAACAAATCTTCTTGGTTTGTAAATAAACTTCCATAAGGAGTCAATACTTTTCTATCTCTATAATTTTTAGGCACTCTGACAGTAACATCATTAACTGATATTGTCTGAAATAATCCATCTTGTATAGGGCTTAACGAAACAAAATATGTTCTGTTTTGATTATTACCTAAAACTCTATATCCATTACTTACTTTTTGTATAATTATAGAACTATAACGAATAGTATCATTTGGTGGGTTGTCATATAAAATAATGCTATAACTGTCGTCCGGAATCATCAAAGAATTATTACTACTGTTTGGTGTTCCCTTTTCTACGAAAAATTTTATTAAATCCTTATCTGTAAATCCAGCTAATCGATAACTTAAACGGACATCTAGATTTTTAAGTAAGGTAAGAATATCTGCATGACCGTCTATTCCATATTGAGATAGATAATCTACTAACCAATTGATATAGCTATTTTTTGAAGTTCCATTGCCGTATATTGAAAGATTACTTAACGAATCTCTAAATCTATCTTGATATAAGTATTGATTAAACTCATTATTATATTTGTATTCATCAACATCAATACTAAGACCAAAAAACTTAGCAGGTTTGAATAACGCATATAAACGCATTAAATCAAATGGCCATGAGCTACTTTTTAAGTAACTATATTCAGCAGGTCCGGTATCTCCTGCTTTCCATATATTAGAAAAATTATTTACATCGTATGAATTAATTAAGAATTCAAACGGACTCTTTAAATTTCCGTCACTGTCAACTGGGATAATATTCAATAAGCCATCTCTAATTCTTTTTGTGTTTATATAGCTATTACCATTGTTATATACAAAACCCCGACTAATATCATCCCACATAAAAGTATTATCACTAGTATATGGAGCTTCTCCATAATATGTGTCCCACCAATCAGGTTTGTTTATTAGTCCTAATATTTCCCACGGAGTTGTATTTGGGGTCGCGGTGTCATACAAATAATTATACAATCCTCTCCAATTACCAATGGAGTTTTTTGATTTATCGATTTTTAAAGTAGAACCTGCATAATTAAAGGTGTATGGATTAGTACTGACATAATCGTCATGCTCTTGATAATCAATTCTATTAGTTCCTACCCAATTTAAAAATTGTGTTAGGTATACGTTTAAAAAGTCAGTATAAGATACTCCAGTGTCTCTAAAATAACCCGGTGCAACATCATCGTATTCTAACGCTATATCTGAACTTATTTTCAAATTATTATAGATTCTTGTTTCAAACTCTAATAATACACTATCTCTATAATCAGTTAAGAAACCATCAACATATTTTCCATATAATTTATTAAATGAACCATCGTGCCCTTTTATAAAGTAAGTAGGTTTTACATATGAAGTATCATACACAACTTGCGGCAATGACGCAGGATATAATCCTATTTTAGTTGGTGTGTTTGGAACATAACTTCCGTATGTTTGATTATATTCTTTAATGGTTATAACATCGTTGTTGATTAAATCTTTTGTAACAGTTATTTTTTCCTCTGTTGAAGAAATTATATAGTCAACATCTTTTATAAGTTGAATGTATCTAATTGTACCATTAACACGTCTGGTTAAGTATACCAAAACACCATAATAATTAGCTTTAGTAAAGTCATATATTCTAGACAGCGTAAAATTGCTAGTAGAAATGTCAGACTTAAACACATAAGAATTTATAGCTTCAGCGTTTTTATTAGGTAGCATGTCGCTCCAGAAAAACGGATTAGAATTAATTTTAGATTGTCCTATCTTTTCTAAAACATCATCTAAAATATAAGCACTAGTATCTAAAGAATTATAATCATTATTTTGAATTGTTTGTAGAATCAATGCTTTAAATTTTATATATTCAACACCTGAAAAATTAAGTGCGTCAAAGAAATTTACATAAGGATTTCTTAAAAATGCGCCGGCGGCTACAAGTGGAGCACTGTTCTGTACTATTCTCATGCCATATGGAATTACATTACCTAAATCTCTATAATTATTAGATCCAAATGCTAATCCACTGAAGTTCGGACTATTATTACAAATACTCTTATAATGTCCTCTTATGTCACCTAAATTAATAGTAGTTATTTCTGAATTAAATGGATTATGATCCAAATTACTTGGAATTTCATAATATCCAGTTTTACTTGATTGATCACTGTATATGAGTACATCAATTGTAGTTCCTATAAAGGGAGTAGTAGTTAATGTAATAGTAGTTGTATTATCAGTTATAATATAAGAAAATTCTGTTTGCGCTAATCTTACATTATCTACGTAAACAGTTAATACAGGCCACGGAGTAGATGTTTGCACTTTGGCTGCAATATCAAATGTAAATGTAGGTTCTATTGGAATGCTAGTATAGGTTGTATTGAATACTTGGTATTGAAAACTTTCCCCAATAGCAGTTTGCCATCCAATAGCCCTATTATAATTAACTCTATCATAATAATCGAAGACATATCCATTATTAATATTAGAAGTTACGGATAAACTACCATCCACATAATTAAAGGTTTGTGTATTTAATGAGACAGTGAAACTTATATCTCCTAAATTGTTTAAAGAACTATATTTGATTGGAAATTTTAATACTGGATCATCTGTTCCTGTACCTATTGTATATTCAAATAATGTACATCCCTCAAAATCACTACTTGGATAAAAATCTTTATCTCCGTAACTTATATTATTTTTGTCAAAAACATCAAACAACGGAGGTTGATTTGTACGTGTTTTTAATTGTCCTTGAATCCAATTAGTTCCATCAAACCAAAAGGTTTCGCCTTGATAATTATCACCGATAGTAATTACTGTTTGGTCATTATATAAAATATTTCCGTTCTCTATCGGAGTTAATGTAATTACAGGGGTGCTAACTCCGCTTAAACTTTCAAAACTAACAACAAATATTTTATTTCTAATATTTAAATCAGTGTCACCCGCAAAGATAATAGTAGCACCATCAAATATTGCAATAGATTCTCCATTAGGAGAAAAACTTGTTTGTCCTGCAACTTGAGAAAATGCATCAGTTGAACTAAAATCAATAAAACTAGTATTTGGTTTAGATACCGATCCTAAATTATATAATTTTAAATTAGGATAAAATTCTACAATAGGTCTTTTACCGCGTGTATCAGAATTGTTTAATGCATTATAGGTATTTTCAGTAGATTCTGCATATTGTAAAGTAGTATTCAATACATCTATGTGGAACCATCGATTACTGCGACTCCATGCATTTTTATTAATACTATTTCTAGCTATAGTAATATAATCTGGATCTTTTGGATAGAATAACGTGTCTGCATAATTTGTGCTATCATATGAGTAAGTATCAAATGGGGCGGTTGATGACTCACCAAAATCTTCAACAATAGTAAAATCAGTTACAGGTAATAATTGAATACTAGTGCCTACACCCTCAACATAATATTGACCTTGAGCATATTGTTCAGGATATATGTTTCCTGCAAATTCTACTTTTAATCCGTTAGTAAATTTTATATTATTAGGACTAATATATTGTTTTTTACCAAGAATATCATTAATGTCTATATTTGAAGATGTGTTGGAATCAACTATTCTTATAATACCATACTTATTAGAGTCCTCGCTATCTTGATAATAATATGTATCTAATTTAGCAGTTAAGTAAGGTATTAATACGATCTCTCCCAAACTACTTTTTACAAAATTTCTATACACATATTGAGTACCAAAATTTATAGTAATTTTTGTATTGTCAGGCAGTAATCCAGCTTCTACTAAATTAATTACACCGTTGTCTAATACATTTATGGTATAATAATTTTTAGTGACATCTGTATAAGTTGTATATTCAAACGGATCAACATCATATTCACTACCATAGAAACCATATTTGGCTCCTAAGGTCCCTGCAGGATTTCCATAAAATAATAAAGTTTTGTTTATATAATTTCCGATACCACCAATATCATTTAAAATCTTACCTTGAACATCTTCATATTTGAGAGTTGTTACAAGATCAATATTTAAATTTCCGGGAAAATTCCATTCATCTTGTGCGTTACTTAAAGGAACTGTGAACGTTACTAACCCTGTTGATGCACCATTATTGGCAACTCCATACACTTCACGTGTACTAAAATTAGGTCTTGTTACTTCTACTCCGTTGATTCCAACATTAGTTTGTATATAAAACTTTGAATTTTGATTCACTGCAAAAACATAAGTACCTCCACGCACCAAAGTGATTTGCGGATTAGATTGGTCAATGTTAAATTCTTCAGTATCAAAGAAATATTGAGATGGCTCCGATGTTACTGTATATGTTAAATTTTTATACAATTGGTCTTGTGTAATAATAACAGAATCAGGACCAAATGGTAACCAATAATATTGGCTATAGTTAATTATTTTATCTAAATCAACAAAACTATCCCATGAATAAAATTGATTTTGTAATGAATCACTAATGTTCTCACCCAGACTACCTTGTAGTGTTAAACTGTCTAATAATCCTTGATACGTCAATATATCTTTAGCAATACTAGTGTCTGTTTTTTTAAAAACTATACTAGGTTCTAATTGATAATTTGTTCGGGATTTACTTGGTTCCTCTAGATATTTGTCTGTGGTATTAACACCATAACCAAACTTACTACCAATATAACCTTGTATTCTTTTAAAATCTGGTTGTTGTGTTAATTGATCCAGCGTAGCCTGTAAAAACTGACTATTAGTTTTTGTTTTAAAAATTTCCGGTAAGAAATCAATTGTTCTAACTTTTGTTACCATTATTATTACCTATATTAACCTGCTTTTAATTCACTTGGGGTAAGTGCTGTTATTACTACAATATCTGTTGCCTGTGCGCCATTTACGAATATTTCATAAGGGGCACTTTTGATTTCATATAAATCACCAAATGTAAGTAATGGGCTAGTTGGAACTAGAACCACAGAACTTATTATATCTCCTAATTGAGAATGCAAATATGAACTTAATTCACTAAAATAAAATGTGTCTCCAAACGTCCAGTTGTCAATACTAAAATAAGTGTTTAATTCTGTAAGAACATTTGTACGAATTTCACTATCACTTATCGTTGTCAACGGTGATTTAATAACTTTAATTGTGCCTCTTAATTCAGGTGCTGCTTTTGCACCAAATAATGGTTTAAATCTAGCACTGTTAACAACCACCGCATCTGATAACATTTTATATTCATAAATGTTACTATAAGTTTGTGTCAATTCATTAATTGTTGGTCTTTCTGGTTCGATGATTGTATCTGTTGTATCACGTAACCAATTTTGATATGCAGTATAATAACTTTGTGTTAATAAGTACAAATCAATAATATTTGTTGTTGCCGGATCAATTCGTGTTGTGTCACCCGAAATATGTTTATATTGGAAATATAAACCTTGACGACCTGTCTTTTGACTGTAATCTGTAGCTGATATCAAATTAACAATATTAGCACTGGTTGTATCACTTACTGATTGATAAAATTTATCTTCTACAACTGCATAAAATACTTGTCCTACTGGGAATTCATATTTGACAATTGCGATTTCTGATTCTGATGCATAAGCATATACAATGTTACTAGTAGGAATCATCTCAACACGTGACAACAAATTTGCATCAATTATTGTTTGAAAAAAACAATATTTGTCGTAATTACCTGTTCCAGGTAAGTAACCTGTTATAGTAACAAAGAAATCTGGATTTTTATATGATCCAACACTTGTTAAATCAAAATTACTTAATTCAACACCAAAATCATTTATATATCCGTCTGATTCAATTTGTTGACCAAAAACATTTAATTTAATGTCTCCTGATAAAGGATAGTTATTAGTTGGTTGTGAGTTAGCTTTTAAAACAGTAACAGTATCCTGTAGTAATTTTCCACTTAGTGGATCATATATTATTTTATCTCTGTCATATGTAAATCGTACATCATTGACACTAGCGAAATAATAACCTATAGATTTGTAAGTTACCAAATATCTAGTAGAACCCAAACTTTCAAATTTTACCAAATATTCAGTATTATTAAATGTGCTAGTAGACCAGCGTTCTTGATTTGCTAACAAAGAATTATCATAAATCAATGAAAAACTTTGTCCTAATCTAATTTTTGTAATACATTCTTGTGTTAAAGTTGTACCTAAAACATTAGTTAAACTAGGAATAATTACAGATAAAACTGCCCCGTCAGGTATGCTATTAGATAAATTAATAGGTCCCAGTCCATTGTTAAGATTACCTTCGCCATTATTATATCCATCACCTATGACGCTTAACACGCTAGTCCAAATAGATGTAACATCACTCGGAGATGCTAATCCTGCAACTAATTTATTGTCAGTACCAAAATAATATCCAGAAGGGGCTACAAAACCTAATAGTGCGCCTTGAGAAATATATTTTACATTTCCTTGTGCATAGACACCAACTGATATAGGCAATCCATTACTATAGAAATATCCATTACTTTCTCCTGAAAGATTGAAAGTTTGATTCCAAGAAACAATGTCTCCGCTCATTATATATCGGGTGTAAAATTGAGTATAGTATTGATAAACGCGGTTGCCGCCTAATACATCAGGTAAATATTCTGATAGAAAATTTGTAATATCATTTGTTGTTGATGCTGTAAAATTAGTAAAACCATCGTTGGTTACTTCATATAGTCCACCATCATCTGCAAAATCATTTGTACTAGAATATTTTGCACTTGGGTCTAACAAATCAAAATTTCTAGATACACCTACACTACTACGATTAATGGCTTTGCTTTTGATAATTGAACTATAAAGAGTATATGGAAAATTATTATAATCTTCGCCATTAACCATACGATTTTGTGTATAATAGCGTTGTGGAGCACGTTCTTTTATTTCAGGTAATGTTTCACGTTGTTGAGCAGTACTAACAGGTAGTTGTAAACTAATTGTTGCTGTCAATGTTTCTGTTCTATTGCTACGACTTATGTAAGGAATAGAAAGAGTTATACTTTGAAATTCAGACGGATCGATGACATAATTTAAACCATTACTAGAACGTAATAATGCAGTAAATGTCCCTACCGGAACTTCACTAAACACACCGTCACCAAACACATAGGTTACTTGATCATTTGTTCGTGAATTTACACTATATACTTTTTTACCGCTAGTTAATTTTTGCAAACTAGCATTTGCATAAACACTTTCTACTTGTGTCCATAATGTGAGTTCGGTACCTGCTTGATCACTTTGATACAACCAAGTATCAGTGTTATTAATACCTTCAATGTTTACATCAACACTATTATTTGTAATTTGTTCTGGTAAATTAAAAGTATATGAAGTTAATGATCCTTGTTTAAAGTAAATGAAGAATCCTGTATTTGCGCTACCGTAACCTAGTTTATCATTCCTATATAGAATATTAAATAAACTAGTGTTGCCCGGTGGTACTTCGTACATGTCATCACTGTCAACACTGGTTACACTTACACCCTCAAATCCCATTGATATTCCATCTACTGTTGCCCCGAATGGAATTACAGGGGTAGCCCCGTTTGGTAAAAATATACTATACTCATCCGTTTTGATGTTTAAAATTGATTTACTATTTCCAGGTTTTCCAACTTTTTGAGTATCAATTAACGCGGAATTTATTATAGAATTAAATTGTTCTTGCCAATTTGGATTAGATGGATCATTCCAAAGTATAGTTAAATTACTTAGATTTAAATTATTAATATCACGGATTTGTTCTGATGTTGATACTGATACAATTTTTGCGTAACCTTGACCTGCAATATTTCTTTTTGGAGTATAGCTCACTAGGTTAGCTAGTTTGATTACACTGTCTCTACGTTCCGCAGTGTCAATAAAATTTTCGCGGGTATTTAAATCATTACGGAAACTTAATGCTTGGCCCATATAGGCCATAACGTCTAGCAACGCAATATATTCGCTAGATTCTATATAGTCATTAAACGTTTCAGGGTAATAAGTTCGGAGATAATCTACAAAAGTTTTACGTAAGGTATCATAGTCATAGCTCTGAAAATCAGCTTGACTATAATTTTTGTAGATTGATTTCCAATCGTTTACACCAAATATACTTGATTGTCTTGAACTTGTGGCCATACTATAATCTCTTTATAGTATTTATCTATTTGAAAAACACCTAAATTTAGGCACTATATGCTTGGGTCGTGTTTTGATCGAATCTAATAGCTAATTGCTCTACATCATTGAAGGGAGAAATAGCAAACTCAACTTCAACCAGTATACCATTGTCTTGTGGATAAGAAACCACACTGTTTAGAGTTAACCTAGGATCTTGGCCTGCTATCCTTCGTATTTCATTTTCAATTTGGATTTGAACATCTACTGTATTAGGTTCAAACACAAAACTCCATAACGTAGTGCCGTATTCAGGTTTACCGGGCTTTTGTCCCTGGGGAATGTTCAATGCATTGATTAAATCTTGCACTACTAAATCTCTATCGACTGTTCTAAATTTTTTAGTTGGTCTTATTGAATTAGTGACCGATCCGGAACCACCATCACCACTATCAATAAATGATGTTTTACGAACTTGATCTATTTTTTGAGTGTTAAATCCTATAAAAGTAGCCATTTTTATATCCTATACCATATTTATGATGTGCTTGCCTTAAACATCTCTTTGCGAACTTCTTCAATTCTTTGTAAACATTTTTTATAATCAGCTTCTGCGGCTTGTGCTTCAGGAGAACTGTCACCATATATTTTCTTTGCATCGTAGTATTTTTTACGCAATACCCATTTATCATCATCTAATTTTGTTAGCTCAGCCTTTAATGTATCATATTTTTTACCACCTTCTGCTGATTGTTCCTTAGGGGTAGTAGATGTTGCATCAAACGCTAGAGGAGGAATGCCCTTGTCCCCTAACAATTTAGTACTTTGAGCCGATAGTGCTCCGGAATTAAAACTATTTTTTATAGCTGAAGCAATTTTTATATTGACCGGACCTCCTGTACCTAAAGTACTTGCGAGTGTTTTATCTAATGCCTTATCTCCTGCATCAGATATAACACCGGTTAATTTCTGCGGAATATTTGGTTTTAACGATTTAAATTTACTTACTGCTTTATTGAAAAGTCCGGCGACAGATCCCTTTAAACTAAAGTTTGATTTAGATTTATTTCCTGTCTTAAATGAATCTGCCATAGCTGTTGCATTATTTCCACTTGCAATAGCATTAGACGGTTTTATAGCATATGGACTAATTACTCCGCTTAAACTACTTGCACTAACATTAGTAACACTATTAACAGTAGGACTAGTAATTGGGGCATCAACTGAGATTGCTGAAGATGCAGATGTTTTTACATAGTCTACAGTTGAAGCAACTCCGGCAGAAACTGCACTTAATATAACCCCACCTGTTTGTGTTGGGCTTTCATTGCCTGTAATGATACCAGCATCAATCATCGATTTCTCACCCTGACTAATTAAATTGACCGCGGCATTAGATTGTGCTTGTTTGCTATTTAGGAAAGATTGAGTTGATGTAATACCATCTTTACCGGTCCAGCAGTTATCGGGCATAGCTTCATCTAATGTTTTACCTTCATTTATTAATTTATTAATTGCAACATCTGTTCCTGGTTTTAAATAACCAGTTGCAACCAATTGACTTGGATTTAATCCATATGGAGATAGGCTAGCCATTTTACCATTTGCACCCGATACAACACCTGCATTAGTTGCGATAGCATCTTTTGCAGGACCATTGCCGGCATTTACTGCAAGTTGACTAGCTAATGCAACAGTTGATCCTTGATCTAAATTATTGCTTGCATTACTAACTTGCGGGACAGTTGCGGTTACAGAAGGTGTTGTTGTTGTTACTGATGCATTTTGTGTTGATTGATTTACTGATTCAAGACTAGGAGAAGGTGCTGCAGGTAAATTAGCACCTGCATCTAAATTTGTTTTAACATTTACTCCTTTGTTTGCATCTTCCCAAGGAGAATGAGTAGGGGCACGACTTACAATACTTTGTAATTTATCAGGAGTTGATACATATCCCTTTGATGAATCGTACAAAGTATCATAATGGGCAGTTATTGGTAATTGTTTCACTTCTTCTGGGTTCAATGAACCTGAACCTGAATTCAACATTATATTAGGCCCGCCGTTTATATAATTGGTACCACCGCTTTTTAAACTGCTTTCACCTTTACTTTCAAAACTCATTTTACTATTAACTTTAAGAGTATGATTGCCTTTAGTATACTGTTCGAAAGTAGTTCCTGTATATTGAGTAGTTGAGTCAATGCTTTGTGTTTTTAATGTTTTTGCGGATATACTTAATTGATTGGCTGCATTAATATTGATATTATTATCTGCGTGTAAATTCAAATCACCTTGTGTTCTTATATTGACACTATTAGTAGCGTACATGTCAATCGTACCTTCTTTGCCCAACTCAATATAACTTTGTCCGTTTGAATGAATGATGAATAATGTTTGTGCAGTGTCACTCATTAATATCATATGACCAGTGCTTGTTCTAAATCTCAATAATTGGTCTTTTCCAAGTAGGTCGCCGTCATCCATTACGATACTATGCCCACCTAATCTACCAGTTACCTGAAAATTCTCAGCAGGCGTAGATGTGTTTTTAATTGCTTCTTCAATTGGTGGTTGACCTTCTCCTCCGTAACCTCCCTTATAGATAGGTCTGCCGGGAGTACTCATACCAAACACTCTACTTGGGCTTTCACGTGTACTGCTACTAGATATTACGCCTCTTGCAGGGTCTCTGATTAACCCCTGTTTATTTAAAATTGCTGCCTGATAACTATGAATTGGTCTAGGTTCCGTGTTTGGTGTTGAGCTATTATCTTGACCCTTATTTACATCATTATATTCTGTCACTGGCAACACTGATGCCCCACCATAACCTTCAGCTTCACCTGCGTTTGGAATCACAGCTTTAGCACTACCTATAGCAGGAACCATATGTGTCAATGATATAGGCGGTATATTACCAACATAATATCCTAGACTAGGATCACCGTTGATGAAAACACAAATAACTTCTGTTCCAATATCAGGTGGGGTAGCCCAAAAACCATAACTATTGCGGTTGCCTGTGAAAGTGCCGTCGCTATTGGGGCTACCTGTATTAGGTGTATACCCAAAGAAAGGACTAGAATAGCGAACAGTAGTCCAATTGTCAGGATCATTTTCATCGTATTCATTTAACCTTTTTAAATAAACTTGAATTTTTCCTGATCTTAAATTATCTATGTTATTCTTTACAATACCTATTATAGGATGAGGATATAATATAGCACTGCCACGATCATCGCGGTAGTTGCTTAATGTACCCCGTTGTTTAATGATATTTTCATTACTCATATAATATTATTTTCCTTCAAGCCGGCCAGTCGCACTGCGGCTAGGTTTGGCAGAATCTTTTTTGTTGACGGCAGCAAGTTTTTTTCTATATTCTTCCAATTGAAAATTATTTACTTTGTCTAAATTTCTAATTTTTACTGGTGCATTATCATCATTAACTGTTTGTGTAAATCTTGGTTTATAGTTTTTCATTCCGGCCGCACTACTTGAAGTAGTTGATGGTGGTTTACTAGGTAGTTTAGGCTTAGAAACAATGTTTGGTTTAGTTTTATTTGCATTTTGTCTTAATAGTCTGTTAACTTCAGCTTGAGATTGATTCTCATCTGCACGTAATCCACCACCACCTCCTGCACCTTTTGGTTGGTCTATAAATGATGGTATTACTGATTTTAATTCTTGCTTAAAAACACCACCTGAAAATCTACTTGTAACTTGGGTTAACATGTAAACCATTCTTCCATTTGTTCTTCGTTGGATCTCTGAGTCTTGTGGGTATGTCCAAAATACCACATTATCTTGTGGCTCTAAAATTCCCCAGTATGTATCATAATCTTTTACTTGTTTAAATCCTATCTCTATGAAAACTTCACCACTATTTGGATTAATTGTAAAATCAGGACCATAAAATAATTTAAACATATTTGCCGCGTCGCCGGCTTGACCAGGCATTAGATAATCCGGATCACCTAAAATAGTTATTGTTGCATTTAATAAATCTGTAGGACTATACAAATAACTTTTAAGACTATTAACTAATTCATTTGTACCTGGCAATTTGTTTGTAGAATCACCATTTTGCCCTGGTTCTCTACTATTACGTACAGAATCATTGGAATTAGTAGCATTTGGGGCAGAACTAGCTAAAGACCCTATGTTATAATATGCTAAATTAAAAGTTGCATTGAAATCTATAATCTCAGTATTATTACCTGAATAGTAATATTCATAAATTTTATGAGGGCCGTGATATTTCAAAGTTTTATTTAAGTATAATGTTTGAACATGAGGGATTCTATACTTTATGACATTGTAAGTGATTTCGTGTGCATATTGATTTCTTGCTTTATCATATCCAATGATTTTAACCATGGGTCTTGTGGTGTACCAATATAAATCTAACTGTTCAGACGTAGTTTGCACTGACGAATCATTTGGTTGTTTCTTTTGAAGTTCTTCTTTTTCAAGTTTGTTTAGTGAATTTTTTATGAATGTACTCTGAGTTATGATAGCTTCAATTGCAGTTAATACTGATGAGCCTTCAGCAATCTTAATTATTCTTTGATCTTTTGTAACTGATTGGGTACTTATTTGAGCAGTTCGTTCATTAACTTGACTAGCGTAACTAATTCCAGTAGACGATGGAGTATACGTTTTTACATAGTAATCTTGATCAACAATCAATGCATCTGCAATACCCGATTGGTCTTCAAACATAACTTTATATACATCAGCTATTTCTTGCGGAGCTGACGATTTAGGATCTTTTGGTGCTATTGTTAAATCTTTTTGTTGTTTATTAACTTTATCCAGAAGAGAATTTATAGCATTACTAACTGTGTCTGACACGATTTCAAATCCAGTTTTAATAACTCCCTTTTCAGATCCATACCCGATATTTTCATTTAGCATTTTTGCCTCAATATCATATACAGTAACCTTACCATCTAATTTAAAAGTAAGTTTACTGAAAATAATAGGGAAGGCTCTTTCAAAATTTGAATTACTATCAGTTTTAGTAGAGCTATTAGAATTAGGATCAGATAAATTTTTGACTAATTTACCTTTTTCGTCATATCCATAAAATCTTATTACTAATAAAAAAGGACATTGTAATGCTTGTATTTGTTGTTTAATATCACTTTTTATATTTGTTCGTTCTTGTATTTTTACTTGTGCGTTAACTAGTCTAGATAAAAATGAAACTCCAGTTGGTTCATAAATTTTAAATTTAAAACCACTTTGGTTTCCTGCAAATCGTGTAGCTTTAGCATTAGTAAGTGTAATTATTTCAAGATCATCTATGGTAAAATCTAAATCAAAAAATTCATTTCTAGCACCATCTAATTTTGAATTAATACCACCACTTTGCATTAAAAGAGATAAATCTTTTGTGAGCCATTTTCCATTAACATTCCAGTTATTATATGCTTCCGGTGTTATCCCATACAAACTTATGTTATAAGTATAACTGCTAAAAGCACTTAAAGGATTAGATGGACGTACAGGTGTTAATCTGTCACCTTTATCTCCAACTCCTTTTACTTCAACTGCTCGCCCTTTATAAACATCTTCATCATTTTGTGCAATTGGGGTGAGATTACCTTCGTTAGATTCAGCAGTTCCTGTAACAGCAGGAGTTGCATTATTATCTTGTACTTTATTTTCTGCAGGTTTAGTTTCTTCAGGATTTTCAGTGGGCGTTTTATTTTCTGTAGATTGATTAGGTTGACCCAATTCTGCTTCTAACTTTGCAATAGATGAATTATTTTTATCGATGGCAGCTTGTTGTGATTGTATGCTCTCTGCCATATTCTTAAGATAAGTATTTTTAATTGGGTCAGACAATGTACTAGGAATTTCAGAAGTCTGTAAAAAATAAGTCCTAGAATCAGCAACAGTTATGCTTCCTATTTCTGCAACTGGCCCTTTTCTTATCTCTAACTCTTTTTGCTTTTTTTCAGTATTACTAAGAGTAGAATCATTTCTTATTGCTGTTATTTGACCTACATAGAGATCAAGTTGAGTATTTCCGTTTTTAACAGCTTGTTTAAATGCATCATAATATTGAATAGATAGTTTTTTAGCTTCTTCTGCTTTTGCAACAGAAGCATCAAACTCGGCTTGATTTGTAACTGCCATTTTATAATCCTAACGCTGTTTGTAATGTTGCAGCTTGTGGTATGTAAATATTTTTACCTACTACAAAATCAAACAACGGATCGGCCAAAGTATTAGGATTTCTTTGTGCAAATACCCACCATAGTTTACTATCATCATACAAATCATACGCTAACAAATCAGGTCTTAAATGATATGTTTGAGTGATAGTCCAATATTGATCTAAGGTGTTTACCGGTATAGGTCTATTTGTCATGTTGTCAAGAAATTGTTGTTCGTAAATGCCTGTTAAATAGTAAGGACTTGTTTGTGGGTAACTCATTACCAAAAACCTTTCTTAAATAGTTCGCCAGTAGCATATTTTTCCACTGAAAATACATTTGTTGTATTTTTTCTAGTTACTATTGGATATGCTCCTATTTGTAATTGTATCTTAGTAGGTACATAAGTAGCCTTTGAATTAGACAAATATTGAAAATCAGGGTCCTGTGATATATATCCTCCCTTTTTTAATTTACTTCCACGTAACCGATCTAGTGCAGGAAAATAAGATTTAGTAAATGCTTGTGGTTTTGGAGTATATGCACTTAAATTTACACCAGCAAACTGTGTTGTACTTCCAGCACGTATATAATCAACATCATTAGGTAAAGTATATGTAAAACTATTAATTAACAATGGGTGATCGCTAAATTGATATTGTCCTAAACCAGATAGAAAGCACAAAGGAGGAGGTGTTCCTGCTCTTGGGCTACTATCTTTTCCAAAAAACATTTTAGTTACTGATCTGAAAAAGTGCATTACTGCTAATAAATAATCTGCTTCGTTTGTGTCTTGTGCTGTAAAATCGCAAGTTATTACAACATCCTCAACACTACTGTTTTTATAAAAATATTGTTTATAATTATTATGTACTAAATCTATTGCTTCATAGTTTGCTTTATAACCCATTTGTATTTGAGGTGTGTATGGAAATATGACACCTTTAGTTACTTGTAACGGATATAAAACATCACCCAACTTGGCAGCATTATAAAGATAATCATAAGCGTCTGTTGCCAATTGTAATCTTACTCTCCAGTCATCTTGTTCTCTTGTATTATCTTGCGCTTGTTCAACAGCTTCTTTTCTAACTTGATCTACTGATCCAGCAGTGTTGTTTCCAGTAGTTACATTATTACCAGCTGAAGACACTGGATTGTTCGTGATTGCTTCACGAATAGCACTATTTGTATTATTGACATTATCTGCGGCAAGCACTTGTGGATCTTGAGGTTCAGGTTTTACTTGAGCCTTTGCGATAGATTGTTCCGGTGATAATAAAGTATCTTGATTTACACTTGGGTCGGTAGTTGTTATATCAACATTGGTTACTGTTTGAGCATTGACGGTGCTTGCAGTTATAGGTTCAGTTATTTCTCCGGTTTGTTGTTGAGTAACAGGAGTAAACCCCGAATCAATTTGATCTTGTGTTAATCCTTCTCCGGTCTTTTGTAGGTCAGCCCCAGGATTTCGTGCTTTTTCAGCTGCCGCTTTTTGTTCTGCCGCAAGTGCTGCTGCCTTTTCTTCTTGCTCTGCCTTTTCAGCAGCCTTGACTTGTACATCTCTCCATCTTAATGTCCAGTCATCAATTTTTGCCTGTAATGCAGTTTCTTGCGCTTGAAATTTTGTAACTTCTGATTCTATCAGTGCTATATCTTTAGGATTAGCATTTGGTCGAGCTTTAAGATCCGCAAGATAATTTTCAGCTTCCCACAAATTACTTTGGGTTTTTTTTAACTGTTGACCGAGTTCGTTACCTTCTCTATTAAGTTGATAAAGTGTAGCCATGTTATATCCCCGAGTCTTCTGTTAGTGTAGATTTTTGTCTGATTTCTGTTTGGTTATTTGCCATGGTTATTCCTATACTAAATATATTTATCGCATAAAAAAACCCCCATTTTTACCAATACTTGTTGCATTTCTGCAACTAAAGTGTTATAATTGACCCATCATAACTACGGAGATATATGAGTATAGCAGTCAAAAAACCAGTAAATTATCTTAACAACAAAGATATTTTAAAAGAGATTCACACAAGCAAAAATGCATTTTGTACATTCTTACATCCAGAGGATCATAGATACGATTTCATCGTTGACATGCCCCAAGAGTCAATAGAAAAGAGTTTAGAATATGCATTAAAGCCTGAAATTATTCAACAAGCACGTGAAACAAGAGCTACTAGACTTAGTTTAGAATCAGGAGATAAAAATAGTGTTGATCCATTAAGTATTCCAATTATTGATTTGGTGTTTCGTGTAATGACTTGGGATCATATTCCAGTTGCGCCCAAACAACCTAGAAAAGTTGACAAGAAGAAAACAGCCAAAGATATTTTTGAGTTTGAAGATGATTCAGACGAAATTTTTGCTGACTTAGAAGATCCTACTACTGCAAAGGAAATTGATGACATGGTTCATGTAAAAGTTAATTTTCCACCATTCCAACACTTTCAGTTAGATACCAATAATTCATTTAATTGTATCGGCAAAAGTCATTGGAAGGGTACACTGCAAGATGGTGAATTCAGTAAAGATCATGGAAATATTACAAATAAATTAGCACGTATGTATATTATGATGTGTGAAAAGTATGCTATGAAGTTTAATTGGCGTGGCTACACATACAATGATGAAATGCGTAACTCAGCTATTCTTCAACTCACATATGTTGGTTTAAGATTCAATGAAGCCAAAAGTGCAAACCCATTTGCTTATTACACAGCAGCCATTACAAATAGTTTCTGTCGTGTATTGAACACGGAAAAGCGAAATCAAAATATCCGTGATGACATTTTAGAAATTAATGGGTTGAATCCTAGCTGGACTCGTCAAGGATCTAGTTCAACAGTATACGAGGAATAAACTTAGTGATTGATATCAAATATTCAATAGACACTGCTGGATATGATGTTAATTCATTGGGTTATCGTTCGGTTGAGTTTAACCAAGTTGATTGGGCTAACAGTTATATTATTCAAGGGTGTAGCCAAGTATTCGGAGAAAGTACTATGGATAACAACAAAATTGTATCCTTTTACTTATCCGAATTATTAAATGCTCCAGTAATAAATTTAGGTGTTCCTGGGGCGGGAATGGATATTCAATATATTAACACACTTGATATATTAGAACAGAATATAAAACCTAAAGGAGTTTTCATTGTTTATCCTAATTTAGAACGATATACACTTTACTCAAATGACATTCCATCACACAAAGGTGGATGGTCAGAAGAAGAATTTTTAAAATGGATATCCGATGGCAACAGTAGAAAACATAATTTAAATTTAGTTAGAGGTTATCGTTTATTATGGAAACTATATAACATACCTTTATACGAATGGTCACATCTTCCAGAAAACAGTGATATTTGCAAAACTGATTTTGAATGGTATAGAGCTTCATACATGTCAGATAGGGCGCCCGACGGACATCACTGGGGACAAAAAACAATTCAGGGTGTGGCAGAAAAGTTATTTGAACTTACTACGGCAACCTAATAACTTGAAATACCAAACAATAAATGTTATTATTGATAGATGATTAATCTTTTTAAAAAAGCCGCAGTATTTACAGACATTCATTTTGGTTTAAAGAGCAACAGTTTACAACACAACCAAGATTGTATTAATTTCGTAGACTGGTTTATTGAGAAAGCAAAACAAGAGGGTTGTGAAACTTGTTTGTTCTTAGGTGATTATAATCATCACCGCGCTAGTATTAATATTCATACATTACAATTTGGATTACAAGCACTTGAGAAATTAAGTGCCGCATTTGATCGGGTATTTTTCATACCCGGTAACCACGACTTATATTATCGTGATAGACGAGATATTCACAGTGTTGAATGGGCTAAACATTTACCTAACATTACAATTGTTAACGATTGGTTCAATGAGGGCGATGTAGTTATTGCTCCATGGCTTGTGCAAGATGATTATAAAAAGATTCAAAAACTAAAGGGCAAGTATATGTTCGGACATTTTGAATTACCTAACTTTTTTATGAATGCTATGGTAGAGATGCCCGATCACGGGGAGATTAGTGCTGACCACTTTAATGGATTTGAAATGACATTCAGCGGTCACTTTCATAAACGACAAGCAAAGAAAAACATATGGTATATCGGTAATGCTTTCCCACATAACTATGCTGATGCAGGTGATGATGCTAGAGGCATGATGATATTAGAATGGGGAAGTGATCCTGTATTCCATAGTTGGCCAAATCAACCATTATTCAGAGTTTACAAACTCAGTGACATATTAGAAAATCCTAAGGGCTTGCTATTAACTGACAGTCATGTTAGAGTTCATCTTGACATTGATATCAGTTATGAAGAAGCAAACTTTATTCGGGAAACACTTATTCCAGAACATAAACTACGTGAAATGGCATTGATACCTATGAAGGTTGAACAAATAGAACAAACTGCTAACGGTGGCTTAAAGTTTGAAAGTGTTGACCAAATCGTCATTGACCAAATTAACAGTATTGAGTCAAATACGTTTGACAAAAAGATTTTACTAGAGATTTACAACAACTTATGATTTTATTGAAGAATATTACCCTACGTAATTTTTTGAGTATCGGACAAGTAACGCAAGCAGTTGACTTTAATCGACAAGACTTAACACTTATTCTGGGTGAGAACTTAGACTTAGGTGGTGATGGTGCTCGTAATGGTACAGGTAAAACGAGTCTTATTCAAGGCTTAAGTTATGCATTATTTGGTGTACCTATTAACTCAATCAGAAAAGATAATTTAGTTAATCGTACAAATGCCAAAGGCATGTTAGTTACACTTGAATTTAGTGTAGGTGGTATTGATTATAAGATTGAGCGTGGTCGTAAGCCAAACTTATTAAGATTTTATGTAAACAGTGATTTACAAAAAGGCACAGATGATGCACAGGGTGAGAACAAAGAAACACAAGCACAAATTGAAAAAGTATTGTGCATGTCCAGTAGCATGTTCCGCCATATCGTAGCATTGAATACATATTCAGAACCGTTTTTAGCATTAAAGAACAATGAACAACGTGAAATTATTGAGCAGTTGTTGGGTATTACTTTGTTATCAGAAAAAGCAGAGGTTATCAAAACTCTACTTAAAAATACAAAAGACGATATACAAGCAGAAGAATTTAAAGTCAAAGCCATTGAAGAAGCCAATAAACGAGTCAAAGAACAAATTGAAAGTTTTAAGCGTAGACAAGGTCTTTGGCAAAAGAAACATGAAAGTGATTTGGCTTATCTAGCATCTCAATATGAAGACCTTATAAAAATTGACATTGGAAAAGAATTACTAGCGCACAAAGAATTAGTTATTTGGAACGAAAAGAAAAAACAACAAGATACATACACTGCTTTATCGGCTAGACAAACTGCTTGGAAACAAAAACAAGATAAAGATTTGTATGACTTAGAAGATAGTGTTCTTAAGTTGAGCCACATTGATATTGTTCAAGAAATTTTAGCACATCGTGCTTTAGCCGAATATAATATAAAATCAAAAGAACTTATTGACCGAGACAAAGAAATTACTAGGTTAACAAAAGATTTAGACAAAGAGAAAAAATTAATAACTAAACTGACTACAGAGGTTGCTACATTACAAAATCATACATGTTATGCGTGTGGACAAGATTTCCATGATGAACAACATGCTACTGTGTTGGCTGATAAAGAACAATTATTAATTGAATCTACAGTTCATGCAAATATGTTAGAACGACAATTAAAAGAACAAACTGATAAAGTTATTGAGTTAGGTGATAAGCCCAAAACGCATTACAAAACAGAAGCTGAGGCAATTCGTCATGGCAGTGATGCAGAAAACATTCGTACAAAGATACTTGAAAAAGAAAAAGAGTCTGACCCCTATGCTGAACAACTCAAAGAGTTAACAGTAGTTACATTAGGTCCGATGCCAGTTACACATTATGACACTGAAACACAAGCAATTGAACATCGTAGTAAAGTGTCTGGGCTGTTACAACAGATTGAAACAAAGGCTGCTGAATCTGATCCGTATGCAGAACAAGTGACAGAAATGGAATCAAACGCATTGCAAGCAATTGACTTTGAAGCAATTAACAAACTAACTAAGACTATGGAACATCAGAAGTTCTTGTTAGATATTTTGACTAGTAAAGATAGTTTTGTTCGTAAGAAGATTATTGACCAGAACTTAAGTTACTTGAACGGTAGATTGACACATTACTTAGATAAGATTGGGTTACCTCATCAAGTTATTTTTAAAAATGATTTAGAAGTTGAAATTACAGAGTTGGGCCGCGAACTTGACTTTGACAATTTAAGTCGTGGTGAACGTAATAGATTGATTCTTGGATTAAGTTTTGCTTTCCGTGATGTATGGGAGAACTTATATTCACCTATTAATACGTTATTTATTGATGAATTAATTGATTCAGGATTAGACACAATGGGTGTTGAGAATGCTATTGCTATTCTTAAAGATATGTCACGTAAGCGACAGAAATCTATTTGGCTTGTTAGTCATAGAGAAGAATTAGCCGGTCGTGTTCCTAGCGTATTAAAAGTGGTAAAAGAAAATGGTTTTACTACATACAATACAGCAGTTGATATAGAATAATTCACAATGGTAAATTACAGATAAGTAACAGTATGTCAAGTCCACAAAAGAATAAAGGTTCAGGTTTTGAACGGGAAATTGCAAAATTTCTATCAGAATTGTACGGTGAAAGTTTCATTCGTGCTCCTGGATCCGGTGCATATGTGGGTGGCAAGAATCAAGCCAGAACTCAATTCTTACATGAGGGACAGATTCGTTCTTTTAAGGGCGATATTGTTCCGGGACAGAGTTTCAGCAAAATGAATGCAGAGTGTAAGTTCTATGCGGACTTTCCTTTTCACCTAATACTTACAGGTGAATGCAAACAACTTGATTCGTGGATTGGACAACTGTTAGATGTAGAAGATTCAAATGATTTAAATATTCTTTTTATGAAGTTTAATCGTAAGGGTCGTTATGTTGCTGTACAACCTAAATTTACATGGATTATGGATAATTACATATTTTATGGAAGTAAGAAGTATGGTGATTGGTATCTAACAGAGTTCGAAACCTTCTTCAAACAAAACAAAGACTTAGTAAAATTATACTCAGGTTTATCAACAGACACCACGTCAAAACCAAAAATAATAACTTTAGAAACAACATAATATAAAAATTCGTTGGCTGAGTTGTCAGTCCTCCTTGAGATTGTACAGATTGTGCTGTGCCGTTAGATTCTGGAGTATGTATGTTAGCAATAACATAGGAACACCGAGTAGGCAATCTTTCTAGGGAACCTACAATGAGTACATATCTAATTCTATCTTGCGGGTATGTAACATGCGTTGTCGAGGCGTCAGTTGAAATAAACTTGATAGTCTCACTACAGTCCCATAACAATTTACAGGACAACCGGTGACAGTTAATATCATAAAAACGGTGATTAACTGGGGAATAGATAGCTAAGGATGACGGGCATGGCAAATGACCTTAACCATTGGTAGTGCAAATTTGCACTACCATGGCTTCTAAGCGGCAATATATTCCTTAATAAACAAAATTAAAAATCTAGATAAGAATAAAAACAATACAATCCAGAACGAGCAATAGCGAGTTCTGAGATGAACGAAGTTCATCTATTAAATGAAAATAAGGTAATAACCCTAATTGTATGCAAATGAATAATAACGGATTAGAAGAATGGCATTCTACTAGTTTTTGTAGTTTCTAGATTTTCTTCAATAATTTTATTAATGGTTTTTCTTTCATCGGTACTCATGTTAAGTATATCAACATAACTAACTCCGCCCCTCATAAACCAAGACATTTTTAAACATCCTGCTTTAATATCTTTTACTTCCTCCTCTAAATTATCCAACCACTTCTTAACTGCTTCGGAGTTAAGTATAAGAAGTTTCATCCGAAAAAATCGGATACGTTCACATTGAAAGGTTGTTCGTATTCATGGCTACAATTGATGCATTTGAATTTTAATGGTTTTGTATCTGTTGATTTCTTTAATTCTAATGAGATATCTTTAATCTTTTCAAATGTTTTTACATCAACATTTTCTAAAAATTCTTTAATAAAATTCTTATCCAATACTATACCATTCGGTGAAGAAATATATTCTATTGTTTCAACAATGATATCCATTGTAACTTGGTTCATTTTTCTTAAAACTTCAGTTGATTTAGCATTTCTCTCATCACCGTCCGGCATGTCTTGTATAATGCGTAAAGCACGTTGAATTTCAAATTGGATGACACTGGTTTCATTAATTTGTTTATAATTTAATGGACAAAATTTCAATGAAAGTTGGTCTAGTTTTAGTGGGGTATTATACTCCCCTGGTTTATATTCATTTAATAATTGTGTTAAATTAATATCGTACTTATTAGGTTCTTCGCATGATGGACATACAGTATCAAATTCCATAGTAGATCCATTAGTAGCCATTTTGATTGCTAACAAAATAGGGTCTAGATCAATTTGTAAGATTTGCCATGGATCTTTTATTGATGGTACACAACTTTTGATGATTTCTATTACTGCTACCCCGTTAAATAATGCGTCCGGTGTACGTGCGGTAATCTCATCAATTGCAGTCATTGGAAATATAGCTAACTCACCGTTTTCAGGGAATTCTATGCTATTTTCAGGATAACCTTCCCCTTGACTAGGTAATTTAAGATATAAAGCTGGACGACGGAAATATTGTTGTAGTGGATTAGTTGACATTAAAACTCCTAAAATTGAATGACTAAATACATTGTAAATTATTTATTTCCCTAAACTATGGCTGATTCTTTTACCCCTGAACAAATAGAGAACATGAACAAGTTCTTTGAGTTAATAAACTCGTCCGTTGCACCTCTAACCGAAGCGCAAAAAGAAGAATTAGCATTAGCTAAAGCTGCCAAAGAAGCAGGAGATAGATTAAAGAAATTTGGTGAGCAATTAGGTAAAAGTGGTATAGACTTTACTAAAGCACTTATCAGCGGTACCGATGGATTTGGTAAATTTGGAGATTCAGTTACAAGTGCCACTGGTGCTATAGGTGACTTTGCCGGAACTTTTGGTAAGTTAGGATTTGTAGTAGGCGGAGTAATAAAAGTATTCGGGGATTTTGTAGATAGTGCGCTTAAACAAAATGATAATTTATTAAAAGGTTTCCGTGATTTAAGTGAATTAGGTAGTATAACTCAAGATGGTATAAAAGGTTTACAGGCTGACTTAAGTAGTATTGGTTTGATAAGTTCTGAGTATGAAAAATTAACAAGTTTTTTAAAACCAATCTCACAAGATTTAGTAAAATTTGGCGGCAGTGTAACATCTGGAAAAAATGCTTTATTAGATGTTGTTAGTAATTTTGTAGGTGAAGGTAATCAACTAGAATTATCGCTTACCCGTATTGGATATACTAGCGAAACTATACGTGAAGGTGTTGCAGACTATATCAGTATGCAAACTAGATTGGGTAAAGCTCAAGGAAAAACAACAGAACAGTTAACAAAAGAAAGTCAAAAATATCTTGTTGAGATGAGAGGGTTACAAGAACTTACTGGAATGACTCGTGACGAGCAACAAAAACTCAGAGATGCACAAATGGCAGATGCACGATATAGTCTACATTTGTCTACAATGAACAAAGATGAGGCAGCTAATCTTCAACAATATATGGTAGCTTATCAGGCAGCGTTTGGAGCAGAAGCTGCCGCAGGATTAAAAGATAGAATTGTAAATTTTGGTAGTATCACAACTGAAGCAGGCGCAGCCAGTTACCAACGTGGTAATAAAGAATATGAATTAGCAATGCGGGCTCAAAAAGAAGGAATGGCATTCTTTCAAGAAGGACTTGTTACTACTGCAAAAAATACTATGGCTAGTCTTGGGCCATTATCAACTACATTTAGATTATCAGAAGGACAACTTAAACAAATGGGTTTTAATGCTGAAATGGTTAATGCCGCACTTGCATTAACGAATACAGATCAAAAAGAATTTGACAAAAGAATGAAAGCAATAATAGAGACAATGGTTAAGCAAGAAGACCAAACAGAAACAAATTTAAAAAGTGAACAACAAAATAGAGCAAAAAATTTAATGTATGATGCATTATTAGCAGAAGCAGCTAAGGGATTGGTATCAGTATTTGGTTTATTAAACACTGTCGTAACTGCTCTTGCTAAAATGATGGCAAACTTTATTGATTTTATGTCAAGTAAAGGTATAATACCAGGACTTTCTCCTACTAATTTAAGTAAATTTTTTGAAGAATCCGCTTCTTCAAGTAGACCAGATAAATCTGGATTATCCCAACCAGAGCAAAATGTAAGTAAAGCAGCCGGAGAGTCATTGGCTCCGTCGATGGCAGGTCGAAATTCAGAGGATGTGTTAAGTAAATTAAACTTTGGTGGCAAACGTGCTGAAAGAACAGGCGGAGGTGAAGCTAGCCCGGCTCTTTTGGCAATGGCAGAAAAAATTCAAGATGAGTATCCTGACGCTATCTTTACTGCATTAAATGATCGATATCACCAAGACCGTAGAGACAAGAATTCAAAAAGTAAACATCTTGTAGGAAAGGCACTTGATTTTAGTTTAGGATACGATCCAACTAGTGAGGAAAGTGACCGTATTGCTAAACTATTAAGAATGACAGGTGCTAGTTACGTTAAAAATGAGTATAAAGAAAGATCAGGTGGTTGGACAGGTGGACACTTTCACGTTGAAGTTGCTAGACAAGGTGGATTGTTTAGTGGTAAAGATACTGGATATCCAGTTATGCTTCATGGTAAAAATGAAAGTGTGTGGCCTGAAAAAGAGCTAACAACTTTTATGAAAGATGTTCAAAAAACTAGTTTAAAAAAATACAAAGACGAATTAATGGATCAAATATCGCCAAGTGGTACAACTACTGATATATGGTCTAAATTGTCGGATGCATTTAATACATTTAGTAGCAAAAATAAAATTAAATCAAATAATTTGACTAATGAAAATTTTTCTGGTGAAGTCGGTAAACATGGTGGATTGTTTAGTGAAAAAGATGCCGGTTATCCGGTTATGCTTCATGGGAAAAATGAAAATGTAAAATTTGAAAAAGATTTAATCAATGTAATGAAAGATGTTCAGAAAACTAGTTTGGAACAATACAAGCAAGAACTAATGACTCAGACAGTACCCGGTGGTATAACGAGTGATACTGGATCTAAATTAACAGATGCGTTTAATATGTTTAGCAATAAATTGGATTCCTTAATAAGTGAGCAACGTAATAACAATAGTATTCAAGCTGAAATATTGACATACAGCCGTGCGTAAGTGATAAATATCTAACTATGTCATATAAAAAGCGTTTTTCCAATCTTACTGGTCAATTAAGTCCTATCTCCGGGTATAATAATAATACCGGTGCATGGAACGGACAAGCCGGTTTAAACACACAACCGACCGGTGGATATAATAATAACGAATTTGGTTACAAGAACTATCAAAGTCGTTTACCAGAAGTTTACACTGGTCATCCAAATCGTATTGAACGTTATAATCAATATGAAATGATGGATGTAGATGCTGAAATTAATGCATGTTTAGATATTATTGCTGAGTTCAGTACACAGAAAAATGACCAAAATAACACACCATTTGAAATTGAATTTCGTGACGAACCAACACCCCATGAAGTTGAATTGATTAAAAAGCAATTACAACAGTGGTGTAAGTTGAATGAATTAGACAGTAGAACATTTAAAATCTTCCGTAATACTATCAAGTATGGGGATCAAGTTTTTGTACGTGACCCTGAAAACTTCAAACTATATTGGGTTGACATGACCAAAGTTAGCAAAGTTATTGTTAACGAAAGTGAAGGTAAATTACCGGAACAATATGTTATCAAAGACATTAATCCTAACTTACAAAATTTAAGTATTGCTGAAAAAACAACTACAGACTTTGGAATGAACACTGCTACTGGCTTTGGTGGTACAGGCGGCGGTTTTGCTGGCGCCGGATATACAGCACCAAGTACAAATGCAGGGACAACAGGTAGTCGTTTTAATTTAGGATTAAATGAAGCCGCAATTGATGCGAAACATGTTGTACATTTAAGTTTGACAGAAGGTTTAGACCGTTATTGGCCTTTTGGACAAAGTATCTTAGAAAACGTTTTTAAAGTATACAAACAAAAAGAATTATTAGAAGATGCGATTCTTATCTATCGTATCAGTCGTGCTCCAGAACGCAGAGTTTTTAAAATTGACGTTGGTAACATGCCAAGTCATATGGCTATGGCATTTATTGACAGAGTTAAGAATGAGATTCACCAAAGACGTATTCCAAGTAGTCAAGGTGGACAATCAGTGTTAGATGCTACATACAATCCATTAAGTATTAACGAAGATTACTTCTTTCCTGTTACAGCAGATGGACGTGGTAGTGATGTCACTATGCTACAAGGTGGACAGAACTTGGGTGAGATTGATGACTTGCGTTATTTTAATAACAGACTAGCACGTGGATTGCGTGTTCCGAGTAGCTATTTACCAACAGGTCCAGAAGATAGTCCAACACCAATGAGTGACGGTCGTGTTGGTACTGCTATGATTCAAGAGTTTCGTTTCAATCAATATTGTGAACGTTTACAAAAGTATATTAGTCAAAAGCTAAATGATGAATTTAAGTTGTTCATGCGTTGGAGAGGATTTAATATTGACTCAAGTCTATTTGATATTAAATTCAACGCACCGCAAAACTTTGCAGCCTATCGTCAAAGTGAACTAGACACCGCACGTGTAACAGTATTTCAAGCAATGGAACAATTTCCATATATTAGCAAGCGATTTGCAATGCAACGTTTCTTAGGCTTAACTGAAGAAGAAATTGAAGAAAACAGTCGTTTATGGTTTGAAGAACGTGAAGAACCAGAAGATAGTGAAGCACAAGGTGGTGACTTACGTAGTATTGGTATTAGTCAGGGTGACATGGAAACTGATAGTGAAGCTATAGATAATATGTCAGATGAAAATGCCGGAATGAATCAAGAACCAGCTGAGTTAGGTGCAGCCGTTGCACCGCCTCAAGGTACACCACCGGGCGCTTCAGCACCGCCTCCCCCAATGTAAATGCATACTACCGCAATGCAAAGTGGTAAAGAGTTCTTTACTACATATTATAATTCATTCTCTGATAGAGTTAAAGTGGTTGAAATTGGGTCACAGAATGTTAACGGTAGCTTAAAAGAAGCATGTCCTGTTGAAGCAGAATATGTGGGATTGGATTTTCAAAAAGCAAACGGTGTAGATATTGTATTAACAGATGCATATTCTTTTCCGTTAGAAAATAATTCTGTAGATATAATTGTATCAAGTAGTTGTTTTGAACACAGTGAATTGTTTTGGTTATCATATTTAGAAATTATGAGAATATTAAAACCAAAAGGATTGTTTTACTTATGTGCTCCTACTGTAGGGGCAGTACATAAATACCCAGTTGATTGCTGGAGATTTTATCCAGATGCAGGTAAAGCATTAATTACCTGGGGTAAAAGAAACAATATCAATAATATCCTTTTAGAATCGTATGTTCAACAAGGTGGAGGTTGGGATGATTTTGTTGCAGTTTTTCTTAAAGACGAGACTTATAGCGACCAATTCCTACAACGTATTGTAGATACTAAGTCCAATATTGGACATAAATATAAAAAATAATAAATAGTTATATGAAACTTTTTGAAATGTATGACGCCCCGATTCAAGGTTACCAAGATCCTGGCCAGGACCAGAGTAAATGGAAATGGGGTGAAACTAGAAAAACAAAATTAACATTAAGACAGGTACGTAAATTACGTAAGATGCTTGATGTGCGTAATTTTGAAAAAGCAAAAAATCTTAAAAAAGTTCGTAAACAATATACTCCTATAGCACCAGAAACACCTGGTTTATAATCAATTTTGGTATATCTTTGCTAAAAACGCAAAAAATACTATCTTATTGTGCTGTTTTGGCACATACTCTATAAATAATTCTACACAAGCCATTTAACTCAGGAGAACCACATAATGGATAACAAAAAATTTGAAAAACTGATTGACTTAATTATCAATGAGAACGAGGATCAAGCCCGTGCATTATTTCACGATATCGTAGTTGAGAAAAGCCGCGAAATCTATGAATCAATGATGGACGAAGAAATGACAGACAGCCCAGTTGAAGGTTTACTAGATGAAATCTCTGCTGAAGAACAAGGCATGACCGAAGAAGAAGATGAATTTGCTGACATTGAAATGGATGACGGCGAAGGTGATATGGAAGTCGACCTAGACAGTGATGAAATGGGCGGCGAAGAAGAAGGTGATTTAGAAGACCGCGTAGTTGATTTAGAAGATAAACTAGACGAGTTGATGGCTGAATTCGAAGAACTCATGGGCAAAGAAGGCAGTGAAGAATATGACGACATGAACGGTGACGACATGGGCGATGAGATGATGGAAGCCAAAGAAGAAGATGACTTAGAAGAATCCGAAGAATCTGAAGAAGAAGATACTCTTGAAGAATCTACAAATCTAATCGCAGTTAAAAATCCAGTACACGGTGACAATGGCCAAAATGCTAAGTCTATCGTAAGCGGCGGTTCTAAAGTATCTGCTAACGGTGCAAAAGCTGTTAACTTCACAACAGGTGACGGCGGCAAAGGTGGTACACAAGGTGGTGTATTGAACCCAGCTACTAAAGACCTAAAAGGCGCAGGACAATTTAAAAATGCTCCAGGTAAAAACAACTTCTCTGAAAAAGGTGAAGCTGCACCAAAACCAACACATGGTGATAATGGTAGCAATGCAAAATCAATCACTAGTGAGTCACGCAAGATCACTAAGAAAATTGTTAAGTAAAGAATACCTAAGATAATGGCTTTGTATCTTAAAGAACACCTAACTTTCGACCGTGCTAGCATGGTTGTAGAAAGCTCTGGTGAAGGTAGTTTGAAGAGCCTTTATATGAAAGGCATCTTCATTCAGGGTGGGGTAAAAAACGCAAATGAGCGAGTTTACCCCGTATCTGAAATTGAAAACGCCGTAGAAACTTTAAACAAACAAATATCAGAAGGTTATTCTGTATTAGGTGAGGTAGATCACCCGGATGATTTAAAAATCAATTTAGACCGTGTATCACATATGATTAGTAGTATGTGGATGGATGGTGCAAATGGATTTGGCAAATTAAAAATTTTACCTACTCCAATGGGACAGTTAGTATCTACTATGTTGGAAAGTGGAGTGAAATTAGGAGTTTCAAGCAGAGGCAGCGGTAACGTTGACGATGTTAATGGAAAGGTTAGTGACTTTGAAATAGTCACTGTGGATATTGTCGCACAGCCAAGTGCACCTAATGCATACCCTAAAGCAATCTATGAAGGCATGATGAATATGAAGCATGGACATAGAATGTTGGATATTGCAAAAGATGCACAGAACGACAGTAAAGTTCAGAGATACCTACGTGAGGAAGTAACACGCCTCATCAAGGACCTCAAAATTAAATAAGGGGAATACAGCATGTTAGATGCTATCAAACCATTACTTGAATCTGGAATTATTAATGAAGAAACTAGCCAAGCTATAAACGAGGCATGGGAATCTAAATTAAATGAAGCCAAAGAACAAGTACGTGCAGAACTCCGAGAGGAATTTGCACAACGTTATGAACATGACAAAGACATAATGGTTGAAGCCCTTGATAAAATGGTAACAGAAAGTTTGTCAACAGAGATTGAAGAATTTAATCTTGAAAGACAAGCAATGAACGAAGACCGCGTAAATGCAAAACGTAAGCTACATGAAAATGCAGCCAAGTTCAATAACTTCATGGTTGAAAAACTAAGTGAAGAAATTAAAGAACTACGTAATGAACGCAAATTACAATTAGAAAGTCAAGAAAAGTTAGAACAATTTATTGTTCATGCTCTTTCACGTGAAATTAAAGAATTCGCACAAGACAAACAAGCTGTAGTTGAAGCAAAGGTCAAGTTAGTTGCAGAAGGTAAGAAACAACTAGAAGCACTAAAACAACGTTTTGTTGTTGAATCTGCTTCAAGAATGAATCAAACCGTTACTAAACATCTAAAGGGTGAAATAAGCCAATTAAAAGAAGATATTAAGATCGCACGTGAAAACGATTTTGGTCGCCGTATCTTTGAATCTTTTGCAAGTGAATATTCTGGTACTTATCTAAATGATAAGGCTGAAACTCGCAAGTTGATAACTCAACTAAATTCAAAAGATGAACAATTAGCTGAGTCTATTAAAACAATCAGCAACGCTAAGAAGTTGATTGAATCAAAAGAACGTGAAGTTCGTATTATTAAAGAATCTAATGTCCGTCAAAAGACAATGGAAGAATTGCTTGGAACTCTTAATGAGGAAAAAGCATCAATAATGCGTGATTTACTAGAAAGCGTCCAAACACCTCGTCTACAGGTCGCTTTCGATAAGTATCTACCAGCAGTACTTAACAATATCAATGAAAAGAAAGAGAATAAAAAACCCGTTCTTTCAGAAGGTAAAGAAGTTACTGGAGATAAAGCTGCCATTAAACAAGTTGAAGTTGAGCCACGTGATAACGTAATCGACATAAGACGTTTGGCAGGGCTTTAATTAAAAAAGACATATTAGGAGAATATAAAAATGTCACAAGTTCTATTAGAAAGCCGTTGGGACGAGACCAAAGAAGCCCTACTTGAAGGTCTTAAAGGTACTCGCCGCTCAACAATGCAAGTTATTCTTGAAAATACTCGCAAACAATTACTATCTGAATCTTCAGCTGGTACAACAACAGCAGGTAACATCGCTACATTAAACCGTGTGATTCTACCAGTTATCCGTCGTGTCATGCCAACAGTTATCGCTAACGAGTTGGTTGGTGTTCAGCCAATGACAGGACCAGTTGGTCAAATTCACACTCTACGTGTTCGTTATGCTCAGTCTTTAACAGACAACAGCGCGGCAGGCACAAGTGTAACAGCTGGTGAAGAAGCATTGAGTCCATTCAAAATTGCTCAAGCATATTCACGTACACCAGGTGGTGCTTCTAACCCAACAGTTACTAGCTACACTGGCGCAGACACAGCAAGTTTAGAAGGCAATGGTGGTCGTCAGATCTCCGTTCAAATTCTACGTCAAGCTGTTGAAGCTAAGTCACGTAAATTGCAAGCACGTTGGACATTTGAGGCAGCACAAGATGCACAGTCTCAACATGGTATTGATGTAGAAGCAGAAATCATGGCAGCTTTAGCACAAGAAATTACTGCTGAAATTGACCAAGAAATTCTATTGTCATTAAGCACATTAGCTACAACTGAATTCACATTCAACCAAGCTACTGTATCTGGTACAGCTACATTCGTTGGTGACGAACATGCCGCATTGGCAGTTCTTATCAATCGTGTTGCTAACTTGATTGCTCAACGCACACGTCGTGGTGCAGGTAACTGGGCAGTTGTTTCACCAGCTGCATTGACAGTTCTACAGTCTGCAACAACAAGTGCATTCGCACGTACAACAGAAGGTACATTTGAAGCACCTACAAACACTAAGTTTGTTGGTACATTGAATGGTGCTATGCGTGTATTCGTTAACACATACGCCGCAGATGATGCAGCCGTATTAGTCGGATACAAAGGTTCTAGTGAAACAGATGCAGCCGCATTCTACTGCCCATACATCCCATTGATGTCAAGTGGTGTTGTTCTAGATCCATCAACTTTCGAACCAGTCGTATCATTTATGACACGTTATGGTTACATTGAGTTGACAAACACAGCAAGTAGTTTCGGTAATGCCGCTGACTACTTAGGTGAAATTGCGGTCAGCAATTTAACATTCCAATAATCGGAATCAAACTTTTTACCCTCGGGATGGGAAGTTACTTAAAAGGCTCTTCGGAGCCTTTTTTGTTGGACACGAAATCTCATATTGTCGAAAAATGATAAATAAGAGATAAGATAATATTTGGGACCATACATGGCAGCAGATCCATTCAATTCAAAAGGCGGTTATACGATAGGTATACCTCCTATACCTATTTTAGATAGCAACGGAAATTTAACTGTACCAGAAGCAGTGATAGGCAATGTAATTATTGAGGGTGATCAGGTTGTATCTGGAACTATAACTTCAAATTTGTTTATTGGTTCATTTCAAGGCAACATTGTAGGTAACTTTGTTGTTCCTGGATTAGATACATATGTCATTTTCAACGAAGATGGATTTGCAGGAGCAAGTCAAACTCTCACCTATAATTATGAAAATAATATTCTTACAGTACAAGGTGATTTAATCACAGATACTATCACAGTTGGAACAGGTGTAAATGAGTTTTCTACTACAAGCGTAATGTTTGCGACAACCGTAAGTTCAGCACCAGAACAAGTGCTACACAGCATCCCTGCTAATACAATTTGTTCAGTTGATTACACTGTAATCGCAACTGATGCTATTGGGATGAACAGACAAACAAGTAAATTGTTTGGTACTATATTGGGTACTGAAGTGGGATATTACGAATATGGATCTATCGATGTCCCTGAAATAGGACCCGGCGTTGGAGATTTTAAAATACTATATGATGCAGGAACAAGTAGTGTCACTTTAGTTGTGACCCCGGTAACATCAAATTTAGTAGATTACAAAATTATGATAACAAGTTATAAAGAATAAGGAAAAATAAAATGGCAATTAGAACATTTAACTCAGTAGGTGGTTTTTCAGTAGGTGAAGTCCCAACCACAGTTATATTAGCTAATGGTGATATCACTACTGGTAACGCTACACTAACTGGGAACGTTCAAGCAAACACCGCTGTTAAGACAGATAGCTTGTTACATCTTGATGGTACACCGTGGGACTTTCAACAACCAGCTGGTAGTGCAAATGGTCAAATTCAATATTACGAAGGTGGTGAATTTGGTGCTAGTGCAAACTTAATTTGGCAAAATGCAAACAGTGCATTAGTTGTTATTGGTAATGTACAGGCAGCGAACTTTGTTGGTAATGTTATAGGTAACATTAGTGGTAATATTACAATTCCAGGAACATCGACCGGCGTAGTTATAAATGATGGCGGTTTTGCAAATTCATTTTCTGGATTTACATACATTAAGGCAAACGGTTTAGTAACAATTACTGGTAATATTTTAACTGGAAACGCCGGGTTAGGTAACTTAGCAACTGCAAACTATTTTAGTGGTGATGGAAGTTTATTAACTAGTATTACCGGTGCTAACGTAACTGGATATGTATCAAATGCAAATGCCGCAAATACTGCTAACACAGCAACATCAGCTACAACGGCAGGTACAGTAACAACCAATGCTCAACCCAATATCACATCAGTAGGCACATTAAGTAGTTTAGATGTAACCGGGAATATAAGTGCAGGTAATATAACCGGTGCTACTTATGTATCGGGTACATTAACAACAGCGGCACAACCCAATATTACAAGTTTAGGAACACTGTCTACTTTAGATGTTTCAGGAAATGTGTCAGTTGGTAATTTGACAAGTGATGGTTCAGTGGACGCTATATTTTTAGGTGGTGTACTTACAACTACATCACAGCCAAATATTACAAGCGTTGGTACTTTAGCAAACCTAACAGTAACTGGTAATGCTAATATAGACAATACAGTAAATGCCGGTAATCTTAATGTAATCGGAAGAGTGTATTCATCATTATTACCAAGTAATGATAATACATTAACACTAGGTAATTCATCATTAAAATGGGCTAATATTTTTACAACAGGTCTATTTATTGGAAGCGGTGGCATTACTGCAACAGCAAACGTACTAAACATTGATGCGTTATATGCTGGTAATAATATATCTGCCGGATCATTAACTGTTCGTGGCGAAGCAATAATGCAAGGTGATGCCACTATTAGTGGTAATTTAACTGTTGCAGGTAATACAACATACATCAACGTTACTAACTTAGATGTTAAAGATCCATTAATTAGTTTAGGTGGAACTGCAAATGGTGGTAATGCAAGTGCATACGATGGTAAAGACAGAGGTCTTATACTACACAATTATTATGCAAATGGATCTTCTGCTGTTAATCAAGCATTTATCTGGGATACTGGAAATAATCAGTTTGAGGCAATAAGCCAAGTTGATAGTTTTTCTGGCGAAGTGGTTGTAGCTGGGGCATATGCTAATATTAAAGTTGATACAATACTTGGTAATTTGTCAGGTACTATTATTACTGGAAATCAATATTTGATTACTAACGTAGGCACGTTAGGAAACTTAAATGTAACAAATACTGTTACATCAGCAAATGCAAATATAACAAGTACACTTAAGGCTAGTGGTTTAACATACCCAACCGCAGACGGTAGCGTTGGACAAGTTCTAACAACATACGGTAACGGTACATTAACTTTTAGCACTATTGATACATATCGTATCAGTAATGGAACAAGTAACGTAACTGTTTTTAGTAGTGGTAATGTAACTACCTCAGTTGGTGGTGTAGCTAATGTTATTGTAGCTACAACAACAGGTGCTAACATTAAAGGTTATGCTAACGTTACAGGTAATGCATTTATACAAGGTAATGCAACTGTTGGAAATGTTATAATTGGTGATTCTTCTATTAGAGCAGCCAAAGTTGTAACTAGCACGACTTCATTATCTACAATTGCAACAATTGATATAACAGATGTTAGAGGTGTAATATTTGATGTAACAGGTGAACAAGATAATTATCCATCGACAAACAAATATAGTATTGCAACTGTTACTGCATTGCAAGATGGAACAAATGTTGATTATGCAGTATATGGTACTGTATTATTAGGCGGTGCAACAGGTACACTTTCATGTAGTTTATCTTTAGGAAATTTATACTTACAAGTTACTCCAGCAAGTAGTGCAGATACTACTTGGACAGTACAATATAGAACACTATAATTAAAGGCCAAATGACTTATTATGGCAATTAAAAAGTTTAATTCGATAGACGGGTTCTCAGTAGGTAGTGATACCCCAATTGCCGTTATTGACAATGTTGCTAACGTTAGTGCGAATAGTTTAGTAGTAGCTAATAAAAGTAATTTAGGTAATGTTGGTAACATTACTATAACCGGCGGTAGTTCAGGTTACGTATTACAGACCGATGGTTCAGGAAATTTGATATTTGTTAACCCAAGTTCTACGGGAGTAGCCGGATCTAATACGCAGGTTCAATTTAATAATAATAGTTCGTTTGGTTCTAGTTCTAATTTTACTTTTGATATAGCGAGTAATACTCTTGCTGTTACTAATTTATCAGTCACTACAAATTCAAATTCAGCCAACGTATATGCAAATTATATAAATTCAAGTAATTATTATTCTTTAGCCGGAGATTTAAATTTATACGCCGGCTCAGGTAATAGTTCAATAAGTTTAACGACAACTGGAAATGGTACAATAGATGTTAATGATACCAGAATTACAAATCTGTCTACTCCGCAATTTGATAATGATGCGGCAACTAAAAAATATGTAGACGATGTAGCGCAAGGATTAAATGTACATGATAGTTGTAAGGTAGCTACTACTGCAAATATTGCTACTCTGTCAGGCGGAACAGTTGCATATAATAACGGTGCATCTGGAGTTGGGGCAAATTTAGTTATAACAGGTGGTTCAATAACTACCATAGATACATATTCTTTGCAAAATCTTGATAGAATTCTTGTCAAGAATGAAGCAAATTTAACATGGAATGGTATATATACTTGGGCAACCGGTGGAACAGTATTAACACGTGCAACTGATTTTAATACACCTGCTGAAATTGAAGGTGGTGATTTTACATTTGTTACTGACGGTAATGTTTATCAAAATACAGGATGGGTACAAACAGATAATGTTACTACAATTGGTACAGACTCAATTGAATGGCAACAATTTTCAGGAGCTGGAACTTATGAAGCAGGTAATGGCTTAAGTCTTACTGGTACAGTTTTTTCTGTCAATGTAGATAATGTTACTATTGAAATCAATAGTGATGTATTACGTGTAAAAGCTAACGCACAATTCGTAACTCCTGATATTGATAGCGCAACCGGTAATAGTTTAACATTGGGTGGCTCAGGATACATACAAGCTGGAAATTTAGTAACTGCTAATTATTTCACTGGAACATTAACTACAGCAAGTCAACCAAATATTACAAGTTTAGGTACTTTATCTAACTTATCAGTTACCGGTAATATAAATTCAGGTAATATATCAGGTGGAAATTTAGTAACTGCTAATTATTTCACTGGAACATTAACTACAGCAAGTCAACCAAATATTATAAGTTTAGGTACTTTATCTAACTTATCAGTTACCGGTAATATAAATTCAGGTAATATAAGTTCAGGTAATATATCAGGTGGAAATTTAGTAACAGCTAATTATTTCACTGGAATTATTACTACAACACATCAACCCTATATTGAAAGTGTAGGTAATTTAGTTGGTTTGACAGTAAGCAATGTTACCGGGATAGTTAATTTTAACACAACTGCTAATGTAAGTTTAGGTGATATAAGTAATTTGCATATACTAGGAGGTAGTTCTGGATATGTTTTAAAAACAGATGGTACTGGTAATTTAAGTTGGGGTATTGACACTGCGGCAGCAGGAGGTAGTAATAGAGATGTTCAGTTTAACGACGGTGGAGTTTTAGGCGGTAATACTAATTTTACTTTTGATAAAACAACATCAATATTAACGTTAACTGGAAATATAGTAACATCTAATGCAAGTTTAGGTAATTTAGTAACTGCAAATTACGTAGATGTAACAGCTAATTTATCAGCAGGTAATGTTCTTACTGATAATTTAATGTACGCAAATGGTCAAGCATGGGACTTACAACTTCCCGGTGGAAGTAATACTCAACTTCAATTTAATGATAGTAATAGTTTTGGTGCAAGTGCAAATCTTACTTTTGATAAATCTACAAACATATTAACACTTGCAGGTAACATTCTAACAAACAATGCTAATTTAGGTAACTTAGCACAAGCAAATTATTTCAGCGGTACACTGACAACTGCCGTACAACCTAACATTACAAGTTTAGGAACACTTACTGGTTTACTAGTAAATGGAGTTAGTAATTTAGGAAACATTAGTAATGTTATTATTACCGGTGGTTCTGCAGGATATGTATTAACTACAGATGGATACGGGGAATTATCTTGGGAAGCCACAAGCAATAGCGGTCCAGGATTTGTTTCAATAAGAAAAGATAATTTTGTAGCTAACGGAGTTCAAACTTCTTTTGCACTTACAACAGTACCAAACGGTGAAGATGCAGTTGAAGTTAATTTAAATGGATTAATACAACAAGGGTACGTATATGATATTGTAGGAAGTAATGTTGTCTTTACTTCCCCTCCAGTGTCAGGAGCCAATATTGAAGTTACAACATTCGGTGCGTTGTCAATTACTCAATCTGATGAACAAGTTTTATTCATTAATGGTAACTCTTTAGCCGGAACTAATAACTTTACATTTAATACTACTACTAACACATTAACTGCAACAAATCTTGTTGCAACAGCAAACGTTACAGCAGGTAATGTAAAATCAGATAATCTATTATATGCTAATGGTGTTCCATATAATTTTGCAACATCTGCTGGTGGGTTAAACACTCAAGTTCAATTTAATGATAGTAATAATTTTGCAGGAAGTGCAAACTTTACATTTGATAAAACAACTAATACGTTATCCGTTACTAGTATAATTGCAAATGGTTCAGGAATAACATTTATTACTGGTAGTAACGTTAACGGTAATGTAAATAATGCAATACAAAGTCATTATGCAAACATAGCAAACTCAGTAGATGGCAGTAATGTCAGTGGCAATGTATCATGGGCTATAACAAGCAATTGGGCAAATATAGCAAACTCAGTAGCCGGTGCTAATGTAAGTGGCCAAGTAGGTAATGCATTGATAGCCGGTACCGTATATATAAATGCACAACCAAATATAACCAGTTTAGGCAATTTAACAAGTTTAGTTGTATCTGGAAACACAACAATTGCAGGTAATTTAACAGTATCAGGTAATGTTAATTATATCAACGTTGATTCTCTTGTTGTTCAGGATCCAATAATTGAAATGGGCGGCGGTGCAAATGGCGCGCCATTGACTACAAACGACGGTAAAGATAGAGGTAGTTTATTACATTACTATACTACTAGCCCAATTGACGCATTCATGGGATGGGATAATAGTAACGGAGAATTTGCATTTGGTAGCAATGTATCAGTAACTAATGAAGTAGTAACCTTTAATAATCTTGGTAATATTCGTGCAAATTATTTCATAGGTGATGGCAGCTTATTGACAAACATTAATGCATCTAACTTAGTTGGAGCATACAGTAATAGTAATGTAGCTAATTATCTTCCAACTTATACCGGTAATGTTTCTGCTAATTATTTCATTGGTAATGGAGCAACATTAACATTTATAACAGGATCAAACGTATCAGGTAATGTATCAAGTGCAGTACAATCACACTATGCTAATATTGCAAACTCAGTATCCGGTGCAAATGTATCAGGTAATGTTAATTACGCCATAACAAGTAATTGGGCTAATGTAGCAAACTCAGTATCCGGTGCAAATGTATCAGGTAATGTTAATTACGCCATAACAAGTAATTGGGCTAATGTAGCAAACTCAGTATCCGGTAGTAATGTATCGGGCAATGTTGCAGATGCAGTACACGCATATTATGCTGATGTAGCTAACTCAGTTTCCGGCAGTAATGTATCAGGTAATGTTAGTTATGCCATAACAAGTAATTACGCAAATACTGCCAACGCAGTGTCAGGTAGTAATGTATCGGGTAATGTCACAGACGCAATACATGCATATTATGCAGACGTAGCAAACTCAGTATCCGGTGCAAATGTATCGGGCAATGTTGCAGATGCAGTACACGCATATTATGCAGACGTAGCAAACTCAGTATCCGGTGCAAATGTATCGGGTAATGTCAATTACGCAATCACTAGTAATTATGCTAATATTGCAAATTCGGTGGCCGGCAGTAATGTTAGTGGTAATGTCACAGACGCAATACATGCATATTATGCTGACACCGCAAATAGTGTAGCCGGCGCAAATGTAACCGGTCAAGTAGCTAACGCATTAATTGCAGGCACTGTGTACACAAATGCACAACCAAATATTACTAGTATCGGTACACTTACAAGTTTAGATGTTTCGGGAAATGCAATTATTACAGGAAATTTAACTGTAAGCGGAACAACTGAATATATAAACGTCACTAATTTATATGTAAAAGATCCAATAATTGAAATGGGCGGTGGTGCAAATGGTGCACCATTAACGACCGACGATGGTAAAGACCGAGGAACATTATTGCATTATTATACCACTGAACCTGTCAATGCGTTCATGGGATGGGATAATAGTAATGGTGAGTTTACATTTGGTAGTAATGTTTCTGTAACAAATGAAGTGGTCACTTATAATAGTTTGGGTAACATTCGTGCAAATTATTTCATAGGTGATGGTAGCTTATTATCAAACATTAATGCTGCCAATATTATTGGATCATATAGCAATACAAATGTAGCCGCATATCTTCCAACATATACAGGTAATTTAGTTTCATTAACAGGTGCTGTCACTACTACAGCAAATATAACTGCTAATTATTTTATTGGTAACGGAAGTCAACTAACCGGTTTGCCAGAAAGCTATTCAAATGTAAATGTAGCCGCATATCTACCGACGTACACGGGTAATGTTAGTGCAAATTATTTTATCGGTAATGGGGCGACATTAACAAATATAACTGGCGCTAATATTATTGGTAATGTAACATGGGCTATCACAAGTAATTGGGCTAACGTTGCAAATTCAGTATCAGGTGCAAACGTATCAGGTAATGTCACAGACGCAATACATGCATATTATGCAGACATAGCAAATTCAGTATCAGGTAGTAATGTAACTGGTAATGTCAGTTATGCCATAACAAGTAATTGGGCTAATATTGCAAATTCAGTATCCGGCAGTAATGTTAGTGGTAACGTTGCAGATGCGGTACATGCATATTATGCAGACGTAGCAAACTCAGTATCAGGTAGTAATGTATCAGGTAATGTCACAGATGCGGTACATGCATATTATGCAGACGTAGCAAACTCAGTGTCCGGCAGTAATGTTAGTGGTAACGTTGCAGATGCGGTACATGCATATTATGCAGATGTAGCAAACTCAGTATCAGGTAGTAATGTATCAGGTAATGTCAGTTATGCTATAACAAGTAATTGGGCTAATATCGCAAACTCAGTATCCGGTGGCAATGTAAGTGGTCAGGTATCTAACGCATTAATTGCAGGCACGGTGTACACAAACGCACAACCAAATATCACAAGTTTAGGTACTTTAACTAGTCTAACGGTTAATGGATCGTCAGATTTAGGACCAGTAAGTAACATTGCAATTACAGGAGGCATTGCAGGATATGTATTAACCACAAATGGATCAGGTGATCTAAGCTGGCAAGCAGCCGGTGGCAGTACAGGTCCTGGATTTGTTAATATTACTAAAAACAGTTTTACTGGTAATGGTGTTCAGACAATATTTGGATTGACCACTATCCCGGCAAGCGAAGCATCATTGTTAGTTAACATTGATGGTATAACACAACAAGATGCCGCATATAGCTTAAGTGGATCAAATGTTACATTTTCTAGTCCACCACTAAGTGGAGAAATTGTAGAAATTGTATCTTATGGATCTATATCAATCGGTAGTAACACAACGGTGTTATTTAATGATAACGGAAATATTGGAAATGTCGCAAACTTTACATTCAATAAATCATCTAACACATTAAATGTTACTAATATTGATACAACTTCTATAAGTTTTGATGCTGGTTTGATAACAGTTTCTGGATCAAATGCGGGAGTTTTCTCGTCTGGTATAGACAACATTAATCTTGGTCTAAATTCTAACGTTACCATAGGTAGTACCTTAGGAAATACTAATGTTCAAGGTAATTTAATAGCCGGAAACATCTCTACCGTAGGCAATTTGGTAGTTTCTAATACAGCAACAATAACAAACTTAAAAGTTAATGATTTATACAGTAATAGAACTCCAGTTTCTGTTACTACAAACACAGTAGTAGATAGCTTTTCGGTAAATAAATATAGGTCAGCTAAATACACTATGAGGGTAAACAGCGATGATGGGTATCAAGCTGTTGAGGTTTTATTGATACATGACGGAATTGATAGTTATGTGACAATTTATGGAAGTCTATCAACGATAGGCACTGATATTGTTACATTGTTTAGTAATATTAATTCTGGAAATGTTAGATTATTAGCAAATACTATTTCTGCTAATACGACAGTAAATTTCGTAGGAACTTATGTAGCGGATTAACGCAGAAATAAAAAGGAAATAAAATGACAACACTGTATTTTAATGTAAAACAAGGTATACAAACAGGTAACGTAGTAATTGATGCGGCATCCGGCAATGTTAGTAACGTAGGTAATATTACTTTAGTAAGCGGTACTTCTGCTAATTTAGGTAATTTAGTAACTGCGAACTATTTTAGTGGTAATGGTAGTTTATTAACTAGTATTACCGGGGCCAACGTAACTGGTTATGTACCAAATGCAACGGCTGCAAACACAGCTGGTTCAGCAACGACTGCAGGTACTGTAACGACTGCGGCACAACCCAATATTACAAGTCTAGGTACATTAAGTAGCTTGTCAATATCAGGTAATCTATCTGCTAATTATTTTACTGGTAATGGTAGTACACTAACAGATATCACTGGTGCTAACGTAACAGGTTATGTTCCACTAGCGACCACAGCGAATACAGCAAGTACGGTAACAACGGCTGCACAACCAAACATTACAAGTTTAGGTACACTCTCAAACTTGACAAGTGGTGGTACAATCAATTTTACAACTGCAAGTAATGTAAGTTTAGGAGACGTTGGTAATGTTCATATCACCGGCGGTGCCGCTGGATATGTTCTTCAAACTAATGGTTCAGGTGTATTAACATTTGCAAGTGCTGGATCAACTGGTATTGCTGGTAGTAACACACAAGTTCAATTCAACGACGGTGGATCATTTGGCGCATCAACTGCATTCACCTTTGATAAAGGAACAAATACATTAACCGCTACAAACTTTGCAGGTAATGGTGCTGGATTTACGTACATCACTGGTGCTAACGTAAATGGTAACGTTTCTAGTGCAGTACAATCACATTATGCTAATATTGCAAACTCAGTGGCTGGTGCCAATGTAAGTGGACAAGTTGGTAATGCATTAATTGCTGGCACAGTATACACAAATGCTCAACCAAATATTACTAGTGTTGGCACATTAAGTAGTTTGGATATTACTGGTAATGTAACTACAGGTAATGCAAATGTAACCGGTACATTAACTGCCGGCAGTATCGCAACAAGTGGCGCAGGAACTGGTAACATATCAGGTGCTAACTATGTAATTGCTAATTACTTCAGTGGCAATGGTAGTTTATTAACAGGATTAACTGGATCAAATGTAAATGGTCAAGTTGGTAACGCATTAATTGCTGGAACAGTTTATACTAATGCTCAGCCAAATATTACTAGTACAGGCACATTGTTGGGATTAACAGTTACTGGTAACTTAAATATTACAGGTAATATTAATGCTACTGGTAACTTGAATTATCAAAATGTTACTGACTTGGTAGTCGGTGACCCGTTAATTTTCATAGGTGCAAACAATGTAGCTAATTTGTATGATTTGGGATTCGTTGCTAGCTATGATGACGGAAATGGTTACCACACTGGATTGGCAAGAGATGCAAGTGATGGAACATATAAACTATATGACAAAGTAGTTGCAGAACCAACTACAGTTATTGATTTTGCTAATGGTACATATGCTCCGTTTCAAACCGGTGCTTTTACATCTACTGGAAATATTACTGCGGTAAATGCTAGCTTAGGTAATTTAGTTGTTGCTAATTACTTCAGTGGTGATGGTAGTTTATTAACAAATTTAAACAGTTCTAATATAGGTAACGTAGGCAATGCAAACTTTGCTAACACTGCAGGCACTGTCACAACAAATGCTCAGCCTAACATTACAAGTGTTGGTACATTAAGTAGCTTAAGTGTTACTGGAAATATATCTGCTAATTATTTCATTGGTAATGGTGCAACATTAACAAGTATCACTGGCGCTAATGTGACAGGTAATGTTGCAGATGCAGTACATGCATATTATGCTGACGTAGCTAACTCAGTAGCCGGTGCTAATGTTTCAGGTAATGTTGCAGATGCAGTACATGCATATTATGCTGATATAGCTAACTCAGTAGCAGGCGCTAACGTATCAGGTCAAGTTGGTAATGCATTAATTGCTGGAACAGTATACACTAACGCACAACCTAACATTACAAGTGTTGGTACACTAACTAGTTTGGATATTACTGGTAACGTAACTGCAGGTAATGCAAACGTTACTGGTACATTGACAGTTGGAAGTATTGCAACAAGTGGCGCAGGTACAGGTAATATATCAGGTGCTAACTATGTAATTGCTAATTACTTCAGTGGCAATGGTAGTTTATTAACTTCAATTACAGGTGCTAACGTCAGTGGTCAAGTTGGTAACGCACTAGTCGCAGGTACAGTATACACAAATGCTCAGCCAAATATAACTTCATTGGGTAATTTAACTAGTTTGGTTGTAACCGGTAATGCTACCACAGGTAATTTGTTAACTGACGGTATTTACTATTCTAACGGAGCACCATACGACCTTGTAGCAAATGCATCTGGTGCAAACACTACAGTTCAGTTTAATGATGATGATGCATTTGCCGGTAGCAATAACTTTACATTTAATAAAGGTACAAATACTTTAAGTGTAACAAATATTACAGCAAATGGCGCAGGTATTACATTCATTACCGGTAGTAACGTATCAGGTAACGTATCATTTGCGGTACAAAGTCATTATGCAAATATAGCTAACTCAGTAACCGGTGCTAATGTTTCAGGTAATGTTGCAAGTGCAGTACAAAGTCATTATGCAAACATTGCAAATAGTGTAGCCGGTGCTAACGTATCAGGTCAAGTCGGTAATGCATTAATTGCTGGTACAGTATACACAAATGCTCAGCCAAATATCACAAGCGTTGGTACACTTACAAGTTTGGATGTTTCAGGAACAGCTACTATTGATGTAGTCAGTTTGACAACTGGAATTACAAGTGATCGTAGTAATGTCAGTGTAACTACTAGTACAGTTATTGACCAATTTGTTCCAACTACGTATAGAACAGCTAAGTACATAATCTCTGCAAGCGGCGATGACGGTTATCAATCGGTAGAAACACTATTGGTACATAATGGGTCAACTGCTTATATAACAATTTACGGAAGTGTTTGTTCTAATATATCTGCTGACATTATTGAATTATCTAGTAATGTTAACGGGGTATCAGGCAACGTAACATTATATGCTACATCAGCAAGTGCTAATGCAAAGGTAAATATAGTTACTACTTACATTAACACGTAAATGATTAATCATAAATAACAGTTAGAGGAGAAATCCTCTAACTAAAACAGGGAATATGGAACTGTGACAATTAAATATTTTAACGTAAAGAACGGTCTTTCGACCGGCAATATACTATTACATGCTAGTAATAGCAGTGTAGTTGCAAGCACATTTACAGGAAATATTGTTGCCACAGATTCAGCAAATTTAGGAGCCGTTGGTAATATAACTATTACAGGCGGTTCCGCCAATTATGTACTAACAACTGATGGTACAGGTAATTTAAGTTGGGAAGCGCAGACAGGTAGCGGAGGTAACGCTAATGTTAATGTGGTAGCCGATATTTTTACCGCAAACGGCACAGGAAACACATATACTCTTTCAACAACACCCCAGGGTGACAATGCAGTTATCGTTAATATTGATGGTGTAATACAAACACGCTCATCATATGATGTATCCGGAGACACATTAACCTTATTAGGAACACCAATAAATGGTGCACAGATTGATGTTACTACATTTACGGCCGGTGTATTGTCTGGTAGTAACACTCAAATTATATTTAATGACAGTGGATCACCTGGTGGAAGTGCTAATCTAACATTCAATAAATCAACTAATACATTAAACGCAACAAATATCACATCAAACGGCGCACCAGTAGCGTCAACAGGAAAAGCTATCGCCATGGCGTTGGTTTTTGGATTTTAAGGAACAATTATGGCAAACCCAAATATAGTACAAGTAGCAAACATATATGGAAACACAGCAGTACAAGCTGTAACAACATCTGCAACAGCAATAATAACAAACAGTGTCGCTAGTGGAAAAATTTACAAAGTAAATGCAATAACTATATCAAATGTTGATGCTAGCAATAGCGCAACAGTAACAGTGGATTTATATCGTAGTTCTACCGCATATAGATTAATTAACAATATTGCAATTTCAATCAATACTGCATATACACCAATTGATAAAACATTAAGTCTTTACTTATTAGAAGGTGATAGTATCAGATTGACTGCAAACGCTAATTCAAGACTTGAAGCAATAGCTACATGGGAGGAAATTAGCTAATGTTTAACAGTGGCTTTCGTGGTAAAAGAGCAGGCGATAATCAAGGTACTGTTAATTTACAAACCAGCTTTGTACAAAATCTATATCCACAACCAACTATAACTGGTTGGAGTATAACTGGTACTGATGATACTGCTTTAGACCCTGCCGGAGGTCAAACTGTGTTAGTTAATGGTACTGGATTTGCCAGTGGAGTAGCCGCAACAGTAAGTGGTTCTACAATAAGTCCAGTAACATTAGTTAATCCAACACAAATAAGTTTTACAAGCCCTGCACTTGCCGGTGGAAGTTATAGTTTAATTGTTTATAACAGTACAGGTGGTGCCGCTATATTAGTGCCCGGACTTGTTTATTCTAGCGTCCCAACATATACAACTGCAGCCGGTAGTATTGGTAATATATATGAAACCAATTCAATAAGCACTCAAGTTATTGCAACAAGTGATAGCGCAATAACATATAGTTTAGCTAGTGGAAGTTTGCCTAGTGGAGCAACATTATACGCAAATGGTGTAATTACAGGTACTGCACCAGTTGATAGTGCAAGTACAACATATACATTTGGTGTAACTGCAACTGATGCTGAGTTACAAGATGTTACTAGAACGTTTACCCTAACCATCAATACCGACAATGTTACATGGAGTAATCCAAGTAGCAATACAAGTATCAATTTAGATGGAACCGCATACTCTAATACATTAAGTGCAACCAGCGCAGCCGGAAAAAGCATTACATATACTGCAAATAGTCTACCTACTGGACTGACGTTAAGTACTGCGACAATCAGTGGTACCCCAACTATAGCTGGCACTACTACAACTTTATTAACAGCCACAGCCGCAACAACAAATCGTACTAATCAACGAACAATTACATGGATTGTGGAAATAAATGATCTATATTTTAAATACGTTACCTTACTATTGAGTGGAGAAACAACTGTTATGCCGTTTATTAGTGATGCAAGTACAAATAGTTTTGGATTGACTATCCGAGGTGATACAAAACCTGTATTGTTTAATCCATATACACCGGGATATTACAGTAATTATTTTGATGGTACCGGGGATTACCTTACTTTCCCAAACAACAGTGCTTTTGCATTTGGTACAGGATCATTTACTATAGAATTTTGGATCAATGCTCCATTGAATAATGACAAATTTATTTTGTCCGGTCGTGCGGCAATCACTTCATTACATATTACAACCGGTGGATATAATGGTACCACAACAGCCGGCGCATTAAGATATGGATCTACTGATATAGGAACTTCTGTGGTAGTTTGTGATAATACATGGCATCATTGTGCTATTGTTAGAAATGGTTCCAGTGCAATCACTATGTATGTTGATGGCGTCAGTAGAGCCACAACAACAGATTCAACCAACTATTCAACCACTAGTGGTACATGGTTTATAGCAAGTAATGACTTTCAAGCGCCAGCTAATGTATTAACTGGATATATTTCTAACCTACGAGTAGTTAAAGGTACCGCAGTCTATACCTCAACATTCACACCAAGCACAACACCACTAACTGCAATAGCAAATACAAGTTTATTAACATGTCAAAGTAATAGGTTAATTGATAACTCAACTAACAATTTCACAATTACTAAAGCTGGTGATACATCAATCAGTCCAGCAACACCATTCACTACAAACAGTAGTTACAGCACTTATGGTAGTACATATTTTGATGGTACTGGGGATACGTTAACTATATCATCTCTTACTCCGGGTCTTTCTTTTGGTACAGGGGAATTTACAATTGAAATGTGGGTTTATAAAACCTCTGCTGAAAATGATGGTTTATTAGATGCAAGAAGTGGCGCAACCGCAACACCTTGGTTCTTAGGTATAGACGCTAGTAATTTCCCTTATTTATATGACGGCACCTCTTACGCCTCATCTGTGGCTGTTACCTTAAATTCATGGAGTCATGTGGCAGCAGTAAGAACTTCAGGGGTTTTAAAAATGTTTGTTAATGGGGTACAAGGATACTCCGCATCGTATAGTGTGAATTTAGACAGAACTGCTGGATTAGTTATCGGTGATACTGTTCATGCGATTGCGCCCTTGTTAGGATATATTTCAGATTTACGTATAGTTAAAGGTACAGCAGTATATACCTCAGCGTTCACCCCACCCACAAGTCCACTAACAGCAGTAGCAAATACACAGTTATTAACACTACAATATAACGGTGGCGCAACTAATCAAGCTATTATAGATAACAGTAATTTCAATAACATTATCACACGATTTGGTAATACAAGTCAAGGATCATTTAGTCCTTATAGTGTTACTGGTTGGAGTAATTATTTTGATGGCACTGGGGATTATTTGTCTGTACCGACAACATCAACACAAAATCAATGGTGGACGACAGATTTTACCATAGATGCATGGGTATATCCAACAAATCTTTCTACCTGGTTGACAAATACTAATCCGTGTTTAATTGGAAATATGGCAGCCGGATCTAGTACTAATTATTGGAGTTTTGGTCCAAATACAAACGGAACTGTTAGGTTTAAATATTTTAATGGAGGCTCCGTTACTGTTGACTCTACTGAAACGATATCTTTAAATCAATGGAGTCATATAGCTTTTGTAAAAGATAGTAACGGTATTAGAATATACGTGAATGGAGTAGGTACTACATCCACAGCAGTTTCAGGAACTCCTTCTTCAGATTCTGGATTAATTATAGGACAACACTTCAATAGTAGTATTCTAGGCTACGTTTCTAACCTTAGAATAGTTAAAGGTACTGCGTTATATACTTCTACATTTACACCAAGTACAACTCCACTAACAGCAATTGCAAACACAAGTTTATTAACATGTCAAAGTAACAGATTGATTGACAATTCAATAAACAATTTTACATTAACTAGAAACGGTGATGTATCAGTTCAAGCCTATTCACCATTTGGTAGTATACCTGAAGCAGTACCGATCAGTTATAGTAATTACTTTGATACTAGTTCTTATCTCACTATAACATCATCTTCCTTAGCATTTGGTACCGGTGATTTTACCGTAGAATTTTGGAGTTATTTAATAGGCACAACATTGAGTACAACCGTGCCGGGTAACATTTTCCGTTCAAATAGTAACGGGGAATTCAGCATATACTTTGTTAGTAATGGCGTACAAATTGCTAGATACAATGTCGGAAGTGATTTAACATCATCTAGTGTTTTACCTGTTGCAGGAGTATGGGAACACTGGGCATTTACTAGAAGTAGCGGTACTGGTTATATTTTCAAGAATGGTGCATTGGCAGCATCCGGTGCTATTGCAACCAACTATGCATCATCGGGAACAATTATATTAAACCCCAATAGTCAATATATTTCTAATTTACGAGTGGTCAAGGGCACTGCACTATACACATCGGCATTTACACCAAGTACAACACCATTGACAACAACAAGCCAAGGTGCAACTGCAAGTCAAGTATCATTGTTGACCTGTCAATCAACTACAATGATTGATAACTCAACTAATAGATTTACATTAACAGCTAATGGTAATGTTGTACCAAGAATATTCAACCCATTTGGATACACCGCACAGAGTACAACAAGTTATACTTCAAATTTACAGGGTGGTAGTGCATACTTTGATGGTACTGGTGACTATTTAACAGTATCCGGATCAACTGTAGGTTTTGGCACAAATGCCTATACTATTGAATTTTGGATTTATCGCACAGCGGCACCGGGAATGACTAGGTTGTTTGTACGCGGGACTGATTCAACTGATTTTAGTATGGATTTATCAGCAGTAGGTGTACTTACAATCAATAATAACACAACTATTGCTGGTAGTACTTGTTCAACATCAATACCTCTTAACAGTTGGACTAACATCACCTTAGTAAGAACATCAACTTCCGCTAGCGGTACAGCTTGGTATATTAATGGAGTTGCTTCGGGAACATTTACACATAGCACAAACATAGCTTCGGGTGGAACGTTAATTATCTCAACTGCTGATAACATCTTAACCGGTTATCTATCCGATCTTCGTATAACTAAAGGCTTTGCATTATACACCAGTAATTTCATCCCACCAACAACATCAGTAACAGCAATACCAAACACAACTTTGTTACTAAACTTCAATAACGGTGGTATAATTGATTTACATGGTAGTAATGTATTAGAAACTGTAGGTAACACACAATTAAGCACTAGTGTTAAAAAGTATAATAACAGTAGTATCTATTTTGATGGCACCGGAGATTATTTGAAGGTACCTAGCAGTGTAGCGTTTGCGTTTGGTACTGGTGACTTTACTTGGGAAGCATGGGTATATTTTAACAGTACTGGAGGTAGAATAATTGATTTTAATACTGGTATATTATGGCTGACCTCCGGTACACTACAGTATTATAGTGGTTCCGGAAGAATAACTAGTAATGCACTGACACTAGGGCAGTGGTATCACGTTGCATTAGTTAGAGGTAGTGGTGTCACTAAGATGTATATTAATGGTACACAAAATGGCGTTAACTTTACTGACTCAATAAATTACCCAACAAACGCATTGATAATCGGTTCGGATTCGGGCTCATTAACACAATTCATGAGCGGATACATAGACGACCTAAGAATCACAAAAGGATACGCACGTTATACAAGTAACTTCACGGCACCTACAAGTGCGTTTATTGGTAAATAATAATATGCTAAATAAAATATAGGATAATAAAATGGCACTAACGTTTGTAAAAGCATCAGGAATTGACGTAACAGGTAATTACACTGTTAATAGTATAGATGCCTCTGCTAATGTAAGTGCAGGTAACGTAAAAACAAATAATTTATTATACGCAAATGGCACAGCTTGGAGTTTGGGCGGCACCTATTCAAACGCTAATGTACAATCATATCTTCCAACTTATACAGGTAATGTCTCTGCAAACTATTTTATTGGCAATGGCTCTACATTAACAAGTTTAACTGGTAGTAATGTTACTGGTTATGTACCAAATGCAAATATTGCTAACTCAGCAACTATTGCTGATACCGTAACAACAGCCGCTCAGCCCAACATTACAAGTGTAGGCACATTAAGTAGTTTAACTGTTTCCGGATTAATAACTGCAACCGGCACTGGTATTAAAACAGCAAATATACAAGATAGTACAGGCACTATCACTATTACTACTAGGTATGGTAACGTAGCTGGCGATGCAGGTATTTACGGCAATTTAACAGTAGGAACTAGTGGTGCAGGTAATGTCACTGCAACATATTTTATAGGTAACGGTAGTCAATTAACCGGATTACCTGCAAGTTATAGTAATACAAATGTAGCCGCATACTTACCGACATACACGGGTAATGTTTCTGCTAATTATTTTATTGGTAATGGTGCAACACTAACTAGTGTTACCGGAGCTAATGTCACTGGTTATGTACCTAATGCAAACTTAGCAAACACAGCAACAAGTGCGACAACTGCCGGCACAGTCACAACTAATGCACAACCTAATATTACTTCACTTGGTTCATTAACAGGATTAGTTGTATCAGGTGATGCGACTGTAACAGGAAATTTAACTGTTAGTGGAAATACAGAATATACAAATGTAACAAATTTATATGTAAAAGATCCTATTATTGAAATGGGCGGTGGCGCAAATGGAGCGCCACTATCAAGTAATGACGGCAAAGACAGAGGCACTTTATTACATTACTATACTACCGAAACTGTCGATGCGTTCATGGGATGGGATAACTCAAATAGTGAATTTGGTTTTGGTAGTAACGTAAATATCAGTAATGAAGTTGTCACGTTTAATAGTTTTGGTAATATTCGTGCTGGATATTTTATTGGTAACGGTTCAACATTAACAAGTGTTGCCGGCGCTAACGTAACCGGTTATGTACCAAACGCAACAAATGCAAATACAGCAGGTACAGTAACAACAAACGCACAACCAAATATCACTAGTGTAGGTACATTAACTAGTCTAGCAGTCACCGGCAACATCAGTTCTGGTAATGCTAATTTAGGTAATCTAGTTACTGCTAATTACTTTATTGGTAATGGTAGTCAGTTGACCGGCATTAGCGGAACATATAGTAATACAAACGTAGCCGCATATCTACCAACATATACAAGTAATGTATCTGCTAATTATTTTATAGGTAACGGAGCTACATTAACAAATGTCACAGGTGCTAATGTAACTGGTTATGTACCAACTGCAACTAATGCAAATACTGTTACAACGGCAGCACAACCTAATATCACAAGCCTAGGAACATTAACAGGTTTGAGTATTGCAGGTAATATAATACCAACATCAAATGTTACATATGATTTAGGTAACAGTGATTATAGATTTAGAGACTTGTATTTAAGTGGAAATACAATTCAATTAGGTGGCGGTAATATTAGTATTACCGGAAACTCAATGGTACTGACTAACCCAATTGGTGGACAGTTTATTGTTGATGGGGCATACTCAGAATATTCAGGTGTAGCTAATACTGTTTCTACTAACGCACAACCAAATATTACAAGTGTGGGTACATTGACTGGACTCACTAGTACCGGAATAATTAATTTTAGTAATACAAGTAACGTAACAATAGGTAATGTTGGTAATTTTCATATCCCGGGAGGATCAGCAGATTATGTGCTAACAACTGATGGTACAGGTAATTTAAGTTGGGAAGCACAATCAGGTGGAAATGTATCAACTACTATAGCAGTGGACAACTTCACCGGTAATGGGGTACAAGACACCTTTACTTTAAGTGTTCCTCCTAGTAGTATTAATAGTGTATTTGTTAATTACAACGGTGCATTTGTTAGCCGAGGCAGTTATTCACTAAGTGGAGCAAATCTTACCTTTGGTAGTTCTCCTGCAAATGGATCAAACATTGAAGTTACTACAATTGATGGATTACCTATAGGTAGTGGTAGTTTTACAACTAGGGTAGCTACCGGCGATAATAGTACAGTTAACTATACGGTAACATCTGGGTCTACTGTAAGTAGTGTCTTAGTAACATTAGACGGTGTTCTTCAAACACCAACAACTGATTATACAATCAGTGATTCAACATTAACATTTATAACTGCACCGGCAAGTAGTGTAGCAATACAAATACGAGAGTTAGCAGTAGCTGTAGCTACTAGCACTAGTGCCGGAGCAAGTTGGACATATTCAGCAATAAGTGCAAATACAACAGCAGTAGCTGGTTATAGATATATTGTTGACACTAGTTCATCTAACTTAACAATCACGTTACCTGCTTCAGGTACATTAGGTGATGAAGTCATGATTATTGATGGTACAGGTAATGCAAGTACACATGCAATTACTGTTGATAAAAATGGTAGTAAAATTCAAGGTGCTAATAGCAATATGACAGTAACTACTGACAGAGCCGCATTTACACTGGTATACTATAACAGCACACAAGGTTGGATATTAACAAATGTATAATAGATAAGGAAACAAAATTGTGTCAAATTATTATCAACTAAAAAATGCGGCAATATTAACACCGGTAGCAAATACTACATTAGGTAGTGCTACTAATTCATATAAAGACTTATATCTTGACGCTAACGCAAATGTATATTTAGGTAATACGGTTTTTTCTTCAGATAAGATTTTCCCCTTCAACCTAACAATCGCACCTGAAGTATTGACTATACAAGTAGCGGCACCTGATGCAGGCGATGATATTACTTGGTTCTGGACTTGGGAAACCAGTACATTACCTTATGCAAGAACGTCAATCACTAACAGCCCACAAATAAGTGTACCAATGTATAAGCAAGGTGTTTACACAGTACATAATTTTGCTGGTGCGACTATATATGGTAACATGACTCAAACGCACAGTGGAAAATTTAAGTGGATCGATGGAGCAGGAACTCAAAATTTAGTAGATTGGGCTGTAGATAATGGTAATGTTAGTGTAACACATCCTGACATAAATGGTGGAGTAAGTACTGTTGTTAAGCGCACTACTGTTACAGTACCCGCTAATTTAACAATACCAACATTAAATACACCTTCAGCTAATTATGCTGTTAGTTTTGCTAATGCAGGAGCATATACGTTTGGTGAAAATATGGCTGCTAATATACACCATCATCAAAGCGCCGCAAACGGAGACAATAAAAACTTAGGACCTATGTATCGAGGTAGCACATACACATTCAATTTACATTCTTCTATAGAAGGTCATCCATTCTATCTTACTACTGACAACGGTACTGGATTCGTTGCAAATTCATATGTCGGTGAATATACAACTGGTGTTACAGGAAGTAGAAACAACGGTAGTGCTGGACAAACTACATTAGTATTCACAGTACCAAATGGTGCCCCTGATACGTTGTATTACCAATGCGGTTTCCATTCATCAATGCGCGGAACAATAACTATTAAAGATTTAGCTGTTGAGACAAATATCAATGGAAACTATGTTATATATTTTCAACACACTAACGAAGGACATAAAACACCAATTGAGATTCGTCCTATTCCAAGTTTAGTTAATCAAATGTGCGTTGTGTATGATGCAAGTGTTGATAAATTTGTACCCCAAGACTTAGCAACATATGTTGAAAATACACCTAGCTTTAAGAATAAGATTCGTGAAGTAGCAGGTACTGCTACTCTAGTAGCTGGTAATGACGTTGTTGTTGTTCCTACTATTGCAATTGTAGAAGATGCTTCATATCTACCTTTAGTAAACAACAGAACAGGTGATATTTCATTCGCAGAAGATACAGAAGCATTGTATATTTGGGACGGTACTGCTTGGAAAACAAAAACTAATACTGTTAAAAAATACATTTCTATGACTCAAAGCGGTACTATTACTGTACCAACAACCGGTACAGCACGATTATATCCTCCTAGTAGTTTGACTATCAGCAATGTATATGCTAGTTTGAGCACTACATCTTCTAGTACATTTACTTTTCAGTTATTGAAAAACGGCTCAGTTGTTGGAACATACAATATAAGTTCTAACACAAATAAAATGACAACAACTGCGGCAAGTATTAGTTTGACTACAAACGATTACTTAACTATAAATGTTACTGCGGGAGCGGGTGCAAGCGATTTAAGAGTAGACTTAGAGTATGTAGTAACGTTAGTATAACTATACCCAAAACAAAGAAAGAGATAAATATCATAATGTCACAAACCAATCACTATAAACAAATATTTTCACAATATTCTGGTTATGTATATCAATTCATAGACACTATTCCTGAAGGAGAGTCTCCTCAAGAATACATTACAAATGAATTTGTTGCCAAAGCTAAACAACTAAATTCAGCAACTTCTGTTATACAGTTACCCAACAACGGAGCATATATTCTACATAGTTTTGAAGATGTAACGTCTGAACAATTTATTCGACTAGCTGATCTTGGTTATCAAGAACCCTTGCTAGAAGTAGAAGCTGATCCAGAAGCTGAACCACAAGGAGATAATTAATGTTAGTAAGATATAGAATGAATAGCACGTGTACAGTAGAAAATATGCAAGCAGATATTGATAAAATAATTCAGGGTACTGCTACTTTCAACGGTAGTGGTGTTCCAACAAATTTAAGTGCAGGATGTGACACAGCTACTAGTATCAAGTACGGTACTTATCCTTCAGCTAAATATGCTAAAGTAGGAACAAACGCTACTGCAAGTGGATCAACTTCAAGCATTGCCGCAACTGTGTTAACAGTGGCTGGATCAGTTACTGGTACGTTTGCTGTAGGTATGAAAGTAACAGGTACTGGTGTAGCTGTTGGTACTACTATCGTAGCACTTGGTACTGGTACTGGCGGTGCAGGTACATATGTAGTAAGCGTAAGTCAAGCAGTATCATCTACTGCTATTACTGGCACTACAATGATTGATACTTATAGTAAAATTCATAATGATTACAGTGACGTAACACATTATTTTAGATTAGCATACAGTACTCCACGAATAGCAACTAATACAACTGCTACCATAACCGGAACAACATTGACTGTTAACGTTGGTGTGATAACAGGTGTTTTTGAGATAGGTATGGTAATCACTGGAACAGGCGTTAGTGCTAATACTACTATCACTGCATTTAGTAGTGCTACAGGCGGCGTAGGTACGTATACTGTTAGTGTAAGTCAAACAGTTTCAGCTACTACTATTACAGGTACATTTGCTACAAATACAGGCGGTAGCTCGGCTTCAAGTATTAGCGGAACAACGTTAACTGTAGGTGGAACAGTTACTGGAATTTTTACTATAGGTATGATATTGACTGGTAGTGGCGTAACCGGTGGTACTACTATTACAGGAATGATTACTGGTACAGGCGGTTCAGGCACATATGTGGTAAGTGCAAGTCAAACTGTTGCATCTACTGCTATCACGGCAGCTACAACTGCTACGCTAGCACAAACCGGTGGATTATCTTCAGTGACGCTTGCAAAAAGCTACACATCAGGTACAGATACTTTAGTCAATGGACGAGAAATACAAAAATATCAAAACATAGGAACTATAACGGCACAACATACTGGCACTTTAATGGTCGTGGGTGATGTGGGTAGATTACTTCCAGGCTACATTCTCTCTGCAGGTGATGTACTCGTTACTAGTTATAGCCAGACACAGAGTACCGGGGTGAACCTTTCAGATACTGAGGTCACTAACATGGCAAAACTTAAATCAGGCACTACCATTGTATCACAACAAACAGGTACTATTGGTAGCACTGGTAATTATATTACTAATTACAACAACATAACCGGTAATACTTATTGGCAGGTATATCGTCCAATAAGTGCTAATGTACCCCTTCATACTTATAGTGCTACTACTGCACCATATGGTATTGACATTGTTGTTAGTAGTAAATTATGCTATATCAGTAGTGTAAGCGGAGGAACACAGATAGGAATATTTGATATTGGTAAAAATGGAGTTAGTAGAATTTATACTGATAATATGTTAATGGCAGGACTTGATCTAGATGCAGAATCAATTGGAGTAACTCTTCCATATACATATAAATTTACAACCATCTCTTATGGTTCTCAAGCTGGAATAAATTTAGCATATATTACTCCAGAGAAAAGATTTAGTAGTGCTGGATCTGTGGTTATTATAGAAAATCCAGTATTTGTAAATCACGAAAGTAACGGCAATGCATTATCAGTAGTATACGGTCTACTGAAAATAGCAGAAAATACCTATGCTAGTCATACGACTTATGTTGATTCAAGCAGTGTGAGAAGACTGTCCTTCAACGACTATTCATTATTAACGGAGTAAATTATGTTATGTAAAATTGACCCTACAGTGGGCGGAGCAACAGACGAAAAAGCCAGAGCAATTAATTTTCTTCGGGCACTACAGGCTATATGTACAGCCGCAGCCGGTAGCACACCATCAGTGCCGTCTATAACTACACCTACAGCTAGCCCAGCGATTGGCACTGCAGGCAGTGTGGATGTGATTAGAGAAGTAATTAGCAATACAGAAGCAGGTGGATGGACCAGCAGTAGCAGTACTAATGTGGTTTCAAACTATAGTGCTAGTTTTGCCGAACCCTATCGTATAGATTTATATAGAGATAGTGGCAAAGCCGCATATCCATATCGTAAAATGACTTTTAGAACTAACATTGGGCATTATTTTAGTGGAGCTTATTCTTCATATCCATTCATTCACGCATCTCATGGGTTTAATACAGCTACCACTGCCAGTGGTCTTTACATGGCAAGTGTCGCTAATGTGGATCTGCCGGAGACTAATGGTACAGGAACAATGCGGTACAAATTTGATGTGAATTATCCACAGGATACTACTACTGATGGTGCAAATGTCTTTCAGCCTAGAGTTGGTGAATGGTTAGTTGCTTGTACTGACCGATATTTCATCTGTATGTCCGGTGGTACTAGCACTAACAGTACCTGGTCACCAGGAGGATTGATGTATATTGGATTAAGAACTACTAGTTCATGGGAAGATCAATATGATGATAATCCCCCTTTAGCTAGTTTATTCTTTGACGGATCGATTCACTATCAAAATGGCGGTGGCAGTAATGCTAGTATGTTTGCTAGAACTTTCCAAGGTACTACTGGTGCTTATAATAGCAATCCAGCATGGTACCGACAGTATAATGCCAGTGGCACAATTAGTAACAATAGTTTAGGAGACTTTACTGGGTACGGTATTGATCCATTATCAGGTGCTAATTATAGTGCTACTCCGAGTAACACTAGCACGTTATTTAATCAACAATATCTTTGGGGTAACCAAATGCAGGTGCCCATGTGCGGCGGCGGAAGTGGCTTGTTCAGAACTAAACATAGACAGAACACTACAATGACTGGACCAGTTACTGATCCTGTAACAGGCATACTAGTTCCACCGGCATATCCTATAACATTTGCTAGACATCATCAGACCAGTATGAATCCTGGCGGTCAGGCTATAGGATTATACAAGAGTCTAGGAGGTACTGAAACGTTCCTACAGAGATATTATACACCGGGACAAACCTTTGTGGTCAATAGTGAAGCATACTATGCTTACGCAATAGGAAACGATTCTACTTATAGAGATTTATTTTTGATAAGAAAGTATTGATACAATGAATCATTTTTCTGAAATTTATCACGATAACAGTAATCTATAATGTCACAACCTATTATAAAGGTAGCATGTGTTGCAAATCTCTACACTAGAGAAATGAAATTTGAAAAGGCAGGTGATACCGAGCTTGGTCATAAGCACCCCTTCAACCACATTACATTTTTATCTTCAGGTAAGTTAAAAGTAGAAACTGAACTTGGTATATCTGAATTCACCGCACCGCATATGATTTATATTCATAAAGATTATCTACACGAACTGACCGCATTAGAAGATGATACAGTTGCGTATTGCATTCATGCATTGAGAAACGGCGACGGAGTAGATGATATTATTGATGAAGATATGATTCCTAAAGGTATGAATGCACCTGAAATTTTTGAAATAGCTAAACACGTTAATATAGGATAATCTATAATGGCATTACCAAACGCACTTAACATTTATAATTTCCCTGACGCCTATGACAGCCTAGTAGATGCATTCACTGGTACAATCAAGTACATTAGTGCCAGTACCGGTAGTAATAGTAACACGGGAAATAGTGTAGGTGCTGCCTATCTTACTATAGATTATGCATTAGCACAGAACACCTCAGCTACTGCTACAATGTTTGTGATTTTGGAGGGTACTTATACTATTACCCCCACATCGGTTAATGGAAGTAGTGTTGGATTAACTGACGGTGGCAATCATAGAGAATTCGTTTGTGCTCCGGGAAGAGTAATTATACAGCATACAGCCAACAGTGCAGGCAGAGATAGCGCAATATTTCATTTTGCTAACACTAGTAGTAAAATATACGGTGCTATTATTAAAAGAAATAATAACGGTAGGACAACAAGTTATGAGGTTGCTTACTTTAAAAGTGCCAGTGCTAAGGGTAATTTTTATAACTGTGTATTCTCTGAAACAAATGCTAACAATGCGTGGAGTTATCAATATGATAATTATGGAACTAACAATTTAGCCTTAAGAAATTGTACTTTCTATCATTTAGCGGCCCCATCAGGTAATTATACCAATGCTGGCACTTGTTTAACTATTGATTCTGTATTCAATACTACGGTTACTACTGGCGGCACTGAAACTAATGTATTAAAGTCACAAACTGTTAATGCCACAACTTATGTAACTACAGGCGTTACAACAGCCGGTGTATATTCAGGAACTTATGCTTGGGACGGTCTCACCACATTTCCTCCGGGATTTGGTCCTCTCACCCCTAGTACAGTCGTATCAGGTAGCACTATTAATCTTACTTATTATCATGCAACTAGTTCTGCTACAGTAAGCTATACTATCACTGGTATCAGTAGTGCAGATATTAATAATACATCATTAACCGGTAGTCTTACAGTTACTAATTATGCAACTACAATTAGTATTCCTACCAAAGCTAAAGTAAACACAACAAATACGTTAACTATCACAATAGAATCTTATACAGCATCAATTACTATTACGCCAGGAATGACTGTAAGATATCTTGTAGTAGCTGGTGGCGGTGGTGCAGGCTCAAATATGGGTGGCGGCGGTGGTGCAGGTGGATATCTTGCCGGCACTGATTTATCAGTAGCCGGTAGTTACACTATTACAGTTGGTGCAGGTGGTGCAGGTGCTATTGCCGGTACAGCTAGTCCTGCAGGATCAAACGGACAAGATACTACAGCATTAGGATTAACTGCTATCGGCGGCGGCGGCGGCGCTAGTTCCCATGATACATCAGGTTCTCCTGCAGGTAATGGAGGTAGTGGTGGCGGTGGATCTGGTGCTCGTCAAAGTGCTGCCAGTTACGGTGGTCTACCGGGAACCGGAACAGCGGGTCAAGGTAATAATGGTGCTGGTAGTGGAGTAACATGGTATCCCGGTGGCGGCGGTGGCAGTGCTGCGGCAGCTACACAAACAGGTAGTCAACAGGCTGACGGCGGCGCTGGAACATTAAACAATATAACAGGTTCTAGTCTATACTGGGCAGGTGGCGGCGCAGGTGCTGGCTATAGTGTATACGGTGGCAATGGCGGTATAGGCGGCGGTGGCGGTGGCGCTCCAAGACAAGGTGCCGGCACTACTAATGGTACAGGTGGCGGCTCTGCACTGAATTCAGGCTCAGTGGCTGAAATTGGAACTATCGGAGCTCAAACTAACAAACGAGGCGGTGCTGGCGGAGTTAACACCGGTAGTGGAGGAGGAGGCGGATCACACTATTCTGTTACCAATGAAGGTGGCGCCGGTGGTAGTGGTATTGTAGTAATTAGATACGCAGGCAGTCAACGAGCAACAGGCGGCACTGTTACTACAGTAAGCAGTGATACAGTACATACATTTTTAACTAGTGGTGTTTTTGCTACTCCAGCAGGTGGACTTACTAGCACTCATACATCTGCATATTGGGGTGAGACAGTAACAATATCATATGGTGATGACCTTGCAGATGGTAGTACAGTAGCATATACTATAACAGGTGTAACTAGCACCCAAATAGGCGGTGCTAGCCTCACTGGTAATTTTACTATTAGTACTTCAACCGCTTCGCTTGCTATCAATTTAGCCACACTAAGTACAGCTACAACAGCTACTATGGTAATTACTGCCGGAGCATATTCTACGACAACAACTATATCTAATATAATAAGTTTCGTTAGTAGTACTCCTGGAACTTATTGGGGCGGAACAACTACATTTACTGCCACAATTAGGGGTTTAACCTCAGGTGGACTAGTACCTTACACAATTTCAGGTGTGACTAGTGCCCAGATATCTAATGCTAGTCTTACCGGTAATGCAACAAATGTGTTAGCCGTACCCGGTTATAGTGCATCTTTCAATGGAACTACATCAAAACTTAGTATCCCCGCTAGTGCAGATTTTGCATTTGGCACAGGTAGTTTTACGATAGAATTCTGGATCAAAACTACCGACGGTGCATGTGACATATTAACTCAAACTACAGCTAGTTCTCCTAATTGGGGAATAGTCATAACCGGTAGTACTCTTTACTGGCAAAGTGGTTACGCTGCCGCCAGTCTTTATAGTATAGCACTAAGTAGCCTTACTAGTAATCCAACTTCCGGTTCTTGGACACACGTGGCTATTACTAGAAATGGATCAGGTACCGGCAATCTTAGATTTTGGATTAACGGTGTAGGGCAAACCGCACATTCCGGCAATGATACTACTAATTACACCGGTCAAGGTCCTATACAAATATCTGGGCCAGGTACTGGTTATGGATTTTTTACAGGAAACATTAGTAATCTTAGAATAGTCAAAGGTGTAGCAGTATATACAGGTACTTTTACTGTACCCACTAGCCCTCTTACAGCTACACAAAGTAGCGGAACAAACATATCAGCCATTATCGGGACACAGACTTCACTATTATGCTGTCAATCTGCTACTGTAATTGATAACAGTGCGGCTGTTAGAACTATTACTAATACTGATGTAACAGTTAGTTCGGATGCACCTATTGGAAACACTACATTGGCTGCACTAAGTGGTGGTACAGCTACACTTACTGTAGTGACTAACCCCACTGAACCTATATTAAATTCAGCTACTATGGTAACTGCAATAACTGGCGGATCAAACACTTCTGTAATCAGAACTGGTAATCCAAAATTAATCGGGAATCTCTCGCCTAGTATACAATCACTAGAGTACATAGATACTGAAGTTACTGATATACATTCATCTGTACTAGAAAGTACAGTTAATACTGTTGACACTGTTACTTCAATCACTATAGGTGACATTATAGATAGCACCTTGCAGTCTATAGAATATATTGACACTGAAATAACTGATATACATGCACAAACATTAGAAGCTACTATTGCTACGGTCGCTACTATTACTACTGGTATTATAGGTGAAATAGAGCGCACAGAAATTACAGGAATTACCCCTGCACCAACATATGCATATAGTTCAGGTGAGGAAATTGTTACTGAGGAACAAGGCGCCGCAACAGTTTCACAAATCTGGACTCTATCCTAATTGATTTTTAAATTTATTTTGGTTGCTAAAAGTGTGTTAACTAATTTGATAAATACTAAATTGTTTACTAAAGGATAACTAATGACAACAAAAGTTTCATCAAGTATGATTAATCAAGCAGGTAATATAAATTATACTGCTGCCAACGTCACTTTGGGTCCTATAGCAAATATACATATTACGGGCGGTACATCCGGCCAAGTTTTAACTACTGACGGCTCAGGCAATTTAAGTTTTGCTACAGCAAGTGCTGGCGGCAGTAGTAATGCCTATATAACAGGCTATAGTTTAGTATTCGGAGGATAAAATGGCAGCACCAAATTTAATCGGGGCAACAACAATAAACGGCAAGACAACAGGTGCTAATTTGACAAGTACAAGTGCAACAACTGTTTTAAACAATGCATCAGGTAGTGGTAAGTGTTTAAAAGTTAACACATTAAATGTGAGTAACTATACAGGATCAGCCGCAACAATAACAATTGGTTGGTACAATGCGGCAAACGTAGGTGGAACACAATTTGCTATTGCAGGTAACATGGCTGTTCCTGCCAATGCTACATTAAACATCATAGATAAATCAAGTCAATATTACTTAGAAGAAAATACAAGTTTGGGTGCTACTGCTGGAACAGCAAATGCATTGATAGTTACATGTAGTTATGAGGACATAAGCTAAAATGGTTAAAAGATACCAGGGTGGAGTAATGTCTGCTACGCAAGTAACAGCAAATTCTACTACTGCCTCTGGATTTTTCAATACATCTAGTCAAGCACAATTAAAGCAATCAGGAAATTGGGCCGGTACACCCGGAGCTCCGACAATAGGTACTGCTACGGTAGTTGGGGCAACATCAGTAGAAGTAACTTTTACTGCACCGGCAAGTAACGGCGGATCTGCTGTAACTAGTTACACAGTAACTTCTAGCCCGGGAAATGTCACTGCAACAGGAAGTTCTAGTCCAATTACTGTTACTGGATTAACTACCGGTACTACATATACCTTTACTGTCACTGCAACAAATAGTTTAGGTATTGGTAGTGCAAGCAATCCGAGTAATTCAGCAACACCGGCTTTAACTATGGATTATTTAGTAGTTGCTGGCGGCGGTGGTGGTGGAACTCACTATAGTGGTGGAGGTGGCGCCGGAGGATTATTACAAGCAACAACAGTACAAATTGCCCTAAGCGTAACTTATACAATAACAGTTGGAGGGGGCGGATCAACTAATGTGATGGGTTCAAATTCTTCAATATCAGGTAGTGGATTTAGTACAATAACATCAATCGGCGGTGGTCGCGGCGGTCAAATTGGGGGTCCAGTAAATGGTGGGAATGGAGGATCGGGCGGCGGAGGTGGTTCAGGTGGCAGTGCTGGAACTGGAGGTAAAGGTGTATATCCAGGATCAACTTATCTAAGCCAAGCAATACAGGGATATGATGGCGGTAACGCAGTGTCAGCGGGTGGCTACTCTAGTGCCGGCGGCGGCGGCGCCGGCGCAGTAGGTCAACCCCCATCCGGTAGTGATGCAGCCAAAGGTGGAAACGGTGGAATAGGTCTTACATCATCAATTACCGGAACATCTACTTATTATGCCGGCGGTGGCGGTGGCTGGGGTTATGATAGCGGTGGTGGAAAGGGGATAGGGGGCTTAGGCGGTGGAGGTAATGGAGGCGGTTATACAAGTTCTATTACTGCGCTTGAAGGCACTACCAACACCGGCGGGGGTGGTGGTGGTGGATTTACTGACGGTGGCGGTAGTGGTGGAAGAGCAGGTGGTTCTGGTGTAGTTATATTAAGATTCCCTTCAACTACAACCGTAACAGGAACAACAGGCTCACCAACTATAACTACTGATGGCTCATTTAAAGTTTACAAATATACTGCTTCAGGTAGTATAACATTTTGATAATTAAGGAAAAATAAATGGAAATAGGTCCAGGCATCACATTTGGCCCCGGATTAACTTATTCAAGTTCCGGTGCACCCGCGACTATCCCTATAGACTACTTAGTAGTTGCAGGCGGTGGCGGCGGTGGTAGAGCCGGCGCCGGAGGTGCCGGCGGAGGTGCTGGTGGACTGCTTACCACAACAAATTTTTTAACATTATTAAGTACCACTATAACAGTTACTGTTGGCGCCGGCGGCAATGGTTCAACTGCTAATTATATTGGATTAAGTAATCCATCGGCAGCTACTCAAGGTTCTAATTCTGTTTTTGGTTTAGTTACTGCATATGGCGGTGGGGCCGGATCAAGTGCTGATAGTACTACTTCTTATAGTAGCCCAGGCGGCAATGGTGGATCTGGTGGTGGTGGCGCCCAGCGAAGCAGTGGTTTGGGAGGTAAAGGTATCTATCCAGGATCGTCTTATATAGATGCACCAAGACAAGGGTATGATGGTGGTACATCTACTAGTGATGGTGGTGGAGATTCTGGCGGCGGTGGTGGTGGTGCAGGTGCAATCGGTAGTAATGGACCATCCGCAAAAACTGGTGGTGGCGGAGGTGTTGGTATATCTTCATCTATGTCAGGAACATCTACGTATTACGCAGGTGGTGGAGGTGGTGCAGGTGAAACCGGTGCAGGAACAGGGGGCAATGGTGGAGGTGGTGCAGGAGCAGGAACCTACCCGGCTACAGGAACTGCAGGTACTGTAAATACAGGCGGTGGTGGTGGTGGCGGAAATTATAATAATGGAGGCGCCGGTGGTTCAGGTATTGTAATTCTTCGGTACGCAGATAGTTATGCTGCCGCAGTAGCAACAACAGGTAGCCCAACAATAACAACAGCAGGTGGATACAGAGTATACAAATTCACCAGTTCAGGTAGTATAACATTTTAACATTTAATAAGGAGATATAAAATGGCACATTTTGCACAAATCGATAGTAATAATATCGTAACACAAGTTCTAGTAATAGAACAAGACGTAGTTGACACTGGTTTATTTGGAGAACCAAGTTCTTTTGTACAAACTAGTTACAACACACATGGTGGAGTACACACTTTAGGTGACACACCATTAAGAAAGAATTATGCTGGTATAGGATACACATACGATTCAATTCGTGATGCTTTCATACCACCAAAACCCTATAATAGTTGGGTATTGAATGAAACTACATGTCTATGGAATTCACCAGTTGCAATGCCCACAGATGATAAGCGTTATTCATGGGATGAAGATACTACAAGTTGGGTAGAAGTTATTACAGAATAAGTATGGATATCATTGAGATAACATTATGCAAATAGGATCAGGAATCACAATCGGCGGCGGAATATCAGTTAGTGTACCTCCTCCTCCCCCATCAGTAGAATACTTAGTAGTAGCAGGTGGCGGCGGCGGTGGGTATGCAGTAGGCTATGGTGGCGGTGGTGGTGGTGCAGGCGGTTATAGAACTGCAAGTGGATTTATAGTATCCACCGGCTCCCCAATAACAGTAACTGTAGGGGGCGGCGGCTCGGTCAACACTAGTGGATCTCCTACTAACGGCGGTATAAGTGGTAATGATTCTACATTCTCAACTATTACTTCAACCGGTGGTGGCGGTGGTGGCGGTAAAAATGTTGCCGGTGCAAATGGAGGATCTGGTGGAGGTGGATGTGTTGATACTAGTGAAACTGCACTTGTTAGTCCCGGTAGTGGTAATACTCCCAGCACATCACCTAGTCAAGGAAATAATGGTGGCGCAGCCACACTTTCATCACCTTATAATGGAGGCGGAGGCGGAGGTGCTGGTCAAGTAGGCGGTAATGCGGGTGTACCCGGAGGTAAAGGCGGTGATGGTTTATCATCTAGTATCTCAGGCACATCTACTTATTACGCCGGCGGCGGTGGCGGTGGAAGTTTCAGTGGTGCAGGTGGTTTAGGTGGTTTAGGTGGTGGGGGCGCAGGTGGCACATCCGGTGGCGGAGAAAATGGAACAGCTAATACAGGTGGCGGCGGCGGAGGATATAGGGCAGGTGGACGAGCAGGTGGTTCAGGAGTAGTTATATTAAGATTTTTATCAAGTACTACAGTATCAGCAACGACAGGTTCACCGACAATAACCACTGATGGATCATATAAAGTTTATACGTTCAATAGTTCAGGTTCAATAACATTCTAAGAGAAACAATATGGCATTAGAAATAGGATTAGGAATATCAATAGGCTTAGGGATTACATTAAATCCTGAACTTCCTACAGCTCCTTCATCTGTAGAATACTTAGTAGTAGCAGGTGGCGGTGGTGGCGGCGCTGGATGGCATGGTGGCGGCGCCGGCGGTGGTGGAGGATATTTAACTGATACAGCTAGTGTCACTGCTAGTGTATCGTATACAATTACGATAGGCGCTAGCGGTGCCGGTGGTGTACCTCGTGCCGGCGCGGGCACCAATGGAGGAAACTCTAGTATCAGTGGATCTGGTTTTACTACCGTGACTGCAATTGGCGGTGGTGGAGGTGGAACTTATACAACTCAGGGTAAAAATGGTGGTTCAGGTGGTGGAGGTAGTACTCAATCATTAGCTGGACATCTTCCTGGCCAAGGTGTTTACCCAGGATCTACCTATTTAAGTCAAGCAAGACAGGGATATGACGGCGGCGCTGGTTCGGGGACCAGTACTTATAATGGCGGAGGCGGTGGTGGTGCCGGAGCAGTTGGCAGTAATGCTACTAGTGTAAGCGGTGGTAGTGGCACAGCTGGTAATGGCGGGCAAGGCATATCTAATAGCATATCTGGGTCAGCAATAGTATACGGATCTGGAGGCGGTGGTGGCTCAGAAAATGGAACGGTTGGTACCGGTGGAACAAATGCAGGAAGCGGCGGCTATCATGCCTTTGGTGGCGGTAGTGGTACTATAAACACCGGTGGTGCTGGCGGTGGTGGCGGAGACTCCGGCGGCGGAGGTGCCGGAGGTTCAGGTATTATAGCGATTCGCTATCCAGACTCATATTTGGCTGCAACAAGTACAACAGGTAGTCCAACATATACAGTAAGTGGTGGATATAGAGTTTATAAGTTCACTAGTTCGGGTTCAATTACATTCTAAATTTTAGCTAAATACATGTTGAGAAAAAAAATATTATGCCATTAACAATCACTACATTAGAACCGTTTAACTTAAATAACTCAGCAACTTTTACTTTTGCTAGTACATCTGTTACCTCTAATGTTGTAGCTGGAAATATTAAAACAGATAATTTGTTATATGCAAATGGTACAGCATGGAGTTTTGGTGGAAGTAGTTATTCAAACACAAATGTAGCGGCATATCTCCCGACTTATACCGGTAATGTCTCTGCAAACTATTTTATTGGTAATGGCTCAACTCTAACAAACATAACAGGTAGTAACGTAAGTGGCAATGTCACTATCGCAATACAAAGTCATTATGCAAATATAGCAAACTCAGTAACCGGTGACAATGTAAGTGGTAATGTGTCTTTTGCAGTACAAAGTCACTATGCAAACATTGCTAATTCAGTAGCCGGCGCTAATGTAACCGGTTATGTACCAAACGCAACAAATGCAAATACAGCCGGTGCAGTAACAACAAATGCACAACCTAATATTACTAGTGTGGGTAATTTAAGTAGTGTAACAATTACAGGCAATTTAACAGCTGGTAATGCAAACATAATAGGTAATTTAATTGCAGGTAATGTGTCTACTGGTGGTTCTGGTGGAAATTTATCCGGTGCTAATTTTGTTATTGCTAATTATTTTAGTGGTAACGGTTCATATTTAACAAGTTTAACTGGTGCTAATGTATCAGGTAACGTCAATAATGCAATACAAAGTCATTATGCTAATATCGCTAATAGTGTAGCCGGCGCTAACGTAACCGGTTATGTACCAAACGCAACAAACGCAAATACAGCTGGTACAGTAACAACAAATGCACAACCCAATATCACTAGTGTAGGTACATTAAGTAGCTTAACTGTAACAAGTAATGTAAGTGCTGGAAATATTCTAACAAACAATTTGTTGTATGCAAATGGAACAGCATGGAATTTGGGTGGAGGCTATAGTAATACAAACGTAGCCGCGTATCTACCAACATATACTGGTAATTTTACTGCAGGTAATGCAAATATATCTGGAAATTTAATAGCAGGTAATGTGTCTACCACTGGTTCTGGTGGAAATTTATCCGGTGCCAATTTTGTTATTGCTAATTATTTTAGTGGTAATGGTTCATATTTAACAAGTTTAACTGGTGCTAACGTAACTGGTTACGTGCCTTTAGCTACAGCCGCAAATACAGCAGGTACTGTAACTACAAACGCACAACCTAATATTACTAGTGTCGGTACACTAAGTTCATTATCTGTAACAGGTAATTTAACAACAGGTAATGCTAATATAACAGGCTCATTAATAGCAAATACAATTACTACAGGTTCAGGAACCGGTAATATTAGTGGTGCAAACTATGTAATTGCTAATTATTTTAGTGGCAATGGTGCAACACTAACAAGTATCACCGGTAGTAATGTAACTGGATATGTTCCAAATGCAAACGTTGCAAATAGTGCAACAACTGCAGGTACAGTAACAACAAATGCTCAACCAAATATCACTAGTGTTGGTACACTAAGTAGTTTATCAGTAACTAGCAATGTAAGCGCCGGCAACGTATTAACTGATAATTTGTTATATGCAAATGGTACAGCATGGAGTTTAGGTGGCACTTATTCAAACACAAATGTAGCCGCATATCTCCCAACATACACAGGTAACGTATCTGCTAATTATTTTATAGGTAATGGTAGCCAACTAACTGGATTGCCAGCGAGTTATAGTAACACAAATGTAGCCGCATACTTACCTACATATACAGGTAACTATACAGGTAATAATGTAGTACTTACTGGAAATATTTCTACAGGTTCAGGTAGTGGTAATATTAGTGGTGCAAACTATATCGTTGCAAACTACTTCAGTGGTAATGGTAGTTTACTAACAAGTTTAACTGGCGCTAATGTAACTGGATATGTTCCATTAGCAACTGCGGCAAATACAACAGGTACTGTAACAACTAATGCTCAACCAAATATTACTAGTGTTGGTACATTAAATGGATTAACAATAACCGGTAACGTAAATATTACCGGTAATATCAATGCTACTGGTAATTTAAATTATGCAAACGTAACTGATTTGGTCGTAGGTGACCCGTTAATTTTCTTAGGTGCAAACAATGTAGCTAATTTGTATGATTTGGGATTTGTTGCTAGTTATGATGATGGTACATCTTATCACACCGGATTAGCAAGAGATGCAAGTGATGGAACATATAAACTATTTGACCAAGTAGTTGCAGAACCAACCACAACTATTGATTTTGCTAATGGAGTATATGCACCATTCAGAACAGGTTCATTCACCTCAACTGGTAACATTACAGCAGTTAATGCTAGTTTAGGCAATTTAACAACAAGTAATTATTTCAGTGGTAATGGTAGCTTACTTACAAGCATTACTGGTGCCAACGTAACAGGATATGTACCAAATGCAACAAGTGCAAACACAGCTGGCACCGTAACAACTAATGCACAACCTAATATTACAAGCGTTGGTAATTTAAGTAGTTTAACTGTAACTGGAAACGGATCATTAGGTAATTTATTAACAGATGGAATATATTATGCTAATGGCACCTCATGGAATTTTAGTGGAACATATAGTAACGCAAATGTAGCAAATTACTTACCAACATATACTGGTAATTTAACAGCGGGTAATGCAAATATATCTGGAGCGATGTCTGTTGCTAGTATTACTACAACTGGTTCTGCAGGAAACATTACTGGTGCTGATTATATAAATGCAAACTTTTATATAGGTAATGGTAGTTTATTAACTGGTTTACCAACAAGTTATAGTAATACAAATGTAGCCGCATATCTACCAACATATACTGGTAATTTTACAGCAGGTAATGCTAATATATCAGGTAACGTTTCTGCTAACTATTTTATTGGTAATGGTAGTCAACTAACTGGACTACCTGCAAGTTATAGCAATACAAATGTAGCCGCATATCTACCAACATATACTGGTAATTTTACAGCAGGTAATGCAAATATATCTGGTAATTTAATAGCAGGTAATCTTGTAACTAGTGGTAGTGGCGGCAACATTAGTGACGCAAATTATATCATTGCAAATTATTTCAGTGGTAATGGATCATTATTAACTAGTATTACTGGTAGTAATGTTAGTGGTAATGTGACAAGTGCAGTACGAAGTCATTATGCAAACATTGCTAATTCAGTTACTGGCGCTAATGTAAGTGGTCAAGTATCAAATGCATTAATTGCTGGAACAGTATATACTAACGCACAGCCTAATATAACTAGTACTGGTATATTGACTTCAGTAAGTACTAGTGGTAATTTAACTTTTAATACTACCGGTCAGCGTATTTTAGGTGATTTTAGCAATACAACTGTTAGTAGTCGCACATTATTTCAATCTAGCGGCGGAACATTTACAGATATTGGAGCAATAGGACCGGGCGCAACTAACAGTTCAGCATGGACTGCATATTATGGTAGTGATCCAACAAATACATCACGCATAAGAATACTTGCATTGGCCGAAGCAGGTTATATACAATCAAGTATTACTGGCTCAGGTAGTTATGTTCCTTTAATTCTACAAACCGGTGGAAGTAATAGGGTAAATATAGATACAAACGGAAATGTGGGCATTGCTAACGGGGCACCAACACATACATTATCAGTTACAGGTACATTAAATGTTTCCGGTAACGCTACCCTGGGTAATATCGGTGCCACTAGTGGAGTTTTTACAAACGTCAGCGGCAATGGTAGTGCATTATCATCATTGGTTGGTGCTAACGTAAGTGGTAATGTATCGTGGGCTATAACAAGTAATTGGGCAAACGTAGCAAACTCGGTAACTGGTGCTAACGTCACTGGAAATGTTACAAGTGCAGTACAAAGTCATTATGCAAACATTGCTAATTCAGTAGCCGGCGCTAATGTAAGTGGACAAGTATCAAATGCATTAATTGCTAGCACTGTATACACAAATGCACAACCAAATATTACAAGTTTAGGTACATTAACTGATTTAAATGTTGGTGGAAATGCTATAGTATCAGGTAACTTAATTGTAAATGGTAACTTAACTTATGTCAACGTAGATTCTTTAAAAATTAAAGATCCAATCATTGAATTAGGTGGAGGTGCAAATGGTGATCCATTAACAACTAACGATGGTAAAGACCGTGGTGAAATTCTACATTACTATACAGGTTCAGCCCCGGTAGATGCATTCATGGGTTGGGATAATTCAAATGCTGAATTCGCATTTGGTAGTAATGTAGCAGTCTCTAGTGAAGTAGTTACATTTAATACATTTGGTAATGTTCGTGCCGGTAATGCTGTTTTCAGTAATTTAGTTACCGCTGATTACTTTACTGGTACATTAACAACAGCAAGTCAACCAAATATCACCTCAGTAGGTACACTATCAAGTTTAATAGTTACCGGTAATATTACAAGTGGTAATGCTACTCTTGGTAATACAGTCACTGCTAATTATTTCATTGGTGATGGTAGTCAATTAACTGGTGTAGCAGCCACAACTGCCGGAACAGTTACAACTAACGCACAACCAAACATAACAAGCATAGGAAATTTAACAGGACTTGTAGTAAGTAATTCTACTGGTGTTGTAGATTTTACAACATCAGCTAATGTAACTCTTGGAAATATAAGTAATTTACATATTACGGGCGGCTCAGCAAATTATGTAATTATTACTGATGGTTCGGGTAATTTAAGTTGGTCAGCACAATCAGGTGGTGGAGCATCTGTTGCAGGTAGTAATACACAAGTACAGTTTAATGATAGCAATAGTTTTGGAGCAAGTGCTAACTTTGCATTTAACAAAACAAGTAATACATTAACGGTTGACAAAGCAATACATTTAAATGGTGCTAATTTAGGTAGCAATGTAAGCAATCTTTATATTGGTGGCGGTGGCGTTTCACAAATATTAGCAACTGACGGTTCAGGTAATTTAACTTGGATAGCACAACCTACAGCGGTTATCACAGTAGATAACTTTACAGGTAACGGAGTACAAACTGTATTCGCATTAAGCACAACACCTGCTAATATAAATCAAACAGTAATTAACTATAACGGTTCATTCCAGTTACGAAATGCATATACATTGTCCGGTGCAAATATTACGTTCACTGAAGCCCCGGCAAATGGATATTCAATTGAAGTTACTACTACAATGGGTGCTACTAGTGGTGCAGGAGCCTTTATAACTAGAGCATATACAGGTACAGGTTCTCAAGCAAACTTTACAGTAACTAGTGGATCTACCGTAAGTAGTGTAATTGTAACAGAAAATGGAATCGTACAAGCACCAACCGCAGATTACACAATTAGTAATACAACATTAACCTTTACAACAGCACCGGCAAGTAATGTAGCGATACAGGTACGAGAATTAGCAATAGCGATAGCTACTACAACTTCTCCCGTATACCGTGCATACACCGGTAACGGGGCACAAAATACATTTACTATAACAAGTGGATTGACAGCTAACAGTTTAATCGTAGCAGAAAATGGAATAATACAAAGACCAACAACAGATTATAGTGTATCTGGTAGTAATGTAGTATTTGTTTCTCCTCCAGCAAGCAATGTTGATATTCAGATACGTGAATTATCATTGAATGGTGGTATGAGTACAGGTGGTTCTTCATTACCATATCAAGGTGGTAATAGTGGTAAGTATTTAACAACTGACGGCGCAACTGCAAGTTGGGCAAACGTTAGCGTTGGTGGTTCATTAACAATTAAAGAAGAAGGTAGTAATTTAACAACTACTGCAACAAGTATAGATTTTGTAGGTGGCGGTATTACAGCTACAAATGTAGGCAATGCAGTAACAGTCACTGTCCCTACAGGAACAACAAGAGCCCAAGCAATGACTATGGGCATCATATTCGGAGGATAAAATGACAGCACCAAATTTATTAACAAGTGCAACAGTAACAGGAAAAACAGCATTATCGCAATTAACTACAGCTACGGGAAATATAATTACAAATAGTTCAAGTAGTAATACAGTTGTTAAATTAAATGATATTGTTTTGTCAAATTATACAGCAAGTGCAACAACAGCTAATGTAATGATAAATCGTAGTGCTACTGCATATTATATAGGCGGAGTAGTTGCTATTCCAGCAAATTCAACATTAGTATTGTTGGGTAAAGACACAACATTATACTTAGAAGAGGGTGATGTACTACAAGCAAACGTAAGTGCAAACACAAGCGTAAGCATGAGTGCAAGTTATGAATTGATAGCAAGTTAAAAATGAGAAACAGAAGCAATTATGGCATAGTAGGCAATCAAATAACCGCTAATTTATCTGTCGGTGGTGTATATACTGCGGCTGACCAACAATTGCTTAAAAGTTCTGGAAATTGGATCGGTCCACCAAGTGCCCCAACAATAGGTACTGCCACAATATCTTCAGCAACAGCCGTATCACTTACTTTTACTGCACCTGCAAATAATGGCGGTTTAACTATTACTAGCTACACAGTAACTTCAAGCCCGGCTAGTATCACTGCAACAGGTAGTTCAAGTCCAATTACTGTTACTGGACTAACTACCGGTACCCCGTATACCTTTACTGTTACTGCAACAAATGAATTAGGCACCAGTGTTGCAAGCAGTCCAAGTAACTCAGTAACACCGGCTATACTTACTGTAGAATACCTAGTAGTAGCAGGTGGCGGTGGTGGTGGCAGCTGGCAGGGTGGGGGTGGCGGCGCAGGCGGATACAGAACTGCAATTGGTTTAGAAGTATCCTCTGGTTCTCCTATTACAGTAACAGTTGGAGGTGGAGGAACTGGTGCACCGGCAGGCGCAGATGCTGCTTATACAAATGGATCAAATTCTGTATTTGGTTCAATAACTTCTACAGGCGGCGGCCGCGGCGGAAACTTTACTGCAAGCGGATTGGCAGGTCAAAATGGTGGTTCAGGTGGCGGCGGTTCGTATAGTACTGGCTATGGTCCAGGTTCAGGCAACACACCATCTACATCACCTAGTCAAGGTAACAATGGCGGCACTGGCACAACATCTACACCTTATCCCGCTGGTGGGGGAGGTGGTGCTGGTCAAGTTGGTGGTAATGCTGCTGGTTCTGTTGCCGGTTCTGGTGGAAATGGATTAGAAACATCCATATCAGGAACAGCAACATACTATGCTGGTGGCGGTGGTGGAGGCATTAATACTGGTTATGGTGCTGCTACAAGCGGTATAGGCGGTACAGGAGGTGGTGGTGCTGGAGGTACAACAACAGCCGGTGTTGCCGGAACGGTCAACACTGGTGGGGGTGGAGGTGGTGCCGGAGCCGGCGGCGGCTCAGGTACAAGCCAACAAGGTGGAGGAAATGGAGGCTCTGGAGTAGTAATTATTAGCTACGCAGATTCATTTCCAGCCGCAATTAGTACAACAGGCAGTCCACTTGTAATCGCTTTTGGTGGAAAAAGAATTTATAAATATACAGCTTCAGGCAGTATAACATTTTAAGAGAAAGATATGACACTAAAAATCACATCAGATAATATAGCAACATCAACACTAGACAGTTTAGGTGGTGGAGTAAAAATTACAACGGTCGCATATCCTGGCATTACTACTGCGGCAGATCCAGCAGGTGGACAAACAATTACTGTTACTGGTAGTGGATTTAATAGTGGCATTACAGCATATATCAATACTACATCATGTTCTACCACATATGTAAGTGCAACAAGTTTAACATTCACTACCCCTGCAACAAGTGCAGGTACATACAATATTATATTATACAATACAGACGGAACAAATGGTACAAAGCCAGCTGGAATAATTTTTAATCAATCACCAGTTTGGGTAACAGCGGCTGGTGCATTAACTGCGGGTGTTAACAATGCTGCTTACTCAACTTCTGTAAGTGCTACCGGTACAGGAATAACATACAGTGTCACGGCCGGTGCATTACCCACTGGGTTGAGTTTAAATTCAAGTTCAGGTTTAATTTCAGGAACCCCAACAGTAGCAAACACATTTAATTTTACTATTACAGCAACCAACACTTACAATCAAACCACAGCAAGAGCATTTAGTATTCTGGTGGCCAATATTGTTCCTACTACTACTTTGGTAATTGGAGGAGGAGGGTCAGGCGGAACAGGATATTATGGTGGTGGTGGTGGTGCCGGCGGGTATCTTGAATCAACTCCTGATTTATCAGTTGGTATAACATATACTATTACTGTAGGCACCGGCGGTGTTGGAACTACCGTTCAAACCAATAGAGGCGGCACTGGTGCAAATAGTTCAATCTCTGGATCAGGATTTACCACAATTACTGGGATAGGTGGCGGTGGCGGTGGCAGTCGTAATAACGACCAAAATACTGCTGGTGCTCAAGGTGGCCCGGGAGGATCAGGCGGTGGCGCCAGTTACGTACAAAACGTTGGTGGTAAAGGTGTTTATCCAGGTTCAACCTACATAGATGCACCTAGACAGGGGTATGATGGTGGTGCAACCAACAACGATAGTACTTTTTCAGCAGGTGGCGGTGGTGCAGGTGCTGCAGGACAAGGCGCAACTGGTAGCCCACCAAGGGCCGGCGGTACAGGAATTGCTAGTAGTATAACAGGTACATCAGTAACACGCGGCGGCGGCGGCGGCAACGCATATGGAACTTCTTATCCGGGTGCAGGCGGTGGTGGTGCTATTAATACAGCCGGCACTGCTAATACAGGAGGTGGAGGTGGAGGTGGGGGCGGCAATAACACGCAAGGCGGCAACGGTGGATCTGGTGTGGTCATTATCAAATACCCCGACACATTCGCTGCCGCTACCACAACAGGCAGTCCCACTGTTACATCAATCACCGGATTTAGAATTTATACATTTACCGGTACTGGTACATTTACTATACCGAGTTAATAGATAGGAAACACATGGCACATTTTGCACAACTTGACGAAAACAATACAGTGATACAAGTGATTGTGGTACACAATAATGAACTACTAGATAACGGAACGGAATCTGAATCTAAGGGAATTTCATTTTGTCAATCAATATTTGGCATAGATACTGTATGGAAGCAAACATCATACAACAGTAGTTTTCGTGGTAATTTTGCTGGAGTAGGGTTTTTATATGAACCATTGAGAGATGTGTTTCTAGAACCAAAACCCTATTCAAATTGGGTACTAAACAACGCAACCTACAAATGGGAAGCACCCATACCCTACCCAGAAGATGGTAGACGACATGCTTGGGACGGGTATACTAACAGTTGGAGAGATTTGGGTGAAAAATTAGCCACACCTGTTGAGACAATTTAAGAAAGATTTTAATGGAAAATATTGAGCTTGGTTACTTTGGTAATATTTGGGTTAGACAAAACATGTTAAAGAAAGATGAATGTGCACCAGGGCATGTTCATTATTTTGACCACGTTACATTACTAGCAAAAGGTAGTGTTCGTGTAGAAGTAGAAGGTAAAGAACCTAAGAATTTTGTTGCACCTACATTCGTTGTAATCAAAAAAGAATTGATACATAAGATGACTGCACTAGAAGATGATACAGTTTATTATTGTGTGTTTGCACTAAGAAATGTTGATGGAGAAGTTGTTGATGATATTTATGGCCCACAACATGATCCATTATGTGCTTGGTATGCTCCCGATGATTATTGGGAAAATAAAAAGAAAATAGAAAACATATAACATAGTATAACATTCTAAGAGAAATAAAATGACAACACAAATTACAACAGATAATATATCACCAACAACATTAGAAGTATTGGGAAGTGCTGTTCCAAAAGTTTCAACAATTGCTTATCCAGGTGATGACACAGCAGCCAATCCAGCAGGTGGTGATACTATTACATTAACAGGCACTGGATTTGTAGCAGGTGCAACAGTAATTATTAACGGTACATCTGCTGGGGTAGTCACAGTAGTCAGTGGTACAACATTAACTTTTACTGCTCCGGCAAGTAGTGCAGGCACATATGTAATTTATGTTATTAATAGTGACGGTGGAACAGCAATTGTTATTCCAGGTATAAGTTATAGTGGATTGCCAAATTGGAGTACAGGTGCAGGTAGTTTAGGTAATATATATGAAGTAAGTAACGTTAATACAACTGTAGTAGCAACTGGTGATGTACCAATTACATATAGTTTATACTCTGGTAATTTACCTACAGGAAGTAATATAAACGGTAGTACCGGATTAATTAGTGGAACAGCTCCGGCAGCAGGATCACCAACTACATATAGTTTTGTAATTAAAGCAACTGATAACGAACAACAAGATACTAACCGTTCATTTAGTTTAACAATTAATCCCGATACTGTTACTTGGATTAATCCAGCAAATGCATCTGTTACCACAAGTTATGAATATGCAAACATAAGTAACGTTTCATTATCAGCTAATACTGAATCAAATACTAGCGTATCTTTCAGTCAAAGTGGATTACCAGCCGGACTCTCACTTACCGGTAACACAATCAGTGGTTCAAGTAATACTGTAGCAAATACATCTGTTACTTTAACTGCAACTGGAAATGTTGCTGGAAGAACAGCGACACGAACAGTATATTTTGATGTACAGCAAGATGTTGTTACTTGGAGTAGTCCAGCTAATAATACAACATACGAATCGTTTACTAATAGCGCAATTTCTAATGTTAGTTTAAGTGCCTCTAGTGCCGGAGGACAAAGTATTACATATACTGCTAATACATTACCAACCGGAGTATCTGTTAGTGGTTCTGTTATTTCTGGCACTGCTACAGATGCAGCCAATACAACAACTTTATTAACAGCAACATCTGCACTATCAAATAGAACAGCAACAAGAACAATCAATTGGGTAATTAGTGTTGCAAATGATACTTACTTTAAAAATGTAACATTATTATTGAACGGTGAAACAACTGCATTACCATTCATTAGTGATAGTAGTACAAATAGTTTTGCTTTAACTATTAATGGTGATACTAAACCTAATAATTTTAATCCATATACACCGGGATATTACAGCAATTTCTTTGATGGTACCGGTGATTATTTAACTATACCAAATAATAGTGCCTTTGATTTTGGTACAGGTGACGTAACTATAGAATGCTGGTTCTTGATGACGGCCGATCCTGCACAAGACCCCGAAACCAATAGAAATGCAGCGTTATTCAACTCATTTATAGCTTCGGGATCACTGGCCTCAGCAACCACGTATGGCGGCGGTATTGATGGTAATTCAAGTTCCGGTGGAACAGGCTTGTCATTTGCAGCAAGGGTAAATGGCACCAATCAAGTTGTATCATATACAGGAACTGTTACTAAAAATGTATGGCATCATTATGCTTTTACTAGAACCGGCACGACTGCTAATTTATATTTAGACGGTATTAGAGTAGCACAAAACACTAGCTTTACCAATGCAATTAACACTAATGGACAAATATTAAAACTTGGTGGTTTGGTATACGCTGTGGGGTACGACTACTTTTTTCCAGGATACATTAGTAATGCAAGAATATTAAAAGGTACTGCTTTATATACAGGAACGACATTTACCCCAAGCACAACTCCACTAACAGCAATAGCAAATACAAGTCTACTAATATGTCAATCAAATAGATTAATTGATAACTCAACTAACAATTTTACAATTACTAAAGTTGGTGATGTAGCAGTATCACCAGCAATACCATTCACTCAAAACAGTAGTTACAGTACTTATGGTAGTACATACTTTGATGGTACTGGGGATTATTTATTAACTCCCTCATCTTCTAGTTTGGGTTTAGGATCCGGAGATTTTACAATTGAATCTTGGGTATACATTATAGCTCATACAAACGCAGACGGATGTCTTTGCTTAAATTGGACAGGATCTTGGTCTACCAATAACTGGTCATTGCATACTGACCATGTTTCTGCTAATGAAAAATTTACTTTTTGGGTTAATAATTATTCATCACCAAGCCCAATGTTGACTAGTACTACAACAGCAACTATTAATATGTGGCATCATGTTGCTGTAACTAGATCAGGTAACACCTGGAGATTATTTGTAAACGGTAATTCTGAAGCAACAGTAACTAGTAGTGTTGCACTGGATAATGGAAGTTCCTGGCCAATCTATATTTCTGGCGCTATAAGTGGACAACAACTAAATGGTTATATATCTAATCTTCGTGTTGTTAAAGGCACCGCAGTCTATACAACCGCATTCACCCCACCAACAAGTCCACTAACAGCAATAACAAACACAAGTTTATTAACATTACAATACAACCAACCAATAAATAATAATGTATTTTTAGACCAATCTAATTTCAATAACATTATCACAAGAAATGGTAATACAAGTCAGGGTACATTTAGTCCTTATAGTGTTACTGGTTGGAGTAATTACTTTGATGGTACTGGGGACTATTTGACAGTACCAAGTAACAGTGCGTTTGCTTTCGGTACAGGTGAGTATACAGTTGAAGCCTGGATCTATCTAACAGCATATGATTCATTTGAATCAAATATATTTGGATCTGCTAGTAGTGCCGGCGGTTTTGGTTTTGCTGTGCTGCCGACCGGTAGATTACAAGTAAATAAATATGGTACAGGAAACATATTTCAAAGCAATGCAGGTTTAATTAATTTAAATACCTGGTATCATATAGCAGCATCTAGAACTAGTACTTCTGCTAATAGTGCTTATCTCTTTGTTAACGGATCAGTAGTAACAACTGCTACGGATGCCGAAAACTGGACAGTATCTTCGAGTCCAATAATTGGTGGTTGGTCTAATTTATCTACATATGATGTGAGTGGATATATTAGTAACTTACGTATATTAAAAGGTACTGCATTATATACTTCTACATTCACACCAAGTACAACTCCACTAACAGCAATAGCAAACACAAGTTTATTGACATGCCAGAGTAATAGATTAATTGATAACTCAATAAACAATTTTACATTAACTAGAAACGGTGATGTTTCAGTTCAAGCCTTAGATCCATTCGGTAGTGTACCTGAAGCAACGCCTATTAGTTATAGTGTTTACTTTGATGGTACTGGTGATTATCTTGACAGTGCTACTAGTTCAGCATTCACATACGGCACCGGCGATTTTACAATAGAATTTTGGGCGTACTTAACTGCGATAGGTGGTACTCCCAACTTGATTGACCAACGAGGAGGTACTCACCCGTCAGTTAGACCTACGCTATTCATGAACAGTGGTGTACTAACATATTACACAAACGGCGGAGCGACAATAGTTGGCTCAACCCTATCAACTAATGTTTGGTATCATATTGCACTTTCTAGAAATTCAGGTACTACTCGTTTATTTGTTAATGGTTCACAGGTTGGATCATCATATACTGATGGAAATAATTATACTAGCACCAAAGTCAGAGTGTTTACAGATGATTCCGGTGGTTCTACTTCCCAAGCTGGGTACTGTAGCAATTTAAGGATTCTTAAAGGCACAGGACTTTATACTACTACGTTCACACCAAGCACTACACCACTAACAGCAATAGCAAACACAAGTTTACTAACATGTCAATCAACAAGAATGATTGATAACTCAACAAATGCATTCACTATTACTGCAACCGGTAATACAATACCAAGAATATTCAACCCATTTGGATACACCGCACAGAGTACAACAAGTTATACCCCAAGTTTACATGGTGGTAGTGTGTATTTGGATGGTACTGGTGACTATTTAACTACAGCCTCAAATGCTGTCTTTACTTATGGTACATCAAATTTTACAGTAGAAGGATGGCATTATTTAACTGCCGCTGCCAGTGTAACCAAGTATTTATTTGACCAACGAGTATCAGGTAATGGACTTTTCCCTGCAATATATGTAAGTAGCGGGTCATATATTGTTTATATTAATAGTGGCGTTGCATTGACAGCAGGAGTAGTCATTTCAAATGCATGGGTTCATTGGGCGCTTGTTAAAAATAATTCAACCACAACTTTGTATATAAACGGCATTTCTGCTGGTAGTTTTGCTGACACAAATAATTATTCTACCACTGCACTATTTAGGATCGGTAGTGAATGGAGTTTAAGTGGGTCTTATGATTGGCAGGGTTATATGAGCGACCTTCGTGTAGTCAAAGGTACAGCAGTATACACCAGTAACTTTGTACCACCCACACAAGCACTAACAAGTTTAACTACTGCTCCGGCAAGTTTATTATTAAACTTTAATAACGGTGGCATTATTGACCAACATTCTAGTAATGTGTTAGAGACTTTGGGTAATGCACAATTGAGTACAAGTGTTAAGAAGTATAATAATGCTAGTATGTATTTTGATGGTACTGGTGATTATCTATATGCACCACCAAACTTAAATTATGCTATGGGTTCTGGTGATTTTACTATAGAATTCTGGTACTATCCAGTTTCACAAAATGCAGCATGGAATCCTAATATTATGGGTAATTATGGTACAACATGGACAACTAATAAGTGGGCATTTCACGCACCCCATTCTTCAGCCGCAGGTAAGTATAGTTTTTGGGTAAACAATATTGTAACCCAGCCATTATTGGCTAGTACATCCAATGTAACAAATGGCGCATGGGTGTATTTAACTATAACACGTTCCGGTAGTACATGGAGAATGTTTGTAAATGGTACTATAGAAGCAACTGCTACGTCAAGTGCGGCATTAGACGGCGGTACTGCGGCAAGCATGGACGGATTATATATTGGTGCTAATTTTTACTCAGGTGAAGGTGGTAGATATATTAATGCTTATATAGACGATTTACGCTTTACTAAAGGATACGCACGATATACAGCAAACTTTACACCACCAACCAGTGCGCTTATAACTAAATAATTTTACGAAAATCACTAAACAATTTTATTTGTGATAAGTAGTACGTGATTAACGTATTTCAATTAAACTATGATGCTAGATTAAGAAGCTGGTACGAATTAAGAACAAAAATAACTGAGCTAGATACAAAAGAAAAATGTGTCTTTATTGATGAGTTTTGGCAACAAGCGCCATTAGTCAATCATCATTTGCATATTTTGGACACAAAAATCTGGCCTGACCCCTGGGAACTTTTAGCCGAAAATACCTATTGTACTATTGCAAAGGCATTAGGAATGTGTTATACTTTGCTACTAGTAGGAGTAAATGATATAAAAATGGTAGAAGCGACAGATATGCACGGGGAGGATGTTTTACTAGTCCTGGTCGATAGCGCAAAATATGTACTTAATTACTGGCCCAATACGGTAGTAAATAACTGTTCAAAAGATTTTACAATCAAACGTCAGGTGGACATTTCACACATCCAACAAAAACTATAACAGGTGCAGAATGAATATAAATGTAATTAAAAGAAACGGGGAAACAGTCCCGCTAGATATTTCAAAGATACAAAGACAAGTAGCGTATGATTGTAAGGGTATAGATAATGTAAGCCCGAGTATGATTGAAATTAAAGCACAAATTGAATTACACGATGGAATAAGCACAGAAACAATTGATGAATTGTTGCTTAAGGCTATGGTCAATTTGATTGACGAAACAGAAAACCCAGACATTAATAATGTAAACTATCAATATGTAGCAGGAAGACAAAAGGTATCTATGTTACGTAAAGAAGTTTATGGAACTTATAATCCTCCACCGTTATATGATATTGTTAAAAAGAATGTAGAGTTAGGAATGTATACATCTGAGTTGTTAGATTGGTATACAAAAGAAGAATGGGATATTATTGATTTGTTTTTAGACCATAGCAAGGACGAAAATTATACCTATGCGGCTATCGCTCAACTTGCAGAAAAGTACTTAGTACAGAACCGTGCTACTGGTCAAATCTTTGAAAGTCCTCAAGTAAGATATGCTATTGCAGCCGCCACTGCATTTCATAATGAACATAAAGATAAGAGATTAAAATATGTCAAAGAATATTACGAATGTGCAAGTGATGGTCATTTTACTCTTGCTACCCCTGTTCTCGCTGGTCTTGGCACTACTACTAAGCAGTTTTCTAGCTGTGTACTTATTTCTAGTGATGATACATTGGACAGTATTTTTGCCGCCGGCGAAATGATGGCAAAGTATGCTAGCAAACGTGCTGGCATTGGATTAGAGATTGGTCGCATTCGTCCACTGGGTGCACCTATTCGTAACGGTGAAATTAAACATACTGGTATGATTCCTTTCTTAAAGAAATGGTTTGGTGATCTACGTAGTTGTAGTCAAGGTGGTGTACGTAATGCAAGTTGCACAGTTACATTCCCAGTATGGCACTATCAGTTTGAAGATTTGATTGTGTTAAAGAACAACCAAGGTACAGAAGAAACACGTGTGCGTCAAATGGATTACAGTGTTGTAGTTAACAAGATGTTTTTTAATCGTTTCGCTAAAAATGAAAATATCACATTGTTTGATCCACATGATGTACCGGATTTGTATGAAGCATACTATAGAGATAGTGAAGAATTTGAAAAACTTTATACAATGTATGAAAGTAAGCGTGGCATTAAAAAGAAAACTTTGCCAGCAGTTGAAATATTTAAAAATGGAATACTAAAAGAACGTACTGATACAGGTCGTATCTATCTAGTATTCATTGATAACGTAATTAATCAGGGTCCGTTTGATACTAAACTAGATCCGATTTATCAGAGTAACCTTTGCCAAGAAATACTATTACCTACTAAACCTTTTCAACGTATTGAAGACGAGGCAGGGCGCATTGCACTATGTACATTAGGCAGTGTGAACTGGGGTGCGTTTAAGACGCCCCAAGAAATGCGTAAGGCATGTAGGGTATTAGTCAGAAGTTTAAGTAATCTCCTTAGCTATCAAGACTTCCTCAGTATACAGAGTAAGTTAGCTAACTTAGATTTCGAACCTCTTGGTGTAGGGATTACCAATTTAGCTTACTGGCATGCAAAGCGTAGTTTTAAATACGGCGAGCCAGAAGCATTAGCAGAAGTAAAGCGTTGGATGGAACATCAAGCATACTATCTAACAGAAACAAGCGTAGAACTAGCACAAGAACGTGGTGCGTGTCAACGTAGTCAACACACATTTTATGGTCAGGGTGTATTTCCCTGGGAACGTAGAAGTGAAGGTGTTAATGAATTGACAGACTTTAGTCCTAGTATGGATTGGGAAAGTCTACGTGAAAAATTATTGAAGTATGGCATTCGCAATGCAACTTTAATGGCCGTGGCACCGGTCGAATCCAGCTCAGTTGTGTTAAACTCCACCAACGGAATTGAAATGCCGATGGAATTGATTTCTGTGAAGGAATCAAAGGCTGGTTCGTTTGTACAAGTCGTGCCAGAGTACAAACGTTTAAAGAATCGCTATCAATTGATGTGGGATCAAAAGGATTGTGTAGAGTATTTGAAAACATCAGCAGTGTTAGCAGTATATATTGACCAAAGTTTAAGTACTAATACATTCTACAATCCCGCATACTTTGCTGAAGGTAAAGTACCCGGAACATTGATTGCTAAGAATTTAATGCTTGCATATAAATGGGGCATCAAAACTATCTATTATAGTTTAATTAACAAAGTAGGTAGTAAGGCAGCATTACAAGAAGATAACATTATTCCTTTTGTAAAGCAAGATATCATTGAAGATGAAGAATATTGTGAGAGTTGTGTATTATGAGTAAAGACCAATATAACCTGAGTAAACAGACTAACTATCTAAAACGTACAATGTTTTTAGATCCAGAAGGTCCTGTAACTGTACAACGATTTGAAGAAGTCAAGTACCCAAGACTAGCTAAGTATGAAGAAACAGCACGTGGCTTCTTTTGGGTGCCAGAAGAAATTAGTTTAACTAAAGATAAGATTGACCACAAGGATAGCAGTGATGCAATTAAACATATCTTTACTAGCAACTTGTTAAGACAAACTGCACTTGATAGTATTCAAGGACGTGCGCCAAGTCAAGTATTCAGTCCAGTTATCTCTATTCCTGAATTAGAAGCATTAGTTAGTAATTGGAGTTTCTTTGAGACTAACATTCATAGCAAGAGCTATAGTCATATCATTCGCAATGTCTATGGTGTGCCCAAAGAAGAATTTAATAAAATTCACGATACTAAAGAAATAGTAGAAATGTCTAGTAGTGTAGGTAAATATTATGATGAACTACACAGAATAAATTGTCATAAAGAATTAAGTAGTGAAATGACAGGTATGGTTCGTGAAGAGGTACATATCAAAGCAATTTGGATGGCACTAAACGCTAGCTATGCATTAGAAGCATTACGTTTCATGGTTAGTTTTGCAACTAGTCTTGCTATGGTAGAAAACAAGATTTACATTGGTAACGGAAACATTATCAGTTTGATATTACAAGACGAATTGTTGCATACAGAATGGACAGCTTGGTTAATTAATAACGTAGTTAAAGATGATCCTAGATTCGTAAAAGCAAAACAAGAATGTGAACGTGAAGTCTATGCTATGTACTTAGATGTTATTCGTGAAGAAAAAGAATGGGCAGACTATCTATTCAGTAAGGGTGTTGTTATTGGATTGAACGCCGATATTCTTAAAGATTTCGTAGACTATACTGCTTTTAATAGACTTAAAGATATCGGTATCAAGTATAACGAAAATCATCCAAAGAATTCACCTATTCCTTGGTTCAACAAACATGTGAATATCAACAAAAAGCAATCAGCATTGCAAGAAACAGAATCAACTAACTACGTTATTGGCGTTATGTCAGATGTAGTTGACTACGAAGAACTACCGGTATTATAAAGGAATAACATGACAACTCAAACACTTACAGAAGAACAAAAACAACGATTAGAAGAAGCAAAACTAACAACCGATTATATTATCAAAGAATCCGCAAAACGTGGACACGAGCAAGCAAGAGATGTAGCCAAAAACGTTATGGCTAAGTTTGAGCAAATTGAAATGAAAGAACGTTGTCTAAGAGTAAAATTCTTAGATTGGCTATCAGATAAATTATTAGCATGGAGCAAAAAAGTACATGAAATGTCAGTTAAGATTGACAGCCCGTGCGTCATTAAATTACCAGAAAAGAAATAAGGAGAAAAAATATGAAAGCTATCGTATGGAGTAAGTACCACTGCCCGTATTGCGACCAAGCAAAGGCATTACTAACACAAAAGGGTATCTCTTTTGAAGAACGCAAAATTGGTGATGGATACACCCGTGAAGAATTATTAGAGGCAGTTCCAACCGCCCGCACAGTACCGCAAATCTTCTTAGATGGAGAATTAATCGGTGGGTTCAATGAACTCAAAACAAAATTAACAGAAAGCGTTTAATGGATACAGGAAAAACATATACAATTAAATTGAACTCGGGTGAAGAATTAATTGCCAAAGTAATTAACACAAATTCAGACTATATTGAAGTAACAAACCCGGTCAGTATCGCACCTACACAGCAAGGAATGCAAATGGTTCCGAGCATGTTCACAGCAGATATTAACCAAGAAATTAGAATAAATAGAAGTAGCATTTCACTTTATGCATACACAGAACAAAGTGTCGCAGATAAGTACTTAGAAGCAACAACAGGTATTAAAGTGCCTGATAAGAAGATTATTTTAGGATAAAATAAATGTCTAATTTGAGTCGTGTAGGGGATAAAAATCAAGTAGGTGGCGCAATTATGCGCGGAGCCTCTACCGTCTTAGCAAATGGCATAAATGTAGGACTACATGTTAGTCAAATCACTCCTCACGCTCCGTGGGGAAATCCGCACCCACCGCATGCCGCAGCCAAAACTACTTCAGGTAGTCCAACTGTTTTTGCGGAGGGAGTCCCTGTTTTGCGTGTTGGCTCAGGTAATAGTTGTGGCCACAGTATTATACAAGGCAGCCCTGATATTCAAGTCCCATGAGTTTAACTCCATTAAAGATTAACACACTAGGGTCATTCCTACAAAATCAAGGTTTAAGAATAAACCCGACAGCAGTAAACTATATGGGTACTAGCACCTCTAATGCAAGTTACACACCCGGAGTAGTTGTATCAACAACAGTATTGTCAACTATCACTACATGCTTAAATCTTGCATATAATTTATTATCTGCATCATCTATAACAAGTACAGTATACAATAATTTAATTAGTATAGGTAGCACTACAATTCCTGCATTAGGTAATAGTAAACCCAGTACATACACACTTAGTTATACCGGAGATATTACTAGACATGGATTTTTACGCTTAATTCCATTACAAGCATATACAGAATTTTACGTTAACAATGGTAGTTATAGTGATTTTGTAAGTACGTTTAATACTTGTAATGGAAAAAAATCACTTGTCAATGGTATAATAAAACCTTTAGCAAAGAGTAGAACATTTTTAAATGGTATCTATAGTAACATGAATGACTTAATTACATCAGATATCACCGGTGTCAATTTGAGCACATTTTATTGGGGACAGGATTTAATTGCATCCGGACGTGCAATAGATTTAAAGAACATTGCTACTTTTGGTAATCCATCAGTATTATTAAAAACTCTTAGTAAAAATAATGCAATGACACAGGCATTGAATACATTTTTATATGATGCTGGATTTACTAGCGCATCCCTAGATAATTTATTAAATGATAATGAACCTATTACATTAGAGCAAGAAAAAACGCTTTATGATATGTTCACTTTAATAACTGGTAGTGATTTATCTGATATTTGTACAATATTAAATTGTCAAACCCCTAACTTAGATACATTAGCAGATTTATTAAACATTAAAAAACTATTTCCTAATAGTTTTAGATCACTTACGTTTCCCAAATATAACAGTAAAACTTTACCTACTAATAGTAAAACATATTATCTGATATACTCTGAAGATTCTGTTAACAGAATTACAGGAATTGGTGTGGGTGATAGATTGAATAGTATGTTACCTTTAGACATTGCTTATAGTTGTGATGCATTTAGTATAGCGATGCTACAGATAAAAAATATTCAAAATATGAATATTGAAAAGTTTAGTCAAGTAGTAACAAATATAGAAAACGTAAATGGTCTAGGAGTAAATGGTACCAATGTTCCAGTTGATGTTGCATCTGCAACATACGCTTATGATCAATTTGCTAAAGGATCTGGACCAGATAATACATATACTATGTGTGATTTCTTTGGAAGTATGACCGATTTACATTATAGTTGGACTTCTTTAGAACAACAAATTCAAGCATTACAATCTTCAGCATTAGTTGCGGCTTACAATAACATTTATTCCTTATTAATTGGTCCTGGCCCATACACAACATTGCAAGATTTAATTAATATTGCAAATAATGAAATTGACAATATAATGACAGCTAATGCATCCAAAGCAAGTTTATTGAATGCTACATATGATAGCTTTGGTACAAAATTAACTAAAGAAAAAAATGCTAGGTCACTAGCATTACCTACTTTAAATTTTCTAACCTCTGATACAACCGACACTTATTTGTTTGTAACTAGTTTAGATAATTACGGGGTTGATACTGAACCATGTGAGACATGTGCAGTTTTAACAAGTATCGCAGATACAACTTTATTAGGAGGAAATAGTTTAATAGCGTCAATGCGTGAAGCAAGAAACGCAAAAAGGTTAGGTTATATGGGTGGAACATTAGATAATGAAATTGACACTGTTCCGTTAGTATTACCTAGAGCAACCGGGTCTACGACAAATGTGTCACCTATTCCTGGTTATAATAATTGTAGCACCCTAGGTAAAATACCTATTATTACAGGCGCCGCTACTGTTCCGGGAAGTCTTGCAGGCTCTCCTGAAACGACATTAATACCGTCTAATTTAGCAATTTTAGTAGAACCAAATTGCCAATCAGTATTAGTGCCCAAACAAGCAGTTGAAGATGTTATTCTTTGTAACTGTGATTGCTGGGAAAACCTATGATTAGTAAGTAATCTTACCCAAATCATTAGTGCTTAAACCAAGATGGTTGTACAATGTAAATTGTATAACTCTTTCTGAAAGGAGTAATTATGAAGCACATCGTACTTAAATTTATCAAGGTATATTTTTTTATACCATTAGTCTTATTATCTGTATTCGTAGCAGGTCATACTGATCCGGCGGAATTAGATAAGAATAGAAAAAAAGATGTTCAGTTAAAAGAAATACATTGCATGGCAGAAAATATTTTCTATGAAGCACGTAACGAACCTCATGCAGGTCAAGCTGCCGTTGCACGTGTAGTAGTTAACAGAGTAAAATATGGATTTGCTAATACACCATGTAAAGTTATATATCAAGTAACAGAAAGAGATAATGGATCTAAAATATGTCAGTTTAGTTGGGTATGTGAGGGTAAGAGTAAACCCAATAAACATGATCCTAGTTATCTGAAAGCGTTACAGATATCATATCAAGTATTAGTATTTGATGCTTATAAAGATGTAGTACCAAAATCAACACTATTCTTTCATAACCTAAGTGTTTCGCCAAATTGGCCGTATCATAAAGCAAAACAAATAGGAAATCATATTTTTTACACAAAAGCCAAAGTGCGTTGATAATGACAAAATACTGCGTATAAGTAAATATGTCTTTAAGGAGGACATATTATGTTAGAAACAGTATTTTGGTTAGCATTGGGAGCTTTTATTGGATGGAACTTCCCACAACCACAATTTGCTAAAAATTTTCAAGAAAAAATAATGATGATTGTACGTAAATAATGTGATTGGGTGATCTTGAGAAAAAAATAGTCATAGCTGAATTTTAGATATATATTATTATGTCAGATTTAACTATTCAAGATCACCTAAAAACATTCGAAGACCAATTATTTGTAACTGAAACAAAAGTTGGGAATATGGTCGTTTATAAAAACGACACTATAGTAAGCAACTCGCTTACCCTGTATGGGGAATATGCTGAGGCTGAAATAGAAATTTTATCCAGATATTTAGATGAAACATCAACATATGTTGATGTAGGAACTAACGTCGGATACCATGCAATAGCAATAAACAAAAAAGCGGGTTGCCCTGTAATTGGCTTTGAACCACATCCAAATCACTTTGTAGTTGCCGCATTAAATTGTAACGAAAAGAATATCCAATTAGTTCATTCGGCAGTGGGAAATAAAAAAGGTATAATTGTACTCAAAAACTTTGATCCTGCACAAGAAGGTAACTTTGGCGATCTATGTGCTATCGACGGTGGGGGTGTTGAAGTCAACCTTGTAAAATTAGATGATGTTAAATTACCAGCTTGTACTGTTATTAAAATTGATGTTGAAGGTTATGAACTTGAGGTACTAAAAGGTGCTAGCAAAGTTATCAAACAACATAGACCTGTTATAATGTATGAAGCGATTGACATTAAAGATTGGGAAGAATGTCACAAATTTATGACTGCTAAAAAATATAAACAATATTGGATCGCAGTTAAAAATAAACCAGTAGCACCCACATTTAAAGAAACTGATATTGATCCATTTAATAATACTGGAGTAACCAATATTTTATGTGTGCCGGAAGAAAAAGAACAACCTGCTGATTTAGTTGAAGTAACACCCGGTGAACAATTTGCTGATTGTTTAAAAAGAATGATGGGATATAAACTTGTATTCTAATGAAAGTCATATTAAACACAGTAATAAATTTACCTCTGGATCATTATCCCTATAGACATGATTCTATGGTTCCAAATACTGTTACGCAGTTTTACGGAACAGATTCTCAACAACTACTTGAACGTAATTTAAAATATAGAACTAATTGGATTTACTCTGATAAAGAAGTAACTTATCATTTTAATAGTGATGGGCTACGTATGAAAAAGAATCTTACGGAAATAGATGATAACTATATTCTGTTTAGTGGTACTAGTTATACATTTGCTGTAGGTTTACCTGAAGAGGATAGGTTCAGTAATACTGTAGCAAAAGAACTTAATTTAGATTTTGTAAATTGTTCCGGACCAACATATAGTATCAAAACACAAACTATTAATTTTTTTAATTTAATTAATAGTGGTCATAAATTACCAAAAATATTTGTGTTAGAATATCCGCCTTGTGAAGCATATTCTTTTTATACTAATGATAATTTTGTGTTATTTTATCGCAAACATATGCCGGATGAAACTTATTCTGAGCATATGAATTTGTATGATAAAATGAAAAATTTAGATTTTTTATATCAAGAAGCAATTACTTATCAAAATATGATTCGTTCAGTATGTAAAAGGTTAAATATAAAATTAATAGAAATTAGCTTAGAGCGTGAAGATATTTTCACAAAACAACATGTACCTAATTTAGTTAATATTAATATTAATAGTGATGATATAAACTTTTGCTATGCTAGAGATTATAGATTAGTTGGTGATAGATATATAGGTCATCCGGGCATAGGAATACATAACAATATTCACGATATAATACTAGAATCATTATGAGTAGCTTAATCTTATATACATCCGGAAGCACTAAAGAACCAAAAGAAGTGATACACTCTTGGGAGAATATATACCGTTATGCTCATAATAGTATAGATGAGATGCAATTATCTAATAAAGATATAGTATTGAATGTGTTTCCTGCTAATGTAATTGCAAATTATACAATAACAGCTTTACCTGCGCAATTAGCAGGTGCAAAACTTATATCAGCAAATTTTGACCCCTACACTTATATCAAATTGTTTAATAAATATAGACCCACAGTTATATCTTTAATTCCCAGACATTACGAATTATTAAAACATACTAGAGAATTTAATAATTTAAATATGAGTTGTGTTAGATACATGGTTACTGGAAGTAGTACAATTACGCAAGAGATGATTGATGATTTTAGAAATAAAGGTGTTAATTTAGTAGCTAATTGGTATGGAATGACAGAAATGCCACCGCCAATTTTTATTGGATATAATAGCCCACAGTTTGACTTTACTAGCAAACATCATATTGAATTCACTGACGAAGGTGAATGTATTATTAATGGGTTTAGCACAGGAGATATCTTTGATGTGACTAACAAAGTTTTTTTAAGAAGAAAGAATTTACCAAATGGATCAACTTGGAAAAACAATTTTTAAACAACTAACAAATGATGACATTCCTCTGATAGAAGAATTTTGCATAGAATGTTCTAAATTGGGGTATGAAAATAACATATCATTAGAAGCGATGAAGTTTGACAGTGCTATTTTCTTTGGAGCATTTAAAAATAACCAATTGTTCTCATTAGCAGGAGTTCACAAGTTCCCTGAAATTAATGACCATGCTTATAGATGTTTATTTAGAGGAGCCCAGTTACCGGGGCACACACCTAAATGGAGCATGAATCTATTTGAAAGTGGTATACATTTTAGTCAATTTATGTATATGCAAATAAAACATATACTAACGTTTGACGAATCTGCTGAATTTTATATTACAACTAATATTGATAATTTAAAAGCAGGAGCAAGTACTAGATTACATAAAACAATGATGCCTAGGATGGCGGAAAAAGGTTATTGGAATCTAGTAAATGCTAATATGTTATTATACAGTACACAACAAAGTGTATGGAAAATAAATGTTAATAACTATATAAAAGACAGAGAAATCTATTTAGATAAATTAAATCAAATTATATGATTTAGCTTTTGCTAGTATTCGGTATGAATACTCTGGAAAAGTCCATTTTTCATTTGGAACTTTTAATGTTGTTTTATTCCCAAACATATTCCAATAGTCATTATTATATGGACCGTTTGGATAATACATCCCTACATAATATGCAGTTTCTTTGTAAATTTTGTTCCAAAGTTTATTAAATTTTCTCTCAGCATTAATATCACCTGCTAATTTTTCTACTAACTTCATTGGCGCTAGTATCAAAAATAATCCTGTTGATTCTAACGGATCTAAAAATCCAGAACTTAATCCCAAACTAACTACATTCTTTTTCCATGGTGCATTATTGAATCCATTATTAAATGGTACTACAAATATTTTATCTTGTTCTATTCCCGGAGCACGTTCAATTAATTCTTGTTTTGCCTCTTCAATCGTTAAATGGTCTTTGTTAAATACATATCCATTTCCTGTTCTATGTTGTAAAGAAATTCTCCATCGCCAACCTTTCGTCATACCAAAAGTTTCAGTATAAGGTAATGGCTTTTCATTTTCTAAATATTTTCCAGGTCCTGCAACTGCACAATTATTAACTAATAAATCATGCTTTACGTAGTTTGCTCCTAATGAGTTTCTTATAATTGATTTAAAGCCAGTACAATCAATGTATAAATCTGCGGTATATTTACCTTTTAATCCTACTACTTCTTTTACACCATCATCATCTACTATTACATTTGCAACTTCATCAATGATATGTTTTACGCCATTTGGAATGGCTGATATGTCTCTGCATAAAATTCCCAATTTATTAGCATCTAAATGATATGCGTGGCTATGTTTTTTGGGATTGATAGTATATTCATTCATATGAAAATCTTGTAGTTTTTCCTCACTCTCATCCTCACAAAATCTATGTATCCAAGTGTTACCTTCTTTGTTCCATCCAGTATGTTTGATGCAATACTTGCGTACAGCACCACAATAGTCAAATAAATTTTGCTCGGTAATACCGACATGTTCTATAAAATCGTTAATTGTTGGCCAAGTACTTTCACCCACACCTATAATTGGTATTTTATCACTTTCAATTAAGGTTATATCAAATTTTTTATTTTGTGCAAAATGCGCGGCTACCATCCACCCTGCGCTACCCCCACCTACTATTAATATTTTCATAATTGTATCTCGTTGTTAATTAGTTCTTTAATTCTTCCAATTGGAATTTTGAATAACAGATGAATTCTATCAGAATCACCTTGATTATCCGTACCGTGCAATCTATTAGTATTAACTAGATATGCTTTGCCTATCTCTAATACATATTTATTTTGTTCAAATACGAAATAACTTTCTTGGTTAACTTCAATAGGAATATGTATTCTAATATTTATATAATTGTCTGTGTGCAAATGTATTTTGCTGTTTGGAGGATGAGCAGTTATTACAAGTTCTTCTATAAAAGGTAGTTTTTCTATTAATTTTTCTGCAAACCCGAAATATAGTTTAGTTTTGTTCGTGGCATATGGTAATTTAGCATCCGGGGGGATAGTTTTGTCATTGAACACCGGAGATGGTATATCAATATTTTTTAAATTAGTTTGTACTGCGTATCCATAAATACCCACACTATCATCATATCCCGGAGGATATGATTTTGGATCTTTTGACAAATCTTTTTTTGGCGCTCCCCATTTTAAATATTCATAATTGTTTTTGACTATTTTATAATAATCTGTCAATTCGGTTAAATTAAACTTGAACTTTGGTAATTCAAAAATATCAAAATCAATTTTTGTTGGATCTAAAATATAGTCATTATTTAAAATTTGGTCAACGTCTTCTTTTTTAATTTTAAAAATAAGATGTACACGATCATTGTCTCCAAAATTCTCAGTGCCATGTTCAATCGTTGTGTTAATTAAATATGCTTTACCTACTTCTAAACAATATTTTTTATTACCAAATACAAAATAACTATTATCATTTGTTATTATAGGTATATGTATTTTTACAAATTCATCATTGTCTATATGCTGTTGAATTACAGTTCCAGGAGGATGTGCGCTAATAACAGTTTGTCTTACACTAGGAAATGAGTCAATGATTAACTTACCCATTCCAAAATATAAATCGGTTATTGTGTCAAAAAACCCGGTTACTTCCTCGTCATGTTTAATATCGTAAGGCGGACAAGGTAAGTTTGGGTTTTTTAAGTTACTTTGTATGGCCCAACTATAGATCCTATCAACTAAATGATCTTTTGTGTCAATGTTATTAGGTGTCCATTTTAACTGTTGAAAATTATTTACGATTTGATTATAGTATTCTAGTAAATGTTTTTGTGACACGTGTACGTTTGGCAATTCTTTAATGTCAAAATTTAACATTTAACCTCCCTTAACATACTAAAAACATGTTTGTTTGAGTGGTCTGATGGTACAGGTAATTTATTCATATAATCTTCTATCGCACCCGACCTTGAACTACCCTTCACACAATACAAATAAACCGTAGAATTAACATCAATGTTATCAATAAATTCAACTAACGTTTCTGCTTGTTGGTTATTCATTGCAATAGCATTTATAGTAATGGTAGTATTATTATAATATGGTATTGTTTTAGGACCTGTATGTTCTACATCATCAAAATAAAGATTAATTACATTTTTGTGATTCTCTTTGAAATAAGGAATAGAATGTATTGACCCTGAGGAATTTATACAAATAAACGAATACGGATAACTATCAACGTTATCGTCATTGATATTCATTTCAGTCATTAAAGTTTTAAACTTTTCTTGTGATAATCTTATAATGTTCATTTAATTTTTCCACATCTTCTGTCCATATTTTACCGTATAGATGAATTCGGTAACTATTTCCTTTATTCTCAACACTATGAGGCAAAGTTGTATTTACCAAATAAGCATATCCAGGCTCCATATGTATTTCTTCACCATCGATGATCCACGTGCTGTTATCATTTGTAATAATAGGAATATGTATTCTAATTTTGTCAGGTGAGTCTTGATGAGTAATTAATTTTGTACCAGGGGCATGTTCTGTCACTAACCATTTTTTACTACGCACCGGTAGATTTTTTATTAACTCTAACGCATACCCATCAAAACATTTTCTAGGGTTCAACTTGTCATTGTCATTATCCTGATATTCCGGTTTTGCACAACCATGTTCAAATGGCTTGGGACCAACATCACTGTTGTTCCAACACAATGTATAATATGCAGTTGAATCTGGTAGTATATGTCCTGTTACACCGGTTGGGTCGCTAATAGGAAATTGCCATATATGATGATTTTCTCCTATAATAAATTTCCAATCTTTATAATTTTTTTCTAAATCATAATACCAAGTAAGTAATTTATCAATATCTACTGAGAAAAGTTTTACAACCTTAAAACCTAAATCTAATGGATTGTGGGCTTCTATATAACGTTTCATTTTCATAATTTTAAAATGTCAAATATCTTATCTTCATGTATATCTGCAATAATATTAGCTCTAGTAGTTGGCCCAAAGTTTGTTGTACCGTGTATGATTTTAGTATTAATTAAATATATTGAACCTGGCTCAAATTTATATTCTCTATCATAATTTTCACCCCAGTAAAATTTACTATTATCAATTGTCATGGGTATGTGAAGTCTAGCCATATATCCATCTGTGTGTAAGGGAATAACATGTCCGGTTAAATGTTCTGTTATTCTAGGATTGAATATATACGGCGTTAGCCACTTAGTTATATTTTCCCACTCCCCGAACATATATTGGTTTAAGTAAATATTATTTAAATAATTAAAATCTTTGATTAAGTCTCCCGCATCATTATAATATATTCTAAGTTCTGGAAAATAATCTAAGTTTGCTGCCCATGCCGGAGGTAAAGGAACATCTTGTTTGTTAAACCAGGTTAGACTATATGAATTTTGAAGTAACATATATTCATTTTTTAGAATCCATTGGTAGTTGTTTGTATCTGTAGTAAATTTATTGTTTACTGATTCTTTGATATATTTGGTACAAGTTCTAAAATTAAATTTTAGATGTTCTAAATTTTTTGATACAGAGAAATACCATTCTCTCAATTTCTTAACATCTATCTTTTTGTTCAGTTTGATTACGTCCCATTCATTGGTTAATATAAAATCTTTGGTAATGGCATCTGTATTATAATTTTCTATTAATCTCATAATCTAATTATTTTTTGAATTTGTTCTGGTAATATTCTAGTAATTATGTGACTACGTTTTTGATCGCCTTCATTGGTAGTACCGTGCCAATGTCCTGTATTTAATATATAAATATGTCCCAGTTTCATATGATAGTTTCTTTCTTTGTTCTCACCAAAATGAAACAAAGCATTTTCATGGGTTTCTACTGGTATATGTAACTTTAATACTTTGCTATCTATATGTTGACGAATATACATATTGGGATGATGAGTAGTAATAATAGTTTGGCGAAAGCTATCTTCCCCTAATACATCTATCATATCATTTAAATATCCTGCACGAAACTTAGTCATTATCTTAGCATCATCAATAAAAGTTTCATAGTTTACTTCCGGAAATATATCTAAATTCGCTTGTACTGGTGGAGGTAAAGGCTCATATCTTTCTTTAGGCCACGCTAATGTTATCCCGTCTATTGGGCCACAATAATAACCACAGTAGCCTTCTTCAACCATTCTTTTGCTTATTGACAGTTCAAGTTTTTCAGGAAATTTGTTAAACGCAAATCGCATGTGTTGAAAATCTTCACATAATTGTTTATACCAATTAGTAAGTTTTTCTTCATCTAGTGTATAATTTAACTCAATTAAATCCCAATCATTTGTATCGTATAATAAGTGATTAGTAATTAAATCAGGGTCGTAGTTTTTAATAATTTTATTCATTTAGATTCCCATATTGATATATTTATTTCTGCTAGAATATCTAGGGTGTGTGGTGGCAATTTTATATCTTACACGATTTTGCAAATCTCTAGCCATATAGTCTTGCCCATACAATACTAAATCATCTTTAATCAAACTTTCAAACTTTAAATATTTTTCTTCTAATACTTCAGGTTCAATATTCCAATGTAATTGCAAACTTGCCCAAATATTTGTAGTCCACAATACATTTATCCCTGATGATTTGTTAATTATATCAAATAATTTTTCTGGTTCGTTAACAATGTCTATAACATGAAATTCATGTTTCAATAGTTTATAACGGTCCCATAATTGTTTAAATGCTTCTTTACCTTCAAACTCTTTTGTAATTTCTAGTTCCCAAAATTCAGAATAGTTACCTCGGTATGCACTACTGAAATTATACTTCAAGTCGTGTTCAATCAACCATTTATCAAAATCAAGACCATCCCATGATTCTAATAAGTGTTTTTTAAAATTAACACTTGATTCGCACCAATCAAAATAATGAACAGTTGTATTCTCATGGAATTGATTATTACGTAATAATGCTAATGGTTTAAAACCTGCAGCCGCACAAAACAAATTATCTATTGGCCCAGTAGAACGTATTCCTTCAGCACTTAGTCTTTCTGTATTGAATGCATACACACGGTCTTTTTCAATCATTTCTTGATACGCAAGTTTTCTCATCCAAGCTCTAGTTGAATAATTGATTAGTTTATCTACTTCTGATTCATCTTGTAAATTGTTCCATACTTTTTCTAATTGTTCTGTATCTTCATATGGATATAAGAAACATTTACACTCACGCATTTCTATATCAAGATTATCAATTTGTATATTGTTTCTTAGTGCTAAATCAATCCAATTAGCACCATCTTCTGTGTAAGATGGATAAACGACACCTTCTTTAGAAACAATATGTTCTGGTGTATATTCTGCTGTTATTTTATTTTCAGATACTTTGTAATTTTGATAGCATGGTTTACGATCCCAAAAGAATCCGTTTTCTAAATATTCAGGTCTTCCTAACTCGTCCCAAGTTTTTAAATTAACTATAAGTAATTGACGATGTAATCCAGGATAACGGTCCTTACGTGCTATGACATGACCTATAACAAATTTATCAGGATTGTTTTCAAAATATTTAATAGATAACCCTACAATATGTGCAAGGCGCAAACTCATCATACCTTGTGCTTGAATAATACATATATGGTCACCGTTATCTAAACTGTTAGTTAAGATTTCTTTAACACTCTCACTATATCCGCGATACTTTCCATAACCCATTTTTAAACATTGGTTAATCATCCAGAATGTCATGTCATGGCTATGCTTTCGTATAAAATCACTAGGTATATCACGTGAAATATCTAGCATTCCGTGACCAACATTTTTGTGTATTGTTTGGTCATCTAAGTATCTGTCATAAGTTATGCTATTCCAATCACGCATCATTTTTCCTATTTGTATAATAGCTACTACGTAATACATAAAAGAAATCACGTATCCTATGACCCATTTCATAATGAATTATCATATGAATTCTTGGTTTGTCACTATTATTATATACACTGTGTTTGTTTGATATATCCATTAGAAAAGCTCCGCCCTCATCTTCAAATGGAACTACACCGTGATTTTCAAATATAAATTCACAACCTTCAGGATTGTTTAAACTGATATTACAAACACTTAATCTTTTTTGGTCACTAGGTCTATCTTGGTGCGGTAGTATGTAACCACCTGGTTCTAATAACATTAGTCTAACACGATTTAAATACTCAGCAGGCCATACATCAGTTAAGAATTTTTTAATAGTGGGTACTTCATCAGCTACCCATGTCCAATCTAATTTTTCTAATGTTTCATTTCTATCTTCACCGTAAGTGTTTAAACTTTGTGTATCCTCATTAAGTCCGTGTATAGTTAAACTTTTCCAGCCCATACCATAGTCATCACGATGCACATGAAATTTGTCAATGAGTTTTTCTGATTCACTGTGCATTTGTTTCCATGGTTGGTTATCTAAAGCACTTAGTTTAAAATAGGGCCATTGACTTTCTGTTATTAACCATTTTGGGTCAAAGAAGTCTGGATATTTATGTGTGAATTGGTTCTTTTTATTTTCAGTTATGAAATTTGTTAATTCATGAGGGTATTGATTCATCTATATATTTATTGGCAATGAATTAGTCCCTATAAATATATCATGCGTTGTAAGTACTTAGACCACCAAGTTTGTATTAGAACTTCAGGAGAATTTAGGCTATGTTGTTCTAGTCTTGAACCAAGCCATGAATACAATATTAAAACACACACTATAGAAGAATGGTTAAACAGTGACATACATAAAAAAACTAAAGAGTCCATAGAAAATGGTGTTTTGCCAGATAGTTGCATCCGTTGTAGGACAAATGAATTAGCAGGAATACAAAGTATGAGACAGAGACCTAGAGTATATGGTCCTGGATTAAGTCATTTAGATATACGTTTTAGTAACAAATGTAATTTACAATGCGTAATGTGTTCACCTATGAGTTCTAGCTCACTTATGATTGAGCATCAAAAATTAGGTAGTAAAAGTCCATGGGGTATTATTGAAGTAGACGAATTCAATTGGTACAACGAAGATATTGCGCTTGAGTTAGCTAGTACACCTACATTAAAGGAAGTGTATCTTACTGGTGGTGAACCACTTATGGTGCGTGGTCTAGATAAATTTATTAACAAGTTAAACAGAAACGTAGAATTAAGGTTCAATACTAACGGCACAATTAATAATCCAAAACTTTATAAACTATTAAGTGAATTTGATAGAGTTCAGTTAGCATTTTCAATAGATGGTTTAGGTAAGGTCAATGATTATATACGTCACGGAAGCTCATGGAACCAAGTAGAGGATAATTTATTGTTAGCTAAGACTTATAATTTTAATGTAACAATAACACCAACAACTCAAATTTACAATTATCCATACTTATCAGACTTGTGGAATTATTGTGACAAGCATGATATCGTTCATTATGATTCTATATTAATGACACCTGAATATTTAGATATACGTAACATGCCAGACAAGATGCGAGAGAAATACACATTACCGCAACACAAAACATATTTAGAAGATAATCACAGTGATAACGAACTAATTAAGCGTTTCATTGATGTTACTAAAACATTAGACAACAGCAGAAATGTTGACATACGTGACTATCTTCCGGAGCTAGTTGAATTTTATGATTTTAATTAAAGAAAATTTAGAAAAACGAAGAAAAGTATACAAAGAGAATAACAAGTATATAAAAATTTGGGACGATATACAACCAAGTTGGATATCTAATCATGTTAAATTATTACGTGAATATTGTCCTGAATTAATTAATGATTATAGTGATAATTGGATTAGTTACAATGAGATTGAAGGTACTCCCGTAAGTAAATTAGAACACAGTAACGAATTGATCGATAAAGTATATGAATTCTGCTTAGGTTCATTACTAAAAACTAAACCCTATGTTCACGGAGACTGGGTTGTATCTAACATAATTATGAAACCTGATAATAGTTTTTATTTGATTGATTGGGATAACATCGGTGTATATTCTGAAATAGAAGTTATAACTAAGTTACACAATGACTTGCATTCAAGTTTTGGAGATAAATTTTATGACGCCACAGGCATTTAGTTACGGTACATTGGGTTCAAATAACATGGTTTATTTAGCACCATATGGCTTAAACGAATCGATAAACTATATGCTAAAGATTGACCCCAATACATATCAAACAACACGTATATATTTGGATGTAGATACTTCTTTTGAAAAATACACTACGGGAATATTACATAAAAATAAATTATATTTTCTACCCTACAACGAAAGCAAAATACTTATTGTAGATTGCAATACTGATGAAGTGTTATACATTAATTTAGGTCTAACTCATCGAGGAAAATATAATACTGCACATGTCTATAATGATAAAATTATTGCATTACCCTACGGAACTGATGATGAATATGATTATTGTTTAATATTAGATACGATCACCCAAACATTCATCTTAAAAAATATAGTATGCCCGATAAACGACAGAAAAAAATGGCATACTACGCAGTTATTAGAAAATAAAATATACGGAGTTCCTAGAGGTGAGAATTTTAAAAAGCCTTATTTTTCATATATGATTGAGTTTGATTGTGACAGTTATGATTACGCATTAACAGATTGGAGTGAGTTGTGGTCTGACATAGATAATCAACCGCACATATCTAATAAGAAATTTACAACACTGGCTAAAAATAATAATAAACTCTATGCCCCTCCTTATAGCGAAAATAATAATTTTGATTTGTTAGCTAAATTTGATAAGACTTGGACCTTTGAGCATACACATTTAACAAAAACCAGTCGTAAGTATTATGGGCACACTGTAGCAAATAATGGTAAGATATATTTTCCTCCTGCAGGGCACGAAGAAAATTGGAGTGAAATGTTAGTTATTGATAGTAATACTGACATATGGTATACAATTGACTTAAAGATTGGTAAAGAGAGTAAAAAGTATTTTAGTGGCGTAGAATATAATAGTAAAATATATTATATACCAAGAGGTGGTTGTGTATGCGAACCCGAAGAATCATGGAAAAAATTTGGGGACTTAGCTGAAGTATTAGTTATAGATACTGAAACGGATAACCATTATACTATAGATATTTCACACTATTTCATTGACAATACTACAATTGAGAAGTATAATCAATGTTTATTAGTTAATGATAAAATATTTGCATTCCCGTATGGAGAGTCAGATAACTTCCATACTATGTTAGTATTTGATACAGTAACAGAACAAATAGTTAAAACTATGAATTTGAATGAAGTATAAAGCGTTTCAAGATTGGTACCGTGAAGGGAACATTAAGCATCTATTGTTGTACAAACACAATGGATATTTAATCAGCCCTCCGTTTGCTACGGAAAGATGCCCTGAGTATAATAAGATTATGAAATACGACGGCACAGTGAGTTATATTGATACAGATATTCCACCGTGTGTTAGCAAAACTAACTCTGTTGTTGAAGTTGATGGATCAAGTTGGTTTATACCCTATGGCATATACGATGAGTTTAATTGTGTACTACAATTAATCGATGACACTCCTATTAACCATATAATTGAGTCAATGGGCAAAGGTCAATTTTACAGCGGTGCAAGTGACGGGAAACAAGCATTTAGTTTTCCTTTAGGATATAGTGGAACACAATATGCATTGCATATCAACGATAATATACCTAGATTGATACCGTTTGAACATACTGTTCCTAAAGCACACATGGGTACAGTTTACTGTAACAGTAAATTTTGGTCAATGCCTAGGGGAGATGAACCTGGCTACACTGACTTGATGAGTTTTGACGGTGAAAACTTTGAATACTATTCAATCCCGGTAAACTCTATAATCACTAGAAAATATACTGATTTGGTAAGTGTTGGCAACACTCTCTATTCATTGCCTTTTGGTGAGACAGCAGGACTAAATGAAGTGGTAGAGTTTGATACTGAAACAAAGCAGATTCATTTGCATAAATTAGATGTTCCTGATTTTGCTAAGAAATATAACTGTATGGTATTGAATGGTAATCATATCATAGGGTTGCCTTACGGTGATGAATATTGTGAGGATAGTAATTGGGGTATTGTGTTCAACGTAGTTACTAAAGAAAGCAAATGTTTTGATATTGGTATTACCCACGGTGGCAAATATAGATATCGAAGCGGTATTACATATTACAATACAGCAGTTTTCTTTCCCGGTGGCACACCACAATGCCCTATAATTGCAGTTAGTACTGCGGGAGATATAGTACACCGACAACATTATCCTAACTTAATGTTTGGTCGACCTATCATACATAACCAAAAGATTCATGTTATTGCATATGATATTCATACAGAACAGCAGTATCTATATATGTTTGACGAAGCATGGACAGAGACGGTGATTGAATTATGAAACATTTATATGATAATTATTTTATTAAGCCCGCTAATAGCATTATCCATGATCCATTTAGATTACATCTATTAGAATCTAATATCGTCACTGATGTTATTAGTATGAAGAAAAAAGTAGATGTTCAGGATGAGTTTCCTGAAGTTTATACACAATGGATTAAAAGTTCTAAATTGAATAATTTATTGGGTTTAGAATCATTTCCATATCGTCATGTTAGTTTAGGTGTAACACAAGCAATTGATGATTTTCTTTTGTATTGTTTAAAAGAAAAACTAAGACTACGAATTTATAAAGGTGAATATCCTTATATCAATCAAATTGTCAATGAAGATTTAATCTTTATTGAAGATGAAAAACTATGTACAGGAGATGCTGTACTGATAAGCGCACCATTCAGTGCTACAGGTGAACTACATCCTAAATGGTGCGAAACAATTAAAATATGTAATGAACTTAGCATTCCAATGTTTGTTGATTGTGCGTTCTTTGGTACATGTTATGATTTAACTATATCATTAGATGAACCTTGCATTGATACAGTAGCATTCAGTCCTACGAAGGGATTGAACACTGGATATTTTCGCACAGGATTAGCTTACACTAAACGAGGGTATCGTAAGACTACGTTTGAAACACTAACTAAATGGCATCATGGCATACATTTTCATACAGCTATGGCTATGAACATTATGCAAAAATATGATCCTGATACTGTTCCTAATATCTATAGGTCTGTGCAAGAACAAATATGTTCACATTATGGTCTCACTCCAAGCAAGACTGTACATCTAGCACTAGGTGGTGAGGGCTGGGAGTATTTTACTAGAGACGGTGTATGTAATAGAATTGGGTTGCGTATCCCAATCGCAGAATATTATGCTGGTAAAGATTTACGCAAATAAATGTCACTGAGACAATTACAAGATTCTTTTTGACATACAATAGTATTTGTGGGTAACGTAAAGTTAGTTATAGTCCCTATACTTCCACCTTGCTCACAGTTTGCTCGTACAATATTTCCATAAAAATCTACGTTAATCATATCTAATCCTGCATGGCATTCCCAACCTTTATGCCTATTTAATTTATTCAGTATTAGTTTATTTGCAGTAGTATATTCACTATCAAATAATATATCTCCACGATGCACTTTACTGTCATCTACTTTTCTAAAATATGGCCAATTTTCTAAAAACTTTTTCTGTTCAACCGTATATTCAGATGGTTTATTTGTCATGTTATTAATGTCTGAAGTTTTGTCTAGTATTACTTTGGGCCAGATAGTTAACGAACTATTCTCATAAAGATGTTTAGCTATACTAACCATCTCATCAAAGTTTTCAGCACTTATCATTAAATTGACAATAACTGGGCCAGTCATTACTTTACTAATGTTTATAAAATGTTCAATATTTGCATACTCTTTGTGATAGCTTAACATTAAGCCATCTGTATACTGATTAATTTCTTTGAAATATTCTATATCACGTGACCCATTAGATAAAAAACTAAAACTGTTATTATAACTCTTTGCTGTTTGTGCAAACTCTAAAAAATGTTTCCAATAAGTAGGCTCACCGCCCGATATACGAAAACATATATCTTTAAAAGGTATTTGCTTATTAATTTCTTTTACAAAGTTTTTAACATTGTCAATATCAGGCCAACCACTTGACCCGTCATGAAACATACTTGGGCAATAGCTACAACGATAGTTACATTTGTTGCTTAGATCCCATGTAATTAAGAACCAATTTTCTTTTAGTTTGTCAACATATTCTATCTTCATTGTGCCATTGAATGTTTAATCAATAAATCATGTGTGCGTTGATTTAATTTAACTGTTAGTATCAAACTGTATAGATTATCACTGAAGCTAAACACACTATGATTCAATTGAAAATTTACAAAGTATAAATGATTTCGTTCTGGTCTAAATGGTTGGTCGTGTAACATTTGTACATAATTAAAGTCACTACAGTTTCCAAACACTAATAACAATCTAACATATTCGGGTGCAACACCCGCAAAATCTCTGTGTGGTGGAAAGAATCCTCCCTTGTCTACTCGCAATAAGTGTACACGTCCAATATCAGGCGCAAATATATCTACTAATCTAGCTAACTCTGGAATCGTGTGATAAACTTCAGTTGGTGTTGTGAAGTTTTCTTCCTTCATTTCAACATCATGGTAACGTTGCATATAACCAAAACTATTTAAATGATAGTTATCCATTACATCACCTGTGTGACTAGTTAATGGTAGTCCCCAACGATTGTTCACTGTGTCTTTCTTAGCGTTGTATGGACACCAATTGTCATTGAATTCTTTTAATTGTTCTTTGACTTCATGTTCATTAATATACAAATTCATCTTGGCATAGCTACCTAGATTACATAAGCTAGTCCATAACATTTGTCTTTCAATTTCTTCTTGTGTCATAAGTTTCTCAATTCTGTAAATGTTTCTCTAAAATTTGTGCCACGAGTTTTATCTGTGACTTCTAAATATTCTATTGCTTGTGGGAGTTTATGACTCCAGTCTTCTGATTGAATATAGTTAATCATACCCAACCAACGTTTACGTCCGTATATGTCATTATCAAATTGTGTGTTATTATAACTATCTAAAAATTGCGTTAAGTTTTTAACTGCCACATCTTTAAACTCTTTGGGTAATACACGCATGTTTAAATAGCTTGGATAGCATACTAGGTGCATGCCAGTCACTCCACCGGAACCCTCACTCATGTGAATCTTTTTATAGTTCTGACTTAATTTCCAATGTGCTAACTCATGCATTGTCGTGATATTTAATAATTGCACCGCACACGCAATATTAACTATGATATTGTCCGGAGTATCGTCTAATCGTTGTAGACTGTTAAGCATATCATTCCATTTACTAGGGTAACGTATGTATTCATTGCGTTCAGCTACACTATCAATACTGATATTGAATCTAACTTCTTTAAAGTGATTCCATAACTCAAATATTTTTTCAGATAGTTCTAGTCCATTGCTATTATAGCGTAAAATACAATTACTGCTATTACCACTTTCTATCATAAACTCTAATATTTTATAGTGTTCTGGAATTAATAATGGTTCACCACCTGCAAAATACATCTCTTTAATGTTGTGTGCTTGATTACGCATTGTATCTAAAAATGATCCTTTTTGATACCATGTATAATCCATTTTTCTATCCCAGTGTTGGTCATTTTTTAACTCAAAGATTTTATATTGTGGATATTGTATCTTCCAGTCTTTAATCCAACTACTACTGTCATGTGGACTACACATTACGCATTTTAATTGACACAAATTACCTAATCGCAAATCAAAGTAATTAATATTCAGTGGAGCAGTACCGTCGGGTTGTGTGTTGGGAATCAGTGTACTCAAGTCAATGCGTTTATTCCACTCAATCGTTTCCCATTCACGTTTGCTTGGGATACCTTGTGCTTCTTCATTGTAGCACTTCATGCACGATTGTGGTTTTTCACCATTCATCATTTTAACACGAACATCTTTCATGTAACTACTGTTCCATACTTCTTCCATAGTATGATGACGTAAGTTCATTTTAATACCATCGTGTGTTACTAATCCTGCTTCTTTGTTCTCATCTTCTCCTGATCCACTAGCGTTTGCGGTGGCACATAATCTAACATCTCCGTTAGGTCGGGTAGCGATATGCATCCAAGGTAATGGGCACCATGTCATGTTCGTTCAACCCACTGTGCGTTAAGTTTATCAAACGATCCGCAGTGTTTACTACAAATCTTTAATCCACATGTAGTCCAAGATTTTTCAATACTAGCAAAATATCCACTGTCAAATATTTCTTCTAATGTTTGTTTTGTAAGGCTAGGCCAATAACCAATAGTATCTAAATATTCATATCGTATTGGTGATGATGGTTGATCATGTTTAATGTTTATCCAACAACACGGAGTTACTGTTCCATCTGCGCTTACATATATTTGATTATATTCAAGCACCTTACAATTTATTTTTGGTAGCACTTCTAGTTCAGATTGCTTGATTTTTGGAATCATGTTTTTACTATTCAAGGTTGGATACAATATGTTTATTGTCTTTCCCTCATCATTAAGAACATTTAATTTACCATTTCTAAATCTACTTGTGTGTTTAACTGTAAATTCACCGAACCCAAGTTCTTTACTAAGTTTCCTACAATCTTCAACTTGGTGTTCATTGTGTTGAAATACAATCATATCCCACCTAGCATTACCACCGTGGTTAATAAATGTTTTTGCATTTTTTATTATTTTGTTAAAGTCTGTATTAATCCGATATAAACTATGTGTGTCAACTAATCCATCTATTCCAAATATAACACTTACATTTAATTCTGCTAAATCTTTCCACCATTTATCGTTCCGTCCACTACCATTTGTATGCATGTTTAGTGTTATAGTTTGATTATTTTCTCTAAGATATCTAAAAATTTCTGTAGTATCCTTAGCAATAATAGGATCACCTAAATTTCCGCACATATATAAATTGTTTAATTGTTTTATAAAATCTACAGGAAACCATTCTTTAAATTGTTCAAGTGTGATTTCAGTAAGTTCAATAAATGGATTAAGTATCCCACCTTGCATGTTACGAGCACACATGGGACATTTTGCTTGACACTTGTTAGTTATTTCTAAATGTACGGATTTGATATCACTTAATGAATACATTCATTTTTGCCTTTTCTAATAAATTTGGAATCATATCTGTTGTAAAATATGTTGTTTTAATTTCAATAATGTTTTTATATGTAGCTAATAATCTAGTCCAGTTACTACGTTCACTCACCGACAATTCATCCCAACCGGTTGGCATAATCAATTTGCCTACTAAAAGATATCCTATAGCCATATTCAAATCAAATTTACTATTCGGTACATTTTTCTTATACCACTTTACAAATTTGTTCATTCTATAAAACGGGCTTGGGCTTGGAGGTCTAAACACCATATATCCACCTGAATTAATTATAGTCTCGGGTTGTAATTCACCGTTTGTTATAGCTTCAATATCATTATCCGATTGTAATTCTAACCAATGCTTTCCCTTATGTGAATAATTAATACACAAGTCACCAAAATTTCTGTCCGGTGTAAAAAACAAATAATCTTCTGGTTCTAATAGAATTTCTTCACCATCAGTAAATTCAAAGTAAGCATTGATGCGAGGATCTTGATTTATTTGTACTTTATATTGCTCATAAGCATGTATTGCATCATTTAATTCAATCCATAAATTATCTTTTATTGGAGAGCAATGAAGTTTGTTTAAGTCTGAATTCTTATCAATATGTTCTAACTTCATAGAATAGTTAACATTGATTTTGTCAATTGTGTTATTAATTCTAATTATTATTTCATTCTCATCTTCCTTAGTAATATAAAAACTAGTGTCACTATGGAACTCAGTATTTTTATCAATTTGTGCTTTGATGAGATTATAAAATTTATGTGCGGCATCCCATTCATATATCAAATAACTTAACGTAATGGTATCATTTCCATCACTGAATACCACTTGAATGCACGGATTGTTATTATACTGTTCTATCATAAATTTTTTGTTTTGGTAATTTAACTTCAGTGGGAGACCCGCAATAAGGTTGTTTGCATATTAGCGGATTAACAATATCTTTATTGAATTTTTCCGTTAAGTCAGTATCATATATAGTTAGGGGTTTATCTAAGTTAAAAAGATTCTGTGCCCCGCATGATCCTTGAATAACGCCTCCCCTATTAATAACAAATCTATCTACGCCCATATTACATTGCCAGCCTTCAAAATGATACCAATCTCTCTCCATTAAATATTGTGTGTCAATTTTTATTATCTCACCGTTATCTAATTTCAACATCATGCCTTCAGATTCTGATTGAGGCATTCTTCCTAATTTTTTAATTTTTTCAATCCATTCTGGCGGCGGCATTTTTTTGACTTTATCATTGATATATTCTTTTTGTTCTTTTGTATATAAAGGCATGACTCCGTTTAATACGATAGGTCTCACTTTAAGCAACCACGGCGTACTGTGATTTTTTAAATCTTCAGCAATTTCTACTGCCCTATTAAAATTCAATGGATCCATAAACACAGTTGCGTTAACTAAACAATCAGTATTCTCATACAAATAATCCATGACTTTTTTGATATGTTCTACATCGCATTCTTGATTATGAACACTTATTGCAATATCTTCAAAATAGTTTCCATACTCTTTCCAAAATCTCAATGTACGTGAACCATTCGTAACTATAGTCACTCGACAGTTGTATTCTTCACTAAAATGTTTTGCAAATTCTCCAAGATCAGGCCATAGTGTTGGTTCTCCACCATTGATATTTAATCTGATATCTGTTTTATTGAAATCATTTCGGTATACATCTATCATGTATCCTAGGTTCTTTTTTAATAATGCTAAATCTGTTGTAAATTTATACTTACCATCATTACACCCAGTAAAACAATAATGGCACTTGTAGTTACATGTAGTACCTACAAGATATTCAATAGTCATTGAATTTTTAAAATTGTTGTTTATAATCTCTATTGGATTCATTTTTTTCCTATAATCATATATCTAGTATATAAAGGTAATTTTAATTCTGTTTGTTTAATCACTTTAATATTAGATTGATTTATAAATTCTTCTAAGTTAGTAGCTATTCTAATATGTTCTGGTATTTGATAGTTATTACTTTGTAAAACAATTAACTTATCTTTTGGTATATTACTTAACCATTTTTCATATTGTTCTTGTGTAATATGTTCACAACTTGTGTTAATAATTATATCACCGTTAATGGGAACGTTACACATGTCTTTTGTGATTGCTTTAAATTTGTTTTCTTGTTCTTCAATTTTGTTCATCATAGTTGCAATTTGTTCACATAAGGGGTCAATATCTACACTGCAAATATATTTGATTGGAATGCCACTTTGAAATAACAGACTAGCAAGAACACCTACCCAACCACCGTGTATATCTATTCTTACGCTATCTGTTACTAGTTCTCGTATATTTTCTATAAGCCATTCTTTGCTTTTTATCTGTCCACTATAAAACGCATCCATTGTACGCATGGGGTTATTGCTTTGTCTAATCGCTTGCATCCAAAAATGCAAATGTTCTGTATCTATTTTCATAATTTATTCATTATATATTCAGCACCTGCTTTAAGAGATTGTGACCCCGGGTGCTGTAAATCTCTGGCTTTGTCTGTTATGTGTATTAAATTGAGGCCGTACACCTTAGCCGATTCAGGAAAATATGTGAAATCTACGTATTTGGTATTACTCCAAATAGTTTTTGTTGCTAAAATATTAAAATACCCTTCTGTTTTAATATGATCCTCTTCGGAAAATAAAATCTTGGCATATTCTATATTTTTACTCCAAGATCCTATATTGTTTACAGATTTTTTATAATATATGATATCTCTATAATAATTGGTCCATACATTTACTACTGCATATGGTGTTGGGTAATGATTTTTTAAAATCAAATTATTATGAAAATTATATGTTATACTTGAACCAGGTGATCCCATATTAATCACAGGTCTATTAGTTAATTTACTTAGTTGTTCAGTTATAGTATCATTATCATCAATCCCTACACCAAATACATAACTGCATCCAAAGATTACAATTGAGTTAGCCCAATCAATCGTTTTAAAATTGCTTGTACGATAATAATCTTTATTGATAGTATAAGTTACATTTTTGTTTCTATACTCCCAATCAGCGGGCATTATTTCTAAGTTTTTTTTGTAAAATGCTTTAGTATCTTTTTCAGCAAAATTTTTCTCACAATTAATATCCATAGGAAGAAATTTTCCATTTTTGACATCTTTTAAAATTGATCCAAATAATTTCATATCTTTTCTTTGGGTATTTTGCTGTCTGCCGAACTCATACATGATGGGGTTATACAAATTTTAGGACTATCAAATAGTTTGAATCCTTCTGTTAAAGTTCCTAAAATTTTATCATGGCAGCTATAACTACGCTTTACCTCGTTGCCCCTTATTATAACACTTTGATAGCCACTATTGCAAGACCAATTGGTAAATTTATTAAACCCAAAACTGTTTAATCTCTCTGCTTGGTCAATATACCAAACTTTATTCTCATTGTCAATCAATTTAACTTGCAATACTTCCTCATCACTTGTATATTGAGGGAATCCTATACGCATAGTTTCTATCATTTTTTCATCGTATCCACTGACAACATAACTAGCAGTAGGATCAGTTTGTGGTTTTAGTGTGACATTAATACCTCTGTCATTTAATCTAATACAACGTTCATGTAATTGTTCAAAGTGTTCGGGAATCATAACTTGGTTGACAGTTACCAATACATTATGTTCCATTAGATATAATATTTTATCACCAAACTCTTGTTCGTTAGCAAACTCATGGTGAAAACTTGCAGTAATACTACGGCGTCTACTAAGTTCAGTTGCTTTTAACCATCTATCCCAGTATTGTATACCGGGACTTAAATTAGTGGTCATGTGTATACTATCATATAATACTCTGCCCATTAACTCTAATGAATGTTTATATGCTGTTGGTTCACCGCCGCTGAATGACCAATGAAAACGAATAAAGCCATTTTTACTTGCTTGAAATCTAATTTCATCAAATGTTCTATTGTATACTTCTAATTCTTGGTGATCAGGAATTTGTGTGTTGGCATAAGGCCAACAGTAGCTACATTTGTAATTACAAAATCTTCCTAGTATCCAACTTACATTAAAAATACCCTCGTCCAACATTGTTTGTTGGCCAAACTTAGTAATATCATTCCAGGGTATTTTTGTAAAATCCGTCATATTGTTCTTTTAACCAATTAAAGTCATTTATCTTTTTAAGTGCAACGGTATCACCTTTGTGTACGGTTCCATATTCACGGCCTTTTTTTGCACCATCCAATATATACTTTCCATATGGTTTATCTTTACCTACATTGCACCAAATGTTTAATCTATCTATAGATTCACTTGAGTTTTGATTATTGATTATTTGGCTAGACAATTTTACGCATTCACGAAATGCACTTCTCCAACTATGAAAACTATCACTGTTAAATTCTGTAACATTACTCACTATCATAATAGGGTCATAAAATTTACAAATGCTAGTAGTCATGTCAGGTGAGTTCATATTCATGCGTAATGTTGCCATCCTAGGAAGTAATTTAACTCCACCATTACCATATATCAAATCATTAACATTATTTTTACTACGCCAAACACGAACCTTTTCGGGGCTGTAAAACTCTATTTTATACTCAAATACAAAATTGTCAAGTATAATGGCATCAGCATCAACTACCCAAAAATAATCTGACTCACATATTTTGGCTGCTTCATAATGTGCTTGATGTATACCTTTTATCCCATGTATCCTTTTAGCGTGAGGTGCTTTTTCTTTTAAAAGTTCAAAATTCTTATCAGCATTGGGTTCATCATAACTGATGAAAACAACATCATATGGTGGGTGATATTTATAACGAATAAAATTCTCGTCACTACGTAATATGGGTTTGATTGTATCTCTAAATGTCTTGCTATCAACGTTAGAATAAACGTCTTTAATTCGTTCATCTTTTATAAAATCTCTTATCAACTTGCCCGTCTTGTTTGATTCTTTTAGTATGTTACCCTCATTGATGTGATTGGAGCAATTGACAAAGAAATTATTGATAAAATCAAAATTACGAATTTGGCTATAATCCCATTTTTCAACTAACGTCATATAACAGCCTAATCTTGCACCATATATAGCCCACAATCCATATTGTACGTCACTCCCTACATGCATCCATCTCCATAGTCTGTCATAGTTTCTCCAATCAATTTGATCCATACTAGTAACAGGCATGTTATTTTCTAGTGATAATTTCACTCCGTCACGCAATCCTGCACGAAATGCTTGTAGTTGACTACTGAATCTAACTTCAGATCCTGCTCTGTTCAATTGCAAATAATCATGGCACATGAAATCAATTGACTTTGGGTCACTGCTATTTTCATGTGTTTGCATGTTCATTATCATGTTTACTGGCCAAACTTTGATACTGCCATTTCCATATTGATTTCCATTAATTGTGTTATATGCACTAAAACTTAAAACACTAGTATCAAGGTCTATCCCATGGGCTAAATCTATAGTATTATGGAAAAAGTCAGGATTGACATAATTGTCTCCATCTACTATAATCACGTTCTTAGTTTTGCTAAGCCTCGCACATTCTTTGTGTGCATTGTCAGAACCCTTGACACCGTGAACTCTCATGGCATCAGGTTTCAAAGACAATAAATGTTGGTAATTTTCGTCAGCATTTGGTTCATCGTAACTAAGAAAAATTACTGAATAGTTGTTAGGATTAAATATCATAACAATATTTATGTATTAATTGTCTACTAGATAGACTTTGTGGGTAAAATAGATGTTGACGAGAAACAAAAACTCTGTTATACTTCATGCATGAATTGAGAAAGGCGCTGGAAAGCGACTTAAAAAGATAATTTTGTAAACCAGGACTAAATAAAAGACTATGAAAAATATTACTTGTCAATCGCTGAAACATAGAAGCATGTGGTCAATAGCACCTCAGCAATCCGTGTTCGCCTTTGCAGGTACGATTAACCCTAGTATTCGCTCATATAATGATGAGGGGTTACCCGGAAGTTTCATAGAGGGAGTAGGTTCAAAGTAACTGAAACTAACAAATTTATGAAACCCCTGGGAAACTAAACAGTCTCAGGGGTTTTTGCTTATGTAGCGAAAAAACAACAACAGGATTTGACGGTAAATGGTAAAGGAATTAGAATACGGATCTTCTGACAAACGTGAATGGTATAAGAATCATACGTTAACAGAAGAACAAAAGCGAAAGTTGATTGAACAAAAAATCAATGACGCAAAACAGTATCTTAATGCTAAGGCGAAAGCTAAAGCTACAAAATAAGATGCAAGTGTTGATAGGCAACGAGGGCCGGAATACATCACTATAAAAATGTTACGAACGGGCGGACAGTAGGATGAAATCTATGGCGACAACGTAGAGATTAAAATCACTGGGTAGGGTATCAACCCTATCATAGCATGGATGTTGAAAGATACATCATGCTATTCTAAAACATACTGACACACAGACCCGGCTTGAGAAATTAAGTCGTTAGTATGTTTTAGAATAGCATAGTGCGAGGAAAAAATCAGACCCTGTGAAGGTTGAAGGACGCACTTGACTATTAAAAACATGTTGGCGTGTAGTGTAATGGTAACACCACAGACTTTGACTCTGTTATTCTAGGTTCGAGCCCTAGCACGCCTGCCAGACATTGGGGAATTGGTATAATTGGGAACACAGTAGCCTTGCAAGTTACAGTTAGCGGTTCGATTCCGCTATTCTCCACCAAGTTTAGGATACATACAGCAAACTACATCAAACGATGTGTCGTTGGTTCAAGTCCAACATTTGGCTTTATGCCAGATTAGCTCAATGGTAGAGCATTCGTCAAGAATGTATCCTGTTTTATTCATATCCTGCTAGTTTATCGGTTAAGAACAGTGGCCTTTCAAGTCGCAGAGACGGGTTCGATTCCCGTGCAGGATGCCAGTTTTAGGATAGCAACAGCAAACAATTCAAATTTTCACTTTTAATGAAAAAAAGATGCTATCCTGTTTTATATGCGACCTTAGCTCAGTTGGATAGAGCACTAGGCTACGAACTTAGGGGTCAGGAGTTCGAATCTCTTAGGTCGCACCAATATGCTGATGTAACACAGTGGTAGTGTACTTTCTTGGTAAGAAAGAGGTCGTGAGTTCAAATCTCGCCGTCAGCACCAATTATGGTTGAGTAGCATAGTGGCTAATGCACCACCTTCATACGGTGTTTATCGTCGGTTCGAGTCCGACCTCAACTACCAAACAATTTGGCCAATTAGCTCAGTGGTAGAGCACCGTCTTGATAAGGCGGGGGTCGATGGATCGTTCCCATCATTGGCTACCAAGTTTAATCAGATTTACATCCACATCCATTAGGACAGTGTTTGATTTCTAAATATGTTACCCAAGGTCTTGCGTGTGCAAGTGACATAAGAAACCACATCAGTGGCATCTCATATGGAATTATACCACAAATAGACATTACACTACTTGAAAACATACTATATAGAAATAGTATAAAAAATAGTGGCGCTGGGAAATAAGTAATAAACTGTTTGATATAGTGATATGCAAGTAAGCGGGTCATATTATATTTATCAGTTTCCAAGTTTTGAGATAGACGGCAGAGTTGAGTCCCCGTGGCATAGCACAATCCGGATTGTGCGACACACCAGTATGCTAATAGAGGTTGGTTAAACTCCTTTGTACGAGACAATCTAGCGAGTCCTCCCAGGCGGATAGTTAGGCGCTCAAAAACCTATAATGGAAGATGATGCAGGTGGGATGGTCCGCCGACTGGCCTTGAAAACCAGGTTCTCTTAACAGGGATGGGGTTCGACTCCTCCGTCTTCCGCCAAACACATCTGGGTATATTGTCAACTTGGTAGACGGCGGGGCTTGGAACTCCGAGGCTGCAGGTTCAAATCCTGCTACCCAGACCAAATTATCATATGGAGTTACTAGTGTAGAGGTTCGCACCCTAGTCTGTGAAACTGGTAGTACGGGATCGTTCCCCGTGTAACTCCCCAATGCAATGCCAAGATAGCTCATCAGGTAGAGCACTAGTTTGAAGCACTAGGTGTGGTTGGTTCGAGTCCAACTCTTGGTACCAATAATAACTGTCAACTGTTGTGGAGTATAAATATTACACAATAAGGAAACATAATGGCAAGAGTTATCACAAACCCACAGGATTATACATTAAAAGATTTAAGAAATTATGATTGGGATGTATTAAAATTAAATATTACCTTTGATACTGAACCTTTATTAGGTTTTTTTGAGGATCTTAAAACAAAACATTCAGAAAGTCATTGGAGTTTACAACGACCTGACATGGAAGAATACTACGACCAAAGAATATTAAGTGACCCTCGCATAGAAGGAATAGATTTTAATAAAGGTGGATATTGGACATTGCAATGGCCTGTACAACGAACAGATCCTATACCAGTTCCTACGTTTGCCAATAGAAAAATATTTCCAGAACTTTTAGAGGACAACTGGCAAAATAAAATGGACAATCATCTTGACCATTATTACTATGGAGCTTACAAAAGTTTTGTAGAACAAATAGGACAAGATGCATGGACATGGGGCAGAGCAATGAGTGCTGGAAAAGAAGAAGGTATCGGACCCCATTTAGATGATGATGATTCAGGTTATATGATACGCTTACATGTAAATGTATTAGCAGAAGATAAACCCACCTGGCATTTCTTTAGTGAATTAGGAGAAACACCGTTAAAAACTTGGCCTTATGTAGACCCAGAACGTAGTTATCATCCTAAGTCAGGAGAAATACTTTTGATAAACGTGTCCAATATACATTCACTTGTTAATCACGGTGATGTTGAATGGAAATTGTTACACTCTGATCCTACAAATGATGCTATAGAACGATTATTAAAAAGTTCACATCATATCTCTTTAAAATAAATTTTGCCCTACTGGACAAATTGGTAAAGTCATCTCTCTCAAAAGGAGAAGTATTCCCTGTTCGAATCAGGGGTAGGGTACCAATATTTGACATAAATTAAATTTTGTGTTATAGTAATGGGTCGTTAACTCAGTGGACAGAGTACTTGGCTTCGAACCAAGGAGTCAGGGGTTCAAATCCTCTACGACCCTCCAAAACTAGTTAAATAGTTATAGTGACAATAGCAAACAAAGGAGTAGAAAATGGCTGTTCTAGCACTAGATATCTCAGGAGTTCCCCGGCAGTGGATCTCACACGATGACGCAATTACCTATCATGCAAAGAATGCAATCGCATGGGCATTAGGGGAAGTTGTAGCTAAGTATCGTGGTGGAATTCAAAACGACGGTGAAATGAGTTACCTAGAAACTACTAGCATTATTGCTATTAAGGGTCATGGTTTCAACCCACACAAACATGCACAAGTTGCATTAAGCAATCGTACACTATTCGGTCGTGACCGTTATGTATGTGCATACTGTGGTGGACATTTTCCCAACTACAACAATCTAAGTCGTGACCACATTTTGCCTAAGAGTAGAGGTGGTGAAAACACTTGGATGAACGTGGTTACTGCATGTAAAGAATGTAACGCAAAGAAAGGTCACAAACTGTTAAAGGAATGTGGTCTAGAATTGTTGTATGTTCCATACGCACCAAATCATTATGAAAACATGATTCTACAGAACCGCACTATACTTGCGGATCAAATGGATTACTTGCTTGCAGGTGTTCCAAAGCACAGTAGAATTTTGTTGTCCTAAATAACACCGAGATAGTTGACAATAAATTATCTCGGTGTTATAATTCATGTAAATAAACAAACGCTGGTTTAGCTCATCCGGTAGAGCAACTGTTTTGTAAGCAGTAGGTGGTCAGTTCGAGTCCGACAACCAGCACCAAACACATTCCCTTGTAGCTCAGTGGTAGAGTAGTTGACTGTTAATCAATTGGTCCGTGGTTCGAGCCCACGCTGGGGAGCCAAATTTATCAAAAGGAACTATATGTTAATCACAAATAATGCTGGATATAAAATTTTTTGCGAAGTGAATAAAATTCACATAGGTGAAAATAATAATTATGTTCGGGTGTATACTACTTTTGAAGGATCACGTGATCCAGAGTATAAACAAACAAAAATTGAAATGTTTTTAACTGATGATGAACTATCAATATTAAAAACTGCATTAACTACTTGATAAGTAATTGCCATTCTTCTAAACTAAAATGGTAATTTTCTAAAATTTCTAACATATTTTCTAATATGGTTAGTGTTCTTTTATGATAAACTAAGTCGTTTTTAACAAATATAATTTTTTGCTCAACAATTGATTTAAGAACGTTTTCTCCTTCTTTTTTTAATTTGATTTTTTTGGCAATTACATTTAGTTTTCTAATTATATTGTTACATTCACTCATTAAATTATTAGTATGTGCTTGTGCTTGATGTATATCAACCTTCATTTTTAAAATTAAATCATCAATTTCTGGATTAATTTGGGAAGTGTAATGCGATATCATATTAGATAATCTAGTTAATACCTCATTACTGATAGTGATATCATCTTGGTATTCTCCAGTAGAATCATATTGGGCACGTTTTTTTGGATCACTTAATATTTCGTATGCGGTTTTGATACGTTTAAATTTTTCTTCATCACCTCCTTTATCGGGATGATGTATTTGTGCTAGTGTTCTAAATTTCTGTTTAATCTCTTCACCGGTGCAATTTACCGATAATTCTAACTCATCATAAAGGGTGTTGTTTTCCATAGTGATATTTATCTGGCGTTAGTATAATGGATAATACAGCGGTCTTCTACACCGTGAATGTGGGTTCGATTCCTGCACGCCGGACCAAGAAACAAAAGTACTACATTTCTGTAGTAAAAATACAACAACAAAGGTTTACATCAAATACGTTTGGTGTTATACTATCTTTAATGAGTTGAGAGATTGATTCATAGGTGAGTTGAAGAAATGTTAGTGATGTAAAAATACAACACAAATAGTTTGACAACAAATCCGATTAGATGTATAATACATTTAATGAGTTGAGAAATCAACAATGTTCTTTAAAAAATTAATTGTCGTATAGTCCCTGTTAAGTTCAGGGTACTATATGTAAACGCATTAGGTTACTAACCCAGTAGGTAACTTAGATAGTGACTAACCAGTTGACGGACTGGCACTTCTAAGTTACAAG